ACTCGTATGAACTTTGACTGGTTTTTGGGGCGCGAGAGTTTGGTTTGGATGAAACGCACCCGCTATCGATAGATAGTTTACCTTTCTCTTTTTTTGAAAACGCACCCGCTATCGATAGATAGGGTTACCCTTTCTCTTTGAGGTTTTTGGGAAAACGCACCTGCTATCGATAGTTTAACCTTTCTCTTTGAGGTTTTTGGATGAAACGCACCCGCTATCTATCGTTACACTTCTCTATCGCATTAACTTGTCTTTTGTAACTTTGCTCGTTTTGTTAGGAAAGATAGATACACGAAGGAAGCACTCGCTCGTTAGGAAAGATACACACGAGGAAGCACTCGCTCGTTAGGAAAGATAGATACACGAGGAAGCCTCCCTCGCTAGACACTAGGAAGTCATCGCTCGTTAGGAAAGACATAACACTAGGAACATCGCTCGTTAAGGAAGGACATACACAAGAGGAAGGGCCCTCTAGACATAAAGCCTTTGCTAGGAAAGATAATAACACGAGGAAGTCATCGCTCGTTTAGGAAGGACAGCCTTTGCTAGGAAAGATATAACTACGAGGGAAGGCCCTTTACTCGTTAGGAAGGACACGTAACACTTAAAGTTTGTTTGTTTGTTTGTTTGTTTGGCTGCGTGGGGCTTACGACTGTCGTAGTGCAGAGACCTCCCCAAACTTTCCCCCACAAAAAATTGTCACAGGTTTGAGCCCTAGCCAACACCAACCAAACAGGAGTCCGGCGCGACCCATTCCCCACTAAAAGGCGCGACCCATTCCCCACCAAAACTTCCCTCTCCCCCACCCCCGCCAGTTATCTCGACCCGCGGAACCTTTCATCCTTCCATAACCTCTCGCTCGCACTCTCTATAGTAAAAAACGGTCTAACACTACTTCGCGTTAACCTAGCGGCTTAGAGGTTAATCGCCTACCCGTCCCGTATCTATAAAAAAGGTAGAAAAGGTAAGGTTGAGGTTGAGGAGAGGAGGAGAGAAAGGAGGAGAGAGGATGTGTAAGGTAAAGGGAAGGAGATAGGAGGGAGGGAGGGTTAGGGAGAGGGGGGAGAAGGAGAAAGGGGGGATAACTCTTGGTTTTTTATCAAAAACTAGGTCGACCGGGTCCGGGGGGGGCTTGCTCGCCGCTAACTAACAGAAGTTGAAAAATATAAAACGCGCGCGCTCGTCTTTCGTCCTTCCTTCATCTTCTTCTTCTTCGTCTTCTTACTTCTTCTTCTTATTTTTTTATATATAACTCTTTCGTCTTCCAACAATTATTTTTTTAAAAAAAATTGAAGGGGGTCGTTTTAGAAGGTACGGGGGGTTAAATTACGACGAGGGGTTAAAGGGGGTAAGAGTAGGAGGGGAGGTGGGGTAAAATTTGGAGGGAGGAGAGGTGGGGTTGGGACGAGGATTAGTCGCGACTAGCGTTCTGACAAAAAATCTCAGACGACGGCCAAAAATATTCGTCGAGACTAGCGATCTCACTCTTTTTTTCAAAAAAAGAAAGACACAACACCTCGCAGTTCGTTATCAATTTTTATTTTATCAATTTTATATCTCCCAGCGAGTGAATCTCGCTCTTTCTTTTCTTTTCAATTGTAAATCGGATTCTCCAGTCTAGAGATCCCTCGTACCGCATTTCCCGCGGTGTACTTCAGATACGGGCAGTTTCTATTTTCCGCCCACCTGGCGTGTTCTATCATGGCGACATCTCCCCGTTCCCACGTGCGTAGAATCTGACCGCAAAAATGGCACGCCACCCTGTCTCCCCGTCCCGTGTAGTACAGTCCCGCTGCCGCCAACTCTTCGGGTTTCATGTGAGACTGCTTGGGCCACTCGAATCTCCCGTAAGATTCCAGCCTTCCCGCGTAGGTTCCGTTGTCCGTGGTCGAGTCTACGGCGTCCGGAACCGTCTTGCAGGCGACCGACAAAAATGCGCAGTCGTACATCAGTCCGTGTTCCTTCTTGGTTTCCCGTTGATGAATTTCCATGGGAGATTCTCCTTCTTCTCCTCCCCACTCCGAGATTTCCAGAGCGCAGCTGAAGCACTTGACCCTGTCCGACTTACCGGTGTAGTAAAAGCCCGCCTTCGCCAGTTCCTCGGAGCTAGGTTCGAAGTTCCAGTAAGGCGAGAAGGACTCTAGTCGATCCTCTTCTTTGGCGTAAGGAAGTTCGACTTCCGCGAGTTTGCGATCGGGGGAATCTTTGTCGCGGAGAACCAGGTAACCTCCCTCGTCGGGTCCCGCGCTGTGCCAGGCGTTGACCGCCGACATCGATACGGCTTGAACGTACATGGACGAGAAGACGTCGATGCCGATGCTAGGTCGTTCTTTAGGCGTGATTCGTTGAGTCACCTCGAGAACGGATTCGACGATCGAAGTGGGTTTGTCGATCTTCATGGTTTTCTTCTTGTTGTTGTTGTTGTTGTTGTTGTTGTTGTTGTTGTTGTCGTTCGAAGTAAAAAGAGATTTCGAATGAATGTTCAAGGAGAATCGGTTGGTTTTATAGGTGTACGTGCGAGTGAGATGTAAAAGGCGAGGTAAGGTGATGTGTGAGGTAAGGAAAGGTAAAGGAAAGGTAAGGAAAACTACGAGGGGGCAAGGCGAGATAGCGGGTGCGTTTACTACTAAGTCTAGCAACGATTCTCCCAAAGGTATAAACGAGCAAGAATCTCTCGCACGAGATCATTCATGCCTAGACGAAGAAGCGAGAAACACCATGAAAAGAAGCCACGACCAAACCGACATGAGCAGCAGCGACAGCCGCGTCAAGATCCCTCACCTCGCGGATCACGATTACTGCTTACCTCCCGAGGAAGAACGGCAGCTAGACGTGATCTACATGGAGGATGATTGTCAAGCTCACGAGGAAGTTCACTATGATGAAAACGTGAGTGCCGAGGATCTACACTCGGAGATCGAGCGCCTGCGTGCAGAGCGAGCATTGACTTTATCCGAGAACGAAACTCTGCGCGCGGAACTTGAACGCCTACGAGCGGACAACGAAAAGAAACTAAACGATGAGACTGCCGCACTACCGGAGCTTGAAGACAAGAAGAACGGGTTCGCCAATTCTTTCATCGCCAACATTCACTCCGAGCTCGGTTTGGAGATGATGAACACTCCGGCCGGTAAAGTTTACAAGGAGATGTGTCTGGCGGTTCACGACGAGAATGTGATTGCGGAGGATGAAGGACGGGAGCCCAGGAGTGTTATGATACCGCTGACCGTCGACGTGATGAAGGAGTTGGAGTTTGATTTCAAAGATAACAAGGCGACTAATCAACAACGTGACCGGAAGTTGAAAAATATACAATGTGATGACGTCATGAAATATCAACCAATGAAAAATGGCAGCAAAGACGCTGCCAATTCTACTATAGAGAAATTTATTCAAACTAATAATATTTTCTCTATGAGGGAAATGATTCATGATAAAAACACAAACAATATACCTTTACTGACCATCGATCAATTTATGCGATACATCATCACCGGTATAACCCAGCAGAACCACGACATAAGAAAGGATGTGAGTAGGATCATGGCCAAGATCCACACCGCCTCTGATCGTCAGCAGTACAAGGTCTTCAAAAACCTCTACTCTGACTGGCTGCGTCAAGAAGAACAAATCAAGACCCTGTCACTCGCCAACGCTCTTCTAGAGAAGGAGAAGGAGAACGAGCGTCTACGTGCCGACAACCAAACCTTACGAGCAGACGCTCAAGAAAAGCGTGCCGTCAAAGCGGAGTTCAACGAAGTCATGTTTCACTCGCCCACCGACCGAAGAGTCTACGTAAACAAGGTCTTCCCCAACAGAAACAAGAAGGTCGGGGCAAACCTGATCGTCAGATCCCTGATGACGCCGCGAGACAACGAGAAGGAGATGAACAAGCTAGTAGGTCCCAAGAAGTGGAGCCCTCTGTTTTGTTCTCAACCCCTTCCGGAGGCAACGTCAGTCCGCGATGTCTTAGTCAAAAAAGGTTTGCAGAACGACAAACTCGTCGGAATCAACAGAGCGATCGCGTACAACGCTTGGACTGGCGAGCAGAAACGATGGATGAGCGAGATGAAACAACCTCAACATCAACTACCCGGAGGTAAAAGTTGCGGGGAGAACTGGTTTCGTTACCATCCCGTAGACACGCACGACGTAGAGAAGATCAAGAAATCCTTCTCCCACTACGCCCGACAAGAGTGCGAGAAGATCAAGAGAGATATCTTCACGTGAAAGAAAGAAAGAAGAGAGAGGAGAAAAGGGATACGCGTGTTTTTATTTATGAAAATAAAAGTTTTTTTGAATTTTATAATTTTGACGTTCTAGTTTGTTTTTATATAAAAATGTGAGTGCGTTGGAGTGCGGGTGATTGAACTCGTCGAGGAGCGAAGGACCTAGTGGCCACAAGAACACGAGCGATATCTCATGGCAGGAGCGACTAAAGACGAAGTAGTTTGACGAGCAAGAACCCCGATCAAAAGTCGAGAGTTATAAAAGCAGTCAGAGCCACTAAAAAGGTTTGAGCGAGCGAGACCAAGTCTGTACGAGCAGTCAGCCACTGAAGTTTAGAGCGAGCGAGACCAAGTCTGTACGAGCAGTCAGAGCCACTAAAGTTTGAGCGAGCACCAAGTCTGTACGAGCAGTCGGAGCCAGTTTTTGAGCGAGCGAGACCAAAAGTCTGAACGAGCAGTCTGAAAGCCACTAAAGTTTTTGAGCGAGCTAGTTTTAATAAAAATCTGACGAGAAGAACGGTCACCCGAGTCAAAAACAGGAGATCTCGACGAGTGTTGCAGAGGTCGCTACCAATGAAAAGCCAGGGATTGGGTCACGTGTGTATATACTAATGAGGTCAACCAGAGGTCGAGCCACCGAAAAGTCGAAAACTCGGTTTTACTATAGTTCCACAGGGTGGACATGACTTTTAAGGGTGGCCTGAGTTTTAGACTGGTCTTATTACTCCAGCTTTTAAAGGGAATAATAAATGGAATTCTAAAATCCATGTCACCCGTCACCCGTCCACCCATGGAAGTATAGTAAAACCGAGTTTTCGATTTTCGAGTGACTTTTTAGTTAATTTATGCCTGTGACGTCACAACTTTCATCGATTCACGGCTTTCGATTGGTCGCGTCCTCTGCAAGACTGGTCGAGCGCTCTAAATTTCGTAGTTTTTGACCGTCTTCCTCGTCGAACCGGTCGATTTTCGGGAGGTCTCGCGTTTTTAGGGTGGATTTTCGTCTTCCTCGTAAGGTTACTCGCGAGCTTCAACTGGTTTTTGGGGGCCCGTCCTTCTCGTCACACGCAAAAAACGCCGCTCGCATAAATCGACGGATCTCACTGTCTTCCTCGGTCACATGTGCACGCGCTCGCATAAATCGCAAGTCCCACTGTCTTCCTCGGCACATGTACACGCTCGCACATTTTTTGTCAAGACCCGCTGTCTTCCTCGACACATGGTCGCGCTCGCACATTTGTCAACTGTCTTCCTCGTCCGCAAGATCACGCGCTCGCACATTTGTCAAGTCCCACCGTCTTCCTCGACACATGGTCACGCGCTCACACATTTTTTTTGTCAAACCTCACCGTCTTCCTCGTCGACCAAGACCGCGCGCACAAATTCAAATCTCACTGTCTTCCTAGTCACGGACCCGCGAGCACGCTAAACTCAGTCGATGGGCACCGTCTTCCTCGTCGAGGGGTCGATCGCACCGGCTACCTCCAAATAATTCGGACAGAATATAAGTGGTGAGGTACCATATAGGCCCCCTGAGACTTATATTATGTCCGAATTGCGGCCCTCGTTTCAGCGGGTGCGATCTCTCCGACTCCGATTTATCGAACGTGCGTACTCGTCCGACATTGCGAGCGCGGGGAATCTGGGTCTTGTGCGTGCGTCCGTGTTTGACTTTGCGAGCGCGGGGGAATCTGGACTTGGTGCGTGCGTCCATGTTTGTGCGTGCGAGTGCGACTTTTTTGACGACTTGTGCGTGCGTCCGTGTTCGAAACTTGCGAGTGCTGCTGGTCGGTAGATGGTTGGTCGTGCGTACTTGCACGTGTGGGGCGAGCTGCGTAATTCGTCGATGACTGACGTGCGTACTCGACGACTGTTCGCGCGCTGGGATTTTGACAAAGTCGCTGTCTTCCTCGTCGACTGTCTGGCGCGCTGTAAATCGTCAAGTTGGGGCTGTCGTACTCGTCGACCGATCGCGCGCTGTCAAAAGTCGTGCCGTCTTCCTCGTCACCGTCGAGATCGCACCGGCTACGACCAAAGACGCGTCCGCCATCTTGGATTGTGACGTCATCGTGCCCAAACCGCAGTCATAGACGTCTATAAGGGGGTTTAGACTGCGGTTTGGGCTCGATGACGTCATAATTCAAAATGGCGGATTTGTGTTCGCGTGCGAGCGATATTTTGTCATGGCAGGTGCGAAGGAACTCCGACTAACTCGAGCTCCTCCAGTCAGCGCGCGCGTCGACGACAGACTGCGGAGAAGGTGGGACGGGGGTATACGGAGCGAGGCGGGGGGGAAATGGACAAGCGCGACAGGGAAGACGGGAGCGAATTATAGCGCGCGGGTTTACTAAGTCAGGGGGAGGACGAGCGAACTCGATGAAGTGACGAGCGAGACAAAAATGTGACGAGCAGACGGCGGGAAAACACAGAGGATTCGAGAGCGCGTTGGAACCTTTGGGACGTACGAGTAAGACTTGGGGGGACGAGAGCGCGCTGGGATTTACGGGGAGCGGACAGGCACGAAGACCAAACAAAAAGAGAGAGAGAAGAGTGAAGTTTTTATAAGAGGTTTATTATTGGAAAAACTCGTGAGCGTTTGGTTTGAAAAATCACGTTTTTTTGGGTGGGAATAGTTCCTGCTTTTTTGGGGGTTGAAAAACCCCGCGAGCTCCGTTTTTTCGAGTACCGCTACGTCTTCCGTGTCTCGCACTGCTTTATCGCCTCTTTCGGGTTCTTCCTTTCTTGCTTTCTCGCTTCCTTTTTTCAAGAAGAGAGATTTGACGAGGAGGCGTTCAGGAGGGTGAGGTTCTCGATGGTGAGGGAGGTTATGAGGGGATCGGAGGTGCAGGGGCAGGTTCCGAGCATGGTGTAGAGGGTTTCTACTGGAGCTCGTCTACTTCTACGTCGGACAAGGGTCCTATCGGATCGACCACGAACTCGTTCAGGCTCCTCAAGTGAAACTCCGTTGTTTCGAGGAGTAAGTCTTTCAAAGCTTTCACCGAGGGGTGGTTACGCGGGTAGTAGAGTCGCTGGATCATTATGCACTGCAAGACCTCGAAGGGGTTTATCTCTTCAGAAACGTAGGTGTTGTTTCTATCAGACATGTTGGAGCGAATGAAGTTTGTAGGATGAGAACTCTTTATAATCATGGAGATCAACGTACATCCTCACGTTAACACCACGGCTTACAGACACAAGATGCCCGAGATTGAGACGAGGATAGAAGGAGGTTCCTTGACCAAGTTGGTTAACGTGCGCGCGGTGGCCAAGGCCTTGAACAGGAAGAAGGAACACATCGTAAAGTTTTTGGGGTGCGTTTTGGGGGTTGGGGTTTGCGCGCAGAACAATTTGATCGGAGGTTCGGTTTCTCGAATGAAGGTTCAAGAATTGATCGACGTATACATAGCGAATTTCGTTCTCTGTGACCGATGTACGAGTCCAGAGACGGTGCTTCTTTCCGGCTCCGGTAATCCGGTTTTGAGGTGTGGTGCCTGCGGTTACATAGGACGTGTGTTGGGAGAAGAAGAGATGATCAAGGACATGGTAGACGATGAGTGGTAGACAAGGGCTTGTACGAGAAGGAAGGGCGTGTGAGAAGGAAGGACGTGTGAGAAGGAAGGACACGTACGGGTAAAAGAATAAAAGGGACCAAGGAGCTTTACACGTTATCAGAATTTCTGAACTCGCGAGGACGACACATCTTTTGCAAAAAAACTACGAGTATACTACGAGGAGAGATGGCAAGCACTAGCAGCAGCAACGTTAACCTGAAGAGAAGTTTGGAGAGTGAGGGAGGAGAGCGAGGAGGGGTGAAGAAGATGAAGGTTGCTCGGATGGATTGTAGACCTGGGAAGGTGATGAGGTTTACTTGCAAGCCGGTTGAGAAGAGGGATCAAGCTGTACGAGAACTCTCGGAGAAGTTGGGGAGTGCGGCGAGAATTATCGCTGGGAATGATGACGGAGTGGTGGTTGTGAAGTTTGAGGAGAGGTTTCAGAAAGCACGTGACTTTTTGGATGGATTTGATTGGATGTTGGAGGATGAGGCAGAATTGAACCGGTGGTTCGAAATTGACTCAAATGAAAAACTGTATGATGATGACGTCATGAAGTTATCTGACGATATAGAACCTATAAAAATAGATGAAGATGTTCATAGACTTCTTAATTATCTCTATAGTGTAAAGGGGATGCAGACCGAGTTTAAAGGAAAATCCAAAACATATTTTCTTTTTACTCTCAACAACTTGATTAAACTGAAGCTGATAGAATCAAAAGGAGAAAATGCGGAAAGAACTCTGAAACGCATTGGCGACATTGATCCAAACAACTTCAAACTTTACAAGTACGGAGAGCTGTTTGGTCTGAGACACCTACCCAACATGCCTCACACCTTCATCTTCAACCGCCTCGACTACAAACCCATGGGAGAGATTGCAGTCGCTGTGAGATCTGGACACATCTGCAAGGCTTTGTCAAACTTCAAAACTGAGACTGCAAGAAAACTCGGAGATGTCATGGCTATGGTGTTTGAGAAAGTTATCACCAAAGTCGCCGAAGATCATGTCAAGGAAGTTGGTATGGAGACCTTTGTCGAGACTGTGGTGAGACCCACACTGGAAGGAGCACTGCCTGAAGCCATCGACAGTAGACTGGAGTTGCTGGACGCGGAGAGCAAGATCATGGAACTCAAGGCTGAGACTGTACACGAGCGTATGCTAAGACTGAAGGCTGAAGCTGAGGCTGTGAAGTTTGACGGGTTGAGAATACAGGCTGAAGAGGCTTCTCGTGAGTCTAAACTGCTGGCTATTGAATCTCAGATCAATGAGATCAAAGCTCAAGAGGAAACCAGAGTAGCCCTCTTTGACAAACGACAGGCTGAACTGGGAGAAGAGAGGATCAGACTTGAAAAAGAAAAGGAAGCCAACAAGTTCAAGCTGGAACGCATCATCGAACGTCCCAACCAAGACCTTACTCACCAGGGGGACAGGCGTAGAAGAGAAGGAGTGGTATGGATTCAGAGGACTCACCTGTCTTCCGCCGAAGAAAAAAGAAAGAAGCCGGTGTACAAACAAAATGGAGAAGTGTCTACTGAGCCTCTTCACTACACCTTGTACCGCAGCGAGCACGAGGAGAAGTCTGAGACCTTGCGACAGACCAGAGATCTCGTAAAGAAGTACGTGAAGAAGAGCTCGTACACCATGGAAAGGTTGACTCCTTCCTTGGTTCTGTACGGGGGTAACAACGTCGAGGAGACCAAGAAGCTGTTCAAGCAAACCTTCAAGGCTCGCGGGGGAAGGCTGCTCATGACCGTGGCAGAAGAAGCGGAGTTTGACCAGAAGATACGAGAGAAGATCGTTCCCTTCGTCAAGCAAAGTTACGCCCTGGGACTTCACAACGGAACACTGGCTTTCTGCAACGAAGCCATCCTGAAGAGCCTGCCTGTCGAAGATGAAGCGTTCTGCATGGAGATCATCGGCGAGATGTAATCGCCTTTTTGGTGTTGTTCTTTTTTTGGAAAAAATAAAAATATGTAAATTATAACACGTCTTGTCTTTATGTGGTTTAAAAGTTATAAAATGTGGTGCGTTACCGCTTGATCCTCATTTAGACCCCGAACGTCAAAGCGAGAACATGGACGAATTTGACTTTTCGGATTGGTTTGAAGATGTTGGTAGTTATGTCGAACCTATGGATACTGATTCTTTTTTGGAAGAGGTGTGCGGGTTGTCTTTACCAACGCCTGTACAACCGCCTCCTCCTCCTCCTCCTACCCAAGATCTGTCGTTCGGAGATTCCTTTTTAGAAGAAGTGTGCGGTACATCCGTAACCCAACCTAAAGATGACGAGGTGAATAAAATGATACAAGAGCTCTCTTCCATCTTTGAAGACGAACCGCCTTCACCGCCTAAAGAACCGCCTCCTAGATACTTTTCTTACGACGATAAGGTTTCCCTGTTAGACAACGTGAAGGCCGCTAGCAAGTTTCACAGATACAGTCGTAACGGACACTACTTCGTTTCTCACAGACACAGGCTTGCTCACGATCCCTGGTCTGAACATATCGCGAGCCAGCTGTACACGAGATGCATGCAGAGGGGTAACAATCATCACGTTGTGAGCGAAGTCATCTTCGACAAGGAGAAGAGAAGGTGGGAACACGGGAGAGTGAAGAATGACGACGAAGATCTGGTCAATGACGAGGGAGATGTTATCGAAGATCCGATTACGAGGGCGGAGAAACACCCGATGAGATTCGACGAGGAGAATGATACTAGCGATGAAGTAAGCGCGCCCGTTATGACCTTTGACAAGATTAAGGTGATGACGGCCCCTTACAGCGATGCTTTCATGGCAAAGCTCAACACGGCAAACTCTTTGGACGGGTGTGAGACTCACAAGATCAAGAGAATAAGAACTGCCACGGGCGAGATGAGAGAGGTGATGAAAGTAAACCCGTCCTTTCCAGTTCACAAGACGAAGTTTGGACCGGTGCCCGCGACTCGTGTGGCTTACAAGCGAGCTGATTACACCGCCAATTACAACGCTTACGCTCTTGAAAAACCGAACAACTGCAACATAAACGGGACCAGAGGAACTCACGAGTTTATTATCGTAAACAGGATCAACGAGGCGCACTGTCAGCTGAACAACCCCCACGGGAAAATGTACACGATCTTAGACATGGATTGCGAAAACAACAACAGCATCACGATCGACTCGGGTTTGAACGGCACGATAGCCATGTCTTACAAGTCTAAGATTTGCAGAAAGCAAAACGAGAAGGGACAGAAGAGAAAGAGGGAAGATCTGGATGACGATGACGATTTGGGAGGAGGAAACGAGGACGGAGAGTGCAGGAAAGAGTTTGTCTTGGTTCAGAAGGCGGAGTACGGAACTCACAAGACGACGATCATGACTAAGAAGAAGAGGTTTAATTTGAAGAAAGGATTGGTGGGAGACGTGACGAAGGAAACCAAAAATGAGTTTATGATGGCCAAGCTGAAGGCTCAAAGAGAAGAGGTGATGAACGCGTGCTGCGGGGCGAGGGAGATTCAAGTACACGCTCACTGTTTCAACTGTTCAGCTTTGGGAGGGTACGAGATCATAGACCCCGTGCAAAACTTGGCGTGCAAGATCTTCGAAGACGAGAAGATTTTAGTTTCTATAGCCGCCAACAACATCAAGGGGATGAGTATGGTCATGAGCAACTCTTTGTCGAGCAGTATCGTGAACAACTTTTTCGATCTGCTTTGCTGGAAGTTCAAAGTTCATAGAGGGACGGAGGAAGAACAGGACAGGTTTTACAAGCGGGTGTTGAAACCCATCGCTCAAAAGATGGACATCTCTCGATACAATTACGCGCAGGCCGGAATCTTTTGTCACTCCATACTCAAAACATCTCCCATGTTTTCCCAACACCATCTGAATCTCGTGAGTCAGAAGTTCAACAACCCGAGAGCCACTGAAGTTTTCAAGAAGGCCTGCGTGGTAGATGACGTGGCTACTAGGATGAACGACAAATGGAACAGCAAGAGGCCCCTGGCTACGGTGAACGTAAAATCCAAGCCCACGCCTTCCAGAGTGAAGTACGCGGCTACTATGTCTAGGGGTCCTTCCGTGCCCGATCTGTGGTACAACGCCTCTGAGAAGGTCCGCGGCTTCATAGAAAGCTACTTCGGACCTTTAGACGAGTCTGAGCGCTAGGAGGGTATAAAATGCAAAGCTCGCGAAATTATAAATCAGTTTTCTGCGAACCTTCAAACCAGAAACAACTTAAAAAACTCTAAAAAGCCGAAGATGAAGAGATCACCAAGGAGCGGAAATTTGAATCTTTTCTTTAATCAAAGCCCGAAGAACGAATTTGAGGAAAACATCGATGAAAAAGTCATCGTTGAGACAAACGTAGAAGAAGTCGTGGAGACAAACGTGTCTGAAGTCGTGGAGACAAACGTGTCTGAAGAAGTCGTTGAGACAAACGTGTCTGAGAAGTTAGAGGACCAAAAAGTTGCTGCTGCTGTTGATGAATCTCTTGACGTAAAGCCGCTCATGATTGTGCCGGAGCCGCCCAAGCTGAGTCTGGAGGAGAGATTGAAGATCTTCAAAGAACGTCCCATCATGAAACTGAGTCACTTTCTGAGGGTTAACAAAGGAGTGGATTACAACAGACATCGCCATTGCTACTGGGCCGTCCGTACTTGCGTGATATGCACGGCTCCGTGCGACATAAAGGAGTACGCCGTGACTCTTTGTTGCGATCTTCCGGTGTGCCACTCCTGTTCTTTCATATCGGGATACGCTTACGCTAGAAAGAGCAAGCCTACGTCAAACTGTTGCCGCATCTGCACCAACGGAGGGATGAATATCTCGCTGAACTATATCGACTTTATTTTGAGCGAACACTCTCATCAAAAAACCTTCACAAGTCAGTTTCTGGAAGGAGTGGGTGCCGCGGATAATATGCAACTTCATAAGATGGTTACCGGCTTGGAGGCGATTCACAATAATTACGAAGGCGTGGGGGATGATGACGTCTTTCTTCCCAACACTGTGCCGATAAAACCACCCCGTAAGACAATCACCCTGTAAAAAACTTGCGAGGATCATTCGCAAAACCGATGCGTGCCTTATCTATATGTAATAAAAATGACAATCAAAAAATCAAATTCTCGTTTCATGTTTTTATTTGTTGTGAATTTTTGTGGAAGCGATTGCGCTCGCATACTTATCGAAACTGTTGTAGAAAAGTCTTTTCTCCGTTTCCGTCATACTTTCTCTGTCTCTGATCAATCTTTCTCTCACGCGCATGGTGGCTTGAGTATGAGTGGCGACGTCCATGTATAAAGTAGACGGAGCTTCTCTGATGAAAACGCACTTGCAGATCAATCGTTTATGTTGTTCTATAACGTCCGTGTAACCTATGGCCAGGTTGTCTAGTTTGCAAATCACGCAGACTCGAGAATCGAAGGGCGTTTCTACTTGAGATCTGCTGTCGGGTCCGGACTCGTTAAGTTTTAAGGGAACGTAGGTGTCAAAGCCGTGAGTTGTAATCAGTTCTCCTCCGACGTTGGGCGAGATTATCGGATAGGAAGCGAGAAGGACGCAATCGTCTATAAGTTTTGTAAGCGTCGGATTCGATCCGTAAACCACTTCTAAAGAGGGAACTTCGTAAAATTCGCTCATGGGGTTGACGTGATTTAAGACTTTTGCCGAGGGTCTATCGTTCGTTGGGGAAAGGCGAGCTAGGTGTTTTTCCATACAAAGGTCCGTGTAAATTCTGTGAGGGATGTCGGAAGCCAACAAGCCCGATCGTTTAATTACGAGCATGTCTCTGGTAAAGTTGACCGAGGATCTCTCGTTGAGACCGTCTACCAGTTGAAGGGCGGAGATTAATCGATCCACGGAAGTCAAGCACACCTTGTAGCTGTAGCGTAGACAAACTGATATGACGGTGTTGTCTTGGTTGGTAAAGGGGACTATGAAGCCCGCGTAATCTTCGGCCAGCTTGCTTTTCACGTTTAACAGTTCTTCTAAACAGTTTTGTAGTTGAGACATGGACGAAAACAGGCTCTTCGTCAGATGAGACGATGCTATCAAATCTATGATCTGTTTGATGGAGTGCCATTCCGTCAGCATGAGGTTTACGGCGCTCACGACTGAGAATGTTTGCCCTGCTTTGAGGCGGGGGTCGAATTGGTTCGACATAGCGAAAAGTCAGTAAATTTTTGTAGTAAGGTCTCCGAGAGTGGTGACGGCGCTCTAGATGAAGAAGTTAGAGAGGAAGACGGAGGCGCGGGCATAAACGGTATATCTTCTTCTTCTTCTTCCTCGTCTAGCATGAGTTCGTGCTGCCGAATGTAGTCTTTGCTACTTTTGGATGTCATGATGTCTCTGTCGCCTAAAGCCGATGTGCATTGGCTAGAGTATTCTTCGATTCTCGAGTTGAAATCGTAATCGTCGTCCCCTTTGTCTTCTTCGTGTAAAAGTTTGTCGATTTGTTTTACCGCCTTCTTTTCTTTTCTCAGGAGTATGAGTTTTAGACGCTGGAGTCTGAAGCTTTGAGCGCACTCTTTGTGAAAATGATACTGTTCCGAGGTTTGTTCGGATCTTCTGTTCATGGCGTGCCTCATGTCATTTTTAGTGGCGTAAGAGTTTGCTCGATCTGTAGCCAAGTCGTAGTTTCTCAGTTCTCTGTTTAGGATTCTCTGCTCGCGGGGTGTCGGTTTGGTTCTACGTTCTCGTTTCATCTGGGACTTGATTCGTTGTACGCACTGTCTAGAAATTTCAGAATCGATGTTGGCACGGGACTCGGCCTCGTCGAAATCAATCTTCATCATCTTCTTCCTCTGCGGCTTCTAGCACGATATCGTTTACTTCTTCGATCAAAGTTAAGCTAGGGATGTCATAGGTGGGGTAGTCAGGAACGCTCAATACACCGATGTTGCTTCCTTCCGACACTTCTATCGTTAATCTGTAACTGGGAACCTCGTCTTCGAACACGGTTAGCGTGTTGGGGTCCGTGAGATCCACGTACGTTTCGGAATCATAAATTTTAACTTTGGTCCAAGGAGCGATCCAGGGCTTGCCTTCTCCCTCCACTAATTCGGTGTTGAGGGCGTACAAACAGTTGTTGTTGCCTTCTTGATCTTTTCCGGTGAAGAGATAGAGGTTGGGTTTGTGCATGACGTACTGTAAAGGGTTGAGTTCCATGGGGATATGATAACGAGCCACGACCTCCAAATCTGAACCGTCTGAAACGCCGGATACTCCTAGAAAGGATCTGTCTAGCTTTAGATACTGTTCGGGACCTCCTTCCTCGTCATCATCGTCATCATCTGGCGCGTTAGTAAACAACTTTTCCGCGTAGTTCGGATAATTTTTAAAAACGTCTTCTAAATTATCGTACACGAGCAGTTCTTTATCTTGAGGAACGCTCGTTATGGTGTATCGGTAGATGCGCTCGCTCCACGGGTTAACCGTAGGAATCGACAAGACGTATCCGTTGTCTAGTTGAAAAAAGATGCGTGTCTGGTTTTCTTGAGGGTGATGTACGTCCGTGACTATCATATTACTTTCGTCGACCGAAATCACGGACGGGTCCTGGTTGTAATCTAAAACGATCTCCGGTATATCTTTGCTGAGGATCTTGCTCTTCTCCACTAATCTGAGGTGAGCCGTGCTAGCTGAGGAGAAGACGGGGTCTGATTCAAAGGCGTACTCGCCCACGATAGGTTTGCTGGCTTCCTTGTATAAACTTTGCTTCATCCTCATGCACGGACCTTTGCTAGCGTCTTCTGGGAAGATCTTGGATCTAAGGAGGTCCCTGTCGAAGGTAGCCGACATAACTTCTTGGTAGAAAAGGAGGTTGCGCTCACCATCTCGTTTCATTTGTCGTTCGACTTCCAACGAAAGCGCACCGGAATTAATCATGTCGACTAACGAGGAAACTCCGTCGTCATCATCTTCAGTGGCCAGAGCCGCGGCTTGCATGCCTGATGATTTGTCGTCCATAGATAAAGATTCTCTGATCAAATTGGGAGTTGAAACCAGTAGTAAAATTTTAGAAGCGTGTTCGATAAAATATGCTCCTTTGAGCTTCGGAGAAATATTGAATGGGAACAACCCGGAAAGAAGAAAGATGTTTTCGCTCGAAGGAAAGCGTGGACAGAGATCTCTGAAGCATATCACTCAGCACACTTTGAAAGACAATGATGAGATTATAGAATCGCTTAATGAGATCTGCACTCACTTCATAAACCAGCAAATAATAAGCGAGCATCCCGAACTGGAAGACAGCGTGAGAGAACTCAACTTTAAGAACGTGCTGGAACCCGGACGGGTAATCAAGATCGAAGATCATCGCATGGGTTCTTATCAAATCAAGGATCCTTGCTTCAATTTGTATCCCAGCAGAGTTTGTTTTTTAGAGCCTTACAAGCGAGCTTGCGGAGGAAGCATGAGCGAAGTTTACAAAGAGCTCAAGTCTTTGCTGGAGCGAGAGTGTAACATGGGAGCCGGCTGCTTGTATAGACGTATGTTTCCGCAATGTAAACGAGCGGGGAGAGTGGCCTTACCGGAAAGCGTGGAGTATGTTTTTACCAAGCTGCTTCCCGCTTGTTCAAACGAAGGAGGAGCCACGGGATTGGTGCACACTTTACACGCTCAGTTTTTCTCTTTCGCCGAAGAGTGCGGAAAGAAGAAAGTTCAATCCGTTTACAAAGTGAGGCAGCAGTGCATCGTCTGCACCATGTTAAAATTGAGCAAGGAGACGAACAAGAACGCGGGGTTGGACAGGCCGCACATGGACCTTTACAACGAGGAAGATGAAAACATTTTCTTGACAAAAACGGAAGACTTGAAAGATTTTGGCGTTATCGAGGTTTCCAGACCCGATTATAACGATATGGTGGTTAACGTGCACGGACAGAAGAAAGTTATGGTGGTCGACAGGAGCAAGCTCTTCTCCAACATCGACATGTGCGAAGAAGATGGGTTCTTCTTTCCGGTGATCATGACTGAAGGAAGGGATGTGGTACCTACCAATCTGCCCACATCGAGGAAGAGGCGAGGAGGCGGCGGCGGCGGTAAGAAGGGAGCGAAAAGAATGCTGCTGGACGAGATTTGATTTTTCTGCGTGAATCGCAACCGCATCCCTTTCAATAAAAATTCATTTATGTAACGGAGATCTGTTTGTTATTTGTAAGCAGGTTAAAAAGGAAAAGATGTATAAGTTTTTGCGCGTGTACGAGATTCTACTGTTGGGTACGATCGTATCCGCCGTAGACTTCGCGCTCTATAAAAATGATATGAAGACTGGAAGAATGACGGTTTACTGTCAAAAGCAAAAGCAAGCCGGAGAGAACCGTTTGTTTTACGACACGGATGTTTATGAAGACGATACTCTCCTGTACGACGGGTGGTCTACCAGTAAAAAAGGCAATTTTGGGGTGAATACGATTTGCGGAGACAGGGATTACCAATTACCCGCGGGTCAGATGGTTTCGAACTCTTTTAACGTCAGGCCTCAAGAACGCAACACGATATGCCTCAGCGCTGAAGCTCAGTGTGAAAATTATCAAAAATTTACTTTCGTGGGACGCAGTTCATTTTTCAAGTGCGAAACTCCGGAATGTGAGGCCAGAAATCTCTTGGGCGACAAATACGTTTCGCCGTTTATTTCTTTGGACGGGGTTCCTAACAACACGCTCGTGGAATTCAAGGAGAATGTTATCATGGCCCCCGTAGATTATTCTATGATGGACAGATGGAACGGAATCGGAACTAAAAACGCCATGCAGCATTTTATGTCACAAATCTATTACGGAATTAAATTTTACAATAAGGTTAAAGTTGTGACCTTTTCCAGCCCCGGCACTCTCCCGACGAAAGGAGAAAAATTCCTTCTGGTCTACAGGCAAACGGAAGATTGCGAACCGCCCAACGGAGGGTTTTCCAAAGTGGGAGAACCCTGTGACGGCCCGTTTACTTTTTACTACGTTCAAAGAAGCCCCGACTACCCCACAGACTTTGAGATTACGGAACGACATTTGTGCGGAAGAACCGTAACGTTTACGCTTTTCTTCGATATACGCGCAGTTGATAACCGTTCCAAGTTTTATTTTCTTCCTCACGAATTTAAAAACGAGAACTTTGATTTTAATAAAAATATATCTTACAACTCTACGACGAAATGCGGCTTAACCGGGGTTAAAAAGGCTTCTATCGTGAAAAGGGAACTCATGAACCATTTTGCCTCGTTTTGTCCGGAAAGACAAAAAGATGCGGGTGGATAGAAGGATCCGATCTACAAGCGGCGTTTTCTAGATTCGATTACGACAAATGCGGCTGCGAGCAACTGCCAAACTCGTGCGCACCGCCTAGCGGAAAGTTAAAATTTACCTACGAAATTGATTCCACTGAACAGAAAGGAAACGACACCGTCTTTAGCTGCGGTATGAAGGGAACCCGTTCGGAGAGTAAAACGCGTGAAGAGTTGGTGCCTTGCACGGGATCCATTCCGTCATACACGCTAACCGGGAACAAAATCAATCTATCATGCACCAGATGTCCCGGACAAGATCTAGGTTTCGCCGGAATCGAGGACGACAAAATTTACATCGTGAACGGTATAAACGGAAGCGTCAGTATGGATCGAGCCTTCTTCCAACGAGAAATCTCCTACGTCACGTGCATAACCGGGTTTTCAAAGTCGCCTACCGGTCACGGATTGAGCGCCAAAGTTATTCTGGATCGATTGACGAAAAAACGCAGGAGGTGTCAGATCAATCGCATCAGTTCTACGGAATACGAGTGCGAGACCGATGGCGGGGCGGATATGAAGTTCGTTTACTACCCCACCAACCCGCTTCATAACGGAGGAAAGCCGTTTACCACGGTTACCGGCACTGAGGTTACCGGGCTCACGGAAACTTCCAGCGTGCGACGGCAGGTGATTACTTACAGGGGAAAAGCCGACGTACAAAACATATACAAATGTTCGTGCGGGAGCGAAGGCGAAATCACGTTCGACAAGGCCGTTAAATTTAGCGACGAGAAGGAAAGCGAAAACACCATCGTTCCCTTTGTCACGGATACGCACGTGGGTTGCGCCTTTAAGCACAAGAGCGCTAACGCCAGACCAGAAGTTATGAGAAATGTGATGGAGGTTTTTAGACTAGACAGAGACATGAATCGAGAGCGAGCGGTTATGGAGCCTTACGTAGACATGAACGAACTCGAGCTAGCTTTTTACGAAAGAAACTTGCTGGAAGAAGAGTCCGCAGAAGTACCTTACGCTTACAGGGTCGTGTGTGACGGAGCTGACTACACGCTCGACTTTTTCCCGAGCTCCGGCGTACAATTCCCGCCCATGAGAGAAGAAGCCTTTCCTCGCAGTTACGAGAGGGTTGTTGTGGAAAATGTGAGAAGGATCAATCTCGGACCCATACCAATCACTCCAGCTCCCACACCGGCTCTCACTCCAGCTCCTACGCCAGCTCCTACACCGGCTCTCACTCCAGCTCCCACACCGGCTCCCACTCCAGCTCCTACTCCGGCTCCCACGCCAGCTCCCGCCAACACTCCTCCTCCCACACCTTCGAGCAACATATCCGATTCGACGAACGCCACGACGAACGCCACTCAGCCCGTTATACCGGCTCGTGCGGATGACACAACCACCACCACCAAAGCTTCGGTAGATGAGCGAGACGGGGAAGGAGTCGAAACAGAGGCTCCCTCCTCGATTAATATCACGACAACTCCTTCAGAACTTGACGGGGAAGTCGAGAACCTGTTCGAAAGCGTGTCTGTCGATACTCGAGATTTGCGCGCAATCTTCTTCACCATGATCGTCAGCGGCGCGATTTTCGTATTATTGTTTGTCTTCGCAGTTGTATTGGTAATCGTAAGGAACTGTCGAAATCAACCATGGCTTTTAACCGTATGATGAACAGGACGCAAACTAAACAGGAAGTTATGAGGGATATGGAAAGGAGAAATAAGGCCGTTAAAACTTACGGACCGTACACGCACGACTCGCAGATCGAGAGAACTACTTCCGACACAAATTATGCGTGGGGAGGAGGAAAGAAACCTAAAGTGCAGTTTCTGACTTCTCAAATCGTCTCTACCGGGACAAAGAGTCTGACCGTAAAAGATTTTAAAGTTACAGCTCCGGAATTTGATATGGATTCCGCTCCCATGTGGACCTGGGTTAAAGAACTCATCTCTGGAACCGTCAAGCAGCTGATCGGAAAGAGTTTGATCAGCAGCAATCTCTTTTTCGGAATGAACATGGCCGCTAAACCGGGAGATCCAAATTCTTACATCTACAAAATGATCACGTCCAGGGCTGACGGATCGCTAGACGGATACTTTGCAAACGACTGGTACCAAGTGACTCCCATCGTAGATCAGGTAATCTCAGAATTTAAACGCCAGCACAAGAACTCCGGAGTCAAGGGAGAACGAAGCGTGGCCTTTTATGTAGAAGTCGACATCGCGTATTTTCAGAACGGAGTGACAACTCTTCCCTTCGAGCTCGACAGAGAGAGGGTGATCGCTCAAGGGGTCCGTGCCATGCGAGAAGATAATAATTAGACACTTTCATACCGTGCGAGATTCATTCGCTCACTTGTTTATAATTAATAAAAATATGAAAACGTGTATACAATTTGTTATGACATTTTATTTTAGAAGATTGAAAAAAAGAGCGTCTGAAAATTACGCTTGTGTGAGGGCGATGATCATTTCTTGTTTTCTGTAGATCTTGGTTCCGGGTGATTTGATGATTGTTCCGACGGGGTAAGGGGTAAACTTCTTAAGCTGATCGCCGATTCTTTTAATTTTATTTGCGAGTTGGTCGGCGAAGTTGACTGCCTGTAAGAGAGCTTGAAAGGACACCTCTCTGGCGGCTCCATTTACATAGCTCTGCTTTATATCCCCAAACTTTATATTGGCAAATTTTTCGGCGAGATTCTTTATAGAATCAATCACGGAGGTATCCGTGTCGTACAAATGATTCTCGTCTATAACGGGCAGCCAATATATCTCCACCACTCTCATAACTTCCCTGGCGGCTGCAGCGTCGTCGATCATACCGGGCAAATTTGTCTGAACGGCTGCCATCAATCTCATCCAGATCGAGTTGTTGTTCAGTTTTATATCTCCTATAATTTTAATCAAATCTTCGAATGCGTCTTCATTTTGGATTTTCTCCGCCAGTTCTTGAAACAAAAAGAAGGAAGAGAGAAATTGATTAAACTCTTCAGCGAAGTGAACAATCTCCACGGTCTCGGGGACGTAAACCAGTCCCTCTGTCGCTCCCACGGTATAAACGTAGGTCCCGGACTGATCAGTGATCGGTGGTATGACTGTAATCGTCTTGCCCGCTTCGATGGGATTCGGTCCGGTTTGTACGACTGGAACTCCGTCTCTGGCCGTCTGAATCAGACCCTCCGTTGCCGTGACCAGTTGAGGAGCTCTGTGATGAAGATTCACGAGCGTGTTCATAAAGTTAACATTGATTCCGCTGATGAAAGATGTGTTTGTCGTGTTCGCGATCGCCACGGCATCGGTTAGACTGCTAACCCTGATGTTTTGCACAGCTCCTGTAGGGACGAACGTACCGGCAAAATTGTCGATATGTTCCTTGTTCGGCGAGGCGTTGAGGCGATTAAGGTAGCTAGTCATCTTTCTCGGGTTTTCGTTCTTCGGCTGAAAGTGAGTACTGTTTGAGGTAAGTCAAGTCAGTTTCCAGCGTGTTGCAAGATAATCCCCACAACCAAGACGGGTTGGGCACCACAATGTTTGAAAGAATGCAACACCGCAGAATAAACTTTTCCCGTTCTAGCGCGCTCATCTCTTCGGCTTGGGGGAGGCGAGACGCGTTCGCGTACAAGATCTTTAGAATGCTGTACAGCTGGTTTCCATGTCTTAAAAAGGGAGAGTACACACCGATCTGCGAATTAAGATCGTCTCCCCACAAGTGTTCCATGAGATCCACTCCCGGAAAGTCTTCTCGTAACATGCGTTTCATGCGCATGATGTTTATCGTCTCGGAGGTTCCCTCGGGCATAATTTCCACGGGGTAAGAAGGTTCTTCGATCATGATGTTAGACGCCATGTTGTGAGACAGCTCTGCCATCTTTACTCCCACGACATTACTTCCTCTGTACCTTCTTTCTTGATTCAAGAGCTCTTCCCTGATCATCAGACCGGTTCCCAGACGAATCACATAATCCACGACTTCGCACAACTCGCACGAGCAAGAATGATTTCTGTACAAAGCGTGTTTAACCACGGGTTTAAACTCTTCGGCTAGTAAGACGGACATGATGTTGACGCTTCGAGGTTGAAAAGTATAATGAACTAACGATAGAAAGACAAACTAATTTATACATTTTTTCAAAAAATTTATTTTGTACAAGATGCGGGAAAAGCGAATCTAGCTCGCTGGATGAAACTGTGTGTGATGGAAGGAAGGAAGGACACGAATTTATGTGTAGGTCTGCCTGTAGTCCATTCTGTACTGTTCTTCGTCGTTTTCAAATCGGTTGTAGTTGCCCTTGGTCGCCTTCATGCCCTTCTTACGCCACATCAGCAAAATCAAAATGAAGACGAGGAAGATGAAGACGAACATAAAAAATGTCAGTGCTGTCACGCCTAGACCCACGATCCAGGGATGATACTCCACGATCATCTCGTTGAGACGTCGTACGAGGGCTGCTTCGACATCGTGAACTATGCGTTCTCCGTCCGTCATGTTAGTGATGCTCGCCGATAAAGTTGTAGTTACGACCGGTGCGAGGGTTGTAGTTACGACTGGAGCGAGTGTTGTAGTTGCGGCGGCTGCCATTTCTCGTATAAAAATTTGATGACTTTGTGGAAGTTGATTGAGTGAAACTCTCAGATGCGCATTGGGTAGATGATGTGACTGACGAAGGCTGTAATGTAGAACCTTCATCGACACCGCTTGGTTCCTTGTTTTCCACGCTTGACGATCTTTATCGTCGGAGCAGGCTTCTCCGTTTCTTCGATCTCTCGCGTGGCAATCACCATCATCTGGTCTTCCTCATCGGAATCGACGTCGGGTACGTTTCTGAAAACCGATGTGTGGTATCCGCTCGTCTGAGGGGTTGAGACGAGTTTAGTTACCGGTTCTTCTGGTTTCGCTACTTGACTGGATGCCGGTTCGGACTTCTCTTGCTTGATTTTTTTGGGAGGCGTCGCTAAAACCACCTCTTCTTCTAGTCCCAGAGCTTGCATGAGGGTTCCCGCTCTATGCAGTTCAAGTATGGCTTGCTCGATTTTGTCAGTGCTGAAAAAACATGAGTTGGACGACATGATCGGTTCGAGGTTGTGTCGCAGAATGAAGTTTTCGGTGTCGAGCTTCCCACTTTTATAGGGGAGAGACGTGTCCTATCTCTGACTAGTTATGATACGTTGTAAGGCCTCTTGCTTGGAGAGTATGCGACGTCTGGGTTTTTCAGACCCATCGGAGGTATCCTTTCTTTTACCGGCGGACTCCTTCTTTTTACTGACGGGGGGTTCCTTCTTTTTCGCGCTAAAGATACGCGCTTCGGCAGCGGCTCCTTCCAAGATGCGCCTCCTCTTTTTAGTCTCCGTAAACGTCTTTCCCCTCCCTTTAGAAATCTTACTTTCTACCGCTTCTCGTCCGGATACCGCTTCAATTTGAGACGACACGCTGGCCTTCATTTTGAGTTTCTTTTTCTTTTCTCTACTTTCTTTTAAAAACTTTTTGAATTCTTTTGGAATCGTTCTCTTCGTTCGTTCAGTATCGATTCTTATGATTCTTCTCTTACTTCCAGGCGTCATGTCTATGATCGTTTCCCCGCCTTCTTCTACGGTTTTCTGTACGCCCGCTTCCATATCTTCCTCTAAACCGAGAGGTCCGAGCGGCGCTAGCTTAACCCCCGGCATTAACTCTTTAGGAAGCTGTGGTGGAGGAGGTTCCAAACCGAGAGGTCCCAGAGGCGCTAGCTTAACCCCCGGCATTAAATTTTCAGGAACGCGCGGAGGAGGAGGTGCGCTCCTTGCGGCTTCCAGTCCTCTTTCTAAAGCGTCATCGGCTATATTTTGATCAATCTCCTCTTCCAGATCTTTAGTTATGTCTATGGGAGGAGGGATATATCCTTCTCTCAGATTTGCCGGCAGCGAAGGAGGCGGTAATCTGGGCGTCAAATCTTCGATCATATCGTCCGCTATGTTTTGGTTCACCTCCTCTTCTAATTCTTCGGCTATGCTTATGTCTAGCGGTCGCAATTTAGCTCCGGGAAGTAAGGCTTGCGGTATGACCGGGGTTACCTTCTTTTTTACTTTTCTCGACGAAGGTTTCTCTTTAGATAAAACCGTGAGGGTCGGTTCGTTGGAAACGACGGGCTCCAAATATTCATCACGAATTCTTTCTTCTTCTTTCCGTTTTTCCAATCCGGCTTTAGTGAGTTTAATTCTAGCAACGTCTTGTAATTTAGGCCTGGCTCCAGCGCTAGTCTTTTTTACTGGTACTTCTAGCGGTTGAGACGGTTTTGGAATCACAAAAGGAGGCGGGACGGGTGAAGGTTTAGGAGCTGCGGCGGGGATTTCTCCCCTCACTCTTAAATCTTCTTCCATGGGTTCCAAAGATTCAACGCGTTCTAAAAATTCATCGCGCGTTTCGTCTTCTCGTCTTTGCCTTTCTAACCCGGCCGGAGTGAGTTTGCGACGTGAGACGTCCGCCAATTTAGGTCTGGGTTTGCGTTGTTCTTCTTTTGTCTTAGGGAGGAGAAGAGGCGTTGTCGGTTTGGGAACGACGAGGGGAGGAGGGTATGGAGACGGCTTGGCAACCGGTGGAGGGAGTTCTCCCACCGTGGTCAAATCTACTTCAATCGGTTCCATAGACTCTTCTCCGGCTTCCAAAAGTTCGTCCACGAATTCGTTTTCCTCTTCTTTTTCTCTTCCTTGTTTCGTAAGCACGCGCCTCATTTTTCCCTTGGTCCTCGGTTTCTCCGCCGGTCGATTAATCGGTAAAACATCCTCTATCGGAACGGAAGGATAAGGAACGACGAGAGGTTGCGCTGGAACTCCGGAAGGGGGGCGAGAAGGGGGTCGAGGTTCTTCGGCGGAAGAGATCTCTAGATCTTCGTAAGGTTCTGTTCGCGCGGGAGGTTCTAACAAATTTCTAGAAAACTCGTCCTCTTCTTTTTGTTGCAAGTCGGTTAACCTCTCTCTTTCTTTTTTACTCGGTTTAGGTCTGAGGTCTATCTTTCCCACGGCTTTCTTCTTGGATTTTTTAATTTTCGTTAATTTGGTTCCCAGGGCTTTGGCCATGGCTTCTCCGGAATCCAATTCTTGCGTGGGAGGCGGTGGTACGAACGACTTCACGCTTTCTACAACTGCTCGCGGAGGAGGAGAAGAAGGCGTGGGCTCTCTATTTTTTACGATAGCGGCGGCCAAGTCACTCCATACAGGTTCTGTACTTTCTACGCTTTCTTCCATGAGCGCTTCTCTGCCTTCCTGAAGCACGCTTTCATTTTCTTTCTTAATTCGTAACTCCTCTCTCATTTTTTTGGCGCTTTCGGCGGGAAAGAGCGATTTCCATTCCAAAGGTTTTGACGTCGGTTTTGTGAGAAGAGCTTGCGGCATCTTTACGTTTTTAGAAGCTTTTTTCGGTTTAGGTTTCGTGAACGGCAGAGTCGGCGCTTTAAATTTACGAGGTTCCATACTTTCAACCGGTTCGAGAAGAGCCATACCCTCGTCGTGCAATTCTTCGTTTAATTTTTCGTCGACCGTCAGCTCCTTGAAAACGTCGGGGTTGTAAGGAGTAGGACGTTCGAATTCGAACTTTTCTCGTTCAACCCTCACCACTTTAGCGCGAGGTTCTTCTCGTTCTTCTTCTTCTTCTTCTTCTTCTCTTCCGTCAACTTCTGCTCGTCTCTGTCGTTTCTTACGTATCATCTCGGGCGCTACAGGTTCCGCGTCTACAGGAGGAAGGGGAGGAGGAGGGGGTTGTTGAGGCGGTGCTCCTTCTGGCAAGTTAGGAATAAACTCTCCTCGCGGTTGTTGCCCTCCGAGCTCCATTTCAACTTCTTGTCCTCCCCCTACCCCGTCCGGACCCAGACCGCCTAGATTCGGAGCGCCGTCTTCTTTGCTAAGGTAGACCAGACCCAACTGTTCAAATTTCTGTCTCAGGATCTGAAGCGAATTTTTTTTAATCTTCTTTATCAAAAACTCTCCCTTGCCCGGATCGAAGGAAATCTTCTTGTTAAACAATTCGCTGATCATGAGATCTGTCGCGGCCGGCCTGTTCACTTTAACCTCTTCTCCTTTGACGAGATACAAATTGAAAAACACGGTTCCTTCGACCTTCATGAGTCCTCTGAGCGCGATCTCTCTCAACAAATCGGTTCTTTCGTTTCTACCGGTATGAGTCTTAAAAGAGGTGACGATATCGTTGAAATCGATGATGTTTTTAAGAAGGTGCACCCTGTAAGTAAAGTTGTTGGATCCCACGTCGGTGTTGAGATTAATCGCCTCGCTGATCATGCCGTACTTTCTGACGAGATTGTCGTTTTGCTGTAGTCCGAGTTCGTTGGCGACGGATTTAAACAGGGGTTCTTGTCTCACTCCTCCGTTTTGAAATTCGGGTTGTTCGTTATAAAAAACTTGCAAATAAAACGGAACCGGGCACTTCGTCTTGTAAAATTGAAGCAACTTTTTTAAAACGCCGTCCAATCTGTCGTCCTTTAGCATCAATTTTCCGAAGAATTGCGTGAGCGCGTTGGCGAATGCGGCTCCCACTTCCGGATACTCGCCTCGTTTTTTCCAACGTAGAAACCTGTCTTCTCCGCGTTGAACGCCCTGACAGGGCCAGTTTAGTCCGATGACGAGCAAGGGCGCGCAGATTTCGGGCCAGCTCGGGTCCGAGTCCGTTTTGAATTGAAGGGGTTTCGATTTTTTGAGCACGTTCTGCAGCTGACCGTAAGCGTCGACGTAAGTGTAATTGCTGGGAGGAAGCAAAGTCTTACAATCGTCGAGCAAGTTTAAATAAACGGCGGCTTGCTTGCTCGTAGAGTAATTCACGCACGCGGAACCCATGATCGGCGTCATCCAAAACGTACCGTCGATCGATTCGTCGCTGAGAATGTAAGGGGGTATGCTCGTGTTTTTGGTGGTGAAAAATGGTCTGTACATACAACCCGTGGCTCCTTTTCCCATGAACTCCTCGTTAAACATGAGTATGAAAGAATTAAACTTTATCAGGTTTTCTTCCAGGGGCGAGGTTCCTATCTTGGATCCTATGGTCAGGTTGAGACTGTACACTCCCCAACTGTGCACGTTGAATTGAAAGTTCCTGAACTTGTATCCTTTGATCGCGCATATAACGTCCGCGAAAAAGTTGATGTAAGCGAACAGCAATTGTTGTCGGCTTTCTTCTTCCGACACTCCTTCGTATTTTATATTTTTCGTATACTGAGACAAATTCCCGGGTTGTCCGACCGTCTCTTTACGAGAAGAAGGCATCTCTCTCACAACGGGCAGGTTAGACCACGCGTCTCGTATAAACGATATGACGGGGTGATTATCCGTTTGTCTCCTCAGCCTTCCTAAATCCGCTTCGAAGATTTCTTCTTTCGCCAACCTTAAAAAGTTCGCGACGGGTATACCCCCCTCTCTGTAAGCGGTGACGTAGTTGTCCAAAGCTTGAACGGTTTCCTTTAAAAATTGTGCGGGATGTATGTCGTGCTTTTTGATAGTCCTGTAGTCCGTGACTTGGTTGGTGAAATCGAAAAGCACTAGCTCCTTATTCTTCACCAGAACTTCGCGTTTGATCGCCTCTCGAAAAGCCACGAACTCCGAACGTACCTGTTGCTGCGCGTTGATCTGATCTTGAGACGTGAAGGACGGGAAATCTCTAAACACGTCTGGAAAGTTACGAGTGTGGTTGATCGGTTCGCCTCGCAGAATCTCGCTGTTGATTTTAGCGATGTCGCGGCTCCACCAAAAACTGCGAAGATTGTCGGGCAAACGAAAGCCGTTGTTCACGTTAGACGGAATTATATCTGGATTCATATTGTCGAGTATGAACTTTTGCATCTATCTATCGCGAGTGCGAGTGCTCGAAAAACGAAACGCGAGTTTTTTGGAGACGTCGAGGAAGACAATTTGACCCCCGTGTGAACTCACAAAGGTCGAATAGAGGTCAGGCCACTAGAAAGTCGAAAACTCGGTTTTACTATACTTCCACAGAGTGGACATGACTTTAAGGGTGGCCTGAGATTTAGACTGGTCTTATTACTCCAGCTTTTAAAGGGAATAAGAAATGGAATTCTAAAAATCCACGTCACCCGTCACCCGTCCATCCATGGAAGTATAGTAAAACCGAGTTTTCGATTTTGAGGTGGCCCGTGACGTCATCACCAGTTTCTTAAAGGTCTGAGTCATCATTAACTCACATAAAGTAAATAACGAGCGAGATTATATTTTTTGAGTTATTTTATTCACAAAAACCGTAAAAAATTCACACCGGCGTTTGCATCACCCACTCACTGGGCAACTTGCGAACCACGCCTGAAATCAGGAACGAGTTGTCATCTCCGGCTGGCGTCTCGATCTTCAGGAACTTAATGGCGATCGGTTTTTCGTCTACCAGGTCTGGAAACTGCTTGTGGAAACATCGTCTGATGAGCTCCAGCGGGTCTCTGTTTCCGATGACAAAGTCGGAAGTCACGATCGCGGCACAGCTCCCTCCAAAATCGGTCTTGCTCATAATCGATGTTAGTTTAGGCCTGCCTTCGTCTACTCCGTCAAAGATGGCAATCTTGTGAGAAATCAAGGGCGCGTGTATAATCATATCTTGCAAGGCGGCTCTCACTCCAGACTTGACGACGTGACAGGAGATTTCTAGGGGAGGCATCATGTCCGTGTCGGTTCCCTTCATGCTGGACAGGCTATATCCCAGAAACTTGTCACACCTGGGCAGCGTAGTGGTAACCCTCGCGTCTTTGACGACCCTCACGTATTGTCGTTTCCTCGTGAAAGGTCCGACCGTTGTTCGAAGCGCGATCTTGATGTCGATGTCGTGCGTGAAGATGGTAAAGGTGGACGATCTGGCGTTCATGAGAAGCGATGCGTAGGTGTCCTTGCAAACAAAGTTGGGCGAGTCTACGATGATGATTCCGGCTCCTCCGACGGAAGCTCCAAAGGGCTCCTCCACAATCTCGCGTACGATGGCTTGCTGAGATATAATGGAGTTGCAAAACTCCCCGTCTACCAGGTTGAAGCGGCTAGTCGACAGCTCTCGTCTCCAAAGAGCCGGTGATTCCGTGTAGACGATCAAGCGAGCGTTGGGGTTGAGGATGTTTTGCAAGGAGTGGAAGACGTCGTTCAATTCCCCGTCTGCCATGACTATGGTTTTGGCGACCAAGACTGGTATGCTGGGTAAGTCTCCTAGCAGGAGAGAAGACAGTTGACTCTTGGGACAAATTGTCCTATGTTGAAGGTACTGAGCAGGCATGATTGATTGATTGGTAAAGTTTCTCGTCGTTGTTTCTCGGTGTGAGGGTTGAGAGATGAATGAAGTGAGAATTAACTCGCCGGGCTTTTATATTATGAGGTTAGGTAACCTCACCTCGCCTTACGAAGCACGCCTACTTATAATTTTGTAGAGAAGAACGACCAAGACAGCGATAAAGATGAGACCTCCCGTGATCGAAGTCGAGAAGATGAGGATTATTTTCGGTCCTTGCAAGAGATTGAGCACCGGCATGGGGAAGACGGGTATGTTGAGTTCGGTCTGCTGCACCACGATTACCGTTTCATTAAACGAGGTCTTGTCGGGCTCGTGTTCCTTCGCTAACATGGTCCACGTTTTAGCTCGCTCAAAACTCGTTTTCATAACCGTGTCTTCTTCCAAAGGTTGAGGGTGTACGAACATGGTTACGTGCTTGAACTCGCTGTCATCGCACTGAAACAGCACTCCTTCGGCATTATGTTCTCGAGCAAACTCCGTCAAAATCGGGTCGTCTCTTTCGTAGTAGTTGTACACGGTTCCCATGACTTTGGCGGGATCGTATCGTAAAGTCTTGTTAGGAAGCGATGAGTATTTTATGTTCGTCTTGTTGTCGTAGAGCGGGATGATTCGTATGGAAGGGCGAGGCTTAACTCCTCGGTATCCCTCATACAAGGAAGCGCATCCCATTATGCGAGCCGTGGTAAAGGGCACGACCCTACCGTTTTCCCTGTCCACGAGAGAAAAATCCGACTTGATCACTTCGCCGTCTCGCATGAAACCGCAATCTACTCGGTTAGAGCCTTGAGGCGTGTTATATCCTTCTATGTACTTTCTGAATTTATTGTTGTCCGTACGGATGTCATTGTACGCGTTAATCCAAAAGGTCTCAAAGTTCCAAAAGAAGTGATCTCTGAAAAACTCGACGATTCTTCCGGTGATCGTGTGCTTTTCTTCCGAGGCGTGAAAAGGAAATTCGCTCAGACGAGTGAGCACGCATCTCGAGCTCTCATTAGTAAAGTAAATCTCGATCAGGGTTTCTCGTCCCAAAGTTTCTAACAGCTCGCTCACTCCAATTTGCGCTAGAGGACTCTTAGATTCCGTGGAAAGACACACCACGTTTCTGAAATTCTTTTGCAAGTAGAAAGGGTTGATTTTAAAACCTCCTTTATCGTCAGTTAGCCACGCTTGGTCGTTCTTGTCTATAGCTCCGATGGTGGTGGGGTCTCCGCAGGTTTGCTCGCAAAAAAGGTAGTAAGAACGATCGGACATCTTTTGAATTTTGGGAATGTAGTCGCACGAACTCTTATAATCCAGCATGCTTCTCAAAGTGTGACGAGGACTCTTCACGCCCATGACTTCGCAAGAGAACTCTTCATCCAGATCCTCGTGAGGAACGACAAAGGTGGCCAAGACATCGCTGGGAACCCGACTATTATCTTTACTTTTACAAAAGTTTGGCAGTTGTTGACACGAGCAGGTGCTAGTAAAGGAAGACAGGACTTTTGTTAATTCCACGTCCTCCCAACTGTAGATTTTGTAAAGCGTGTCTTTCTTTTGCAGAAGTAAAAATGCGGTAGCCGAAATCAAAATATCCCCCATGTATTGAAAACTATAAGACGTTCCGTTTCCGTTCCAGACTTGCACGAAATGATCCGGGCTCATGTAATTCCGCGCCACACGTTTGTTGATCGTGAGGTGGTTTACCAGTTGAGGAAGGATGAAGAGTTTTTTGGACGGAGAGTTTTGCGGAGTTTTGGAGTAGAAGACTGCCATGTTGTCAAATCTGGGAGAGTTGAGCGGGAAAAAGTTCTTCTTCTTTCCCTTGTACACGCAAAGAAAGCGCTCGTAGTTTTTACCGGTCCTCTTCAGTTCTTGGTTTTTGGCCGTCATTACGTCGTCAAAGTTTTCGGTGCTCCATCCTACTTTCTTTTCTTCTTCGTCAAAAAATCCCAAAGCCGTAACTTCGTCATCGTCGCCGGCGTCGATCTCGTTTCTCGAGAAAGTGTACATGAATCGATCGTAGTCGATCACCCCTTTCATGAAATTGATAATGAACTTTCCGATCTCATTTTTGAACACGGGGAGAGAGACAAAACTCGAAAAGTCGAAATTGGTAAAGAGGACGTTGTTTTCAATTACGTAGGGTCCGGTCGACATTCCATCATGCATCTGCGTGCTCATCCATGACAGGGGAGCCGTGTTGTTGATCATACGTCTTCTACAAGAAGAATCCGCGCACGAAAAGATGTGTTGTTTTCCGAACACGGTTATCGCCTTCTCTCCCGTGCAGATTTCGTCGGATCCGTAACAAAACTGATTATTTTCCAATTCTTTAACCTCGTACTTTGTCGTCTCTTGCACTTCCCCGACGAGGTCGTTGGAGCAGATTTTGGGGAAGGGAGAAACCGGAGTGTACCTGGCGTACAAATCTCCGTCGTATAGCGGCATACCGTTCCTTAGAAATCTAAAGGGGATGATGGTCGTTTCATTTATATTTTTCGCGCTCTGAGGCACTCGTCCGTGTAAGTCGGCTCCGTCAATTCCGCAACCTATGAGAAGTTTTTTGAAGTGCCTCACCAGTTTCACGGATACGGACGGCGTGGCTGTGTATAAGTCGGGAATCATAATCTGGGGGAAACCGCTTTCTTCAGCCGGGTAATGTAAGTGCGCGACATCGTTGGTCAAAATTAACCTCCACGAAGACGACAAGACGGATTGGAAAAACCATAACTTGAAACCGTCATCGTCCGGAGCTTTGAAGATGAGGCGCAATCTCACGTACAAGTTTGATAAATCGCCAAAGTAACTGTGTCCTTCGAGCGTCGCAAAAGGCACGAGGTCTATCAATTCTTCGTACTTTTCTTTCACGTTCGTGTTCGTGACGGCAGAAACCTTGTAAGAGTATACTTTGTTTTCTAAGCAGATTTCACCCACGGAATGAGGAGCGAGTAAAGTTATTTTCATCACTCCTTGTACAAAGTTGAAAGAATTGAGTGTGAATGACGTACTGGTCGGTACTTGACTCCTCGCTAACACGGCCAGCAGGCACAACGTACAAACTTTTAGCTTATCCATCTTTTTTGGGGGTGAGGTGATTATAAATTTGGACTAAGATGATACGTTCTCACATAGATACACAAACAAAAAAAGTGGTGAAATTTTTATGGTTTTTATTAACAAAAAGGCGATTATCTCTCGCCGGATCGATGTTTACGAGCTACTCACTGGCGTAGCTGGCTCGCGCGCAGAACTTCTCGAAGTCAAAGTCGTTGATGTAATCCATGTCTTCTGCGCTGTACGAGGTCTCACCCATGTCTAGGTTAACGAAGGAGAGATTGTTGGTCGAGAAGCCAGCCACAAACAGCAGAGGTAAGCGCTCCCTCATCAGGCGGTTGATCACGTCCTCCGTGGTCGAAGAGTTGACGATTCCGACGCTGTTGAAACGAGCAGACTGTTTGGGTTCGACGGCTCGCTGTATAATCTCGTCGCGGAAGATCGTACGCGTCTGAAGATTCTCGATGCCGCCGAAAAGAATCAAGTGAACCTTCTTGATGTTTTCCACGCCTTGAGTTTTGTAGAGGGAGAAGTCCTTGGCGCTTCCGATGAGACTTGTGACGATTTTCTGCAGAGGTTCTTGCTTCTTCTTGTTGAAATCCGTGCGCGTAATAAACTTGATTTGAAGAATCTCTTCTCCTTCTTCCAGTTTCATTTTTTCCTGTGGTCGTTGGTTAGTGGAGTAGATGATGACGGCTCCACGATGCTCGTGTTGGTTGACGTCCATTCTGCTTCCTATGGGGCGGATTGGGAGGTTGAGTTCCAGGTGTCGGTTCATTTTGCACTCTAGCTTATCCTTTTCGAAGAGTGCGATCTCCTTACATCTGGTTTCCTTTTCACGCTCTTCCATTTCGTTTTGAAGCTTGATCATGGACTCGTATCTTATCATAACAGATTTGGCGTTTTCTAATTCTTGTTTTAGAACTTCTCCTTTTAGTTCTGAAATCTTCTCTTCACGAATTCTGAGGCCTATGTTAGCGTCAGCAAAATCGTATCGCAGTTTTGAATTTTCTTCTTCTACGCTTCTTTTTTCTGCGGCTAGGCGAGCTACCTGCAGTTTGAGATCTTCTTGGGCTGGTGCTACGACTGCGCGCTCGAACTCTTCTTCTCCGACGGCTTCAGCGTGAGATTGTGCAGCTTCTGCGATCATGTACTCACAGATCATAGCCATGATGTCTCCCAGGCTTCTAGCCCTGTCTGTGGTGCAGTTTTTTAACGCTTTCAAGATGTAACCCTTTTCAACAGCCAAAACCTTTTTTGCGGCGGGGATGTAATCCAGCTTGTTAAAAATGATGTTGTTTTCAAGATCCGGTAACTCATTCAGACCAAAAATCTTAGAGTAATCAAAGATCAAAATATGTTCAGGGTCTATTTTGTGAATGTTTTCAAGAGTGCGAGAAACATTCTTGTTTTTCACAAGTCCCAAAAATGAAAGTGAGTTTCCAGTCAGAAGCAGAAATACTCTCTTATCTGAGCAACGAAATACACTACTGCCATGAAAACCATACATCCAGTTTACAAGGGGTATGATTTCCTTTTCATCAGTGGTGAGTTGAAGATGACTCATCATTTTTTGAACAGAAAAAGATGGGTTGCAATCTTGCAAGAGCTGCTGATTTTGCAACCACATCCATTTTTCACTGTTGATGACGTCACGATTTTTGACAAAGAGGTTTGAAAAAGTAATCAAAACCACGCCTCCTTCCTCACACTTCACCTCACTTCCCTCAGGCAGCTTTTCTTTGAGTTTGACGAGCGCTTCATCAAAAATCTCAAGAGGCTCGCATCTCAAACTCAACTGGGATCCAGGGCGTTGATAAAAACGATCTCTCTTTTTCTGAGGCTTCTTCCCAGTAGAAGTGCTCGCTTCTACACAGGCCTTCTTCACAGCTCCAGTCTTCTTGGTAGAACTCTTGCGTTTGCTAGCACGCACGATAGGCTGGTCGTTGGAGATAGTTGCGGAAGGATTCATCTTTGTAGATTGTAGAGTTCGCTGGTTTGCTTCTTGCTGAAAGTTGATGTGTACGGTTGGGCTCACGAGTTGTGAATGATTTCAGAATGATAATCGTGCGACTTATATAGTTTATAGGAACCTGTCCTTCCTTCGTACATGTCCTTCCTAGTAACCTGTCCTTCCTAATCGTACAAGACCTTTCACACAAGTAGACTCATGAAAAAACAAAATTTGTAAAGAGTAAAAAAATAGGATTTATTCATACAAGGTTTGCATAGATTGCGATTACAGCTCGCATAAGTCAAGCAGAGCAGCAGGAAGCGTGTCCAATGGCATCGGCATCGATCACGGTCTTCCCAAAACTCCCACTCTTTGTAGATTGTTGACTTCTGATGTAGTAGCTGCCGTTCTTCATTCTCAGCTTGTTTCCGAGGTGCATGTTTCTCCAGATGTAAGTCGTAGCCGGTGTGTTGTCGCCAGCCTTGTCCAGAGGAAGCGAGTGGTTCAGAGAGATCCCTTGATCGATGTAAGGTTGAAGGGCTGCCGCGATGTACATCGGATTCACCTCGTGTGAGACCTTGTACAAATCTCTCAGATCTTCGGGCACCAACTTCGTCAGTTTTTGCACGGAACCGTTGTGTTCTTCCAGGGCTCGAATCATCTCTGCGTTCCAGAGTCCTCTCTTTTCTAGGTCTCTCTGCAGATGTTTGTTGATGATGACGAAGGCCTCCGCGTCGTTGATGACCCTGGTAAATCTGTTGGAGTGAATCGCTTCTATGGACTCCACGTTGTCATAGAGCTGACTGGAACTGGCAGTCGGCGGTTGAGCGGTCAGCATGCTGTTGTAGATGCCGTGCTTTTTAAAGTCGAGCAAGACAGCCTTCCAGTCAAAGAAATCGTGCGAAAGATGAATCTTCCTGTCGAATCCCCTGATCTGGTCAAACTGTAGAATCCCGGCGCGATGCTTGTTGTTCTCGAAGCGGTAAGACGGGTAAGGACCCTTCTCTTTAGCCAGTTCCACACTCTTTCTCACGCAGCCAAAGTAGATGGCTTCTCCGACCAGCTTTGTGAGTTGTACGGCGGTCGGCGAGTCGTAAGGGATGCCGAGCATAAACAACAGATCTTGTAAGCCTTGCTGTCCCACTCCTATGGGACGATGAGTGAGATTAGAGTAAGAGAGGATATTGTTCTTCTCGTCATACCTCTCCCCGTGCAGCTCTATTTCGCCGTCGGGATCTTTGCGAAGAAAGGCCGGATTCTCTTTGTTGTAGTTCTGATTGTCTATGGCCACGTTTAGGACCTCCACGCAGGTTCCGGCACACTCCGCGACTTCATTCCAGTTCACTCTTTGACGCCAGGGCATGCCTTCGGTGTTTGGGATGAAGAAGCTGTTTACGCACACGGTAGCCAGGTTACAAATCGCGATTTCATTGCTCGAAGTATATTGGAAGATCTCGGAACACAGGTTGCTGCTGTTGATCACTCCCAGATGAGAGTGGTTACTACGTTCGTTGATCGGGTCTCTGTTCATGGTGTAGGGCATACCGGTTCCTTTCATGACGTTGACTATCTTGTTCATCAAATCGGAAGCGTTCACGGTCGTTTTGGGCACGGAAGGATCATTCTCCAGCTCCTCGTACAGCTTTTCAAACTCTTCTCCGTACGTTTGTTCCAGACCTCTGGCTTTGGTCGGACAAATGAAACTCCACGTTCCTCCTTCGGCTAGATCCCTCAGGTAAAACAGGTCGGGAATCAAAACGCCCATGAAGAGGTTGTGAAACTTGTTTTCTTCGGATCCGATCAAAGTGTATCTCGACATGAGCCACATCATAAAGTCGGGATGCCAGAGGGGAAGATAGGACGCTACGGCTCCCGGACGTGACATCTCTCCTTGAAAGAATGCTAGCGGAATCTCGTTGATCATCCCCAACTTACTCGCGATACTTTTAGATTTCCCGGAGACTCCGACTTGAGTTCCTCCTCCACGCATAGCGATGTTGAAACCTATCCCTCCGTTCATACCCATCAGGCTCGTCATCTGGTTGGTGCAGAGGCCGATTTCATTCACGGAGTCTCCCATGTTCAGCAGGTAGCAGCTTCCAGTGTTAGACAAGGCCTTGCCCGCGTTGTATAGAAAGGGTGAAGCCATGGAAAGATTGTGACCGCTCAGCTTGTGGTAGATTTCCCTCACCCGTTGCGGATTTCTACAAGCGTCCTCCGTTAGAGCGATGGCGACTCGCATGAACATGTAGCTTATCCGTTCGATCTGTTCTCCGTTGTGCAGCTTTAGACACTTGCCCTTGATCGTGCCCCTCACGCCCATGAAAGAGTGAGACAGGTCTCTGACTTCGTCGATCCACGAATTGCAATCTTCTTCGTGGCGAGCCAAAAAGTTAATAATGGCAGGCACTCCGACCTTTGTCGAATCGGGGTACCTAGCTTTAGCCGCTTCGTGGTACCGCCTCATCGCTTTTCCAAATGACTCCGGGGTTTTCATGTTGTGCAAAGCGGACATGACTCTTCCGGCCAAAAAAGCGTAGTCTGAATGAAGTGGGATGAACGACGTAAAGGTGTTGATGATGTCTTTCTCCATGCTGTGTTTGTTCATCAATTTATCAACCACGACTCCTCCCAAAAATGGAATCCGGAATCCTGTCTTGCTGGACACCCGTCCTTCGCATAAAGTAAACAAGAATTCTCTCATCTCTTGTCGCGTCGAAGGAGCTGAGGCGGGAACTCCGGACATATCTTTCAAAACCATCCTGCAAGAGGTAGACATTTTGAGGGCACGATTGGTATTTCTAAAAAGAAAATAAAATTGTGAAGAGAAAACGATAATTTCGAATATATATACCTCCGAAAACGAATCAGCCCTTGTACCCGTAAAAACACCCCCAGGATGACAGCGATCGACAAAACGTTCAACCCCTACAATTCGAGGATAAACGGCTTTATCACCGTTGAACCGACAGACCCCCAAAAGAGAAAATTGTTGTCTCTGCTCGACTCCGGGCTTAGAAACGCGAACAGGATGCGCACCAATTTCAAAGACGAGGTGCCCGGTTACTCGGAAGCTTACTGGAGCCTGGTTTACTTTAACGATTTTATTTTGATTTCGGTGCTCGACCCCAAGACCGAAGTTAAAGTTTCTGAAGTTTACACAGAGTTGTCAAACACCTCGCGCATGATTAACGTGTTGATAGCGCCCCCGAAGCTAGAGAGTCCTATCTACTTACAGTTCGTTGACGAGTGCGTGCGACACAGGGGTGCCAGCCTCACCCTCAGATCTATCAGGTTGTATAACGAATCGGACTCTCTTTACGAGTTGATCGAAGCGTACGTAGCCCTCGTACCTAACAACCTCGGAACCATGTCTTTAACGACGGTGACCTCTCCCATAACGGGTGACAAGATCTTTGTTTAGAGTACAAGCCCATCCTCCTCTCGTCACAAAACCCTCGTCACTTTACACAAGCCCTTGTACCTCAGTTTTGTATATAAGGCACCGGTGATCTGAGTTGGAGTATCATTCAAAGCCTAACCAGCTAAGAAGAAACAACTGCCTAACAAGCAAAAAAAAACCTACCTGCAAAGTTTTTAACCGAACTTACCGAAGAATCTTCAATCATGTCTCAAGTTCAAGAATATAACTCCGCCTCCACATCTGAAGTTGACGAACAAGAAACCATGGACACTTCTTCTCCTCAAGAAGAAACCGTCGATGAGTCTTCAACTGAAAAAACGGCTCCTAAGAAATCTAGCAAGAAGGACAAAAAGCCTGCGCCAAGATTCACCGCGGCTCAGAATGGGATCCTTCCCACTCACCCAAGACCCGAGATGAGCGCTGAAAACAAGATGAAGTTTGCCGAGTACATTCAGAAAAAGAAGCTCGACCAGATCGACATGGTTGAGATTGATGGTATGTCTATCCGTCAACGCATCGTACGCAAGATCTTCGAGAAGGAGTGTTGTCTTTTCGAACTCGCTTCTCAAGCCATAGACGCGAAATCGGAAGCTGAACTGAAGAAGATTGAGGAGCGAGTGGAAGACGTGCGATTCCTGAACACCGACCAGTCCAGGCGTCTCGGCAGCGCGTTGATAAAAATTAGAAACGATCGTATGAAGCGTGGATCTAAAAGGGCGGAGAAAGTTCAGACCGGTGTAGTGGAAGACACTGACCTTTGTCTTGACAAGGAGGAGTCCGGAAAAAGCGGTAAGAAGACTAAATCCGCTCCCAAAAAGTCGCCGGCCATCGAAAAACTGGAAAAGATGATGACTGAGAAGAAGTACGGAGAAGCCGCCATAATTCTCTCTATGGTTTCCATACCCGACTACATCAAGGAAGAAGTTCGCGAAGTTCTGGTCAAGAACGAGGTGGCTGAGGGAGAACCCCAGAGGTGCTTCACTTGCAGCAACATGGTTCCCGTCATACTCAAACCAACTTGCTGCGAGAAGAGCATACCCATGTGCGAGAACTGTTTGGACGGATTTGCCCAGAATTATTCCAACTCATCTCCCGGGAGACGAATGAAGTGCGGTTTCATGAGCTGCTACTCTTGCGACACCATGATGGGTTACCACGGCGAAGATGACAAAGAAGTTAGCAAAGATCAAAAGCCCGTGACTGACATGTTGAAGAGCGACGACGTTTTCTACGCCAAGTTTTTACTGGCCGTCATCACCAAACACAAGGTGAAGGGTTTCAACACCAATCAACGTCCTCTTCTCATGGCTATAGGGAGCTGGATCCAGAAAACTCTAAAAGACCAGATGACCATATACCAGGAAGAGAAGGTTTACATGCTGGCGAATTACGGAGTCAACAACCACAACATATCAGCAGAATTGATCCGCGCTATAGAAAGGGGTTCCACAGCGGAAGAATATTTCGTGGCTCTGCACGAGAAGAACAAGAAGAAGAATGGAAACAAAAAGAACAAGAAATCCGTGCCTTCTCCCCTCGCCGTAGAAGTACGAGAAGAAGATGTTGTCCCTGAAGAAGCAAAGTCGGAAGAAGCAAACTCCGAACCCATGCAAACTGAGACAGAAAAGCCCAAAGAAAAACCCAAGAGCGTTAAGCGCAAGGCTGCTGATGATGAAGAAGAGGAGGTTGAAGAACCCGCTCTCAAAGTTCAGAAGGTTGACGAGGAAACTGCCCCAGAAGATAGAAAGCTGGCCACACCCGCACGCAAACCGGTAAATGATGATGACGACGACGAAGACATGGAAGATGACAAGCCTTCCGTTTCTACCAACATCGGTTTCGAAACGCTTCTGGGAGATGATCTACAAGACCAGATGGAAGAGCCAGACATGCTGTCTTAAGCAAGCGAGCAAACCAAAACCCCCCAAAAACCGGCGTGTTCTTAAACGCCTTTCTTGTGTTCAAAAAAATAAAAATGATTATATAACTTCAAATCTTTATCTTCTCGTTCTTTTATATTTCTTGACAATTACGCTAACCACCTTACGGCATAGTGAAGGTTACGAAATCATGAAGTGTGTTTTAATTTTACTGATCTTCGTAGTTGTCTTGTACGCGCAAGATGATGACAGACTCACGATAAATAGATTGGGATACGGCGTGTTCTTTGAACGCATAGGAGAAATTAGCGATGCGGGAGGAATCATTTACCATCCGGTAACTTGGTCGCTGATCATACCAGAATTTAAAACTCCTCACATAGAATTGATGTTGTGCAACGTGACCGATAACGAAGGCATAACCGGTTTGTGCACAACCGTCAACAATCTCATCGCCAGAGTAAACAACGACGCTTACACTACCGTATCTAGAGCTAAAAGGCAGCTCGAGGAAGCTATCGAGATCATTCCCTTAAGCGACACCGCGGTGTTGATCTCGCGAGCTAACGAAACGGAAGACGTAGGAGGAGGAGGAGCTAGAAGCAGGAAAAGACGAAGCGCGAACCGGCAACGAAGAGATGTCACGCCGCCGTCGCTACCCGATGACGTTATAGGTTCCCCGGACGCGTCTGAAATTCCTGACTGGATTAAAGACGACAACGACGACATAAACAGCAACTTGGAGTATCTTATCCCCGGGAGATTTGCCGGAGAACTCTTCACGAACATTTTCAACATGCCCAGCTCTCGCACGATCAAAAACACGGAAAGAAACCTCAAGAGTTTGGGAAACGCCATCTACACGAACAAGGAGAGCATCGTTAACTTGGGAAAGCAGTTGGGATACATCATGCAATTGACCGACAAGCGCTTGGACGCCATAGAAGATATGGCCACGATAGCGAAGGGTCGCTTGCTGGTGGTGCGCGATTACATTCGCGAGTTTCAAGAAACTTTTTACTCCAAATTAAACGAGATCGAAGAATCCATTTTTCTCTTGAACGGTTTTAAGTCGGAGGTGGTTTCCACTCTGTATCCGGAGCTTAACAGGGTCAAACTAATTTGTAACATGATTTACTCCCTGTCCAGCAACTGGTTGTTCGGAATCATCAACCTCACCAGCGGCTTTATTTCGGAGTACCTCGTCTCGCAAAAGATGATAGAAGACGCGATCTTGGACATCGAGCAAAACAAACTCTCGCAGCCCGGCTTCAGGGGTTACAAGTTTATGAGTAAAGAGCCCGGATTTTACTACAAGCTTCCCAGAATCTCGTACGCCAGAGCGGAAAACAAAATCTTGATCACGATCGAGGTTCCCCTCTACAAACCCAACAAAAAGCTCACCCTCTACAGAGTGAACGACTTTCCCTTGCCCGTGACCGCCGGATTAGAAGGCGACAAACCGTCCTCGGAGCACGGCTACACCTACATAGTCGATCTGCCACCCTTTTTGGCGGTGAGCGAGAACCTGGAAAGCTACATAGAGATGACGGAAGCTCAGTACCTGGCGTGCGAGGGAGCCGTGAAGGGAGTGCAAAACTGCGGCAACAGCGTCGGGGTTCCCAGGATGAGCGTCGGAGAACAGAAGAGTTGCGTGTACGCCATCTACAGCGATTCTCCTCTGGACGTCAAAAAGTTTTGCGACACGGCTTTCACCAAAGACATCCCGCAAGGTTCCGCCAGACAACTCTCCAGCGACAGCTCGTTTTTGATTCAGAGCGGAGGAAGCGACAAGTTTTGGACCATGAGGTGTCCCGCCTCTCCGACCAACCCTTACACCAAAATCGAGCCGTGCTCTCTGTGCAGGTTGAAGATGGGTTGCGGCTGCACTCTGATCGGGCCAAATTTCAGGATCCCCACGCATATCAGCGGCTGCGATTACGCCTTCGCGAACACTCCCACGACCACGAAGATCTTTCAGCGCAACGTGGCCACGATCACTCAGTTCGTGACGGACGTCGATCTTCAGACGGTCAGATCTTACGCGGAGAAAGTGGACGAGCTGTGGCCGGAAATCGAGATGGGCGTTATAAACTTTACGATTCCCGATCACTTCAACGACTACGTCGAAAAATCTAGACGGTTCGCTTCCAATTTCAGCAAGGGAGCCGAACTGATTAAAAAGAAATTGACCATCTTCAAAGACAAGCAAGACAACGCACTGGCAGCTGTCAGAAACTACACGGACCAAGAGGTCGACAGGGCGGGAAGCATACTCGGAGGTTTGGAATCGCTGTTTACTTCGATTTTTGGAGGGAAAGTCTGGGCGGTTTTAGCCTTCGTGTTTAGCGCTCCGGGACTGGCGATCATGTCGCTCGTCATCTCGGCCGTGGCGGGTGTTCCGCTCATCGTACGAGACTGCAGGAGTTGGAGGGAGAGAAAGAGGGAAGAGGCTGAAGAAGATCAACTCTTACTGGACAACCAACGCGATGTGCGACTAGACGCTTACTCCTTTTTCTGGCCCAAAGCTCACACGCAGATGCCGGCCATGGTTACCGTTATAGACGATGCAGAAGGCGTGACTTATCAGACGCCAATTTGAGGGTTCTCTTGTGTACAAAATAAAAGATAATTGACAACAAAAATACAGATTGAATGTTTTTCATTTTATTCACACACAAAAAAACATGTTGCGTTTGAGTCACGCAGATTAAAGCGTTTGAGTCACGCAGATTAACGAAACCCCTCTCTCTTCAAACAATTTTCGTCCTTGCTGCAGAAGTTGAGAAAACTCATCTCTGACCTTATTCAACTTGCTCAGGTTTCGATAATTTCATCATTGATCGTAGATCCTGGAAAGACGATTGAGATAAACCACCTATACAGAATGAACGCAAACTCGTGTTCGGATGACGTTCCAACCGATATACACGGAGAGTGTTTTTCGAATCTCAGTAAATCATCCACATCTAATTCCATGTAAACGCTCGTGGTTATCTTTGCTGGTTTCTTTCTTCCGTGAATTCCTTCAGTTATTGTTACATAGACGTTGGGAGTAATGGGGTAGCGTATTTGCCTGGCCAACTCAGACAGTTCTCTTAAGTCAGGGGTTTTACTCATCTCATTTCCATTATTCTTCTCAATCACCGGAGAGTCAACAACCACAAAAACGCAATGAAAGTGGTTTTTGATATAGACGGGGTACCCAGCAGAGAATCCACAGGTGTAGATCAGAACATCGGTACTACTCATATCCTCCTCTATATTCTTCTTTTTACCGTCGAATCTAACAACGTTCTTGTTAGAAGGTACCAATTTTTTAATCTTGTTTCCCCAGCGTTTGGAAGGTACAACCACAGCAACCTTGTAATTCATATCCATCGCATACAAAAAACGAATTAGAAGTCCGTCGTTTCCCACTGTAGATCTGGGGTGAGACATCTTTTCGTACAGCGCGATAGATTTGATGTCGTTTGCCAGAGGGTAAATCACGCGGCTTATCTCCTCGTCATCCCAAAACTCCATCTCCCCGTCATCGCAAAACTCCATCTTGCTTGCCGGTTCACTCACACTCTCATCAGAAACAGGGGTAATTTGGTTAAAGTTGTTCATCTTGATTTGTTGGTTACCGGTTTCTCCTCGTTGAATTGTAGTTGTCTGCTCGAGTTTTCAGCTCAGAATGATTTTGTCTTAGTTCTCATACCAGTTATATAGTTTTAAGAGGAGAAAGACCTTGTAAAAAAGCAAGTACACCTCTCAAGCAAGCACACCTCAGAAGCAAGTACTCCTCATAAGCAAGCACACCTCTCAAGCAAGCAACGCAAAAAAATATTTTTTATAGTTTTTTATTAATAATAAGTAGCGAATTACTCTCGCCGGTTAAAAGTTTTGGCATCGCACATAGCCAAGTATTCATCTATCGTTGGCACTTCAGTAAAACCATCTTCTTCTTCTTCTTCTTCTTCTTCTTCTTCTAGACACACTTTCTTTGGTGGCGGGCACACAGGCTCATCTTCATCACTGGAGGTGTCACATCTTGATCGCTTTCTGCTAGTAGTAGTGGGCGGTGGTGTAGTTGGTGGTTGATAAATTGGTTGAACGATTGCAATCTTTGTTTCAGGCAAGATGTTTGTTTCAGTTATGAGTTGATCATCATATTCTTTAGTCATGAGATCTTCTAGTTCTTTTTCTTGCTCAGTCTTCACATCTGGTACATCAGTAGTCGTGGACACGCTAAGAACCTGAGACAAAATTGTTTGTATCTTATCTTTATAAGATTGAACATCATCAACTTCTTTCAGAACGGTCTGTATCATCTTCTCTGTCTTTTTTGCAAAGAAATCTGCATCCTTGTTGTCTGACATCAGTTCTTCTATACTGTCAGGCGTATCAATTTCTTCCAAGACCTTGTGTCTATGTTGTGCCCGCATCAGCTCAGTGTCTGGCTTTTCTCCCGCTTTGTACAAGACCTTTACACGCTCCATTTCGTTTACAACTTGCAAAGGAAGAGTGCGTGCCTCTAAGATTTCATCAATGGCTTCGCACACCATGTTTCGATCTTTGTTACCACAGTCTCCGTCAAAAGACAGGTGGATGGTGTGCATGGCTTCAGTCAATGCCTGGTCATACTTGTACTTTGATTTTATTGGTACGTACGCGGCATCCCTCAAATTAAAATCTCGTTTTTCAGCGAGTTTGTTCAGCGCTAGTCTAAATTGCATTTCGTACTGCTTACCAACTTCCGCGGTCAGTAAATCAACTAGGTTGTCCTCAGTAACCGTTGTCGTGCTGCATTTATTCTTCATCAAATCTATCGCTGTTGTAGTCGCCTTCAGTAAAAACTTAGAATCTCTTCTCGTGTCTTCCGGGTAATCTTTGATAAAAAACTTCAACCCGTCTCCGATCTTCCCTCGCCAATCAAAGAGGTTGTACATCTTTTCAACGTACGTTCTCCTGTCGTTTTCAACAGTCCCACGATCATCTAATCGGAAAGTGTGAAATCTCAGATCCAATAGAGCGGCCATATCTTCACTGATGCGTCCGTTCTGTTTCGCATAGACCTCGTACGGAGACTTGTTCGAGGTTACGATCAATGAAGTTCCATTCTCTATGGCATAACTGGCTCCAAACGTTTTGCAGTTGATCGATCCTCCGCTGCTGTCAGACGTTATCCTCTTCAGATCTGTAAATGAGAGTTGATTTCTTTCAAGATCATCGTAGATTAGGACCTTCACGCCTGGTATGAGGTCCGTGGCGTTTCTAAAGTCTCTCACGAATTGAGCGCACGTTGTATTGCACAAATCTTCCATGGCGTACGACTTTCCGTAGTTGCCAACCACGCTGTAAATCCACAGATGATGTTTCTTATGCATGACGAGAATATTCATGAGATCAATAAAGGTCTGAGTCCCGGGAACCAGAGTCAGCTCAGCGAAGTCACTCTTTCTTTCTCTCAATCCAAACTCCAAGATCTTAGTTTTGGGGTGAGGAAGACTGAGTTTAGCCTTTTCTCTGCTGTGCCTTTCTAAGACGCGACTAGATGCGTGAGCCCTGGCTACTTCTTCTACCGTGAACTCTCCGTTTTCTAGATCTGTAGAATCCAGGTTGTTTACGGTGTCGTTGAGGCGAGCGTTTCTTGCACGCTTTCTGATCTGCTGTTGTATTTCACTTTTCAACGAGTCTACGTAGATTTTTGGGAAAGTATTATATATAACAGTAGTGCTTGTCAATATAATTCCTTTCATGATGTTATCTCCCACTGGTTTTTTCCCTAGAACACGCAAGGGAGTGCGTTTCAGTCTCAGATTTTTCTTGAGGGTGTACATCCCAGAATTGAGACTAATTTTTGTCGCGTCATGTCTGTGCATAATCACCACAACTCCGCACTGCGTGACATAGTGCGAGAACAATTTCTTAGGAAAAAAGTTTACGACATGTTCAGAAAAATTATCTAGATTCGGATCATCATCCATATCTTCTGGTCTGAGTTGAAAAACCAAGTCTTTGACCGTAACTTTAGTCTTGCCTGTTTCAACCTGCGTGAATCCATCGATGGTGTGAGGCGTTCCGGCGTTTGGTACATAAGATGACATTTTGATTATCTTTTTGCGCGATCCAACGACATGAAAATATTATGTAAAAGTGAAGGTTCTTAAATATATGAAACTACTTTTATAGGAGCAAACTGTTAAGCAAGGCAACGTCTGAAGTACCACTCCTAAACTAGATGTGGTAAGTGAGGAAGCCCTTGTCTTCTTGAACGGGGAAACAAGTCTTACATTTTTTGACTAGCTTTACAGGCAAGACACGATATCAAAACGCGCGCTACATTCACTATAAAACAAAGCGTTGGATCTGAGATTATTCATAACTCTAAAAATCACCATGAGTAACGTCGTATATCTTTCAGACACTGGATTTAAAACCTTGAGCGCAAAATACATCGCGCTGAAATTATGCAACGAAGACAAGGAACATCTGGGTGAAATTATTACCAATCTGAAAACCAAATCTGACCCAGGATGGAAGATCTTGTTAACCGATGACTTACATCTTCTCATGTCTAGCAGGACTCACATCAAGTTTACTAACGGGACAGAAAGTGTCAAAGAACGGTACGGCTTGACTAAGAGACCCATGAAGATGAATCACCAAGATCGCAATTTACTACCCGCCTGTATGAAAACAATATTTTCCAGAGGATTTGACAGCAAACGACTCCTGTACAACACGTTCAAAGAAAAATGCTTGTGGGAGATGGTTCATGTAGGTGAGCACGCTATACCGTCTAAGAGAATTGATGATGTAGTTTTGGACAGAAGAAGGCGCTTCATTACTCAATTGAATGATATACTGTGTATGGAGGCCTGTGATCCTGACACGACTGATGATAATTTCTTTCTCACGGCCATGGCTTCTGTGATTGGGATTAATAAGACCCTCCTTAACAAAAGTTTTGGAGACAGGGGTCATCTCTTTATACAGACGAACGCCAGCACTGAGGTACCAAACGTGAAGGACAAAGATGAAAACTGGAGAGTTGTAAACTTCGATTTGAGATTGTGAGCGTGATTTAACGCTTTTATATAAAATAAATCAACTTTTACTTGTACTACTTTTTTGAGTCTTATATAAAAAATGAAATCTATTTTTAGAATTAATAGGTATTGCGCAATATTTTTTTCACGATTATTTTTATTCGCCTGAAAGCGTTGATTTTGGAGTTGGTTACTATATGTTTAGTGTTAAATGAAAGCGTTGGTATATTTTGGGCGTTGATTTGGGCGTTGATAATTTTATTCATTGATTTCATTAGTGTTTTTCAACATCTATATTTTTAAAAAAATCTTTAAGATAAAGTCCCCGGAAAAAATTGAAAGATATATGTATGAACCAACGCCCAAATCAACGCCCAAAAATTAACCAACGCTTTCATATTACACTAAACATATAGTAACCAACTCCCAAATCAACGCTTTTGTGGTTATAAAAATTTCAGTGAAAAAAATATGACGTCATCAGTTAATCTAAAAATAGATATATTAACCCACCCCCGTCACAAACTAACTCATACCTGCAGAAGTCATCGCCACAATTTAAGTCACATATGCAGACAAGACCCCCCGTCTAACCCCCGCAATCACTAGCGCCTGCAGAGAAGACACACACACTTCGCCCGCAAGCCAAAAAAACCCACGTCCGCAAAAAAGACAAGGACGCACTCATATGTCGAAGTCGCAGAAGCACACCCATGTCTGACAAGGACGCACTCACATTTCGAAGTCGCAGAAGCACTTCCATGTCTGACAAGGACGCACTCACATGTCGCACCCGCGCACAAATCTCCGACGAGGAAGACAGCACACCTCAAGTCTCACCCGCGCAAATCTCACCGTCGAGGAAGACAGCACACCTCAAAGTCACCCGCGCGCAAACCTCACTGACGAGGAAGACAGCACACCCTCCGCGCTCGCAAATCTCACCGACGAGGAAGACAGCACACCTCAAGTCGCACCCGCGCGCAAAATCACCGACGAGGAAGACAGCACACCTCGTCCGCGCCGCAAATCTCACCGGCTACGACAAGAACGCACGCGGACAAAATGCAAGTTCTGGGGGCCTATATGGTACCTTACCACTTTTTTTTTCCTCCGCGTTCTTCTTGTAGCCGGTGCGTATTGCGAGCGAGCAACTATGTGACGAGGAAGACGGTGCGACTTGCGAATGTGCGAGCGGCGACTATGTGACGAGGAAGACGGTGTGACTTGACGAATGTGCGAGCGGACAACTATGTGCGAGGAAGGCGGTGTGACTTGACGAATGTGCGAGCGTGCAACTATGTGACGAGGAAGACGTGGTCTGAACAAAGCGTGTGACTATGTGATGAGAAACGGTGCGACTATGTGACGAGGAAGACGTGCGACTTGACGAATGTGCGAGCGTGCGACAGAGTGGCGAGGAAGACGCACATTGGAGAATTATGCGAGCGACCGACAGCGTGACGAGGAAGACGGAAAAAAAGTACAAAAAACCGAGCGCACGGTTGGATGACGAGGACGCACGGACTGATGAAAAAACCCGAGCGCGCTATAAGTGACGAGGACGCAAGACATAATAAAGATTTCGAGCGCGCAAATTACGTGACGAGAAGGCGGGACGGGCTGAAAAAAATATCGGTAGCTCCAAAGTTGGTGACGAGAAGATCGGACATACTCGACGTGAAAAATCGAGAGCTCAAACAAAAACGAGAAAGATGAAAATAATTTTTCATACACAAATTTTATTCATATTTTTTTGATAATCTGCGTTTATCAACACGCAAACTTTCTTTCTTTTTTCACTTCTTCAGTCTCAGCTTGGCCGCCAGTTTGTCCGCCTTGTAGAACTCCAGACCGAACTTGACGGTGTTCACATCCATATTGGGACTCATGGCGCTCAACATGCTCATCCAGCTAGCTTGACCCGCGGCGACGACGGGTTCCGATCCGTAAGCGGCGTCCATAAGGCTGCATAGAAGAAGGGGGTTGAAGCAAATATCGGGCGACATCAGAACCTCGAAGGTGTCGAAGTCGTAGATAGGTCTCTGGCACCCGATGCTTTTTGGGTCGTAAGGGGCTTGCGTGCTCAGACACCCGGTACACTCGAACATCATCCAAGAGTACGTCTTGCTCACCAGTTCTAAGGCAAAGGCGTGAGGATCCCTTTTAATCTTGGACATGCAGGGATCCATGTAAACGTCGTTCATAAGGCGCGACTTCAGATGTTTGATGTGCATGAGACAGGTACGCTCGGTCACGGCGGGGTGGTATCTGTACAGGTGAAGTAAGATTCTCCTCACCAGGACGTCCGAGTCGATGCAGCTTTGTAAGGCCATGGCGGTAATCTCGTCGGGAGTCAAAAGGCAAGACATCCCTCTCACGCTCGCCACTTCTCCGTTGGACTCGTCGATTTCGAAGTCCCCGTCGGGTCTACTTTCTTCTCCGTCCCACTCCATGCAATCTTGCTCGTTAGCCACGACGGGATCGACATCTTGCAGTAAGACGTTCATGATTTCTTCTCGCATCTCGTGGTCGAATTTTTTGTAGAGTCCGTACGACTCTATGGTGACGCGTCTGAGAATATCATCGAAGGTGTTCATGTTTTTTTGAAGAAGGGAGAGATTGTTTGTCTTAGGGTTGATTCACCTCGGAGGTTAGACGGATGAATGATAAACTTTTGAAGTTTCACCCCTCTTTTATAGTTTCCAGTCGGAGCAAGACCTCGCTCTCAGTTTCTCTGAATCTGCTGTACTTGTCGAACAGTTCTGAAGCCATGACCGTCGTAACGGCTAGGTCGTCCGCCTTGTGTTTGTTTTTACCGATAGAACGCTTTCCGCTGACGTGGTAGACCTTTCTCCCCGTGGTCCTTCCTACCGTCGTAGTGATTACCACGCTGTCTAAGGCTGAGAGAAGGTGAGAATCCAGGATGTTTTTGCCGGCGTTTGACATGGAGACCACCACTTCCGCCATGTAGAATTTGTCGTAGAACGTGCGCGAAAAGAAGTTTAGGAAGATGTTGACTTTGTCGTTCCCCAGACGATACCCGATCTTGTACTTGGTTTGGGGGTCGTGATGAAGCCTGTCTTGCAATTCGTCTCGAGTCAAAGCGAGTGCTCGTAAGCTGTCGTTCACGTAAGATTTGGCTCTCGAATCTTCCATGATGTCGTACTCCCCTTCCCCGTCGTCGATTTCCATCTGCTTGCCCGTGTCCGTCAAGATCACTCGTCCGTTGTCTAAGACCACCCGTTTGTACTTGCGCTTCTCCCTGGATTGAAACACCTTCTGCTGTTCTTGATCGACGACTATGGCCGGCACCATGATACACACGTGACTTAACAGTTCTTGATGTTTGGTGTAGATCAAGCCGCAATTGTACCACATGTTATCCAGATCGAAAGAATTAATTTCCGGGACGAGAATGAATTCGTTAAAGTGACCTTCGTACAAAGAGTTTAGGGAGAAGACCTGAGCCATGAAGACGGTAGCCATGGCTTTCATCGCGTCGTGGGTCTCGCTCTCGTAGTGTTGAGTCGTGAATTCTTCCATGCCTAGAACTACGACCCTTCCGTCTCTGAGCTTCGTCACAAAAGTCATCGCGTGCAGAGAACGATCGAAGGTTTCTAGATTTTCGGATTTGTACGAAGTGGGCGTGGGATCCAGGTAAGCTACGACCGTGCCCGTGCAAAGATCTTTAGAAATTTCATAATCCACGTCTACCCGGTTGTTCATGAAGTTTCTTCGTCCGCAATCCACGGTGAGCCGCATCTTGCTGATTCCGTCTCCCAGCCCGTGCAAATCTTCTTTGCTCAAGTCTGGAGGGATGACTCCTATCTCGCTGAGCATGGCCGATCGGTTTGTCGTCACGTCCCCTCCTTCGTCTCCCGTGTTTACGACGCTGAAGGCCTTCATCAGCTTCGTTACTTCGGAACCGGTGTTGATGTGATGGGGTTGTTGGAAGGTGTTGCAAAGACACATGGTATACTGCACTTCGTTTTGTTGAATGAGAGCCAGGCAGTGATTACGACAGACGAACTGCACGTTGTTCGTTACGACTTTGTTCATGCGAATTTCGGAGATGTTCACGTACGCTTTACTGTCTTGTCCGTTCTTTTGAGAACTGGTACACATCATCTTGACCGCCGATCCGTTGGCGTGCTGTGCCAGCAACTCCGGGTAAATCTTCGGAGAAACGAAGTTACTTTCGTCCAGAAACATAAAGTTGTAGGTGGGACCTCTGTGAGCGTTGGCGCAGATGTAAGGCTTGGCTCTAAAATCGTTAGTGGAGAAGTAAGGGGTGTTCTGTTTAATTATGGGGGTCTCCCTGTCAAACTTGTAAAACGTGATTACGACCGTTTGGTCGGTCTCGCGCCATCGACACGTGGTTTGGTAGTAAGTCTGCCCGTGTTTGGTTATGTTGGGGTTAAACTTTTTGATCTGTTCTACTTTTTTGATAAACTCCGAGTGCTTCTGCCGGTTTGAGAAGGCTACTAACTTTTGCACGTGAGATTTGAGGGTGTTGAAAGCCTCGGTGCAAAGCTGCTTCGTTTGAGCCGTGTACAAGACTCTCAGTCCGGCTCCCACGCAAAACACCATGGAGAGAGCCATGAGGGCTGACGAAAATGATGACTTGCCGCACCTACGGGGGATGGTGTACGCAGAAACCTGAGGTTTAAACATCCTTTCTAATTTTTTAATTCTCGAGGGAGAAAGGTTTTGCACTCCCAGATTGCACTTGAGAAAACTCAGGATCAGCTCTGCGAATTCGTCTAGGTCGCATCTCTTGATCAGGGCACGCACGGTATCGTGAAGCATGGCTCTCTGAAAGGCGTGCATGTAGAACTTCACTTTGGACGTGAGAGGAGAGGTGGCCGTCTTTACCGTCAGGGTTAGTTGTTTAAACATGTCGTTGGTCGTCATGCAGTTGATGAAATTGGTAAATTGCTCCACCGCTTCTCTTTTACCGTCGGTCACGTCGAACATCCCGTGCTCTATTTTAGAAGTCCTTCCTTCGAATCGCTTCTTCGCGTAGTCTACGCTCATGTCTTTCAAAAACTCGGGTAGGGTTCCCGATTCGAGCAAGGGCTCTATGAGAGTTTTGTCGTAGGCTCTCTTCTGAAGGGTAACGTAGAGGCGCCCTTCTATGACAGAGCTCGAGGCGCATGTAGAAGAGTAACCCATGACTCGTCTAAACTTGACGAGAGACATCTCATCCGGTAGATGGGTGGCTTTGTATGAGAAAGGCATGGTATCAATTGTATATAAAGACCGCTCACACTTTCAGATTTTCATCAATTCGTTTTTGGAGTTCGAGGGAATAACATAACCAAACCTTAACAGCTAAACTGACTTAAAAAAAAAGTTTGACAATGGATCTTCTTGATAAAGTTATCGAGATGGCTCCGGGAGCTGCCATGATGATGTTGACCGAGTTTATCAAAGAAAACCGAGACGATACGAGTGTGACTGGAAAGCTGACCGAGATTTACGAAGAAATCACGAAGTACGCCGATCACCCTTTGTACGGCGGAGAAGAGAGTGGGAAATGTGTCGGGAAGTTTGACCACGCTCTCAGCGGTCTTCCACGCTACCCCGTCTTGGCTGATCTGGCTGATAAACTACAAGCTAACCAGTGGAAGGCCAACGAGATCGAACCCAGCAAGGACTTGGCGGTTTGGGTGGACCTGCCCGAACCGGTACGCAAGTGCATCAAGGGAGCTCTCACCTTCGTGGCTGTGGGAGATATCGTGGTAAAAGAGGCGATTCCCATGCACATGTCTAACTTTCCGTTGACCGAGTGCGGGAAGTTTTTCCAAGAACAACTGATCAACGAGAGCGAGCACCAGAAGCTCTACACCAAGTTCCTGACTACCTTCGCTCACAACAAGGAAGAACTGGAGACTCTCATGCACGCCTACACCAACGTGGAGGAGTTCGCTCCTTTGAAAGCCAAGGTAGATCTCATCAACGAAATTTACAAAAGCGGGAGCCGTGCTGAACAGGTGTTGTACCAGACCGTGATGGAACTGATCGGTTTTTGTTCGCTGTTTTCGATCATGCTGATGCCTACCGGACTAAAGACTTTGATCGAGGGAAATCAGTCTGTTCGCAACGACGAGACTCTTCACGGCTCCTTCTACGCCGCTCTGCACAACATCATGCCTGACCGAGCTAGCCCGGAAAAGGTGAAGGAGATCATCGTGAAGGCTGTCGAGATCGAGATCGCTTTCGCCATGAGCATCGTGACCGAAGATCTGGAACATATCAACCCCAGCAGCATGCAGCTTCACATCAAGGCGACCGCTAACCTCTGCTGCGAGTTTTTGGGCGTAGAACCCATCTACTTTGACAGGTGGACCAAGCTTCCCGTCGTTTCTCCCCTGAGTTACATGAACAATTACGAGACCCTGCAAAAGTTTAACTTTTTCGAAGTTCGCAACATGGATTACTCTCACGTCTGGTCTAATCCCAAGCGTGTCCAGAAGGACGGAGAAGTTGAAGATCTGATGGGATTGCTGCAGGGAGATTTCATTCCCCCGATCAGAGAGTTGGAGGAAGAAGAAGAAGAAGAGAAAGCGGAAACGTCAAAACCGGTCAAGAAGGTCAGTAAAAGGAACAAGAAGAAGGGAAAGAAAAATCAGTGGAAGAGTTTCGACGACTTTACTCCCAAAGAAAAATCAAAGAAGAAGGAGAAGAAGAAAAATGAAAAACCTCTCCCAGTTGTATCCGCTTGGGTTAGGAAGAACCCTCAAGAAGAAGAGAAGGAAGAACATCCAGTAGAACAAGAAGTCGCTACAAAGGTTAAGAATATATACTCGGACCTGATCAATTTGGGAGAAATCTTGTCCGCGGAAAAGAATGAGGAGGGGATCGTAACTCAAACTTCGTCTCCGCCCCCGTCCGACTCTGAAGAAAGCGACAAAGAAGAAGAAGGAAAAATGGAACTGGATAGCGGCTGCCAAGAGTGTTTTTACTCTTATCGTTTCGGCGATTGGATGGACTTTGCTAGCGGTATGCGTTTGCGTAAGGTCTTCGAGCATCATCCCTGCGGACACAGATTGTGCTTGGAGTGCGTCGAGGACTCTAATCGCAGATACAACCCCCAAAAGTGTCCAAAGTGCAAAGAAGATGTGATTTACTGGAAACTATCGTCTCCTAACCTCTTTTGGGACATGATGAAAGAAGACCAGATGCGAAAAGAATCTCACGCCATACGTTGTAAAAAACGAGCTTATATCAGAAATGAGGGACGGAAGGAGAGGAGACAGAGATGGGAGTCGCAAATCGGCGATGAATGAGATGCGTGTCACATTACGCACAAAAAAAACGTACAATAAAAATTACTCGACGAGATAAAACTTTGTTTTTGCATTTTTATTTCAACGTAAAGAGCGAATGAATCTCGCTTTTTTTCAAACCACGCTCATAAGCGCGTCCATCTCTTCCGCTTGTTTGTTCGCTTGTCTTATGAAGTATCCTGCGAGAAGCGCTAAAACCAATATAATTATAATCAAGCCTATAACCACGAACAAAAATCCAGACGAATCCAGATGAAACAGCTCGTGAATAACTTCTGGTTCTGCCGTCGTAGGAGAAACTGTAACGTGGGCCATGGTGGGAACGGTGATCGGCGGTAGAGTAGCTTGGGGAAAAACGTAATCCTTTTTATATTTCACGTAGGATTTGTCCAGTCGCGCGTAATTCATAACCGTATGTCTCGAACTCAAAATGGCCTTGGAGCAACGAGCGATCACCGCCTTACTGTTCTTTATGGCTTGAGCGAACCTATCTTTACTGATGATGTACGAGAAGATGTTATACTTGACGGGATCGTGTAAAACGAACATGGTCGGTTCTTCTAGGAGATGAGTTTGCCACTCCACATCGCCGGCTCCCAGGTGAAGTCTTTGAGTAAAAACCAATTTCTCCCAAGGTTGTTTTTTAAGCAAGTAATCGTCGTCGTTCGTTCCTTCGAAGGGTAGGATTTCGAGGTAGTATTGAACGGATTCAACTTCGTCCGAATCTTGACAGCCCGGAACGTTAAAAGACGGATCGCTGCACGTAACTACGGTGTTTCCGTTTTCGTCGACGGTGTAGCCGGTGATTACGGTGGGTAAATTGTAATCGGTGCAGTTTCCTATCGTCTTTTCGGGAGTGAGGTTTATCACTCTGGTAAACGAGGGATCCGTCATGTCGAAGCTTTTGTAACCCGAAAACGTTAACTTATGGGTCGTGGTGTTATCGGGCACGATAAAAGCTGGCACGTCGATCGAAAAGTAAACGAGGTCTTTGAGGGGAGTTATATCGACTTCTCTTCCCATGATGTAAGATCCTATCAATCTTCCGTCCGATTTAAGATTGTAAAAAGGCAGAACCTCGCAGTACGAACTAATCGCTAGGTAACAAGAAATGATGGCGCGCTCGTCGTCGTTGTAAGAGCAGTCGGCCAGGTAGACGCAGTCGTCGATTTCGTTAACTAAGTTGTACAGGGAGGTGTTGTAACTCAGTGTGTCGTCGAAAGAAGTGCAGCTCACGTTTTCGTAGTCGTTGAGGGTAGAGATTGTAGAAACGGACGTATGCGACGATACTTTTTCGCTTTCTTTTCCGTCTTTACCGAACAGTTGAACCGCCGCTCGCGAAGGAGCTCCCTTGCTCACGCATCTCGGGTTTAGGTCGGTACAACCCAAAACTAAGTTGTTTTCCGAGTGCGAAATCAGTATAGGTTTGCTCGGCGAAGAGAGAGATCCGATAAGACGAGTTCCGGAACAGGCCACCTCGTCGGCCAAACTTCCATACCAAGATCTCATCGGGCTGGACACGCCGTAAATCTTACAACCCCATTCTCCTCCTTTCTTAGTCAGGCTGGATGGTATTTTAACGCTGATTTGGGCGACTGAAGCGTACTTTCCCGTGCACATGTTTAGTTTTTGAGAACATCCCGGCGCGATTCCCAGAGACCTAAAGTCCGAGTCTGAAATCAGTCCCAACTCTTGAGAACTTCTTACGAAACTGCAACTTTCACACTCGCTTTTCGCCTCTCTGTAAAATCTCACTAAGAAATCGGAAACCGTTTCCAATCTCGGTAGAGAGTCGCAGTGATCTTCATAAATCTTGGTTTGGTAGTCTCCCAGTCCAACGTTTTCAGCGTGGTTAGAACGCGGGTTAGATTTGGGTTGTAAGATCTTCACTTCTCCGAGTATGTCGCTGGTGAACTCGTTGGTCGTGACGCACAAAGCGTACTTCGAGACGTGATTGCATGCGATATCGATCGGGTCGTTTTGCACGTTCTTATTAATTTTTACGGTGAAGTTCATGTCTCTGGTCGATTCGTCGTCACACTGGGCAGCCTGCGGTGGACTCAATAAGTCGGACGCGCTCAGCGAACAATTTCGAGAGATGTAAATCATGTGAGTGTCCAGCGTGCCGCTCCGACATGTAAAAGAAGAGGACGGTTCGTCGAACGCCACCAACTCTAACATTTTTAATCTAGGCAGGTACGTGGAAATCGCTTTAAACACTTTCGAAATTAGTTTGGACGACATTTGAAAAGAAGAATCGTCGGCCATGGGAGTGAAAAGGATGTCTTTCTTCTCCGGGAGTTTAAACGCGATCTGCTTTCCTTCTTGAACGACGATCTTGTACGGATTTTTCAAGAAAAATGGTCCGGGGGTGAGAAAGAGGTAGTCCGTGAATTGAACGGCTATAACGTCATTTTGGGGAAGATACACCCCCGTCTCATCTTTTTCATCTAAAAAGAGGGTGACGTTAGACTCAAATTCTTTCACGACGGAGTTTGAAGCCATCTCGTTATAACAGTTTGTTAAGACGTCCGTGGGTAAGGTTTCTCTAAAAAGGAGTCCGGATTTAAAGGTGGTTTTTGCGACGTCCGGATCGTAGGCGCTCGAGCACACGTGCGTCGCGGATTTGTAAGAATCTCTGGCGTAAAGATCTCCGGAAAACTTGATTCCCAACTGGGGGTTGAAAAAGTCAGCGGCTCGATAAGGACCGGGTGTTGTGGCCAGTTCGCCGTCGATCACTCCGCATCCCAAGGTTACGTAGTCGTCGTTGCTGTAGTCCGGGAGAGTCGTCAGCGCGATTACAGGAGCCCGTTCCCGTCCTTCCCACACATTTTTATGCGCGAGAGAACCCGCGTCCGTTAAGGAGTATATCACGTTTTTATTTTCTTTAATCCCCAGGCACATCCATGAAACTACGTCTTGCTCTGCCGGCGGATTTTTAAAAACGACTTCCATGGCCATCTCCGAACTGCTTCTGCAGTTTACCGTAAGAACTCTGTCGTAACTTTTTCCTACTATGTTGCTCATGATGTTGTTCGAGCACTCCACCGCCGTATCTTCGTCCCACGTGTCCAACATGGTAATCGTGATCGCGTCTTCTCTGTTCGGGTGCTCTTTCGTGTTGTCGGTGAGAATTAAAGCCGAGAAAAAATCGTCAGTGTAGTCTGCGTCGGTATAACAGCTGACTAAAAATGTTCCATCCGGTAAAACCGTACGATCAACCAATATTTCGTCCTCGCTCAGTACGGCATTTGAGATATGATCTTGCACGTTAGCCTTGGTTAGTATCGCGTATAAAACTGCGAAGTAAATAATTTTTATAATCTTCATCATGTCGTTAGCTGACAGCTTAATCGAGAGTAAGGGAAGAGAAATATTTTCCATGATACCGGGAGGGGGAATAGGAGCCACCGCGCTGGGAAAGATTTTGCGCACGAAACACAAGACTTCTCAAAATGAAGCTAGCAAGCTCACTCATCCTACCGTGGTGACCACCCTGGGACTGGACCTTCTTCAACACCCTCATCGTTACAGCAAGTACGCTCACTCTTACATGAAACACATGCACGATGTCGTGAACGGTTTCAAGATGTATCTCGTAGGCACGGCGGCAAAGTCCGTGGAAAATATAGTATCGATCGACGGTTTAGACGCGCTGGATCTACAAAACTATCAAGATTTTGAAGACGAAGTCGTCGCGGAAACTGGAGATGACATCATGGATTACTTTCACGAAATTGACTTTTTTAAGAGAGTGGACGTCATCGCTAATAAATTCGAGTACGCCTTCTCTACCGCCATGGTTTTGGGATTCTGCCCGTGTTTGATCGAACAAAACGCGCGCGTGCCTTTTCCAGCACCCATGCGAGGAGTTTCGGAAGTGGCTTCCACTCTGGACAGATTTCTACTCACCTTGGAAACCGGGCTAAAACGCACGCATATGCTGACCATAGACGAGATCATGACGGACCTGATCGTCACGGAGAGATTCGGCGCGATCAAAGCCACGCTGGCTTCCAAGCCGAACTACAAAATCGTAGAGCTGAACTTTTCTCGCATGTTCGGAGGAAGCGGGGTCGTCGACTTTTTAACGGGAACGACGGGAGGGTCTTTGAGTAAAATGATGCAGCACGAGATCAAGTACAGCTTTGCCAGAAACGAGAGCGACAACTTCAATCTCGAGAGGATGAGAAAGACTCAATTCGTGATCGGAAGCGAGCTTTCCTCGGAAGCCCAAACCATTTTGTCGGGAACGATCAAAGAAAAATTTGAAAATTCGTCTCCCGGTCAGATTTTGCAAGGGCTTAAAAAGGCCGAAAAGGAAGAAGAAGAGATGAAAGAGCTAGACGATAAGGCGAGAGTTTTGGAGGCGCAATCCGCTAAGATGATGGAGAGGATCGCGGATTACGTTAAAAATAAGACGGATAACCTCACGGACAGGGCGATCAGAATGGAAGCTCAAGATCAGACGGTCGAAAACGCGAGACGTATACAAAAAATCATAGAAAAGGGAGAGATCAACGCTGTGAGGGCTGAACGAGAGCGGGCCAGACACCCTTTGGAACCAGAAGCTCCGGAGGATGTTTTTGGAAACGAGCCTTCCACGTTTGGTTTGGTGGCTCGAGGAAGCAAGCAACATAAAAGGGAAGAAGAGGTGATTTTAAAATCCAGGCAAGACAAAGAGGTCAGGAGAGAAAGGGACAACCTTTCTAAGCAGTTGTTAGCGAAACGCATGGAGTGCGACCTCTTGAGAGAAGAAGCCGACAAGCTGTTGGTCAAGAACAACGCCATGGACAAAAAGAAGGCTACCATGGATTTAGAACTGAAGACCAGAGAAGAAAAGGAAAAGGCCATGGTCAAAATTATAAACGAGAAGGACAAGCTGGTCGAAGATTTGAAGAAGCAGATGGGAAAAATGACGGAGTACGTGGGGAAGGCGGCCAACAGCCTCAGACTGTCGGAGAAGGATAGAAAGAAGATGTTAACTCTCGTGTCCGATATAAGGAGAGGTTCAGATTTTTTGTCGGCTCACGAGAGAAAGGCAATTTTTAGCGACGAATTGGATCACTTTTTTCAAAACTTTGGAATTCTCAGCCAAGAAGTCAATGCCGCTCTAAACCGGCGAGATTTTACGCACATGGCCTACGAGCAAGTTCTCGCCGAAGAATGCGTCAGACCCACTCCGATTTTCGATCGCGTGCAGACCAAGAGACACCTAGCCATGGTAAACGAGTGGGTTGAGTTTCCTTGGATGAGAGACTCTTGGGTAAACGACGCGGTAAAACAAAAAGAAGACGAGGATAGCGGGGCCGTTTTGGTTCATGCCGCCGATGAAATCGCCGAGGAAGAAGAGGGACCGATAACCGACAGCAAAGAGTTGTACGTGATTAACGTCAATCCCATCTCCACGAAAGATGCTAAACAGATTAACAAGTACATACACGACCAGATCGACATCAGCACCAACACGCCAACCGTTTCTAATCGCTTCATGTCCGTGAAATTCAAAAGCGTGGCTCAGGTGCGCGAGAGTCTGGAGATCTCGTGCAAAGACAGTTGGGAAAGCTACGTTCAGACCACCTTCATGTTAGGCAGGGAACGCATCAGCGTGGTAGGACACAAGATCCCGCCCAGAATCACTCCGAGAACTTTAGTTTTTTACACCAAGCCTTTCATGAAGATTTTTGAAGGGGACGAGAACCTTTCTACCGAGATCATGGAGGATATAATAAACGTCATAACTCTAGAAGACGATCCCGGTCAGGTATCCGGTCTGAGAAGCCTCAGCAATCGTATAGTAAGACGTGTCATCAAACCGTATATAAGTAGAGAAGTTCGCAAGGTTAGACGTTCATTTTTGAAACGATCACGGGAAAGGAAACAACTTCCAATTCAACAAGAACAACTACCGCAACTATCCGAACAACAACAACAACAACGTTATGCCTTCTTCAGACTTTAGTGTCACGCCGATTCGTTTCGGAATCGTTCTTCCCAACAGGGCAACTCCGGGAAGCGCTGCTCACGACCTCTTTTACGAAGCGGGAGCCCTTCCTCTCGTTATAGCTCCCGGAGAGACTGTTGAAGTAAAGACCGGATTGATGGTGACGACCCTTCCTAAAGACGGTTTTATGTCCGTACACGCAAAGTCAGGCTTGTTCGTCAAACGCGAAATAAACGTGAAAGAGATGAAGTTTTATTTGGGAGAAGAGGTTGTCGTTTTCCTTACCAACCTAAACCAGGAAAGGAGTTACACCCTCAACCCGAGAGATAAGATGGCTCAGCTGATTTGCAGACCTTGCGACACGGAAGAAGAGATTTTTTACTTATGCAAGTACGGCCGGGAAACCAGCAACACCAAGATAGATACCATACTCGCGAACGAAAGAGGAACTTTTGGTACGACGAATTGTATAAATCCCGGAACTTTCGGATTGGTGAAACACGATCGCTCAACCAGGAGTAAAAATCGTCTTGCCGAGAAAGCCCTGGCCGGGGTTATCGATTCAGACTACGAAGACGTGCTGTACCTTTGTTACCACCGTAGCGCCAACGCACCAGTATCTTCTAACGGAGCCAGGATGTTTATTTACAAGTATGACCAGGATGTTTATCTGGACGGAAAGAAACCCTCGACCGTACGATCTGGGGGATTTGGATCTACGGGATTTTACTAATGAGCGTGCTTTCATTCAAACGCTTTTTTGATGTAATAAAAATACAAAAAGAATGAATTATATTGTCATGATTTATTTTTCAAAGATTTGTATAACAGCGAATAATTCTCGCTTCAATTATAACGTCGCACCAATTTGTAGACAGCGGTGACTATAAGTCCCAGCGCGACAAAGGATCCCACGAAGATCGCTGTGTTTAAGGAAATTACGATAAGTAAATCTCCGAACAAAAGGTGGGGCACTTTGTGGTACGGGACGTAATGCATATGCGTCTTTGTGTGAGAACAGGGATCGGGTTTAGACTCCGGCACGGGAGTTGTTACCTCCGCTACTGGATTTGTTGTTGGTGATGTTACCACTCCTATCTTGTACGGATCGTCTCCTTTCATCTTATACCAGTGGTGAGCTTTCTCGAAGTTACGATGTTTGATCGGAAGGCTGCTATGGGCATAATTAAACTTGATGACTTTCTGGGCCGATCTATCGCAGGAAAAAACAAACCCTTTGTTTTGGGGAAAACGGGCGTTAAAATCGGAAATGATACTAGAGTCGTACGTCGAATTGATCAACACGTCGCTTCTAGACGTGAAGGGCACTCTCATAGTTTCGTTGGTTAAGACGTTTTCTTCTCTGTCCGTGTAGATCGGATGCATACGCATAAACGAAATGTAATCGCTGGGTAATTCTTCACGCGCATCCACGATTCCACAGCCGAAGTGATTTATCGTTTTGAAGGTGAAGATCTTGTCGTGATCGGTTTCAGTTTCGTCTTCTTGATTGTAATCGGCCTCTGCGCGAATCAAGCAGTGCATGGGAGTGAGAGCGGGTGTCTTATCGAATCCCGGTATGGTGATACTGTGTCGGAAGAAGTTGTTTTCTACCAGTTCGCTCCTGTCAATTCGCGAAGGCACCATGAGAAAATCATCTCCGTAGATTTCATTTTTCTTTAGAAGATCTTGGTAAGTGAACGCCGCTCCGAAGCCCTTAAAATCGTATTTCCCGCTGCTGTCACTTTCGATCAAGGCGCAAGAAACTTGACAATTTGTGGAATGAGGTTTGCACGGTTCCCCGTTAGCGTCGGTGTAATAAACTCGCGTCTCTTTCCATTCTTCTTTGAAGATGTGGTTCATGAGAGATTTTACCGTCGCGCTGCTTTCCACTTTCTTAGTCGCTTTATCGATACACGCCACTTCGCCCGAGGTTACGGCGAGACGATACGGGTTGATCGTAAATCCGTGTTCCCCTATGATAAAAGGCCTGGTTCCTCTCACGATTCCTATCAAGTGTTTGTTCAATCCGCACACGACACCCCAGTTATCTCGCTCGCAGCTAATTTTCACCTGCCCGTCAACGGTGAGGGACAGTCTAGGCTTTGGCGGAGTTTGTTTGCAGTAATCGTCCATGGAAGTACCGGTGAGAGTGAGCACATTTTCTTCCAAACTCTTGAGACCGTTGATTTCGCACTGGTAAACGTCAGAGGCTCGTTTGATTCCCAACTCGATGGGAAAGGTGACGATCACTCCGTCCTTTTCGTCGTCGTCGACATTTTTAGCTCTGCAGTAGTTGGGTTGTTTTTGACAGGAGCATTTGTTTTTAAACATGACGCTCACGACATCTTCAAATTTCTGTCCGAAGTAATCCACGCAATGCAATTCTGGTTTATTTTTACACCATTGTCCCAGTTCTCTCATGGTATTCTCTCCCATAACTTTTCTCACGGCGTCGTATCTGCACGGCTCTGGAACGGGGGAGTCTTGAAAGGCCCTCGCGTGCTTGTCTATCGGTAAAAGTACAAACTTGACATGGTCGTGTCTCAAGTCGTAAAAGAAGACTTGATTAAGCGGGATGACGGGGGTGAATGATTCTCCTTTGGCTACATTTTTAGTCACGAGAACGTAATCGTTGCACTCGTCATTAAACCCCGGAACGAGGTCCCAGCCGGCTTTATCTCCCGTTTTTGAAATGAGCGCCACGACCACTCCGGATTCCGGGGCGGTGAAGTTTTGCAGGGGCTTAACGTATTGATAACGTTGGTACTGATTCATATGCGTCATAATCGTCTTGGCGTAATCCAACATCACTTTTCGATTGAAGGGTATGTAATCTTCGTTCTCCCCGAAACTGATCGCCTCGAGCAGGATCGTGTCTTTAATCAAAAAAGGTCCGTGGTTTTCTTCGTCCGTGAGATGAGGAGTATACCACGAAAACAAAGGTTGAGATTCTCGCTTGTCCCATAAAGATTCGCACGTCGCATCTCCTTCACTACAGTTTTTAAACCTGATGTTTCCCAAGGTCGTGACGTAGGTGGGACAAAACTCTTCTCCTCCCCAGCACGGGCTGACTTCTTGATTTTCTTCGGCTCGATATTTTTTAGAAATGGAGTAGAAAGTGTTTTTGTTTTCAAAGTCGCACCAATAAGGTAGAGACGTTCCTTGATTGCGGGCGTAGAGATCTCCGTCATAAATCGGTATACCGTTTTTGTAAATCTTGAGGTTCGTTTCTATGTGTTCGCTATAACTCGGATACTTCCCCACCGCCATAAAGTCCTTTTCCGTGCAAGCGAGCATGCCCTTTTCTCCGCTCACAGAAGTCAACTTGATTCCGATCTGAGGGTTGAGAGAACCCCATCCCACGATGGCTCCCGGAAAGGCCCACGCGGTCAGTTTTGCTTTACCTTCCCAATAAAAACTCCAAGGGCTTCCTCCCACGGCTTGCACGTAGTTCTTGACGTTGGAGTTAGGAAATTGCATGATGAAGGAAAAAGCGTTTCCTCCGTGAACATTGCCGTGGTTTACGAAGTTTGAGGCGAACGGAATCTGCGTCACGATGTTTCTAAAAGCTTCAGAAAACCCATAAGTGGATTTTAATTTACTTCTATAGCTAAACACTGAATTTTCAAACACAACAGTTCCTCCCGGCTGTATGCGTGTTACTACACGGACGTTCATCACCCCATTTGCTATATCGACTTGCTGGAAATATATTCCGGCTTGTCCTCGAGTTATAGAAAATATCGCGCAACATATTACGAGTATGCATAACACCACTCGCGCAGATGAAGAAGAATGAGAAATCATTTTTCAACGTTTACTTTTTATTCATAATCAAAATCAAACAAACTAACACAGCAATAAGTCTACTCGCCTATGTCATACAAAAAGACGGCGTGCATGCAAAAATAGCGTGTGTCTCACGCCCGATTTTCTTTAGCGCATGTATTCTTTCCTAACCATGCACTTCAGTCTCTTCCTGGCCTTTTCCGACTCCACGGTTCCTTCTTTTACGAACAGCGATTTCATGATTTCGCTGTTAGCACTCTGCGCGTTCTGCGGTTTATCAGCTCTCGTTGCCCAGACCAGGACTGCGGCCTTGCTGTTGTCTTCGTCAAAGATCAGCTTCTTGGAACCCTGAGTGGTGAGCGACTCAAAGTTAACAAACACCTTGTCTTTTATCGTCAATCCTTGCGCGGAGTGAAAAGTTTGCGCCGAGTCCGGGATGAAAGGCGACGGGTAGGCGAACACGTGAGAATCGTCCCACACGCACTGCTTCTGTTCTTGAGCAACGTCTTCCTTTTTCACGGTTGCGCTGTTTTTCGTCCTGTCGTAAAACAGAACCTTGGAAACTTTGCGTCCGTTGCTAAGCTTGACGATCACGTCGCTGCCTTCCGGTCCCGCTCCCGGCTGCCAGAGTGGAGGGAAGTTCATGAAATCTCCGACCGCCGTCAGAAAACTTTTGTGGTAACAATGTTTGTCTCCGTCCTGTTTGGTGGGCATGTTTCTCTTAGTCATGAGTCCAAAGTTTCTCTTGCTCGCTTGAGAAACAACGCTCATTCTTCCCGCCCCTTCCTGATTGTTGGCCCTCGATCCAAAAATATCGTGCCAGTTTACCTTTCCATCATGAGGTTCCGAAGAAGCGATAAGCACCTCTCCGACTCTCATCACAATTTGACTTTCTTGTAAAGCGTTGGTGTGTTGAGTCAAAGCCCATTGGTTGATCTTTGTCGGGGGGTGCGTCTTGGCGGATTTGTAAAAAAAGTTTTGTTGATTGATGGCGTCATACTCAATCTTGCGTCCCAGACCGCCGATCGCTTCATGGTTGTGGTTTCCGAGGAAAATCAAAGACACATCGCCATACATCTCCAGCTGCACCGCCTTGTTCGCGTTAGTGAGCAAGCGAGATCTGAAAAAGGGGTTCTTGTGGCAGTAGATCGTAAGCTTTTCCTCTCTGACCCATCTCTTGTTCACGTTGATGATTTGCGTGATCATGGTTCTAAAAGAATCTAGAAAGGTGCTGATGTTCCCCTTGTACTGCGCGCTTTTGATTTCGTCAACGGTATACACGTAAGCCGAAGAAATTTGATGCATGATGATGTTTTCATCCGTCGGGGGTTGACCCGCCAGGCGTTCGTCCAGGTTCCCGATCATCTCCATCTCCCCGTCAACGCTAGAAGGTGGCGCTCCCATCATCTGTTCGAGAGCCTGCGTGAGCAAAAATTGATGCACGATTCCTCCGTAGATCAAAAGTTTAAACCCGGCGCTGGATCCCGTGTTGTTAAAAGTTTGATCTTTCATGACTTCTACCACGGTGCCGGTGACCCCTCTGGGAACAATTTCGATCTTGTTGTCCAACTTGACTATAGATTTTCCGGCGGCAAACATTCTTTTTCTTTTGAAAGTCATGTTCAACTGCACGCACTCTTCATTTTCCAGAGCGCTCAGCAGCAACGTTTCCATGTTGTAAGATCCGTCAATATTTTTCACGCCTTTACCCTCGAAATCCAGCGTGCTGAAGATGGTCACCGTGTCGCTGGCCCAATCGTATTCAAACTTCGCCAGTTGATCTCCGGCCCTCGATGAATTACACGCCTTTTGAGAGTAAAGTTTCCCAACCTCCAGGTGTTCCACGATCCCGGCGCACTGTTTTCTGAGTTGCATGTGGTCCGTCCTCGTAAGAGCTTTGGCGGCCGGCATGGTGATAAAGACCTTGGTTCGTTTGGGAGGCGTGACGCGAACAGCCTCTCCTTCGTCTCCCCTTGTCCAGTTTTCTCTGTCGTCTTTCTCGATAGCTTCGATTTCAATTTCGAGGTCCAATTTTTCATTCTTCTTCTTTTCGTCTTCCTTGACAACCTTTTTTCTGATCGCCTTCTTCTTGGGTCTTTCTCCCACAGCTTCTTCTATGGCCACCCCTTCCGCCAGCTCCGCGGTTTCACACGCAGCGTCTTCTTCCGCCTGCGCCAGTTCTTCTCGTTCCCTCTCATCAATTTCGTCTTCCCTTTTCTGCCGTCTCGCCACCGTGCGTTCTAAGACGATCATGTCTCTCCTTTTCCTGTACACCTTGTCTTTAAACCTTCCCAAATTTGAGTCGTGTTCCGCGGAATAATTCAGGGCGGAAGACGTGTCGCCGACATCTCTTTGAGCCGGTAAAGAATCTTCTTGCACGTTATGATGATACCTGTCCATAATTTCGAGGGGGTGAGACCACGGCATCCACTTTTCTCCCATGCAAAACTTGTATGTTTTCTCGATCTTTTGCTTCCAAGCGGCCTTCTTTCCGATTAAAGTTTTCGAAACCATGCGTATGTTAGACAGTCCTCTTTCTTCCACGCCGTACGGGTTTTCTTCCGTCGAGTTCTTGGCGCAGAGGGGTTTGTTGTTCGAAATGTCGATGATTTTATCAGAAACGGTCAAGATGTCATACACCGGTATGGTAGCCCTGTTGCTCTTCACCATACTCGCCATGTAATCGTGTATGTCCTTGTGCGTGCCGTGAAACCTCTTTCCGGTGGGACAGTGACCCGGGTCTCTGATCTGTGAAGACATCTTGGCGTTGAATCCCAAAGTTTCCACAGCTTCGTTGGTAAACTGCAGGTTGTTTTCGATGATGAGCGGCACGACTCTGGTAACATCACTCAAAGCGCTGTCTTGAGAAGCCTGGTTGCGTCTGAAGAAGTTTGCACGCACGACCGTGTTATAGTTGTTGCTTATGATGTAACTCAGGGCGGATTGAGAGTTCACCGCTCCCAGTTGCGTGTCACTCCCGCTTGAAAACCAGCAAGCCGGTCCTAGATGATGATGGGGCGGGTTGTACATCATGTTCGTGATGACGGTCATGACGGAGTGGAAAAACAGCTGATACAGAGGCGTAAGTCCGTCTTCCTCGACCATCATAATATTTTGCTGAGACATGATGGGCGGGAAGTGGTTGTTGTTCTGGGAGGAGTTGCCGCCGCTGCTTTGATTCTGCGACATGCAGAACCTTCTGTAGGAATCTTGATCGCACACCATTTCTTTTATATTTTTTCTGAGCAGGCAGTTCGGTCCTAGAGGTTTATCGTGAAACATCCCGGGAACCTTGTCTCTGTCTTCCTTGAGAAGCTGTTTGAGCTCTACCTTGGTGGCGTACTTCAACTCCATCTCGTCTATGTCGTTACACCACTCAAAGGTCGCCTCCGGATCTTGGTAAAACTGATGACTTTCCGACAGGCCTCCCAGTCTATACTTGTAGTCTCTAAAGCGCACAAAATTATTCTTCACTTGCATGAAACTGAGAGCCACCAAAGGTCTCAAGGACTTCAACATACAGATCGTCAACTTTCGAACTTCTTGCCCCAATTCTTCTTCGGTCAGATTCATCCCTCCCTTGATCAACTTTTCTTGCATGTTGTACAAGAAGGCGGCTTCTTCGCTTTGATCCTTTTGGGAAATGGTGTTGATCATCTCTTGAGCGTCAGGCATGGAAAAGGGTATGCTGAGAGTTTTAATCAAGGTCTTGCACGATTGTTCGTGACTCCTGCACTGAGGATGGTTCATGTTAGTCATCCCTCTCGTGTATCCTTCGCTCGCCGCGTTAGCCGTGCTAGTCGTAAACATGTCCATACATCTGCTCTGCATGTTTCTCACGGACACCGATTTTCCAGTCCCGGCCGCTCCCACGGTAGCCATCATACAAACGTCAAACACGGACGTCGGTGAAAAGTTCTCGGGAAGAAGTTTGTACAACTCTTCATCGCTCAAATCCAGTTTGACGCCGTTCTCGTCCAGAAGCTCTCTCATGTAAGCCTTGATGAAAATCGCGAACTCCTTGTTCCTCTCCCTCCTTTCGTCCGACTTGTTTCGTTTCCCCTTTTCTATAGTTTCGAGAAAGATCTCCTCCGCTCTAAAATCGGATACCGTGTAGTCTACTATACGCTTCATGACTTCTTCGGGCGTGTCCCACTCCGGCTTCAAAATCGTCTCGGACACATCTTCGTGAACGGTCCCGTTACACAAATTGGCAAAGTCTTCTTCCTCCGTGGTCTCCATCAATTCTTCTAAACTTTGTGCCACGACGATATCGTGCTTTTCATCGACGCACATACCTGTCTCGCAATCAGAGTTGCCTTGTGTCCCCAACTCATGTGCTCGTTGGTGCTCAGCGTCAGTACTGTCTTGCATGTTAAGATGTTTTTCTCGTGAAAGTGAGAAAATCTCTGCAGCGGCTCCCAAGGGTTGAATGAAACACACTCGTCGGGTATCGTGATATATATGCCTCTGAGATTGGTGACCGGGTGTTCCACGGACTCTTTATTGATCTTCTTGTACCGCTGAACGAAGTAGTCCTCGCTTCTCACGATCAAGATCTTGTCAGTAGTGCTCTCTCGCTTGTCTTGTAAAACGCGAACGGTGGTCTCCTTGGCTGCTAATTCGGCGGCTTCTTCCAAAGTGCACTTGACGGGAGAGGTTCCTAAGTGTACTTTGTTAAAGTAAGGCCGGTCTTTGTGATCGATGACTTGTTCCCGTATAGCCTTCAGCACGATATTCACCACAACGTCTGGGATCCCCGTTTGAAAGTCTAGCGTGAAAGCGACGTGGGGAGAAAGTGACAGAGCGGTGAAGGTGCTTCCGTAAGTAAAAACTGGATAACGTTTTTCTGACTTTGTAAAATCAAGTGTGACTTTGCTCGCCATGTTCCAGACTGATGATTGTGAAAAATGAATTCGTTTATATAACCCCGTGGAGGATAACGTGTCCTACCTAGAAAGTTAACAGGTCTTGTACAAATGTTGAACATGGGGGTTCCCTTTACAAACAGATTGAAAAATACAGCTCGTACGTTTTCTAGAATTTTTATTTACAACAAAAGACACACATGTTGCGTTTGAAAAAACACGCAAAATAACGTTTGAGACACGCTTCCGAGGAGTTTCTTCACGCGCTGTCGTACTCCTCGCAGTCCATGGGAGCCTCGTGAGACACCTCTTCTTCTTTCTCCATGGGAGCCTCGTGAGACACTTCTTCTTTCTCCATGGGAACCTCGTCACACACCTCTTCTTCTCCTTTCATCTCTTCTTCTTCTTTCGTCTCTTCTTTCTTCTCAACTTTGTCTTCGATCGTTTCTTTGCTCACGTACACCGGCTTGAACTCTGGAAAGGTGGGTAGTTTGACGCACCATGAAGCAAACTCGTCGTGTCTGTCGTTCAGGGTGGCGTGCTCAGTCCTTGTCATAAACTTGTTTTGGGAGTCCCGTTTTTGCGGTTCTTTTAATGACTTCCACGTCACATCGTGTTGACTTTCTTCGGGTTTCACCGGTACAATCTTGGGAAAGACGCCGGTTCTTGAGTGAGTGGGTATACCGGCGTACGCCATGTAAGTTGCTTCAGACATACCTCCCATCCTTGATTCGTCAATCTTTCGCTTGATCTTAGATCCTTGCTTGCTGAAAAAGTAGGTCTTGTGTCTGCAGTCGGGGTAACCGCTCCTCTCGTCCTTCAGCATCTTGTGATTCTTCTTCATGACTTTGCTAGACTCTTTCGTCAAGACTTCGTTGTTGTAAACAAGCTCAGGTAATTCATACACCAGCTTCTTTTCAGCATCTTTCTTGACAATGAGAAAGCCTCTGACAAGACGAGTCACGTAATCAAAGACGGCTGCTGATCTTGTCTTCCCCAACACGATCTTCATTTTTGAGTTCCACGCGTGAAGATGTGAAGCTGCATACAATCCAGACTTAGCGTTTAAAAGAGGAGGAGTGCAAAATGATATAGGAGGCATAACCAATTTTGTCACTTCTGTGGCAGCGATGTGGACATAGAGAGTAGAAGTGGTCACAGATCTGATTCTAGCGATCAGTTGCACCATGTCGGGAGAAGAAGGAGCGTACATATCACACTCTACGTGCATGTAAACTTCATCAAAAGCGTTTTTATCCTCGAGAGAGAAACCCACACCCAATTTTTGAGTGTAGGCGAATACATTTGCTTTCTTACCGCTTTCAATCTGATCCGTGGTTTCTTTAGTCGTTTTGAGAATCTGTTTGCATAAAGGAACAACAAACTTGCCTTGGGTGTTTGCTTGGATGTTTTCAATGGCATGTGCCATGGTTTTCGTTTTACTGTACGCAGTTGCTATACAATTACCCCTGTTCACACTGTCAATCATGAGGGAGAGAAAAGTATCTTTGTCATCAACAATCACGATCTTCTTGAAAATGGCATCAAATTTGGGATCGTTGCAGACAAAGATCGGCGTGATCATTCTGATGTCCTTGGGTGGTAAGTCTTCATCGCAATCCTCATTATATCTGGTAGCAAGCACTGCTCCATGTTCTGCACGATGATTAATTCTTCTTTTACATTGTCTCTCATTCAATTCGTTCCCCTTTGCGTCAGTTTCTCTTAGTCTCTTTTGTAAAATCAATTGATTTTGTCTGCTGGAGTTTTGAACAGAAAATCCCATCATCCTCTTGCAGGAATCAACTTGATTTTGTGAAAATCCAGCGTCGATAAAAATTGAAGTCTGCGCTCTATCCAAAATCCATTCGATTCCAAACTCCATTTCAGGTGCGATATTGATTACTTCGTTTGTTCCCAATTCTCTGGCGTCGCTAGAAACTTTCATACCAAAGTTACCGTTTATGACAGCGATTTCATCAAAGATGCCTATGTGTGGGAACACGTCTTTGTTTTCTCTGATGTGATTGTGAAGCGAGTTTACCACCACAATCGAGATTGACGGTATACCCTCTTGCATCTTTTCACTAGAATGAAACCAAGACCTATAATCAAAAAAGCGGGTGATTTCTTTCGCTTTTTCATTATTTTCCGTTATGTCTTGTATGTCATCAATTGCTCCTTTGTAACACATTGACATTTGAAAATTTATCTCTTTAACCTTCACGCGATTTCTCGTCTCAGAACCCTTTTTACATTTTCGGTTAAGATTTTCAATAACCCTTGTAGCAAACTGTTTGGCTAACAGGATTCTTGGAGAAACATATACCGCATTTTTCTTATGAATCAAGACGTTGTCCGTGATGAAGTTGATCACACCCTTTGTTTTTCCAGCTCCCATCTGTCCAGATATAATCACTCCTCTGTTTATATTCTTTTCCGTTCTCATTTTAACTCTCAGCTCAGTTGAAAGATTATCACTTTCTATACAGTTTATCTTTTCCCATACAGGAATTTCATTCAATTCTTGACAAGGCGTGGGAAGTAAAGGTAAATCTCTTTCATAATTCAATTCCGGCATAAACAGTTGACCAAACTCCTTCCTTTTGTCTTCCACATCAATCTTCAGCACGGTTTTGAGCATAGACAACGCAAATTCTCCCTTAATCCATCCGTGTTGCTGTTTAGCATTTTTGAGCTTCTCGGTATGCTTTCTGACACTCTCATAGTATCCATCTTCTCCTTCTTTTAATTCGCACATCCATTTTACAACTTCATCTTCCGGTAGAAACTCAGTTAAAGACTTGCTGTAGTTAATGAAGTCAACGTTGATGAATTTCAGTTCTTCTTTGATTTGATCGCTCACCAAGAAATCTTCACATCTTTTTAAGATCAACGTTCCTTTTACCTTTGAAGGCTCTCGCTCCTTTTTACTTCTCTTTTCTTCTCCAACTTTTGCATCAGATCCATCACATTTTCTTTTTGTGCCGGATCCTCCGCCAACTAGCTGACCAAAAATATCCATGGGGAATCGCTTCAAGTAATCCATGTTGTAAGCTTTTCAAGTACGAATGAGAGAGTGAGCCAGCACTACCCTTCATATATAACAAAGTGCGGAAGAAGGGCTTGTAAAATGGTATAAGACCTCGCAACGAGAGGCCATCTTATATAAGGTAGGGTAGGTCAGACAAACGAAGGCGGAACAACAATGAGCAAGGGCAGGTCAGACATAAATTGAGGGCGCGACAGTCATTGACTAGAAGGCTGGACCACCTTGGGGAATCGCTGTGAATAAACCATGTTGTGAGTTTAGAATCCAAAGTTTGAATGAATCGCACAAAAATTAAACTCGAAAAATATAAATGTAGATGAGACACATATCCTATAATAAAGTATAGTGAATACAAGCTCAAGTACTTTTAAAAAAATCTTCCCTACTATATAATTATAGTAAAAGTGTCTCAACTTCAAAAAATTTAGGATGCTGAGCCAAATTTGACTTTTTTTCAGATTTTGGCTCACCATCCTATAAATTCAAAACGAGGCTCCCCCATCTCTCCCATGTTAAACACAAAAATCGTAAAATTTTTCAAAGTCCAAATCCCATAGGGTCACATGTTAAAGTTGCCGTAGGTGGAGGCTACTCTTTACACGCAGAGGCTACCTCCACCAGCAGCCCCCCTTTTGATGACTTGCGCGAGCTAAGGTCCGACGAGAAGGCAGGGCACCTCGGACATAATGGAGCGCGCAAGTGACTGACGAGAAGGCAGGGCAGGTCGGACATAAGGTAGCGCGCGACGGTCGATGACGAGAAGGCGGGGAGGGGCTGACGATAATTACAGCGCGGAGGTCACGAAAGGTCAACACGGGAAGGCGGGGCGATAATTACAGCGCGCGACGGTCGGAAAACAGGAAGGCAGGGCAGGTCGGTCGTAATTAAGCGCGCGACAGTCGGAAACGAGGAAGACGGTAGACCTTAGACATGGGTGGTTTGGTCGTAAATTAAGGGGGCTCGCGACAGTCGACTAAAAGTGCGGAGGAAGACGGGCCACCTATGACATAATCGAGCGCGAGGAAGACGGGCCACCTCTGACATAATTGAGCGCGCGATAGTCGGTAAACTAGGAAGACGTGCCCACCTCGGTCGTAATTGAGCGCGACAATCGGTGACGAGAAGGCAGGGCAGGTCAGACAAAAAGTAGGGCGCGACAGTCATTGACGAGAAGGCAGACATAAATTGAGGGCGCGACAGTCGGTAAACGAGGAGGAAGACGGGCCACCTCTGACATAATCGAGCGCTACAAATCGGTGACTAGAAGGCGGCACACCTCTGACATAATCGAGCTCGCGACAGTCATTGACGAGAAGGCGGGACAGACCTCGGTGATAATCGAGCGCGACAGTCATTGACGAGAAGGTAGGTAGACCTGAGATAATAAACGAGCGCGATAGTCATTGACGAGAAGGCGGGACCACCTGAGATAATCGAGCTCGCGACAGACATTGACGAGAAGGCGGGTAGACCTCGGACAAAATCGAGCGCGATAGTCATTGACGAGAAGGCGGGACCACCTGAGATAATTGGGAGTGCGACAGTCGAGACGAGGAGGACGGCTCCAATCGACAAAAATTCGAGCGCTCGTTCAGTCCCTGCAGAGGTCGCGACCAATCAAAAAGCCGATAAAGTCGATGACGTCACGTGAATTTAGGTCTGAAGCCACCGAAAAATGAAAACTCGGTTTTACTATACTTCCATGGATGACTTTTGGACATGATAGGTGGCCTGAGATTTAGACTGGCCTTATTACTCCAGCTTTTAAAGGGAATAAGAAATGGAATTCTAAGAAAGCCAGGCCATGTCACCCGGCACCCATGGATTTATAGTAAACCTCAGTTTTCAATTTTTCGGTGGCCCAGACCCTCATTAGTATGCGTGTGACGTCATTTGTTTACCAATCCCTGACTTTTCATTGGTCGCGTCCTCTGCAACGGTCGATCGAGCTCGCGTTTTCGGTCGATTTTAACGGTCTTCCTCGTCAAGTTTGTCTGATTTTTGCGAGCTTTTTATTTAGGGGGTGACTTTTCGTCTTCCTCGTCAAAGTTTTGGAGTTGTCTCGCGCGATTATCCGTCCGTCCTTCTTCTCAGACCTGTTCGATCTACACACCCCCCCCACGGATCGGTCGAGTCCTCTGCGTCAGTCGATCGATCGAGCTCGCGGTCAAACACAAACGAGAACGTCGAACACCTAAATCGCGCTCTCAAAAAAACAAAACGAGAACGACAAACCACACAAAAAAGTATATAATTTCACATTTTTATTTTTTGTTAGAACACTCGGGAAGCGATTGATACTCGCCGCTCAATCCGACAAACGCCAACACGACCTTGAAAACTTCGTCGAATTGATGTCCGTGTCCCGCCTCGATCCCGCAGTTGAGTAAGATGGCGTGGGCCAGCGAGTGCAGGACGTGCCTTCGTAGAACTTTCTTGTTAGGCAAACATCTCTTGATGGTTACCGTTCCTTTCGTGATAATTTTGTGGGTTTCCCTGTCGTCGTAACTGGCCGTGACGATCGTCTCGTCTCCCCTCTCGTAGCTCCAAACCTCGGGAGAAAGCGTGCCGTGCATAAACGTCCGGTTGATAAAGTTGGCGTAGCTCTTGATGTAATCTAAAACGGTCAATTTGTCGTCGCGTTCTTGCGCCAAAATGAGTTCGCATTCCTCGACGTACGTACTTCTCTTTCTAGCCTCGAGCTTCATTCTCCTCAGAATTTTTGTCATGGAAGGATGACTTTCTAAAACATCTTTCGGACCGACCGATCTCACGATCTTCCTCATTTTGTTTACGGCGCTGTCAGTTCCGTCGTCCTTTTCGTCCAGCGTGTGTTTACGCTTTTTACCTCTTCCGACCTCCGGGTTCGTTTTGAGGTGCTCGAGAGCTTTTTTGCAGTACGAGTGAAACCTGGATCCGACCAACTCGCTCTCCTTGTTTTCGTAAGGCTTTACCTCGAAGCCCATCTCGAACAGACTGTATTGTTTAATCAGTACGAGTTTGGCCTGCACGCCGTCAGGAAAGGGAGGTTTTTGCGCGTGTCGCTCCGAAACGTTTAACCGTTCTCTCAGGTAAGATAAAAAATTTACGAGGTTTTTACGATCGTCGTCTTCTAAATCGGATAGAGATCTGAGAGTCTTATCGTTGGGAATCTTGTCCGCGTTGATTTGTTCGTCTTCCACGGCTTCGGTGAACACCTTTTTTATGTAGTATCCTATCATGGCGAAGTTCCGCGAAGATAATGAAGTCGGGAGGAGAATTTACAGAGTTTTATACAATTCTAAAGGTACCGGCCCTCCGGGACTGCCTTTCAAGCCGAGGTTCGATACGGGCGTGCGTTGAGAAAGGGGAGGGCGTGTGGGATCTTCTTCTCGCATCAGCTTTCGTTGTTTGTACGAGATGTAACAAAGAGTTGGTATGGCGTTAATCCATCCCACATCTTTGACAGCCGATTCGAAAAACTCTCGCACGTAAGTGGACGGTAGGTTAGCCGTGTCTCCCTCCGTTAACTTCATCTGACTGACCAAACCCGACAGACTCGTCGTCGACAAAAAGTTGTACAGGCTCGTGTATTTTTTAGGAACGGCTTCATCGTACGTGACGACCGCTATGTAGTAATCTCCTCTGTTTTCGTCTTGTCTGGGAACTAACTTGATTCTGAAATCCAAAAGATTTAGAGCTTCTCCCACCGATAATTGCCAGGTAGACGTGTTGATGAGAGAGCTGTTGGACGCCTTCTTGTAAACGTGCAAAACTGGAAGGTCTCCCACGAAGTACATCACGCTCGATTTGTCCAGCTCCACCGAAATCAGCCTGCTTAAACCCTCTTTGTCTAGGGACGGTATTTTGTTTTCTACCCCTTTCGAAGTTATGGCGGTTCTGGTGCGAGTGTTAGTGGCTCCGTCCAGACAGTTGGGTTTCTTGATGAAACACTCGGTGAACCATTCTTTTAGCAAAAGGGACGGCGCGCTGTCTGGATCGTCCGTCAAGACCAATACTTTTTGATCGTACTTGGTTATGTCGTAACCGTACAAGTCGAAAACATCGCCCAAATTTCTGAGCAAGAAGGGGTACGCCGAATCGATTCCCACCTCTCTCACGAAAGCCGGGAAAAATATATGAGGGATGTCTATGTCCTCTCCTCGTCTAAATTTATCCAGTTCTTCGTTTAGTTGGGAATCTAGAAAGGCGTTGTCTTTGGAATCGTATTGGTAGAACGTTCCTCTAAAAAGAAAGGTTTCGTTATGTCGAAACAGCTGATTGGAATCCTGTTTCATGGACTTGTTCATGTCTTCTTCGAATTTGGCCGGAAAGAAGTCGCCGTTTAATCCGTAAGAGGCGTTTTTTTCGATCTGAGGATCCACGAAAACTTCTTTCAGGCTTTCATTTTCTACCAGGGGATTCCCGTCGAAGCTTTTTCTTAGTTGATCGATCTTGGGAAGCGATTTCCCGCGCAAGGCATCGCACAATTTGACGAAGTCTTGATTCGACGACGTTACCACTTTTAAGGGAAGAGAAGGCGAAGTTTGGAGAAGGTTGTACAGGTTCTTACTAACCATGTCGGCCAGCTGTCCGTGAGTAGAGTCCGGCAGCTCGTCCATGTTTCGCGAAAACGCCTTAACCGCGCCGTTGTTGATCACGTAAAGGAGTCCATCGACTTCGATCGGCTTGGCGTCTTGTATCCTCAGATCGCTGATTTTTTGTTCGATCTTCTCCACGCAAACCCTCTTGGTGTAGCCGTCCTTGAAAAAATCGACGGGTAAGAAATCCGGATTGTTTTTATACAGGCTCTTAAATTTTGACATCGAGCTGTTTCGCGCTAACGTGGTGTCTTTGGAGAGAATTTTCGCGATCATATCTTCTTTGTTTCTCACGGTGTTCGTGTTGACGTTGGTAGCGTCTTCGAAGAAAAATTCGATCTCCTCGTTCGTGTAGTTCCAATCCGTCTCCCCGAAGACGATAGAAGACAGGTAAAAAGGATTCTTGAGGTTAACGGACGCTGTATCGACGTCTCTCATTCTCTTGCCCTTTTTGAACACGCTGCAAAACAATCCCGTCTCCCCCGAAGGTAATTTGATTTTCACGGTGCTGTCTTTGTACTCGTATCTCTCGTTCAGGTACGTGAGGTCCGGCGCGTCTACCAGTTCCATGGTGTTAAGAATGTCCTGGTAAGATTTTCGAGCGGTGGTCAACTTGGAAAGGAGAAGGAGAACGTCCACGAAGCGCTTGTTTTGGGCCTGCGTTCTTCTTTCCGAGTCTGGAACGTGAGCCTCGAAAACTTTGATGGTGTCTCGGGCCACCGATGCGTAATCGAATTTGCTGAGAAGGCTCTTCAAGTTCTCTAGTTTGGGAAGCGTCTCCCTGTTTACGAACTGCGCGACTACCCATGCTGCGGCGGTGGGAACTGAAAAGGGCTCGTCTCTTCTTTCATTGACGATTACGTAATGTTTACCGCTGCTTTCTCTGAGTAAGACACGACCCCCTTCTAGCGTCGTCGTTTGGTAGCTTTCCTTCAGTCTGTTGTAAAGAAGCTCGAAATTAGTAACGGTCTGTAAGGCGTTCTTTACGAAATCCGCGCCGACGAATTGAGGTTCCACTTCTTTGACCGGATAAATGAGAGGGATGACGTGATTTTTGTAAAAAGTCTCTATCGTTCCCACGAAATTGTTTAATTTGAAAGGGAACAAGGTCTTGTTTACTAAGATGTCTATGGCTCCAAAAACTCCGGTGTAGTCGCTGTAAGAAGACAAGACCTGAACCATACTTTCGGTTAGATTGTTAGGTCCTTGTACGTAATCTTGTAGCACGGTAGGAGCAAGGCCTCCTTGAGGAAAGTAGTCTTCCATGCCCCCGTTGGCCTTGTTCGAGACGCGGGCTTTGTGAGCGCAATCTTTAGCGTAGGTGTAAGCCGCCTTAGCCAAGTCCCGCTCCGGAGTGGTGTTAAAGACGAAGAGGGCTTCCTCAACCACCTTTTCTTCGTACGCCGTCTTGTCATTGATCCCTAGCTCGTTAAAGAGGAAGGAAGCGGTGCTATCTAGCAAGTACTCCTCTGTAGCATCTGTATACATTTTGGAAGTGTATATAAGGCCGGTGAGAATTGTAGATTGTCATTCGAGTTCACAACTCACCAACTGAATACAACAAGATTTACTTTGCAAAAAAGTGATCCAAGAATCTTACCGATCTTTATTTTTTCAATTGTTAATACTTTTGAAAAAAAGAATCTCATCGCCATGGCCGGAAAACAAATGCAGATGAATATGGCTCTCAACAACGAGGCTATCAACCACAACATGAACGCTCTCATCGAGAAGATGATTGACGAGAACGAGACCGGCATCGTACCTTACAACGGAGGATTTGTCGCCTACCCTGTTGAGTATGTTACTCCGAGACGTGGCGTGCTCTTCAGCCAGAATTTCAACGTGTCTATCATCAACGGTGCTGGAACGGTTGACACACAAGGAGTCACACCTGGAGTTACCTTTCCTCAATTCCCCATGACTCTGGGAATTGTGCAGGCCGAGACGAAGATGCAAGCCGGGAACCGTTTCTGCCCCACGACTATAGTTCTTCATAACGGACAGGTGTTTGACAAGCACAGCGAGCTGATTTCTACACCTGAATCTGCTAGTGATGACGCCTTGGTCGCCCTGGGAGAGAAGTTTGCCGAGATGAACTTTCCTGGAGAGTTTACCAAGCAGTCTGAGGGGTGTGTGAACAAGCTGGCAAACCCCTTTGCCGAGAACAATCTACCCGAGTTTGTGGATTACATTTTTAAGGAGTACTTCCCAACCCTCGACATGAAGACCCACGTTCTGCTTTTCATCGGTGACACCCCTACCATGATTTCTGTGGCCAAGCATCACATCTTGGGAAAAGAGGATGTTAACAAGTACAACAGCTTCACCAAGCACGGAAAGACCATCATGACGGCCGATCATCGCATGGGCATCTCTAAAGCCACGATAGCCGTGCCCTTTACCAACAAAAACTTGAAGGACGACTGTTCGGGCTGCCTGGCTTACGTGAGACCCGTGTTTCACGCTTCTAACAGCACCTTCTTTAACGAGCATGGATCTCTACCTTACGACCAGACTGAGGCTGCTCACTCCACTACTATGGTGCAGAACTACTTCAAACTTCACGAAACCCTGATCGGAAAAATGAGCGAGATGCCAACCCTGAAGCCAAACAAGTTCATGGGACTGACCGCTGCTACAATCGCCTTGTCTACACCAGTCATGATGGACGTGGAGGTTGTTGATAAATCGGATGAGCCACTCATGTTGATCAACGCTCGCCTGGACATCGTTAACTCTGCGGGCTTCCTGGCTCAACAACCCAACAAGAACGTCAAAGTGGATCAAAATGAACTCTTCGCCTTTGCTTACTCCGTGAGCGCCGAAAACCTGCAGCACTCCCAGTGTACCGCCCTGTCTTACCGCAATTCGTTTGCCGATGACAACTCTCCGTGCAACACCGAAAGTATGAAGGATCAGAAAAAGAATGGAAAACCCGTGAGGCAGATCTTCACTCACAACACGGATAGAGCTTGCAGCGTGTCTAGCTACGTTAACGGACACGACAAGCTGCCCGCTGACCAGCCGGATGATATTCGTCAACTTCAGGCCTCCATGCTGGGAACACCAAACGAGCTGATTCAACTCTTCGATCACAAATCTACTTTCCGCACCAACAAGCTGGAGTCTAGAAAGCAAGTCATGGAGAAAAACGAGGTGGCAATTGAAGAGAAGAAGATGAAAGAAGTTGGATGGCTGTCCGCTCTGAAGGCCGCTCCCAACATGACGCCCGCCATGGTAGCTGACCCAGCCATGAGGATCTTAACCGTTTTGGGAGGATCTATTTTTCGACTCAAGAGCGTTTTACAAAAGTGTCTCTTCATGATTGACTCTAGATGCTCTATGAGACCGGGTATGGAACACCCTTCTACCAGCAAGGATGAGCCGACAACGACATTGTGCAAATTCTGCGACACGGAGTTTGTTACGTCCGATTCTGAATTCTGCAGATGCGCCTTGATGACTTCCGCTGTCTGCACTCTCAAAAAGGATCCTGTGAAAACCGCTCTGAAGGTACAGCACGCCTGGACAACCTGTTTCGCTTTGGAGACGGCCCAAGAAGTAGACAAGAAGGTTAAGAATGTAAAGATGGAGACGTATGCCTTCAATCTCAGTCTGAGATCCGATGATCTTAAAAGCAACACTTCTTCAACTGGCAACGCCACCTTTGTGAACAAGGCTGACGAATACGGCTTCATTTCCAAAGAAGCATACGAGGAGAGAAAGAGCAAGCGTGAAAAGAAGAAGGAGGAAGAAAAGAAAAAGGCTGCCGGAGGAGAGGGTTCTTCAAACACGACGGGAGCTGAAGCTTCGACCGGGGAAGATGATCCAACAGCAGTTGATTTCAACAAGTGTTTGAAGCTGACGTCGTTGATCAGCCGCGTCATGAGCAAAGTGGATACCATCTTGCCGGAAGGACAGTACATCGACTTCAGCGAGATGAGTCAGGATGAAATTGACGCTCTCTCTCCTAGTATGAAACAACACTACGAAAATTACAGGGGAGCCGTCAAGACCTTCTTCGAGATTGAAAAGGGATCTAGTTTCGACAAAAATAAGGCTGGATCTCTCTGCTTTGCTCCAGAACTGGCTCTTCTCACAGAGATGCAAACCGATGCTTTTTCGACCACGGATTACAAGGTGACACCCTTTCAAATTGGGATGGATGAGATAGAAGTCAAGGGAACCGCTCCAACTCTGAAGTCGGTCAGCGTTCCGGTGAACAGTAGCAAGATAATGGTTGACAACGGAATTGAAGGAGGGTCTGAGGAAGGCGTGGAAGACTTTTTCTTAAAAGGACTTGATCAGCAACGTCTTGAGAACAGAAAACGCAAGGCGGAAGATGACGCCAACGCGCAAACTAGCAAGAAGCAGATGAGAGAAAAGATAACTCCCGAATTGAAGAACATCGTGATCGCGATCTACGATTACTCCGTGAAGTGTATGCAAGACAAGGAACTGTTCAAATCTTTTTCTTATGAAAAGATTCCGGAGTCTTACAGGCAGTGCATAAGCAGCCCCAAGTTTTACGGTGTGGGGCGTTTCATCAAGCAGCGTATGACCATGGATTTTGCCTCGGTGACTGAAGAAGATAAGATGTTCTCCAACCTGTTTGAGGACGCTTTGGTGAAAAATGTGAAGGGATTGGCTGACTACTTTCAATCGGTCTCTGACGTGATTAAGGAGGAGTGTCACTTCGCCAGCCACGAACTCATGCACGAAAGATTTACCAACGACGTCTCTCTCCTTCAGGACGGTTACGACAAGGTTCTTCATTGCGTGATTGACCCCCACAGCACTTCATCGTTCATACAGAAGACTTCTGAAAGGAAGATGCTTAACATGATGGGAAAACAGAGCAAGGACGTCAACACCCTTCTCAACAAGGCCTGCGCTCTGAACCGAGAAAATCTGAAAGTTGCCCTGACCGACAAGAACGTGCCTCATCTCGTGACCATGGAGATCGCTATACCGTACAAGTTCTTGAGCATGACTGAAGATCAGGCCACGGGATTCCCGATCATGGAGTTCCCTCCCACATCAACATCGGTTAACGCGATTCACCCAGAGTTGCAGAGCGTGTTCACAACCATGCGCACCAAGGTCAAAGTTAGCACACTGGCCAACGAACGTAAAGAGGTTGAGAGCGAAAGATGGGACGACCTGAAAACCAACACCAAGAAGCTCGAGCAAGAGATGTTTAGGCTGAGAGACTCTGAAGAAATTACTGGGGGATCTTACGTTCCCTTCCCCATCACCTGCAAAGATCATGTGGAAAACGGAGGCATGTCTACCGGAGCCGGAACCTGGGGTCCCTTGGCTACTTCCCTGATCTACATCAACCACAAGAAGAACAACGTGAAGTACCATCGCGTGGGACGCCAAGACTTCTGTCAGAATACGCACGCCCTGAAGGGAGTTGACTACGTCTGCAACTTCATGGAAGAACTGCTGGGGTCTAAGCAAGCAAACAACGAGGTTCATAACTTCGCCACCCTGTGTAAGCTGATCGTTAACCAGTTGAATCAGCTCGACATCGCCCAAGGGATGATCATCGAAAAGTTTATAAGCGTGCTGTCTACAACCATGAGTCTGTCTCCCAAACAGAGCGCCAACGTTGTCGGAACCAGAAAGAAGGCCGTTAAATTCTTCAACAGAATCTTCTACGGGGGCGAAGAGAAACCAAAAATCAGCCTGGGTGAAAGGTTTACCAAGACGGCCAGAGATCTCCTGACCAAGAACTCTGATCTGGTACCGATTCTTCACCTCTTGTTCTCTTCTTCACAAATCTACGGAGGGAAAAACAACGTTGAGGGAAAGCTGTACAACATCGACATGGAGCGCGACATGCAGGCTGCCCTTGTCTGCACATCCGCCATCACTCAACTATCTACATCTGGTAAACTCGGAAAGGACAGCAAGGACACCACACCGGCAAACAAACGCAAGCAAGTGGGCCTGGGAACATTGATCAAGTGTCACAGCAACTACTCCATGTTGACCAACCAACCGGTAACCGTGTGCAGCATGGGAGATCAACAGTACGCCGGACAAAGCCGCAACATCTTCAGAGGATGTCTGAGCAGCTACCCCGGATACGACAGCAACATCATCATGAGATCGATGAATCTCAACAACAAAGCCTTCTTCGCGGGATCTCTACCAGCACTTGTCGTGAACCAAGGCACGGCCATGATTCAGACCGCTTGTGGGGTGATCATCAAGACGGCTCCCATCCACAACACTAAAAGCGTGCGCGTGGCCAAGTCCATCAATCCAGCAGAGATCCTGGCGACTGGAGACATCAACTTTATCTGCGCACACTTGTCCAACAGCAAAGGACCGATCAAGAAGAAGTTTGCGGATTACATTTGCGTTGCTGTTTACGGGGGAGGAGACATGCTTCCTGGCAACATGGAAGCTCTCACCAAGGATATCGTGGACAACTTCTTCGGAGGTGTGAACGACCTAACAGCCGTGAAGAGAGTAGAAGAGCAGATCGTGAAACCACTGGCTCATCTCATCGTACCTGGTCTCGAGGAAGAAGCAGAAGAAGAGGAGACTTGCGAAGATGAGAATGAGATTGATCTTTTCGCCGACTTTGAATTTTAAAAGGAGCTGTGACGCCAAGACAAGAACTTTTAATTTGTATCTGTATGAACTTTTTTACTACTGTGCTTACTTTCGAGGTGTGACTTTTACAAAGAGACAACACCACACAAAGATGAACTGTATTTTGTAACTCCATGATTGAGGTGTGACCGAGACACAACACCTCACAAGATGAACTGTAACTCCATGATTACTACTGGGCTGACTTTATGAGGCGTAACCAAGACACAACGCCTCACAAGATGAATTGTATTTTGTATCTGCATGAACTTATTGTGTTGTAGTTAGAAATCATGCGTGCTTTCAAACGCATCTTTAAAAAATGTTGTTTATCAAAAAAATAAATCACAAAATTGCATTTTTCAGTCTTTCTTATTTTTATTTCCCAAATTAAACTGGTTGCGCGATTGAGGCTCGCACGCTTCTTGTGACTTCTTCGAAGCGTTTGGTAAGCATCAGATGGGCTCCTATGTCTTCCACCTCGATTCTGAAGTGAGCTGTCTTGAGAGGTACCGGCGGGACTGGGAAGTTAACTAGCGGTTTTTGTCCCGCGTTTTGAATTTCTTCTAACAAACTTATCAAATTTGTCACTTCTTCGGGCTTTTTTCTTTCCGGAGTCGCTAATTTTGGGGTCTCAATATCAATCGTGAAGGTCTTCAACGCTTGAGAATAAAAATGAAACACTCTGGATTTTATGTTACTCGAAATGGAATCTTCCCGATCGATCAGATTCATATTATCTTTGAGGAGGAGGAGATCTATCATTTTTGGATTCGGAATTCCGAACCACCCCAGAATCAATTGATCTAAAGACGTCTGATCTAATCGTTTCGTGCTTAACCATACCACCAAATCGTCAAACTTCTTTTTAAACTCCTCCTCTGAATCTAGGGTTTGTACATGGAAATGTGGCGCCGTGAGTTCTTCATCATACTCAAACTCTTGAGGCGCCTCTTCATACTCTATCGGTAAAGCGACGGGCGGAGGCGTGATGATCTGGCTCGGGGTGTATTTCTCCGGATAAATTTGAGGAGGGATTGTATTAGTAGGCGGTACGGGGGCCGGTCTGGGCACGATATTTTTCGTTACGTCAGTCGACAAATCGTCAAACAAAGGAGTGTTTGATAAAAAATCGTCATCGACCTCTATATAATCATCTTCATCTTCTTCGCTCTCGTCCAGTTCCGTGAGTTTCGCGTTGGAAATTTCGATTGCTCCGGAAAAGTTTCTCAAGAAAGACTCAAAATCGATCCCTCCGCCTATACTCATCCCGAGAAGAGTTGGAAAGGGATCGCTTCTCATTTCTCGATGAAATCTGTCGTCGTATAAAGAAGGGGTATCGATGGCCGGTAAAACTACCGTTTTCGAAACGTCATTCACCTCTCTGTAAAAATCTTTCGTCAAGATCATCTTCAGAGCGATATCGAATTGGACCACCTTCTTCTCGGGAGACAGTATACTGTATATCATCTTGGGGCTTTCAAAATCCGACATAAAAGAATAAACGTCGCTAGATTTGTCCAGCGAGAGAAATTCCTTCGGCATCTTCGGTTCCGGCACCAGCATATTCGCGGCCACGAACAGTTTCGCGGTACCGTCCAAGTCGAGGGGTAAAAACATCACCGGGAATCGTTTGTGAATCACGCTGGATAAAATATAATTGAAGAATTCATTTTTTTGTTCTTCTATGCTGGTTATGTCTTTCGCGAACAAAAGAGGCGGGAAGATTCCCAGGTTCGCGATCACTTCTTTGGCGAACGAGGTGGTCAAATCCGGTATATCTTTGAGAATCTTTTCTTCTTCTTCGGTGATGAGGGTGCGGTTCATGACAAACCTGGGAGAGATTCCTTGGAGAAAAATACAGATGAACATCTCTATGAAAATAACGCCGTAAGCTCTATAGAGCTTGTCGATCACCTCCTTGGCGTCCGGATCGTTGCTCTGTATGACTCGGGCCTCCAGTTCCAGCTGCGTGCCCAAAAATCTGATCAGATTCCATTTTTTATCACCGCTGTAAGCCGAATTGATTTTAAACTCCTTCATGTATTTTGAATTCATCTCGTTTATGACCTTGTTGACGTTGTTGCCCAGCACTTGAGCGATCTTCTTTTCGGCGGTCGGTTTGAGTTGATCCAAGAGGTGCTGGGTGCTCCCCATGTATCCGTCGTTATCGTCTACTATCACGTCCCAAGATTTGCAAAACGCTTCGAACTCTATCAGGTTTTTGTAATTGCCAAATTTTAAAATCAGGACGATGTTTCTCATGGTTTTCGATTCTATCGTGGGCACGTACGGATTGCTGGGATCCAATTGTACGAAGTACGTGAGGAAATCAAAACTCTTTTCTTTTATGTTTTTCACCAGCTTCGTAACGGGGGCGGAAATAGAATCCGTCGCAAAAAGGGAGTTGTATTCGGTTATGAGCTCCTTTTGCGCTTCTTGAACCGATATGATTTTTTTATTCTTCGCGTTGTATTCTTCGTAAAACTTCGCGAAAAGAGTGTAAATGTAGATCGTGGAGGCGTTGACTTCTTTTTCGTCGCTGGGTTGAACGGAAGGAGAATTGGGAACCACGGAAAACTTTTTCCGGTATTGAATCACTTTTTTGTAGTTTTTGGCGGCTTCTATGTCGTCCTCTATCTGCGATTCGCTATACCATGCTCCGAACGGCGATGCGATGTATCCCAACTCGTCTTCGGTGCCCTCTTTATAAAATTGGACGGTGAAGGGGTTTTGTATCAAAACATTTTTTCCAAAGGTTTGATAAATCCCCTTCACCAACTGGTTCGTGTTGTTCACGTAATCCATAGTCAGATCCCAAAACGAAGCTGGAGCGTTGTCTTTCAGTTTTTCTTTCAAGACGTCCACGATCGGTTTCTCCAACTCGGTCTCCAACACGCGAATTACGTCGTCGCACACCCTGATCTTCTCTTCCGATTTCTCGGCTGGCGGGAGGTCCGTATAATAATCGTCGTAAGGTTCCTCCACGGCAATTTTTAACCAATCGTCGCCCTCATTTTGCAAAACTTTTTCGTTACGTTCTTTGGTGAAAAAGAAGACCTCCATGTAGTCGGATCTATGTTCTTTAAACTTCTTCAAACTGTTTTTGATCGAAAGAGTGGAAAACGCGATCGCTCTCTGAATCTTTTTGTTAGATCCTTCTCTTTTCCTTTTCGCTTCTTCAATCGTTCCGGCGGAATCCCCCTTCAACTCTCCTAAAGTCACGATCGGTTTCATGGGTATAGATTTCATGCGTTTAAAATCTTTGAGAAGCCTTTTGTTTTCCAGTTCGTTCAACCATTTTATTTTGATTTCTTGGGCGAGAAGGTTGGCGGTGTCCGCGTCGATCTCTTCCAATTGCGGGGGAGTCTCGTTTTCATCGGTCATTTTAGAACTGGCTTCGGTGATGAGTCTCGTGCACTCTTCGATGTAATCCGCGCCGCTTTTGATCTTGGAAGGGTCCCACCCTTTTACTAATTCGTCAACTTCGGAAAGGGTTTGCGCCAATCGCGTCATCTTAAGAAAGTTCGCGGCGTCCACGAGTTGATTTCTGTTAATATAAGTGATCGCCTTTTGATGAAACTCGTTTTTAATCTTTTTTATCTCTTCTTCTCTTTTCTGTTCTCTCCTGAGTAAAAACTCGTAAATTACTTCCAGCGTGAATTCCGGAGAGTTGACCGTACCGATCTTGCCTTGATTTTCTTTGACGAACTGTATAAATTCTTGAGCTTCCAGCGACGTTTCTTCATAAGACGATAGTTCGTACCACCAATTGTAAGCCGCGCTCTCCTTTTCGCTCATGCCGGACGAAGGAGTCGCGAGTTCAAACGGAGATCTGAACACCCCTTCCTCGAAAACGAGATGTCCATCGAGCCAAACCTTCGCTTCCTCGCTCAACAAATTTAAATTAGTTCCCACTCTGAAGTTCTTTTCTTTCTCTTGAATTATGGCGTAACTGACCCCGTGCACTCCCGGTCTGTTGGGTTTGTGAAGGTAGATCGCGCTGTTCATAACGACCAATATCGAAGACATGCCGCTCGCCGGTTCTTGGGTCGAAAACATCAAAACGTTCCTTCTGGGCTGAATCATCTCGTAAGCGGCTTCCAAAGTGTTCGCGGAGACCCATTGATTATAATCCGGGTGCGTGTTCGCTTTGTATTGGTCACCGGTAGACATATACGTAACCCCATTTTTACTAGGATGTTCTCGGGCACGTTCCTTCTTAAAATTCATGATTACTCTTTATGCGGGTGAAGTTGCGCGCTTGTTCGTTATAATAAATCTAACCTACCCTCCTCCCCCCTCAATCGCAACAAGAAAGCGAGAAGAATTGTATAATTTTCATTTCAAAAATTTTATTCACAAAAAAGCATGCGTGAAAAAGCGTATGAGCACGCTAGTTTCTCTACAGGGTGTTGATCAGTTGGTTGTCTCCGGCGGTAAATCCCTCGGATTGACCAGGAGTCCACGTCTTCTCGTACGCGAGTCCTCTCTTCAGCTCGACAAAGAAATCAGCTTTGTTGTTGGTAGACACCTTGTTGTGGCTGCTGCTGATGATGTTCGTCTTTTTGATTGCCGTCATCAACTCTTCTGTAGAGATCTTTCCACTGGACAAGAAAAGTAGACTTCCCACCCCTTCCTTCTTTCCCGAGCGCAGAAAGTTCTTTCTCATGCCCATCAACCCCTTGCTAGTGCGTTTGAAGTGAAGAATTGTCTCGTCGGTCTGGTCGGCAAAGAAAGCAACAACGTCGGTTACGATCTTCGAGCTTTCTGAGTACATCACGCGATCAGCCGGAGGTCGAGCGGTTGTAGGTCCTTGCTTGCTTTCTTTCATGAGTTTGATGAGAAGTTGCATACGTTGTTCTTCTCGGATTTGATCTCTCTCGCGTTGTTCAGCCTGGAGTTTCATCTCTCTCTCGCGTTGTTCGGTCTGAAGTTTCAGTTCTCTCTCGCGTTGTTCACCTTCCCTCTCGCGTTGTTCGGCCTGAAGTTTCAGTTCTCTCTCGCGTTGTTCAGCCTCTCGCTCGCGTTGTTCGGCCTGAAGTTTCAGTTCTCTCTCGCGTTGTTCAGCTTCTCGCTCGCGTTGTTCGGCCTCGGCTTTCATCTTCATTTGAAATTCTCGTTCACGTTGTTGAACCTGAATTTGAATCTCCCTCTCATGTTTTTCAGTCTGACGTTTTATCTCCCTGTCACGCTGTTCAGCATCAAGTTTCATCTCCATGACACGCTGTTCCATGTCTTGTTTTCTCTGCTCGTCGGCACGCCTGATATCTTCCTGGCGTATGCGTTCAATTTCTTCGCGTTCTTCCTTGCGTCTGGTTTCTTCTTCCTTGCGACGAGCTTCATTTTCTCGTTCACGGCAAATCTGCTCTTCTTTGCGCTCCTGCACACGCCTCATCTCCAGTTTGTCAAGGAAGGTGTCGAAAGTTTGGTTGATCATCTGAACGACGGGTACGAGAGCGGATTGAAAAGTCTCTTGTTGGGCAGGATCCGGGGTAGAAGAAGTTGAAGGGACGACAGCGGCAGAGTCTGGATCGACGTACGAACCCTTGACTACCATGCCCATGGTGTCCATGATGCTGGCGTCGAGAAGTTGTGTCATGGCTTCGATGAAGTTGCTGGCGCTGACAATCCCGGAAGATTTGATGACTTTGAGGAGTTGAGAACGCTTGACTAACAAAACATTTTTGCCAGTAGGTTTGAAACTGATTGGGTTGATTATCATAATTCGATTGTAGCTCAGTTTTCCAATGATGTTGTGTGAAGGAATCAAAATTATTTCGTTTACTCGCTCTTTCATTTTTGCCATGTAGGGCGTCAAATTAGTGTCAGAAACCTTCAAAAAATTGATGAATATCTCACCGTGAAGGACTATGTAGCATTCTTCTAGTCCCAATGAAGCTGTCTTTGCGCAGGCCAAAAGAAAAAAGTCAAAAAGAGGAGCGGTTTCATCTTGCGGTATAGAAACTTTGAGTTTAGAAACGTGATTGCGCAATCTCAATAGTGACTCATCAATTTCATTTGATGACACATCTGCACTCACTTCATTATTTCTCAGAGACAATTTCATTTGGTCGAAAATGGATTTGTCTCTGACATGATTTGATGACTCATCATTTTTTTCATGTGTGTTTTTCTTTACTTCTTTTACCGGTGTTACAAAATTGGTAATTTTCACCTTTTCCCCTTCTTTCACAACAAAATGAATTGTGCCGTCTCTTGTCACATCATCTATCCACACCGACTTTACTTGGTGTTTCATTATCAAAAAATTAAGGATCTTTCTGGCATCTTCTTTTGTCTCACATTTTAGAGTGTTAAATCCTCTCCATTCTTCCTTCAAACTCCCTCTAGCCTTCTTCACCGGAGGCTCCTGCACTCCCATCTCAAACCCGTTCATCAACTCCATCCCAGACAAGTCGACTCTCGACCAATCCAGTCCATCGACCTTGTCTTTGCCGTAAGACATCTTGAATCTAGAGTGCCTGATCAACTTCACAACGTCCCTGTTACTCATCTTTTCAGCAGGTTCCTTGCAGATCAACATCCGTTCTCCAACCTTCGCAACAACCTCCACTCTACTCTCGAGCTTGGGAAGAGTATCAACGAGGTCTTTTCCCGAGTAAAACTCAATCAGGCAGAAGGGCTTCTTTTTGGTTCCTCCGAACTTGAAGTCCAGCGATTTGATGTCCATCTCGTAGTGGTGAAAAGCTACCAATTGCTTGAAGATATCTTCGTGAGAAATCTCAGCAGAGAAAGCAGTATCGGCTTGTCGTTTTGCCATGGTAGAGTCGAAGCTTCTTGGTTTTGTAGATTTTGGTAAAGTGGTGTATCCTGTGGCTCGTTCGGTCGTAGAATGAAAATCTATCTGGAAGTAATCTACTTTATACTCTCGTGAGTTACAAGTCCTTGTTCAATCGAGTTACAAGACCTTGTTCAATCGAGTTACAAGACCTTGTTCAATCGAGGTACAAGACCTTGTTCAATTGAGTTACAAGACCTTGTTCAATCGAGTTACAAGACCTTGTTCCTTTCGTACCACACCTCTATCATCATGCAAAGAAGACAAGAAAAAAATAATAAAATTTACATTCACTTTTATTTTTCAATTTTTTTCACTTCGCTTCTCCTTCACCAACAAGCCCTTCTTCCTCGTCATTGGCCTCTTCCATGTAAGCCTTCTGAGCGTTCACCACCTCTACCGTCTGCCCGTCCATCTCGCGCATAATCGTCGCGATTTCATCAACCCGCTTTATGTCGATAAAGTTCTGCATGTACTCCCACCTCAAAGCCTCCACGAACATGGTAGAATTGACACAAGCGAAGGCTTGCATGAGTCCGTCCTTGTCACTGGCCAGCATCACGATCTTGTTTGACATGGATCTGTACACGCTGACCAGTTGTCCTCTCTCGTTCCTGTAGTGAGCGTACAGATACTGCACGCAATCCACGTTAGGCGATACATCGTCCAGAGGTCTGTCGTGATCTGTGAGAGGGAGTTCCGCAAAGTCGTAGATGTGATCTTCGTAATCAATCTCTTCTTCTTCGCAAACCAGCGTCAGCTCGGCTTCGTCGCCCATCATCTCCTTGTCTACTCTCCCGCACTTGCAAACCGTCATGATGTCTACCCCGTTCACGTTGTACTTGTCAATTTCCGAAGCCAAGCTTTGAGCCACGGTTTGAAACAAGCAAGTGTGATTGTAGACCAGGCCCGCGCTGACATCTTGCACGTAAGAACCCGAACACCTCTTGAAAGTCTCGCGGCTGATGCAAAGTCCGAATCGTACCATGTTCGCTTGAGTAAACACCTCGACCACGACTCCCTTTTCCGTGTGAGGTCTGGTGTGAACTCTCTTGGGACAGATGAAAAACTTCTCTTCCTGTTCGCGGATCCCGGACACCAGTAAGAACTTGTCCCTGCTCGCGCTGTAAATCACCTTGGAATCTTCCATGGCCGTCGAGATGTCCATGGGTGAGTAGCACGTGCTGTTCTCGCTGTGTTTGATAACTTCCAGTCTCATACGCATAGCAGCCTTGCCGGTGTCCTCCCACAGGGTGTTTATCAGTCCAGCCATCCTGTATCTGTCGTTAAGAGAGTACTCCTCGTTTTCTTGCACGACGTACAGGAGACACTTGGAGTTTACTTCGTTCATCAGAGACACGCCTCCAGACTTGCAGGCTTCTTCGACGTACCGGTTCATGCGTTTGGAACCCAAGTGATTGATGTACTGTTCGTCATTGATAGGCCTGCTGTTCACGATCTTGGTCACGACTTTTCCCACGTCGGCTTTCATGGGTCCGTGAACCAGTTTGCTGTAGATCGAGGGAGGGTTCTCGTCCGTACTGTACTTCAAAACGAGTTGATTGGAATCGTCTCGCTTGTACATACCGGGCAGGCGTATGGGGTGGTGAGTGATCTTTCCCACCCCGCACTCATCTTCTTCCAAGCAAGCCGCCATGTTTGCGGCCGTGGTGTTTTTAGGTTTGCCGTAGATTTTTTGATCGTAGACTTCCCCGTCCTTCTCGCCGCAAAACACCCCGATCGTATCTTTGAAAATGTACCGCACTTCGGACAGGATCTTGATGAAAGTGGAAGCCGCCTGAGTTTGCATAACCACTCCGTCAGGAAAGGAGATGTGATGATGAAGCCCGAACTTTACTCCGGTGATCTTTTTCGGAGGTATGGATTCTCTGGGGTCCGAAAAGTAGACGTAGTGTTTAGATCCTTCAAAGACCGGCATGTTCTTCAAAACCATATCCGCCAGAGTCACGCAGTCTTCGCAGAGTCGAAGAATATCCATGTTGGGCATAGGGATCGCGGGGTTGAGATCTATGTCTATGACGAGAGTAGACACGTGAAATTCGCTGCTCACGATCTCGTGGTTTTTCTTCTTCGGAGCCAGCATGCCTTTGTACAACTGTTCCGACGTGATTCCTTGCGAAGTCTCCGAAACCACGACAAAAATGTTTTCGTCTTCCCTCTCCCCGTACTCGTTGACCGTGCTGAACTGTCTTTGCCAGATCGGGGTGCTGTGAAAGCTCGCGTAACACACCGCTCTATCCATGCCCGTTTGACAAACATCGGGATCGTCGTACGGCATCTTGAAATTAACAAACTGTCCGCTCATAGACTCCGGAGGGTTCAAAACTCCAGAGGCGTACTCTCCCGTGTTGAATTTGCTGGCGTAAGCCACTGAAAAGTTTCCAGTCTTGGCGTAAAGTCTCAAGGGCATGTCGTCAGCCACTACAGCCTTGATTTCATCGAAGACGTTCCTGTATACCGTGACATCATTGATTTCTTTTTCAACTATATCGTTTCTCGCCTCGCTCCACTGTCGTATAGCGCGCTTGTCTAGAGTCGTGGTTGGAGCGCACGAGATACTTCCCACTCTCAGTTTGTTGATCTTGAGAGAAATAAAGAGCGGAAAGGGGTTGTAGTTTCTGGTCTTTCTTTCCAAAGCCGCCGTCATACCTCCCGCGATCCGTAGAGACTCGTAGTGGTTTACGCAATTGACTTCGTACGCTCGCATGGCTTCTTCGATCACCTTCGGGTAAAACCTTCCGAGCCGATTAAAAACTCTAAAAATGTGATCGTTGAAATTCGCTCCGACGTACAATTCGGAGAGTTCTCCTTCTTCTTCAGTAGGAGGGGCCGAGACTCGCACATATCTCAAGCAGTTTTTAAAGTTGTACGCGTCCGGAAAGTTCTTTCTGGGAAATCTCAGGTTGATGACGAAGAAGAGGTAAAAGAACTCGTGAATCTGCAGGTTTCTCATCCCATCGTCTTCATTTTCTCGTTTGGGAGGATCCGAAGCGCACCGCACGTTGTGATTAAAGCTCCATATGTCCATGAGGGCTGGGTAAGGCCACGAGTTTAGAAAACAGGATCCGCTTCCGTCCAAGGCGTTAATCAGAGTTTTCACGCCGGCCAATTTAGAGGGAGTGTCGATCATATATTTTAAACTCGCTCGATACTCTTTTATGTCTCTCATCTTAAATTCTGTCGGTAGGGTCTTTAACCCGGTCACTATCAGCTGAGAAGCCGGTATGATTAACACGGGGTTATTTTTCTCGAGCATGGGCGACCAAACGTCATTGTGAGGAATCACTCCGTCCTGTATGTATTTGTCTCTTTGCTTCGGCGGGCATGCGAAAAACAACACGCCGACCAGTTGAGTCTTGCTCTCGTAGCACATGTGGGACACAAAGGTTTCCAGGTACAGCACACCGGTCAAAGTCTTTCTCGACAGCAAGTGTTCAAATTTATCGACGTAGAATTCTTTCTTGAACGGTTTGGACTCGTACTGTTGAAAAAAGATATGAAGGTTGTGTCCGTCTTTACTCTCATTTTTTCCGACTTCTCCCTTCTTCGGTTTTTCTTCTCTGGTGTTAAAGAACTTCATGGTCACGTTTGATGACAACACGCATCTTCCTTCTAAGAACTGTTCGGTCTGACAAGCCTTATACCCGGGACCTCGTTCGATCTGGTCGTCGATATAATCGTCATCTAACACATTACGTTTTTGTGCCATGTTTACAATCCGAGTTATTCTTCCACGAATGATCTTCGTAACACGAAGGCGTGTCTTATATATACTTTGTCAAGAAGAAAGGATATCTCACTTAGGAAGGACACGTCATAAAAGTTTACTATATAAGAAAAGAATAACCCTTCATCAAGTTCATTTTATTTAGTTTCATTTGAGTTAAGACATGGATGAACAAATGTTTCCGGGATATGAAAGAAGGGTTGAGAAGGAAGCCGCTAAAAAATTGATAGCCCACGTCGACTACAAAAGACTGATATGTCTGACGGGAGATATGAACGCGGGGAAAACCCACACCATCATCGAATCCATAGAAGAGTGCGTTCGCTGCAAAGTGGCTCTCTTCGTCGTGGGCCGTATAAGTCTCGCTGACGAGATTGAATTACGTATGCAAGGAAGCTTCGACGTTTACAACTACAGCAAGCAAGAACGATTCAGGGAGGGAATCTTAAAAGTAAAAATGGGAGTCTGCGAAGTCAAAAGCGTGTTTGTGGTATGCATCAACTCCCTCAACGACAGAATCTTACCAACCGACGGTCTTCCCTTCGACATGGTGATCATCGACGAAGCCACCATGACCAACAAAAACCTGCTGAGTCCAATCATCGATACGTACGCCGCTTCCGAAATTATGAATTACGCCAAGACCTACATCTTCCCGAAAGCCGAAGTTATCGTTTTAATCGATGCCGCTCTTCCAGAACCGCTCAAAAAGGATTACAAAAACATGATCTCCGACGGCATGGATAATCCTGAAGAAGAGCTAGCGGTGCACAACCTAAGACTGGTTCGTCCCGACGTCAAACCCATCTTTAACAAGGCCTTACACTTCTCCGCTATGTGGCAGGAAGTCGAAAACGTGCCGGGGCAGAATCTAGCCAGCATGATGAAAGAGATTCTGCAAGCGGTCTACGTGTACCGGGAAAAGATTTCTATATCCATGCCCTTCAAAGAGATGGCGCACAAGATAGCCTGCTTCATAAGAGCCGCCATGCCCGAGACCGACCCTTACGTGCCTCACATAGTGGTTCAAACGGCCGACGAAAGACAAGAGCGAGCGGAGAGAGTCGCGAGAGGTTATACCCAAGAAACGCTCGATTTTCACGAATTGTGCAGAGAAAGCGAGGTCGTGATCATAAATCCTTGCGTGTCTGTCGGGGTGAGCATCGGGTGCGGATACATAGCCAAACACTTTGCCTTTTTTAGTTTGGGACCGTACACGTGCTCGCTGGAAGAGCAGATTCAGATGACGGCTCGCGTGAGAAACATAGAAACTTCGACCCTGTACTATTGCGTCTTTAACCCCAAACCCAATTCTTTCGCAAACTACAAAGACGTCCCGCAACTTCACAATTTCTTCACGGAAATGAAACAGTGGTCTAACAATTCGTCAGCCTCATACCACAACGCTCACGAAGCCATCAAGCGTGCCTTGGAGAGAGCTTACCCGAACATCGCGTTGGGAAGGGGACTTCACAGGAAAAGAAAGGCTAGAAAGAGTACGGAGTTGATCAAGGCGAAGATGGAACTGGACGCCGCCGAGTGTGACAAGGTCTACGGCCTGACAAACTGCGAAGCCAAGTGGTCACTCGTCTCCGGTAAGAAAAGGAGGAGACCCGTCTACTCGAGAACCATACCCGAAGAAGAGCTGGAAAAATCCGGGATAAAGTATAAAAAGACTTACAACGGAGAATATTATTTAGTCTGCGCTTAGACCACGGAACCGACAACATGTCTATCGAAGAAGAAGAAGCAGCGATATGTATGTGCCGCATGGAAAGATATACGGAGGGCTTGTTCAACGGCCTTTTGACCGGACCTTTAGAAGATACCTTTGTCTGTTTTACTCACGGGAGATATCACCACTGTAACGGAGGTAGCGATTGCGAGTACAACGGCAAAGGGGAGTGCGTTTACAGCGGATACACCGTCAAACTCGAAAAGATTTACGCTAGAGATTGTCCTCCCAACTACAAAAACGCGTACGAATTTCGTCTCACGCAACTCAAGAACCCTTACTCTTTCAGAGACGCCGTTCACAGCTTTGTTTTAGAACGACACGGGGACGTGATTACTGTTGAACATCTTTACAACAAGCAGATGGAGTTAATCATAGCTGCCTTGTATCATTATTTTTCTCAAAACATCGACAACTGCGCCGGCATGCAAGCCGGTAAAAAAGTGAGAGAGCTAGATTCTCTCTTTACGGACATATGTCACCGGGTCGCCGAGGTTTCCATCAACGATCACAACGCCAAACAAACCATCTTGCTGAGGATGACGCCGGCCACTAAAGCCAACAAGAGCATGAGAGGAGCGATTGCGGTTATAATCAGCCGAGCCATGGAGGGAGCCTTCAAGAAACTGGAACCTTTGATCACGGAAGAAGAAGCCGAGAGAGAAAGGCGAGAAATCATTCGCCAAAAAGAGTGAAAAAAAAAATAAATAGTTTTTATTGAAAATGAAAAAAAAGGGTTGAATACTTTTTCAAATCTCCCCGGAATAGAAAACGTATAGTGTTCCATGATAAAATCTTCCGAAGTTCATACTTACCGAGCATCCCGGACAAATGGGGCGTGGTTTCCCAAATTGTCCGGGATGCTCGGTAAGTTGAAAAGTAGGTCACCCCATCTCCCCCATGTTAAACTCAAAAATCGTAAAATTTTTCAAAGTCCAAATCCCATAGGGTCCCATGTTAAAGTTGCCGGAGGTGGAGTCTACTCTTAGTGCGTAGAGGCTACCTCCACCAGCCGCCCCTTTTTTGATGACTTGCGCGACCTACGGGTCTGACGAGGAGGCAGGGTACCTTGGTCATAAGTGAGTGCGCAAGTCAGTGACGAGAAGGCGGGACACCTTGGTAATAATTGAGCGCGCAAGTCAGGGACAGGAAGGCAGGACACCTCGGACATAATGGAGGGCGCGCAAGTCAGGGACGGGAAGACAGGGCACTTTACAAAATGAGAGCGCGCAAGTCAGGGACAGGAAGACAGGAAGACAGGGCAATAATTGAGGGCGCGCAAGTCAGGGACAGGAAGACAGGACATAATGAGAGCGCGCAAAGTCAGGGACAGGAAGACAGGGACAGGTCAATAATTGAGGGCGCACAAAGTCAAGGACGAGAAGCATACAAAAATATTTTTTTCAATACGATCGTTTTTATTCGAAACAAAAGACAGCGTTTGAAATCACGCTAGATAATCCCCGGGGTGTAGGAGTAGTTCTCGTGTCTGTTCTGTAGCAGCCTGGCCGTCTTGTACTTGTTTCTCCAGTTGATGCAAACGGCGATGAATATGGAAAGCAATCCCGCCGCTACCATACCTCCCACGAAAATAATAATGGTGTGTAGAACCTCGAGATCCACGTTTGCGGGTTCGCGCTCCATGGTAATGTTTTTCGCGTCCAATCCGTCCCGCAGTTTCACCACGCTCCTCGTTATATCTTCGACGACCGAGATCGTCATGGGGTTGCTGGGCATAAAGTCGTCGATGGTACAAGTGGCCAGCATCCTTATCGTGTGATACAGCTCCACGATAGATTGGAAGAAAGAGTCTTTCAAAATGTACTTGATCCCTCCTTCTCCCAAATTCACGCAGCTCGCCAGGTTTTCCGATCCGGACACGATCTGACACGTTCCGTTTTCGTTCACGTATCCTTTAACCCGCACGCTGTTTATGTCTCCCAAAATGTGGTACTGAAAATTGAGCGTGAGATTAAAGGTTCCGGTGGGATCGTTGCACAAGCGTCCGTGAGTGAGATGACGGGGCACGGTGCAGTCGATGTGCAGTTTTTGAGGCTCGACGTTAGCGTTTTTGCCGATCTGAGGTCTAAAAGTCCTCGGAACGTCGTGGCAATCGACTTCCAAATCCGCGTACTCTTTTTCCTTTTCGATAAAAATCTCCCTCGCGTTGGTTTGCAGCAAGCCCTTTACGGTAACCCCTCCGATATAGTCGTCGGATATGTCCGTGATCAGAGTCAGGGTTTGTTTTTCGTTTTCCGCGGGGGAACAGAAAGAAGCCCTGTTTTTAAGATAGTCTTGCGGGATAACTTGTTCGACGGCGTCTTTCGAAACGTAATACTTGTTGGAAACGAAGGCGTAACCCAAGTGATCGCACCTGATCGAAAATCCGGTGGGATGTTCGTCTAAAACGATATACATTCCGCTCGTGGGAGGAGTGCAGCCCACGGTCCAATTCGACTTCATGACAAAGGTTTTTTCAGCGCTCCTCTCGAGTGAAAAATCGTAATCTTCCTCGGTGCATACGGTTTTAGCTTCGGATAACAGCGCCTTGGAAGCCGCGTCATCGTAATCTTTGCCCTTCTTAAGAGCCAACGTTCCGTACTGCGTATAGATATTAATTTTTAATTTACTCAGATCCCCTCCGTGAGGTATATCGCTGATCAAAAGTTGGTAAGACACGCTGCTGTATCCGTCGTCGCCTACTACCTCGGTGAAAGGTTCTTTAAGCGCTCCGCTATACTCTTCTTTTAATTCTCCGTTTAAAATTACTTCCGTGGCGTTTTCCGTGATCACATTCCCGGTAAGGTTCGACACTCTCTGGATAAAAAAATGTAATCCCAAAATTTCATCGGTTTCTTTATCTTCCCAGGTTATCGTAATCCCCGAAGAGAACTCCCACGTATGTTTACACAGAGTCGGAACCTGTCCTATAGTTAAGTAGTATCTATCATTTTTTTCGCCTATACCCTTTTCCACGGTAAAAGTCGGTTCCGGTAAAAACTGCAGTAACTGGGAAATATCTTCGATATGCATATCGTGTTTGGCGTGATAAATAAACGTATAAGAGTCCCCCAGGTACGGATACTCGTCTAACCTTCGGTTCTCCACGAGATGACACACGTAGTTAACCAAGATTTCGTCGGTTCTTTTTTTCTGACTCCTAAAACCCTGAAGTTCAGCCCACACTCTAGCTTCGGGATCTTGCATGAGGTTGTATAATTCTTTAATGGAATCGGACATCCTGATGTTGGCCACGCTGTTCGGGTTGTTTTCCGGGCACGTGTTTAACACTTTGCTACAGGGACACGTAATTCGCGTGTCTTGTATCACGCTTTGTTTCATGAAGACGAACATCTCTCCTCGAAACACATACGTTTTTATCGCCGAGGAGATGAAGTAGGGTATAGATTGCACGTTGTTATAGTCTTTATAATTATTGTCGTTATGATATCCCTCCATCCATTTCGTCGTTATGGGGTAATTTTGCGAGACCGCGTTATCCGCGTTAGATCCTTGTCCGGACGGGCATTGCGTGCTCATCAACGTTCCGGACGGCAAATATTTGTTGTCTAGCGCGTGGGGTCTGTCGTCGTATTCGTTTCTCGTGGTGACCATGACGGAACGCAGAGCGGTCTTGTATCCTCTAGTTTCGCTAAAACAGTACACGTACTTATACATGCAGGGCAAACCCGCCTTATAAAACCACGAATTGGGAGGGTATGGAAAGGAGCCGTGCGCTTTCTGTTTCACCGCGCTGATTTTTTCGAGTCTCGGCGTCGTCGTGTCAAACTCTTTTACCTTATACGCGTCTCCATTTTTACACGTAGACGCCGCAGTGGTATCTGCGAACACGCAATCGTCGGACATGATGGCGATAATCTTGTACACTTGATCCGTCGAATCGGGGTTATAACATCCAGTTAAGGGAAATTCTGTAGCGTATCTGTAATCGTGCGCGGAGACCTCCAAAACTTTAACTCGTTTATATTCCTTAACGGCTTCCATGATTTTCGAGTAAAAATCATTTATAATAAAGCTGTCCGGCAGCGATTTAGAATGGAGTTCGACTTTTCCGTACACGTCTCCGACTTCTGGGTGTTGCACTCCTCCGACAAAGTTAATCCGCATAATGTACGCCCCCAATTCAACGGCTTGCACAGATCCGTAAGCCGGACTTTCAAACAGCAACTTGTTACTCGAAAGTTTGACGTCCTGAATCAATCCGTGCGGATGGTTTTGAATCACCTTTTTCGGGTGAAAGAGGGTTTTGTCCAATAAAAAAACTTCTCCTTCCTTGTAGATTTGAGGGTTTAGGTTGTAAGTGTATTCACTCACGATGGCGGAGTACGTGACGCACTCGCTGTTCGTCATAAAGAGATTCGGAGAAGTCCCGGCTTGATTTTTAAGGTCTCGACCTCCGAAACAGTAATTCATCTCAAAATCTTTCAGAGAAATAAACTCGCCACCTGCTTCATTTTCCGACGCTCTCGTAAAAAATATGTTGCCGGTCACTTCATTCACTCTGTTATCCGGCGTAGAAAATTCGCACTGGCCTGCCACAGCGGTTCCTTCCAAATTATAGCTGACCATTCTGTTATACATCTCCGTGTTAATCTCCATAGGTTTCTCGTACTGGGGCGAGCTTATTTTCAATCGGAGCAGAGAAGGCGATTTATTTATAATCTTGTCGTTTATGTCGTATTGATCTTGAATAAAATCGGTGTCTATGGAACCTCCGTCTCCCAAAGCCACACTCATCTCGTATCCCAAATCGAAGTTTACGCTTTTCTTCCCGTTCACCGTTATAAAGTCAGCTTTCGGAGTCAACAACCTCAGTTCGTTCGTTTCTAAAAACTCCTTCGCAAAGATGTTTAAATCATTTTCTTCCGTGACGTTATTCACTTCGCTCACGCACGTCCAATTTTGGTAGTCCCAGAAAGAAGGGTTGGTCGTCTTAACGAGCAAGACCCTGTTAAGCTTGTTGAATCGATTAAATCGACACCCGAACATGTACCTGTCCATGTTGTAGGCTTCTTCCGAAATTCCAGCTTCGAATTCTCCCGTGGGATTTTCGGCAACCGCGGCCAGGTCTCCTATGGGGGTTCCGGTGACTTGAGAACCGCAGCTCGATTCCGTAGAGTCGGTGAGAGCTGTAAAGGTAAATTCCATACCGGTGTTGCTAAACACAACCCTGTCCGGTAGAGGCACATCAGGATCTATATCTAGTTGACATCTTGCCACGAACAGAATCGCTCCGTTGGTAATATAGTTCACTTCCTTGCTCACGCTGAGAGATTTTTCAGCGGACGAATCTCGAGGAGAGAGTAGAATTAAAAGTAAGGCGAACAACTTCATTCTTTTTTTCCGGTGGTTTTCCGTCTTTACTCGATGAGGTTCGAATCAACAATGAATAAACAGAGAATCCTCGAGGCCTTATATAATGAAATGAAAACGAGCAAGGTCTTGTACAAATTTATAATTTTTATTGCGTATATAAAAAAGAGAGGGCGTGTGTGTTAGGAAAGGTACGCCTTCCTCAACTGCTCGGACAACAACACCTCGTCCATGCTAGAAACAACGTCTGGCGCTATCTCCCACTCCTTCCCAGCACGCCTGTTAAGACTTCTCAAGCTCTTCTTTTTATCGCTCTCGCTGGGTTTGATCGTCATACTCAACGCCTGCTTCTTGTTGTCGCTGTTAAGGACGGCTGTGTAGAACTGCCTGTAAATCTTAGCCACCAGATCGTAAACATCTTGCACGTCCTTCTGTCCCAACCACTTGTTCGGGTTCTCGACGACGAGTGTACATCCGTACGCGGGATCTTCGTAAAGTTCAAACTCGTGAGTCGTAACGGCCCTTCCTACTTCGATCAAGACAGACCTGTCCTTCAGAGTGGCGTAAGGATCCCAAATCGAGATCACCAACCTGTCTTCGTCGTCAAACTCCGCATTAATCACCCTGTTAATCTGCCTGTCTATCGGTTGATCGAGTCCGGACACGTTATAAATCGGTGGAACTCCCTTGGCAGCCGGTGTAGCTTCTACTTTAAGAACGGGTCTGGGAGGGATTCCCGTACCGCCAAAGACTTTGTTTTTAATCGATCTCGGTAGTTCCATAATTCGTAATTAACAATAAAGAACATGCAACAACATTTCAAACAAATGCGAGGAGATTAAATTTTATTACGATTTTTGTGAGCGTTTGGTAGCCTTCTTGACAACACGCTTTCCTTTTTTCTTGGGAGGAGCAGCGGCCTTCTTCGCCTCTTCGTATCCCCTCTTCCTCGCTTGCATGTACGCCTTGTCACTCCCGTCCTGGTTAGACAAAAAGTCTCGAATGTACTTGTACTGCACTTTCGTCACTTCCACCTGCGTTTTATTCACTTGAATCGACGCCTCCATGTCGGTCTGGCAAAGATGATAGACGGCAAGCTTGATCTTAGAGTTTACGAAGACTTCCCTCGCGCGCAAAAACCTCTCGAAGAGATCGTTGATGTTCATGGCGGGATCAAACCCAGACCTGTTCGCGATGACCGGGTGTATAGGAAGGTTAGGATTCAGAAGCCCGCCGATCATCTTGCGTCTCAACGTTATTCTGTTTTCGGGCGTCAGCTCGTCGACCATGTAAGCTCGTACCATCTTGGCGTAAAAGTGAAGTTGAAGTCTGTAGTAGTATTCCGTCTTAGCGGGAAGGACGGGCTTGTTGTTACCGATCGGCATTTTAAAACCGTGAGTCTTCAGGTCACAAATCTCAATGGTTCCGTCGCTCCAATTCAACCGATCGATCCTCCCCGTGAAGATCTCCTTGTTTATGTCGATCACAAACTTAATCTCATTGACGGAGCCGTGTTCGACCAGGTGTTCCAACTTGTTTACCAGGTTAGCGAGCTCACACTCCCGTCTGTTGTTCTCGCTGATAAACGTCAAGCGTACTTGTTCTTCCTCCGCGGATGCTATCACGTCATGCAGGCGCGATCCATTATTTATCAACTCTTCACGACTAACAAACTTTTTAGGCGGATGAGCGACAAACTTGGTGGAACCCCTGGCGCACTTCTTCCCTTCAAACTTTCTCTCGGCAATCTCTTTACAACGCGTGGTGACGAACATCCTTCTTAGTTTCTTGGGAGGTAAATGACGTTTACCCTTCGAGATCCCGGATTGAAATGAGGTTGTGGCAGACATGACTGTAATTATATAGACAAAACAAGCAAAGGTTACATAGTTTCAATGGAGATTTTTATTTTGAACCAAAAATATCTTCCAAGTCATCGACGTGAAAGTAATCTCTGAGCGGCGTTTGTTTCCACGCCTTATCTCCGTAGAACCGGTTCGCCAGAAAGGCCACCAAGACGCCAATCAGCATAAGCAGGATCAACATCTTGTTTCTCCACAGCCAGGACGCGCGTTCCACAACTTCTCCCCGGTCGTCCACGACCATCAAAGTCGATTTCCCTCTCTCGATCACCAGACAGTAGTCGGCAACGTCGTCCATCATGTTAAAGGTGGTAACTCCTCCTCCGTTAAAAGCCTCCACGTCGCAGCTTCCCTTATCGCCCTTGACTTGTTGTCCCATCTCCGCACACCCTACGATCTCCACGCACTTCCCCATGCGAGAGACCGTGACAACGCTCTTCCCGGCCATGACGCTCTTCAGAGTAATTCCCACGACTTCGTTGCAGCGAAAAGGATCTATGACGATGCGTCTGACAAATCCGTCAGACATCTCGCTGCCGGGAAGCTGGTACGCGATGCTATCTTTACTGCCGATGAGTTCCATGTTGTTCGTTTACCGCTTGAGTTTGCGAATGACTTTGTAGAGCTTCTTCTTCCCTTTTATTATTTTCTCTCAGCTGTCTCTCGTATGCGTAATCTTTGATAGCGGTCAAAAGAAAATCACGAGTGTCATTAATCGACGTAATGCGAGACAGTTCATAGTCCGCTACAAGGTCTACCGGCTCAAAGCGAGATAGCCTGTCTGGCAGTTCGTCGACGTCGTGAGCGATACTTTTTTCGCACCCGTACACCATCTGATTGTATCTGTAGAGAAACATCTCCTCTTTGCTGTAGTGACCCTTCATCTCGTCTCCAACGCTCATCCGGTCGCTACTCAACCACCCGTGCTGTTCCGCGTCCACGTACGCCACGCCAGTAAGCTCCCACATCGCTTGTAAGACGGAGCAGATGTGTTGTTCTTGAGGCGGCTGATATCTTCCGTTGTGCAAGACGACCGTCATACTCTCGCTCTTCAGAATATAATTCTTTTGCATGAACGGGGGTATCTTTTCTTTGTAAATCTTAGTATGCTTCAAGAAATCGTGACTGCGGGAGTTGAAGCTCTCCTTGCACTGAACCACGTTTGGTACGCCAGACCACTCGTTAAAAATCGTGCTTAGACTGCCTCCGTAAGTCACCAGGTCAGTAATCGAGTGTACCATCCTGCTCAATTCTTCGTGCACGTGTATCAACATGATCATGTGAGAGTCCGGGATTTCATTCCGGTTGATGAAAGTGAACGACGTTTCCGGGTTAAGCAGGCAGTCGATAACCCACGTTATCATCCTCTTGATGCGTTTGATGTTAGGGCTCCATTGACAGGTAACGGTTAAAGAGTTCATCACCACGTCAAACACGTGCTTATCTAAGCCTATGGAGTTTTCCAAGTTCTGGTCGATAACCGTGTTACTTTTTAAAACGTAAGAAGCGAGATCTTTAACCACTTTCCGCGGGCAGTTCGAGGGTCCCATGATCAAGCACATGTACTCGCTGGCTAGCTGCTCCTCTCTAAAAGAATCACACTTTAAGCTTTTAAAAAACTCCTCAAAGTGAGACTTGTCCGGTTCTCGGCTCACGTGTTGAAGGTACCTCTTGTAAAACTGGTCGGGAAGCATGCTCTGATGAAAGATGGATCCCTTGAGGTAAACTAAAAACTCGTGCTGTCCCGCCAATTCGCACAAAGATTCTTTCAGTTTAACATGAAATCTGTATATAGATTCCGCTTCTCCGCTTTGTAAAAAAGTCATGTTGTTGTTGTTGTCGGTACGATGTTCAACTGGTAAATGACGTGGGAGAAGCACCCACTCATACTATAAAGTAAGGATCGTAAGCTCTCGTCAGTACAACAGGCGCGCAACAACACAACCAGAAAAGCAAAACGATAAAACAGAACATCATCAAAGAAGATAGAGGGGCCACGATGTACATCATAGCGGTGTAGGTTCCGTTGTAGTTTACAGCGGGTATGGCGCGCGCTATCGATCGTATGCGAAAGGGATTCAACGTCTCTACGACTGTAAGGTTTGCTCGTAAATCATCCATAACACCTTCGTCAGCACCAGATCGTGCGTAAAGACACACGAAGCATAAAAATATTACGTAACGCATTTTCATCAAAAACAAAAGAAATCGAGTTTTGTCGTTTTGTAATTTTTATTACACAAATAATATCATTGATAGCGGCGAATGCAATCTCGCTCAACTTTACACAAACTCCGGCGTGTTGTTGACCACAAACGACTGCACCATGGTAAGCAACTTCTGCAGTTGAATCAAATCAGCAATCCCTCCTTCGCTCCACTCTTCTCGCGCTTTTCGTTCTTTCTTAGACAACTTCTTCCTCGCTGACTTGTCGGAAAGCAAGGTCTTGGATTGAGCGGCGAGTTCTTTCACCTCAACCATCCTGTTCACTAGCCCGGACTGAGCGTGTCTACACATGCAGGCTGCTCGACAGTTCAAACACATCATCTTACACTTTTCGTCCACGAAGGCTTGCGTTACCTTACACAACCCTCCCTTGATCGAACTTAAAAAGGTTCCCACACACGATCTGTCGTGCATGGCCTCTCTGAAAAAAGTGTGAGACTCCGGATTGTAGTCGGCCATGTCTTGACAGGGATTGCATCTCCACCACTTCTTCAGATTGTAAAAATCTGGTTTAAACAAGGCCTCTTTAGTTTCTTTACTTTTTGGTATCTTTTCTCTCTCGCGTTGCTCACTCTGCTTAGCGGAATTGATGTTTTTGACCGCCCTGCCATAACAGGTACGGGATCCAGAGATGCAAGTCGTAAAGTGTCTCCCTTTGGCCGTAGACACCTTCTGCCTGTAGAGGGGATCGGTTATAGGCAGCGAGTTTGAAATGAAGACTCGATGTCCGGCGGTGAAAAGTCCCTTCCCTTCTTCTTCTTTGTCGAAGATGTTCGTCCTAGACAAAAAGGCGGTAGAACAGCCGTCGTGACTACAAACGGTAACTCCCGGACACTCCGGCATCATGTACCTCTTCGGTTTAGCCGACGTGGTGTTCTTCACCGTCAAAGAAAGACGACAGAGCCCGCAGATCCTAGTAGACAAGGCGGTGTGATGAAGATCGTCAACCATCTGGTTCAACTTCACGTGTCCGTAGCTAGGACCCCTGCACTTCACGTAACACGTGCAGTCGTAAGGCATGACGTCTATACTCTTGGTCGTCAGTCTAGACTTGAGGGCCGTGCTTACGTGAGTAAACAAGTGAATCATGTCAGCGTCTAAAGCAGCCGGTATATGAGTAGAATCTAAAGGCCTTCCTCCGCTCAGTCTGTGGTACAAGATCTCGGTAAACTCGGTCAGCGACTCCAAGGTCATAAAGGGAATCTTGGCGTTGATCAGATTAGAAGCGACCGCCACTCTTCTGCAAAAATTCACGTCAGTCGTAACGTCGTCGTACAGTTCTTCTTCGGTTTGATGAAGGGCTGCTTGATAAATCTCCGTAACGAAGTTGTTTTGTAAGACTCCCACTCCTCTTTTAGCCAGCGTGGCAACTCCTTCGGCAAACTGTCTGTCAAACATCTGAGTGTACGATAACTTGAGGTGTCCGTTCTTTACGTAGACGGGCAATCTCACCGTACTAAACGTCCTGTCTTCCGGTTTAAACTTGACAACCTCAATTATGTAACCCACGAGGCGTTGCAAAGGTTCGTACTGTTTTTCTTCGATGTTCGTGATGGGAAGGCGTCCTTCCTTAAAGATGTAGCTCAAGCACTGCAGGAGAGCTATGTAGATGCTGTCAGTAACCAAGTAGTAAACCCTCTTGTGTTTGTTGATGGCCTTTGGATCTAAAAACAACACGATCATGGCCGTAATTCTTCTCAACAAGACGTTGCTTCTCCATTTCCAGTGCGTAAACTTTTCATCGATGATCGGTGTCTGAGGAGGGTGAGCTCCGAAAACTTTACAGAGGTCGCTTCTAAACTTCTTGAGAAACAAGTAAAACTCGGTCGTGGAATTCATAATCGATGTTGTCCGCTCGGACGATAAAATTAAAATGAAAACGTGAGATAATATATTATCTTATATATATTTTATTTTTGGTAGCGTTTGTTCACGCAAGGTCTTGTACGTTCACGCTTTCCTTCAATCCGAGTACCCGTACGCCTTCAGTTTCTTGTCAATCGTCTCTTGAATCTCTTCTCCTCGTTTCTTCAGTTTTTTGACATTTTTCGCCAGCATCTTCTCGGAAACCTTGCTCCGTGGTTCAAAATCTAACAAAACCCACACCGCCTTATCATAGCGACTCCTCAGCTGCTTCATCTCGCTAATCTTGTTGAATCCGAAACTGGCACTCGCCTCAACATCTCGCGTCACTTCTTTTATCTTCTCGCGAAAGAGCCTGTCCAACTTTGTAACTTTCTGCACCCCGTCGTACGTTTCGAAACGTCTCCCGCATCGATTGCACCAATCTAAAGTTTCGCAGCAGACTTCGCACATGCGGTGCTTACATCCGGACAGCTTCATCACTCCGAGGTTGCCCTTGTATCCACACGCGCAGTAAGGTGCGGTATCTCTCACGGCTTCGTAGGCTTCAGCAAACGCGGTGTCCGCTCCCACGCATAACAGCACCTGCCTCAGTCTGGTCAGCTTGAAGAGGGCAATCCTGTCCGCGAGTTTATTTTCACCCGTGCGTTGACAATAAGGCTTGAAGACGGTTTGTGTAGCCGTGATTCCCCTCGTGCCTCCGTTGTATTGCTCGCGAGATAACACTCTCACGCAAGGCACCTTGTCAATCAGAGTGGTGAGGAGTGCCTCCGCCGCGTCTCGATCGGTGCTATCGTTGTCCATCATCACCTCCCACAGTACAGCAGAATCGACCGCGATGAGCTCCGGTTCACCCTTCGAGGGATAGGTTTCTCTGATTTTGTTCACTTGCTTCATGTCGAGAAAATGAAAAATAATAATCGCTTAACCTTTACTACACTCGCTTTTATATCTAGACGTATAAGGTCTTGTCTACAGCACGCAAGATCTTGTTTCTTTTGACCTCGTGCAATGAAGCCAGACCTGGTACGCGAGACAAGCAATCGTCCAAGAGCCGTATTATAAATATAACCGTATCATAAAACTTTTCATTAACTCTTGGAACCTCGAGAATTACACAAAGCTACAACCAGCAAAAAACTACGAGATGGATTCAACAACCAACAACCAACTTATCACGATGAGAAGTCACAAAGAAGCCGCGAGCAAAGGATTCTTATCCGATCTGAAGGTTAAAATCACCTTTTCCGAAGATTATTACACCGCGAAACCTACTTACCCGAGTGTGGCTCTCATAGATCAACGCGGAATCGCCAAGGCACTCGTGTCTGTCATACCGGCCGACAGCGAGGTCACTCACAGCAAAATCGGGGTGGTAAACGACGAGATGACCCTGGAGATGTTTTGCCGAGACAGCAAGGACACCACGACTCCCGTACGACTTCTCTTGGGAAACTTCTCGTCCACGGATCGCATGGCCTTCGAATTGTCTTTGGGAGAGGAGAGTCTGATCTCCCTCATCGTCCCTAAGAAAACTTACTGCAAGGCTGCCGGAACGACCCACGGAGACAAGGAGATCGTCATCGAGAACACCCACCTCAGCGTCAACTCGCCCGAGCAGCAAGCCCAACGTCCAGCGGTCGGCAAAAACTTCAAACTCACCATCAGTCAAGAAAATAACGTCGAGTGGTTGATGATGAAGGTGGTAAACACCGACGAAACTATCAAGCTGAATGATTTTCAATCGCGCGAAACACTAAGCTGCGGTTTCAGCTTCAGCTTCGGCGGTTTAGGTTCAAAAGGGCGTGAAGTCACTGACGGACCCACCAGTTGCGTTGCTAGCGTGAGTGACACCTCTGTCGCGCCTACCAACCTCTACACGAGTTATTTCTCCTCCGTCATGAGCAAGAGCGCCGTTCTGCACTTTGTCAAGAGGATCATCCCTCCCGCCAGCAACGTTCGGGTCAACCTTAACTTCATCATGTGCGCCGGAAACAAGAGCTTCTTTTGCGAGCATCGCGTTCACAAGTTCTACGAAGGAGATGTCACCAAGACCCTCTACACCATGCTCGGAACCTGCCCCTGCACCTCCGATCCCCTCATAACCTCCCTCACCATCGAGAACCTCACCCTCCTGAACGCCTCCTCGTCAAATCTCTCTTCTTGAAAAAAGGAAGCGAGAAAGCAAGAAAGGAAGAACCCGAAAGAGGCGATAAAGCAGTGCGAGACACGGAAGACGTAGCGGTACTCGAAAAAACGGAGCTCGCGGGGTTTTTCAACCCCCAAAAAAGCAGGAACTATTCCCACCCAAAAAAACGTGATTTTTCAAACCAAACGCTCACGAGTTTTTCCAATAATAAACCTCTTATAAAAACTTCACTCTTCTCTCTCTCTTTTTGTTTGGTCTTCGTGCCTGTCCGCTCCCCGTAAATCCCAGCGCGCTCTCGTCCCCCCAAGTCTTACTCGTACGTCCCAAAGGTTCCAACGCGCTCTCGAATCCTCTGTGTTTTCCCGCCGTCTGCTCGTCACATTTTTGTCTCGCTCGTCACTTCATCGAGTTCGCTCGTCCTCCCCCTGACTTAGTAAACCCGCGCGCTATAATTCGCTCCCGTCTTCCCTGTCGCGCTTGTCCATTTCCCCCCCGCCTCGCTCCGTATACCCCCGTCCCACCTTCTCCGCAGTCTGTCGTCGACGCGCGCGCTGACTGGAGGAGCTCGAGTTAGTCGGAGTTCCTTCGCACCTGCCATGACAAAATATCGCTCGCACGAACACAAATCCGCCATTTTGAATTATGACGTCATCGAGCCCAAACCGCAGTCTAAACCCCCTTATAGACGTCTATGACTGCGGTTTGGGCACGATGACGTCACAATCCAAGATGGCGGACGCGTCTTTGGTCGTAGCCGGTGCGATCTCGACGGTGACGAGGAAGACGGCACGACTTTTGACAGCGCGCGATCGGTCGACGAGTACGACAGCCCCAACTTGACGATTTACAGCGCGCCAGACAGTCGACGAGGAAGACAGCGACTTTGTCAAAATCCCAGCGCGCGAACAGTCGTCGAGTACGCACGTCAGTCATCGACGAATTACGCAGCTCGCCCCACACGTGCAAGTACGCACGACCAACCATCTACCGACCAGCAGCACTCGCAAGTTTCGAACACGGACGCACGCACAAGTCGTCAAAAAAGTCGCACTCGCACGCACAAACATGGACGCACGCACCAAGTCCAGATTCCCCCGCGCTCGCAAAGTCAAACACGGACGCACGCACAAGACCCAGATTCCCCGCGCTCGCAATGTCGGACGAGTACGCACGTTCGATAAATCGGAGTCGCCGAGATCGCACCCGCTGAAACGAGGGAGCCGCAATTCGGACATAATATAAGTCTCAGGGGGCCTATATGGTACCTCACCACTTATATTCTGTCCGAATTATTTGGAGGTAGCCGGTGCGATCGACCCCTCGACGAGGAAGACGGTGCCCATCGACTGAGTTTAGCGTGCTCGCGGGTCCGTGACTAGGAAGACAGTGAGATTTGAATTTGTGCGCGCGGTCTTGGTCGACGAGGAAGACGGTGAGGTTTGACAAAAAAAATGTGTGAGCGCGTGACCATGTGTCGAGGAAGACGGTGGGACTTGACAAATGTGCGAGCGCGTGATCTTGCGGACGAGGAAGACAGTTGACAAATGTGCGAGCGCGACCATGTGTCGAGGAAGACAGCGGGTCTTGACAAAAAATGTGCGAGCGTGTACATGTGCCGAGGAAGACAGTGGGACTTGCGATTTATGCGAGCGCGTGCACATGTGACCGAGGAAGACAGTGAGATCCGTCGATTTATGCGAGCGGCGTTTTTTGCGTGTGACGAGAAGGACGGGCCCCCAAAAACCAGTTGAAGCTCGCGAGTAACCTTACGAGGAAGACGAAAATCCACCCTAAAAACGCGAGACCTCCCGAAAATCGACCGGTTCGACGAGGAAGACGGTCAAAAACTACGAAATTTAGAGCGCTCGACCAGTCTTGCAGAGGACGCGACCAATCGAAAGCCGTGAATCGATGAAAGTTGTGACGTCACAGGCATAAATTAACTAAAAAGTCACTCGAAAATCGAAAACTCGGTTTTACTATACTTCCATGGGTGGACGGGTGACGGGTGACATGGATTTTAGAATTCCATTTATTATTCCCTTTAAAAGCTGGAGTAATAAGACCAGTCTAAAACTCAGGCCACCCTTAAAAGTCATGTCCACCCTGTGGAACTATAGTAAAACCGAGTTTTCGACTTTTCGGTGGCTCGACCTCTGGTTGACCTCATTAGTATATACACACGTGACCCAATCCCTGGCTTTTCATTGGTAGCGACCTCTGCAACACTCGTCGAGATCTCCTGTTTTTGACTCGGGTGACCGTTCTTCTCGTCAGATTTTTATTAAAACTAGCTCGCTCAAAAACTTTAGTGGCTTTCAGACTGCTCGTTCAGACTTTTGGTCTCGCTCGCTCAAAAACTGGCTCCGACTGCTCGTACAGACTTGGTGCTCGCTCAAACTTTAGTGGCTCTGACTGCTCGTACAGACTTGGTCTCGCTCGCTCTAAACTTCAGTGGCTGACTGCTCGTACAGACTTGGTCTCGCTCGCTCAAACCTTTTTAGTGGCTCTGACTGCTTTTATAACTCTCGACTTTTGATCGGGGTTCTTGCTCGTCAAACTACTTCGTCTTTAGTCGCTCCTGCCATGAGATATCGCTCGTGTTCTTGTGGCCACTAGGTCCTTCGCTCCTCGACGAGTTTCAATCACCCGCACTCCAACGCACTCACATTTTTATATAAAAACAAACTAGAACGTCAAAATTATAAAATTCAAAAAAACTTTTATTTTCATAAATAAAAACACGCGTATCCCTTTTCTCCTCTCTCTTCTTTCTTTCTTTCACGTGAAGATATCTCTCTTGATCTTCTCGCACTCTTGTCGGGCGTAGTGGGAGAAGGATTTCTTGATCTTCTCTACGTCGTGCGTGTCTACGGGATGGTAACGAAACCAGTTCTCCCCGCAACTTTTACCTCCGGGTAGTTGATGTTGAGGTTGTTTCATCTCGCTCATCCATCGTTTCTGCTCGCCAGTCCAAGCGTTGTACGCGATCGCTCTGTTGATTCCGACGAGTTTGTCGTTCTGCAAACCTTTTTTGACTAAGACATCGCGGACTGACGTTGCCTCCGGAAGGGGTTGAGAACAAAACAGAGGGCTCCACTTCTTGGGACCTACTAGCTTGTTCATCTCCTTCTCGTTGTCTCGCGGCGTCATCAGGGATCTGACGATCAGGTTTGCCCCGACCTTCTTGTTTCTGTTGGGGAAGACCTTGTTTACGTAGACTCTTCGGTCGGTGGGCGAGTGAAACATGACTTCGTTGAACTCCGCTTTGACGGCACGCTTTTCTTGAGCGTCTGCTCGTAAGGTTTGGTTGTCGGCACGTAGACGCTCGTTCTCCTTCTCCTTCTCTAGAAGAGCGTTGGCGAGTGACAGGGTCTTGATTTGTTCTTCTTGACGCAGCCAGTCAGAGTAGAGGTTTTTGAAGACCTTGTACTGCTGACGATCAGAGGCGGTGTGGATCTTGGCCATGATCCTACTCACATCCTTTCTTATGTCGTGGTTCTGCTGGGTTATACCGGTGATGATGTATCGCATAAATTGATCGATGGTCAGTAAAGGTATATTGTTTGTGTTTTTATCATGAATCATTTCCCTCATAGAGAAAATATTATTAGTTTGAATAAATTTCTCTATAGTAGAATTGGCAGCGTCTTTGCTGCCATTTTTCATTGGTTGATATTTCATGACGTCATCACATTGTATATTTTTCAACTTCCGGTCACGTTGTTGATTAGTCGCCTTGTTATCTTTGAAATCAAACTCCAACTCCTTCATCACGTCGACGGTCAGCGGTATCATAACACTCCTGGGCTCCCGTCCTTCATCCTCCGCAATCACATTCTCGTCGTGAACCGCCAGACACATCTCCTTGTAAACTTTACCGGCCGGAGTGTTCATCATCTCCAAACCGAGCTCGGAGTGAATGTTGGCGATGAAAGAATTGGCGAACCCGTTCTTCTTGTCTTCAAGCTCCGGTAGTGCGGCAGTCTCATCGTTTAGTTTCTTTTCGTTGTCCGCTCGTAGGCGTTCAAGTTCCGCGCGCAGAGTTTCGTTCTCGGATAAAGTCAATGCTCGCTCTGCACGCAGGCGCTCGATCTCCGAGTGTAGATCCTCGGCACTCACGTTTTCATCATAGTGAACTTCCTCGTGAGCTTGACAATCATCCTCCATGTAGATCACGTCTAGCTGCCGTTCTTCCTCGGGAGGTAAGCAGTAATCGTGATCCGCGAGGTGAGGGATCTTGACGCGGCTGTCGCTGCTGCTCATGTCGGTTTGGTCGTGGCTTCTTTTCATGGTGTTTCTCGCTTCTTCGTCTAGGCATGAATGATCTCGTGCGAGAGATTCTTGCTCGTTTATACCTTTGGGAGAATCGTTGCTAGACTTAGTAGTAAACGCACCCGCTATCTCGCCTTGCCCCCTCGTAGTTTTCCTTACCTTTCCTTTACCTTTCCTTACCTCACACATCACCTTACCTCGCCTTTTACATCTCACTCGCACGTACACCTATAAAACCAACCGATTCTCCTTGAACATTCATTCGAAATCTCTTTTTACTTCGAACGACAACAACAACAACAACAACAACAACAACAACAACAACAAGAAGAAAACCATGAAGATCGACAAACCCACTTCGATCGTCGAATCCGTTCTCGAGGTGACTCAACGAATCACGCCTAAAGAACGACCTAGCATCGGCATCGACGTCTTCTCGTCCATGTACGTTCAAGCCGTATCGATGTCGGCGGTCAACGCCTGGCACAGCGCGGGACCCGACGAGGGAGGTTACCTGGTTCTCCGCGACAAAGATTCCCCCGATCGCAAACTCGCGGAAGTCGAACTTCCTTACGCCAAAGAAGAGGATCGACTAGAGTCCTTCTCGCCTTACTGGAACTTCGAACCTAGCTCCGAGGAACTGGCGAAGGCGGGCTTTTACTACACCGGTAAGTCGGACAGGGTCAAGTGCTTCAGCTGCGCTCTGGAAATCTCGGAGTGGGGAGGAGAAGAAGGAGAATCTCCCATGGAAATTCATCAACGGGAAACCAAGAAGGAACACGGACTGATGTACGACTGCGCATTTTTGTCGGTCGCCTGCAAGACGGTTCCGGACGCCGTAGACTCGACCACGGACAACGGAACCTACGCGGGAAGGCTGGAATCTTACGGGAGATTCGAGTGGCCCAAGCAGTCTCACATGAAACCCGAAGAGTTGGCGGCAGCGGGACTGTACTACACGGGACGGGGAGACAGGGTGGCGTGCCATTTTTGCGGTCAGATTCTACGCACGTGGGAACGGGGAGATGTCGCCATGATAGAACACGCCAGGTGGGCGGAAAATAGAAACTGCCCGTATCTGAAGTACACCGCGGGAAATGCGGTACGAGGGATCTCTAGACTGGAGAATCCGATTTACAATTGAAAAGAAAAGAAAGAGCGAGATTCACTCGCTGGGAGATATAAAATTGATAAAATAAAAATTGATAACGAACTGCGAGGTGTTGTGTCTTTCTTTTTTTGAAAAAAAGAGTGAGATCGCTAGTCTCGACGAATATTTTTGGCCGTCGTCTGAGATTTTTTGTCAGAACGCTAGTCGCGACTAATCCTCGTCCCAACCCCACCTCTCCTCCCTCCAAATTTTACCCCACCTCCCCTCCTACTCTTACCCCCTTTAACCCCTCGTCGTAATTTAACCCCCCGTACCTTCTAAAACGACCCCCTTCAATTTTTTTTAAAAAAATAATTGTTGGAAGACGAAAGAGTTATATATAAAAAAATAAGAAGAAGAAGTAAGAAGACGAAGAAGAAGAAGATGAAGGAAGGACGAAAGACGAGCGCGCGCGTTTTATATTTTTCAACTTCTGTTAGTTAGCGGCGAGCAAGCCCCCCCCCGGACCCGGTCGACCTAGTTTTTGATAAAAAACCAAGAGTTATCCCCCCTTTCTCCTTCTCCCCCCTCTCCCTAACCCTCCCTCCCTCCTATCTCCTTCCCTTTACCTTACACATCCTCTCTCCTCCTTTCTCTCCTCCTCTCCTCAACCTCAACCTTACCTTTTCTACCTTTTTTATAGATACGGGACGGGTAGGCGATTAACCTCTAAGCCGCTAGGTTAACGCGAAGTAGTGTTAGACCGTTTTTTACTATAGAGAGTGCGAGCGAGAGGTTATGGAAGGATGAAAGGTTCCGCGGGTCGAGATAACTGGCGGGGGTGGGGGAGAGGGAAGTTTTGGTGGGGAATGGGTCGCGCCTTTTAGTGGGGAATGGGTCGCGCCGGACTCCTGTTTGGTTGGTGTTGGCTAGGGCTCAAACCTGTGACAATTTTTTTGTGGGGGAAAGTTTGGGGAGGTCTCTGCACTACGACAGTCGTAAGCCCCACGCAGCCACAAACAAACAAACAAACAAACTTTAAGTGTTACGTGTCCTTCCTAACGAGTAAAGGGCCTTCCCTCGTAGTTATATCTTTCCTAGCAAAGGCTGTCCTTCCTAAACGAGCGATGACTTCCTCGTGTTATTATCTTTCCTAGCAAAGGCTTTATGTCTAGAGGGCCCTTCCTCTTGTGTATGTCCTTCCTTAACGAGCGATGTTCCTAGTGTTATGTCTTTCCTAACGAGCGATGACTTCCTAGTGTCTAGCGAGGGAGGCTTCCTCGTGTATCTATCTTTCCTAACGAGCGAGTGCTTCCTCGTGTGTATCTTTCCTAACGAGCGAGTGCTTCCTTCGTGTATCTATCTTTCCTAACAAAACGAGCAAAGTTACAAAAGACAAGTTAATGCGATAGAGAAGTGTAACGATAGATAGCGGGTGCGTTTCATCCAAAAACCTCAAAGAGAAAGGTTAAACTATCGATAGCAGGTGCGTTTTCCCAAAAACCTCAAAGAGAAAGGGTAACCCTATCTATCGATAGCGGGTGCGTTTTCAAAAAAAGAGAAAGGTAAACTATCTATCGATAGCGGGTGCGTTTCATCCAAACCAAACTCTCGCGCCCCAAAAACCAGTCAAAGTTCATACGAGTAAACCCCCTAACAAAAAGCTCGCGGACAAAGTCCTTATACAAAGCAAACCAACTAACGAGCTAGCGTCAGTCAGTCAGTCAGTCAATAAAGTTAAACCCCGTAAACTAACACAAAGATAACTCTCGCGTCAAATGTAAATGTGAGTGAGTGCGTGCGTGCGTGTTTGAAAGTTTCAAAGACCTTGTCTTAAACTAAACTAAAAACCAAAGGTGGGAAACCCGTACAACGTAAAAATAAAGAAGATGATTTTTCAATGTCATAGTTTTAATAAAACTAAAGGTAAGAACATGATAAAATTTCAATTCAACATCAAATACAATTTCACAAAATCTCAAAGAGTTCATCGTTTGTTTGTTCAACAGGCTGGCATGTCGAAGTCGCCACGGTGAGAGAGACACTTCAGACAGTGCTTCTCGGGGTTTTCGGAAGGAAGAGCCACCCTTCTGAGAGCCACGTCGATCTTGTGGCACCTGAGACACTCGGTTCCTATGCAGTTGCAACCGCAGTCTCGTGCGCTCTCTTCGTGCAAGTCCATGGCGCACACTCGGCACTTCCCCACTTGCAGGTTAGACACGAAGCGGGTCAGGAACTTGGTAGGTAAGGAAGGTTTGACGGCAGACTTGGCGTCCATCTTGGCCATGTATATGTCTTTCAACACTCTGCACACGTCAATGTCTCCCAGGACGCACTTGGACTTCTTGACGTTCTTGAGGTAACATTTGTCGTCGCGGGGCAGTTTGTAGGCTTGTCTGACCGCCTGCATGTCGGCGACTTCCGTCTTGGCGAAGTTGATCTTCCTGGCCGGTTTGGAAGGATCGGCGTTGTCCTTGGCGTACTGGATCCAGTTACGGTTGGGCACGTTGCGGGGTTTCTTGGTTCCGCGCATGCCAACTCCTCCAGAGGAAGTGCGAGCTTTCTTGGCGGGTGCGGCTTCTTGTTCGGTCGTGTCAATTTTACGTTTGTTGTTGTTGTTGACCACTACGACCGGGGTAACGTCTACCATGTCTTTTTCATCGTCGAGTTCGGCAGCTTCGGCTTCGGCTTCTTCGGCTTCTTTTTCTTCTTTTTCTTCCTTCTCGGCCATGTCCAAGAGAGCGAAAGCCTCTGCGTCGCAACACACGTCCAAGAGTTCGTCGATCATGTCCTTCTTGTTGATGTGTCCGTGACAGTAAAGACACTCGAATCCCCGATGAGCGTGGAAGCAAGTGTCGCACATAAAATGTCCGCACGGGATGATTTCAAAGTTCGTGTAACTGCACTCCACTCTATCGAATTTGCCTTGACAGTCGACGCAGGTGATAGAGTCGTCGGCCATAACGGAAGGAGGAGGAAGGTCGTACATGTCAGCGCAGTTCATGGCTTGTTCCAGGATGTCCACGTCAGCCGTTGTCGTTGCTGTCGTAGCGACTTCGTAGGTGGGTTGATGAGCGGGAGTCTGAAGAACGACATCGGAGACAGGTACGGCCGGAGGTGGCATGGCGATTTGATCGACGCATCCTTCTAAGAAACTAAAGTCGATCTCGGCGATCTCGTGGGTTTGTTCTGGTTCTTCTTCTGGTTCTTCTTCCACGCAGTTAGCGATGTCTTTGCGTGGAGCCCTGCGAACCGGTATGGCTGGCACGGCGAAGATAGTCTCGCTGGTAACTTTGGTCTCAGCAACAGGAGCAGCGGCTACGACAACGTCTTCGTCGTCAGAGGTGTTAGTAGAGGCGGTTGTCGTCTCGGGCTTTACGTCTCCGATCACCTTTTGGAAGTAGGAGATGACGTTTCTCAGCATGGTTTTCTGGGTCTCGTCGGTAGGAGGTACCATGTATGCGGGGTTGGTGAGCATGATCAACCCTCCGTTGAGAGCGGCTCCTTGAGACAGCACGTTCATGGTGGACAGGATCTCGGTAGGTGTGATAAGAGCCATATCTTTTATCTGAAAACACACAAAGTGAAAGAGAACGTAAGTTTCATTTGCCGTATGGGAGAAGAGAAAAGTTAGAGTTCGAAAAACGAAGGAAGACTTAGAAATTTTAACAAAGTCCTGGCGAGATATTGAGCTCTGGCGGACTCTGTCATTTTTAAACGAAAAGCGACAAAATAAGACTAAGTCTTTAACGAAAACATAGAAGATAGAAAGAGAACTTAGGAAAATTTCAACTTACCGAGTATGAAGTTTTGAAGTGAAGCTTGTTCAGGATTTTTCAGAGTCCGTGGAAGATTCAGCAAAGGCAAGTTCAGGAGCAGCTAGTCGTTGTAACCGTTGAGGAGAGCTGGTGAAGCTTTGTGAAGATCTGTTGAAAACGCTCGGGCTTTATAGGAGCCAGCTCTACCATCCCTGCGCGCGCAGAACTCCTCCGGTTGGCTGTCTAAATTAAGCGAGATGATGTAAGCCTGATCACGCGTTCTCTTCTCTTCTCTCGTTGGTCGCTATCTTTAGTCGGTGATCTCACGTCACGCGCGAGCTCGCTGGTTGGTTCTAGCCTCTCACGCGATCTTTCGACGTCCTTGCCAGCGAGCAAAACATCCTGTTTACGAGCGTCGTAGTTTCTCGGTTAATCGACGGGACGCTCGCCGGTTGGCTCCAATCTTTCACGTGGGCTAGCTAGCTCGCGCAAACAACTTGTTTTCGTCGCAGTAAACCGCTTACGAAGCGAGTTTTCTCGGTTAATGACGTCTCGAGTGGGCGAATGACGCGCGTTAGGAGGATGTTGTTTTGGGTCAGTCGAGTATCGTGCGCAAAAGGGACTAAAGAAAGCTACGTGATGTAGTTTCTATCTTTATAAGCCAACCGGCGAGCTCTCACGTGGGCTATGAGGCGATGTTACTAAAATTAACCAGACCAATGAGAGAGCGGTGACGTACAAGCCCTGGTCCCTTCATAAGCCGAGCCAGCTTCCCAGTTTGCTTCATATCTCGATGCGAGAACCGACAAGCCACACTTCTCCTGCCTGCCTTGCCTGCCTTGCCTTACCAGAGAAGAAGACTTTGAAAACTCCTCCGCCGCAGTTCCTACATTTTTGAAGAACTCGAAGACTCTGCCGTTTTCAACGAAACAAGAATTACTCTAAGTTTTCCTGAAACTCTGAAGAAAAAGATGGATAAAATTAACAGTCTCTACAACGCCGGTATACTGAGCGACAAACAGCTTTCGAACACAATCACCGGCGTGGTCTGCACTTCCAGCACCAACTCGGCCGCCAGGAACTGTCTAAGGGGCTTCAACGATCATCCCATGTACGACACGGTCGACCTCAAGAGATTGGCTAACATCTACTGGCAGACCACCGCCAAAGAAGTGTTCAACAACATAATCAACGCCTCTCACGACAAACGGCTTCCCGAGTACATCGCCAAGGCCATGTCCATACCAGACGTCGAGAGCAGCCTATCGTCGGTCTACAACTTGACCAACCGCGTGGTCCTGGGTAACATGCTGTTGCCTTACGAATCCGTGGTCTCCAACAACATGAACTACAAGCCTTCCAGAGTTCTCGGGGAGACCAGCCACTGCGGGGACAGCATCAAGATCTTTTCCCACGAGCTCACGGACAGCAAGCCTCAACAGACGCTGATTCACGAGATGGCCCACGCCGCCGCCAGCAAACTGGGACTGGCTTACGCCGATCACCACGGAGACGTGTTCCAGTACATTCTTCGCAAACTGACCGAGCGCACCGGGATCGAAGCCAAAGAACTCACGGTTCCTCACACCACCCCCTTCGTTACCATGTGCTCCTCCTGCAAAACCGACTGCGACGAACTTTACACTCAGCCCTCTTGGAACGACATCGTGATCGGAGGTTACTGCCCCCTGTGCAAGAAGTCCTGTAAACTCCTGCTCTACAAACGCGAGATGACTTACGAGGGAACCGTGTTCAAACTGATGGAGCCCAGGTCCGCATTTTTGTTCGACCTGTACAACTCCAGGATCACCGAAAAGACCCCTTTCTTTCTCGAGAAGCACGGGGAGTCCAACCTGTTCGTGCCTCGTCACATCTCTTCCCTGGTCAAGAAACCGCTCAAGAAGTCCCGCAAGCGAGTCAGGGGTGACGAAGAAGAAGAACAACAGAAAATCAAGAAGATCAGAAACATGTTCGTACGGGCCGGTGAAAGACTGACTCTCGCCCGCACAGCAGCCGCCAGGTTGTCCAAAGTTGCTCCAGTGACCCCAGTTGTTGTTCCAGTCGTCGATGATGAACTTTACGAGTGCGAAACGATAGTCGACGAAGAAGAAGTCATGACCGAAACTCAAAACGCGGTTGACGCTCTGTTGGCCAGTGAACAATCGAACTCTGTTGCTGCTGTTGTTGTCGATGACGTCGATGTGATCGTGATCGATTCAGATGATGATGGTGATGATGATGTTTGTTGATGTTGATGATGTTGTTTGTTAATTTATAATTAAAAATGAAAAATGAAAAACTTTATGTTTGTTTTGCTATGTTTGACTTGCATGCGAGTGAGTTCTGTTGAGAAAGAAAGACAAGCACTTGAAAAGTTAAGCCAGAGAGTTTTAGATCTGTTGAGAAAGACAAGCACTCGTAAACTGAAAGTTAAACCAGAGAGTTTTGTTAAGACAGGCAATGAAGTTAGTCCTAGTTTTAAAACTTTGTTGAGAAAGACAGGCACTTTGTAACTGAAGTTAGCCGGAGAGTTTAGATCTTAAGAAAAGACAGGCGCTTTGTAACAACACACAAACTTGACGAGGAAGACAGGTCAAAACTCACAAATCTCGGATAAGTTGACGAGGGAAGGCGGGTCCCAAACACACAATAATCGCACAAATCTCGCACAAATCGAACGAGGAAGACGGGTCAAAAATCGATAAATAAGAGCTCGTAAGCCCCGACGAGGAAGACGAAAAGCCACCCTAGTTCACCGGGCTCGCAGATTTTGGTCCAGATTTGCGAGGAAGACTGGTCAAAAACGGCAAAAAACAGCAAATCTCGACCGATTCTGACGAGGAAGACGGGTGAAATCGACGAAATTAGAGCGCTCGATCGGTCCTGCAGAGGTCGCGACCAATCAAAAGCCAGGGATTTATGAAAGTTGTGACGTCATTAACGAAAAGTCACCTCAAAAATGAAAACTCGGTTTTACTATAGTTCCATGGGTGGAAGGTGACATGGAAGATGGATTCTTAGAATTCCATTTCTTATTCCCTTAAAAAGCTGGAGTAATAAGGGCAGTCTAAATTTCAGGCCACCCTAAAAGTCATGTCCACCCTGTGGAACTATAGTAAAACCGAGTTTTCAATTTTTCGGTGGCCTGACCTCTGTTTGACCTCATTAGTATGCACACGTGACCCAATCCTTGGCTTTTCATTGGCCGCGTCCTCTGCATCGGTCGTCCGAGCTCGCGTTTTCGGTCGATTTTGACGATCTTCCTCGTCAGAATTGTCTGGATTTTGCGAGCTTTCTTTAGGGGGGTGACTTTTCGTCTTCCTCGTTTTGACTTTTGCTCGCTCGTTTTGAACGTTTGTCCCACCGTCTTCCTAGTTTTAGCGCTAAAGTCTGTAAATTTCAACGAATTATACCCGTCCTTCTCGTCAAGTTTGGTGTTTTGATCGCTCGTTTTGAACGTTTGTCCCCCGTCTTCCTAGTTTTAGCGGCTAAAGTCTGTAATTTCAACGAATTATGCCCGTCCTTCTCGTCGAGTTTAAGCGTTTTGCTCGCTCGTTTTCACCCCCCTGTCTTTCTCGTTCGATCGGTTAATTTTTCAATCGATTTATATAACCTGTCCTTCTCGTCAGACTTTGTGATTTTTATAGCGGCTCTCACGGATTACTTGTCCTTCTCGTCAGACTTTGTGATTTTTAAGTGACTCTCACGGATTACTTGTCCTTCTCGTCAGACTTTGTGATTTTTATAGTGGCTCTCACGGATTAACAAGTTTGACGAGCGAGACAACAACAAACTTATACAAATCTTACAGGTCTGATCGAGCAGGTGCCTTCAAACTCTCAAACAAATCAAAACTCATGCGAAGAAGAAACTAAAGCGGGTTTTATATTTTTATAAGACTTTATATTTTTTGAGACTAGCGAGACAAAAGTCGCACAAACAAACAAAAGTTCAATCGAAATCCAGGGCTGTCACGATCAACACGTGCTGCTGCAACAAGTCTCTCATCGCTCTGTACCACTTGCGACTCTTCAGTTCGTACTTGTTCACACAGCTAACGTCGTGACCTTCGTTTACCATGGAGGTGTAAGCGGTGATCAACGTCTGATGAATATCCTTGGGTTTGAGGAGAAGGGACGAAGCGCACAGACGAACCCTGTTGCTCCAGCCGGCACTGATCGCCTTGGGAAGCTCGGGCAGAGGAGTTTTCTCGGTCTGAGTGGTCTGTGTCTGTGTCTGAGTCTGAGTGGACGACGACATATCGCATAGTTTGGAGGCCGTGGTTTTGATGAACTCGCTGGCTCCCAGTCTTTTGGAGTTGGACACTTTCAGCACGGAGGTCAGGTTCTTGCCGGCGGACATGGTGACCGTGATGAAGGGCACTTTTTGAAGTCGGGCTTCCTTCTCGACCGTGGACGGAAGAACGCGAGCTCGCTTGTTATGAGAAGGCTCGTCTTCTTTGTCTTCGTCTTCTTTGTCTTCGTCGCGGGCTTTGCGTTTGACGGGCGTAGGGATGTATACTGGAACGGATTGAGAAGGCTCGGGAACCGTGTACTCTTCTTCTGAGGAGGGGGAGACCAGACCGCTGGAGTAAGATTCGGTGAAGTAGCAATCCATGACTTCGCTTTTCTTGGGGTTTGGTAGACTGACTGTCTGGCTGGCTGGCTGGCTGGCTGGCTGGCTGGCTGGCTGGCTGGCTGGCTGGCTGGCTGTATGTTTCTCGCTCGAAGGTTTGAGGCAGAATGAAGTTGGGAAGGCAGGAGTCGCGGTTTATATACCCGCTGGTTCGCTCGCTTAGATTTATTTTTAGCGAGCTGACGTTATGCTGGGAAGGGTCTGTCTTTCTCTCTCGTTGGTCGATATTTTAAGCGAGCTGACGTTATGCGGGGAGGGGTCTCTCTCGTTGGACGATATTTTAAGCGAGCTGACGTTATGCGGGGAGGGTTGCCTTCTCGTTGGACGATATTTTAAGCGAACTGACGTTATGCGGGGGAAGCGCTTTCTCGTTGGTCGGTTAAAATTAGAGGTGACGCGGGAGAGGATAGCGAGCTTCCTGGTAAACAAGCATCGCTCGAAAAAACATCTTGTTTACCGACTTTCTTGTTTTTGTTTTTGTTTAGCGAGCGAGCTGGAATTTGATGACGTAGGGAAGGAAGGAAGGAAGGGCTCGCTGAGTGAAAACGTGGCTTGTCGTGGGAACAAGGTCTTGTGCGTTTTAACTATATATAATTTGACTCTCGGGGTTTTGATTTTTCACTTCTGCGGAGATTTTTCGGAGATTGAAGGAGAAAATAAAAAATGTGATGATGATAACAGACAGAAAAATTAAAAGGGATTAGTAGCAAAATTGCTACTGACCCACAAAATGAAATTTGTGACGAGGAAGCGGTTAGTTACAAAAATGTTACTGACTCACAAATTCAAATTGGTGACGAGGACGGGGTTGGCTACAAAAAAGTATCTCGCTCTCAAAATGAACGACACTTGGGGCAAAGATGCCTTAAGTCGTGCGGAAATTAATTATGTGAACGAGAACGACACTTGGGGCAAAAATGCCCCCACCTTACAAAAAAATCTCAGAAGTGCTGTCTTCCTGGTACCAACTTCAATTGTACATGCTCAACACCCTCAGAGGAAGCGAACGGAGGCAAGGTTGCCCCCGTCTCTCAACTTGCAGAGGACGCTAACGGATTCAAAGATGTATCCGTCTCTCAAAATAATTTTGCGGAGGAAGCGAACGGTAGCAACCTTGCTACCGTCTCTCAAAAAAAAACTGTGGAGTGGCTTGTGTTGGACATGAAAGGAAGGAGGACTTGTACGTAAAAGGTAGGACACGTTTCTAATTTTAGATAAATTGGAGCGAGGAAGGGTTAGTTGGTTAATACACGCCAGATCGTCATAGCGGAAACATCGAAGAATCTTAAAAAAACTATGGAACGACAACAACAACCGAGCATGAAGAGGAGAAGGACGGATGATGATGAGGGAGAACTCAATTCCTTTGTCACCGAATTGCAGAAGATCATGAACGTGAAAATGGACACACCTGGAGGGAAGGTGTTTCGTCGACATTGCGTGATGGTGCACGAGGAAAATCGAAGGGTCGAGAAGGAAGGAGGAGTGGCGAGAGAAGTGGTGACGCCTTTGAGTTTGGCGGTGCTGAAGGAGATGGGGTTTGGAGGACAAGATGAAAGAGATTTGATGAAACAAGCAGAAGGGAAGATTAGAAAAATGAAAAATGCTCCAAAAATCTTTGATTTTGACAAGGAGGATTATGGGGGGAAAAATACCCCCATCTTGCAAAAAATATCAGAAGTGCTGTCTTCCTGGTACCAACTTCAAGAAATTCTTCCAACCACATCTTCTCCCTTGTTTGATAATCTCTCAAGATCACAGATTGTAAGGAAGATCCACATGCTCAACACAGAACAACTGATCACCTTTCTCATAGACGGAACCACTCAACAGGTACGAGATGTCAGGGCAGACGTGGCTCGATTGATGACGGTCATCTTTACACAGACTGATCGATTCTTCTACTCTACTTTGAAGAAGGTGTACGCGGACTTGATGGAGGCCGACAAGAGGGCGAGTGAGGCTGATTTACGAGCTGAATTGGCGAGTGCCAGAGCAGATGCTGAGAGTGCCAGAGCAGATGCTGAGAGTGCCAGAGCGGATGCCGCGGAATCAAAGGTCAAGGAAGCTCACCTGCAAACCGAACTAGAAGCCGCACGTGCCAACGAAGCGGAACTTCAACTAAAACTCAAAAGCGAGCTAACTTCAAAGGCTGAACTTAAGGCCAAGATGGAAGAAGATCGAGCGAACAAAGCGGAGGCGGAAAACAGAGTCCTGGATCTCGAAAACAGAATCTCCAAGTACAACGAGGTGATGACGAACGCCGAAACCGACAAACGCATCTTCGTCACGCAACTCGAGGGAAGACGAATCCTGATGTACTGCAACAAAACCGAAGAAGAACACATCGAGCAAGTCAAAGAGTTCGTCGGGGAAGACGTGCCTTTCAAGATCGTCATGAAGTCGCTCAAGATTCCGGAGGCTCCTGGAGTCAGAGATCTGCTTTTCAAGGCTTATTCTTCAGAGTACGGACACGTACAAAAATGGGACTTGCACTACGAAAGTAAAAAGAAAATCAGGATGCCCAAGCCCTGGAACTACAAACACCCGGCCAACAGCTACAGAATTATTCACTCTTGCTTCGGAGGAGAAGCGCTCAAAGAAACTTTACGAGAGGTGAGGAAAACCGCGTGTGAGCACATGCTTAGAAAGGTGTTCGAAGAAGACGACGATCCTATCTTTCCGGAGGTCGACGATGGAGAGCCCGACATGTTCGCGGAGTGGGAGACCTGATTGATGAAGATTTTGCAAAAAGCGAGATCTACTCGCTAGATTTTTACGGGTTCGAAAATAAAATAATATATTGTACCAGAATCTTTGAGTCATTTTTTAAAGTTTGTGAGGTTCCGGAACGCATGCCGCTGTATAGATGTCGACCCCCTTTTTCTTTGATTCGACTGAACGAGAAGGACTGACAAAATCTGGCGAGAGCGATTGACAGGAAAGTTCTGACGAGAAGGACTGACAGGGACTTGGCGAGAGCGATTGAGTTCTGACGAGAAGGACTGACTGGGACTTGACGAAAGTTCTGACGAGAAGGACTGACTGACTGGGCGGGCGAGAGCGATTGACGAAAGTTCTGACGAGAAGGACTGACTGACTGGGACTGGCGAGAGCGATTGAGTTCTGACGAGAAGGACTGACTTACTGGGACTGGCGAGAGCGATTGACAGTTATGACGAGAAGGACTGACTTACTGGACTGGCGAGAGCGATTGACAGTTATGACGATGACTTACTGGGACTGGCGAGAGCGATTGAGTTCTGACGAGAAGGACTGACAAGACTAAAATGAGAGCTCGTGAAGTTGTTGACGAGAAGGACTGACAAATCTGACGAGCGAAATTCGTTGACGAGGAAGACAGAAATCCACCTAAAATCCACGTTACTACACAAATCCTGACGAGAAAGACAGGGACAAATCTTGAAAATTAGAGAGCTCGACCGGTCTTGCAGAGGACGCGACCAATGAAAAGCCAGGGATTTGGTAAATAAATGACGTCACACGCATACTAATGAGGGGAGGGGTCTGAAAGCCACCGAAAAATTGAAAACTCGGTTTTACTATACTTCCATGGATGGACGGGGTGACTGGGTGACGTGGAATTCCATTTCATACTCCCTTTAAAAGCTGGAGTAATAAGGGCAGTCTAAATCTGAGGCCACCCTTATAAGTCATGTCCACTCTGTGGAACTATAGCAAAAGCCAGTTTTCGACTTTTCGATGGCTTGACCTCTGTTGACCTCGACTGTTGGGGTTACCACGTGATCTAATCCAGGTCTGTCTTTATGGTCGAGATGACTGGGAAAAACGTTAACATCGAGTTCTGCAACTCCGAGATGCCGCAGTATGACATCGAGCTCGTGACTCCGAACTACTACTCTTGGTGTGGGGAGGAAGACAGAGGCAACGACTACTCTCTGAATTGTCGCAAACATCTTGTGATGAACTCATGGTGGTGAAAGCGCGTACCATCTCCGGCAACAACGACAACTGATCGTTCGTCTCACGGCAAACGACACACCGGTTCTTGAGAGCGCGACTCAAAGCCTCGGATTAGATCACGTGGTAACCCCAACAGTCGAGGTCAACAGAGGTCAAGCCATCGAAAAGTCGAAAACTGGCTTTTGCTATAGTTCCACAGAGTGGACATGACTTATAAGGGTGGCCTCAGATTTAGACTGCCCTTATTACTCCAGCTTTTAAAGGGAATAAGAAATGGAATTCCACGTCACCCAGTCACCCCGTCCATCCATGGAAGTATAGTAAAACCGAGTTTTCAATTTTTCGGTGGCTTGACCTCTGTTGACCTCGACTGTTGGGGTTACCACGTGATCTAATCCAGGGCTTTCGATTGGTCGCGGACTGTGTTTTGGGGGGGGGAGAGCGAGCTCTTTTGGGGGGTAAATTGACGGGTCTTCCTCGTTTAGGGGTTGAGAGCTCGGGGTTTGGGGGTGACTTTTGGTCGTACTCGTTTCACGTCGCAGAGTTATCGATCGATTTGTTGGGAGGACGAGGCACTCGCTAACTAAGAATAATGCGCGCGAGTCGTAAAAAACGAAGAGAACTGGTGGTGTTTTAATAAAAGTCAACTTTTTATTCGTTTGTTACATGAAGAATTGATCGACGATCACAGAGGGCAGGTTTTCCGTTAGGTCGCCGTAGTCGTAGTTTCTTCGAGCGCTAGTGGCGCACTGGGATTGTAGAGAGGGGACGTGGTTGGTCGTACAATTATATTGAACGAGGTTGAACTTTATGGGTCTATAGTCGAAGGCTTGGCAGATCGTCTTAAAGCGTTCTTCCGTTAGAACAACGTCTCTCGGTATGTAACAATTCAGAGAGTAATCCTCTCCGCTGTGTTTGAAGCAGAGAGGAGGGAAAAGTAAAATTTTAAACTCTGAACTCTCGGTGTTGAAAAACTCAACGGTAAACTTTTTTCCGGATATGTCCAGCATAACAAACAGCTTTCGCAGCAGCGCTACGAAGGAATCATACGCGGTGGTATAGAAGGTGTGTTTACAGTTTATCAAGCGCGGGATCCCGGGAACCATCCTCAGACAATCGGTTAAGTCGTATCTCGCCAAGTGTGACAGAAAAACTTCAGGTTCTTGGAAACCCTCGACGTAAAAGTGACGAAAGTCTTTGCAAAAGGTTTGTATCCAATCAAGTTTGTGAGAGCCTTCGCTTCTCATCAGTTGTTTCACTCGTTTGACGACATAGTCGTACAGAGAACACTTGTCGGGAACATACTTGTGTTGGGCGATAAAGTCACAAACATCTTTTGAAGAACTCAGGGTAGTGAAGGCGCGTAGTAACTCCCGCAACAACCTTTCGGAAGATATGCCGTTACAAAACACATCTTGAACGTTGGTCAACAGCTTACAGCAAACAGCACACGGGTTGTTGAGAGCGGAGAGCAAAGCGTGAGATTCGAAGCGCCGTTCTTTTCTTTGTACGACATCGCTGGATGGCAGGGTGATCAGCAGATCTTCATAGTCGATTTCAAGATAGTCAATGTCAGATCTGGCCATGATCACCTTTACTTCCACACGAAGTTTTTTCTCAACAGTGAGAGAAGCCTGTTTTGTAATCACCTCAGATCCAGCTCGTTGAGTTTTGGAGTATCTTCTAGGATTGTACTCCGGTCCTTCTCTAATTACGTAGTTGTAAACGGGAACCTCTTCAGTGCCGACGACGTCGTGGTATAGTTCGACGGTTAAGTCTTCTTCTCGGTCTAGGTCTTTCAGCTCCACACAAAATCTAAAGGCGTTTTCGATGGCGTATCCGGACTTGATCTCGTAAGAGATGATGGGTTCCGTATCGATGGGAAAGGCGGAACGCACGATCAGCTTGCAGCGATGCATGGTTGTCGGGATGTTGTGTTTGAATGAAGTCGGAGAGATTGAGACGCTGAGTATATAGCTTTCGAGGGTGAGTCAGGTCTTTGTTTTGAAGGGAGGGGATCCATGCTTGCGTGAGATGTCTTACGCGGAAGAGCTTGTGTGAGGAAGCGTGTCTTAGCTAGTTAGGAAGGACTCGTACGACAAAAAGTATAAATTGAGGATGAAGATGTTGTAACTTCATTCTGCGCGAGGAAACTCAACGAGAACACAACTTGACTTTGAAACCAAGATGAGCGCTACCGGAGAGAAGAGGAAGATGGGTGAGGGAGGTGATGGAAGAGCGGTGAAAAAAGTGAAGAAGGAGATGTTTCGCGCCAAGGCTGGAGCGGTCTACTACATGAGGTGCGAACCTGCAGAGAAGATTGAGTTGGCGATGTCCAGGATGAGGGAGACCTTTGCGGGGAAGATTGAGAGAAATGAAGATTTGGGAGATGGTGTGTTTTTGGTGTCTTTCTCGTCAGATTTGCTAAGACGAGACACCTCTTTTTTGACGGGTGAAACATGGAAGATGGTGCGATCCCCAAAAACCACGATCCTGGGGTTTGATTCCTACAACAGCGTACTCGCACCAAATGACTTTTTTACAGAGATCGGTATAAAAAGTGAAAACATGGATCTTGCTCGTCCGATTGTGAATTGGATTTATGGTCTCCAGGGAGTCATCATTGCTGAAAAAGAGGATCCAAAAAATATTTTTGTTATGGTACCCATTGACAAACTAATTGAGTTTGGATTTTATACAGACGGTGACCACACTAAGTACATAATAGAAAAGCTTACTCAGCGAGCGCCGGATGATATATTTTCTTTTGAAGCCAAGAGTATGATTGGAAAAAAGAGCGTGCCTGGTATAGAAGGCAGTAAGATTATTAATCCTATACAAGCTCTCACTTCGCGCATAAAAGAGGTCTTGATTGTTAGATCTACCATGATTTCTTTAGCTTTGAGTACAGGAACGGGCGTGAAAGCAAACGCCTTGGCTAGATTTGTTCATGCTACAGTCGACTGTTTGATCAGAAAGGTGGCACAAAAGAAGATTGATGAGATTGGAGCTCAAGCTTTTGTTGAGACGGTCAGCAAACCTGCCTTTGAGAGCCTTCAACTTGAACTCGAAGCGAGCAAACTTGCTCTGGAAGAAAAGGAAGGAATGTTGGCTTTGAAAGATAATCAGCTTGCAGAAAAGGACAAACAGTTGGTTCTGAGAGATGAAAAACTTGTAGAGAAGACTGGAGAACTGGAGCTAAAGTGTGAACAACTCGCAGAAAAAGAAGAACTCTTGGGAGAAAAGGATGAACAATTGGCAGAGAAAGACGTCATGATTGATCATAAAATTGAAACCATCGAGAGCAACAAACCTATCCAGCACAGCAAGAAAAACTATCATCTTGATGAGAATGAAGTAGAATCTTACGGCGTGGTACTAATCTCACGCACGCAGCCTAGGGCTAATGAAAATATATTCTTGAGTCCGGGAGAAGTGTTGCTGCAAATTAACTACACTGACAGAAACGACGCACCGAGAAACCTCAATGACACGGTGTCTGGGGTTTTCAAGGCAGCCAAGGGATATGGGAGAGGAAGGAAAGACTTGCTGGAACCATACGCCTTGTATGTTGGGGTTACCAACCCCATCAAGCTGAGACCCAAGATGATTGAGCTCGCGCGACCGGTACACAAGTGGCAGAGCAAGCGCTTCAATTCTTTGGCGATCACCCATGAAAATAATGCACCTTACTTGGTTCACCAAATCGGTGAAAATATTTTGCGTGGGATCTGCACTCTGATAATCTCGCAATATGGTTATGTGAAATTTAATGAGAAGAGGGCAGACAGAAAGAACAAGCTGCAGGAGATTATTGAGTTGGAGAAGATCAGAGACGAGGGAGTGAGCGGACTGTGGCGCAGAAGCCAGTACAAAAGCGTGATCAAACGCTAACATTTTTACACAATAAAAATATATACTAAAAAAATATCTTTTTTTTAATTTCATTTTTAGGAGCTCTTGTAAGACAGAGGAGACTTGTACGGAAGGGAGCTTGTTCTATAAAGAACCGTGTCTGGGGTTTAGGTAGGAATCGTCAAAGGTATAAATTGGTGCAGTTTTACTTGTAACTTCATTCTGAGCGAGGAAACTCAAGAGAACACAACTAGCAGAAACTACTTTGAAAAAGATGTTGAGCGCTACCGGAGAGAAGAGGAAGATGGGTGAGGGAGGTGACGGAGGAGCGGTGAAAAAAGTGAAGAAGGAGATGTTTCGTGCCATGCCGGGAGCTGTTTACTACTACAAGTGTGAGCCTGCAGAGAAGATTGAGCTGGCTATGAAAAAGATGAGATCTGAGTTTGGAGACAGGGTAGACAGACTGGAAGATTTGGGTGACGGGATGTTTGTTCTCGTCTTCAACGCACAGATCAAAAGGGCGAACACCTCATTTTTGACTGATGAAACATGGAAGATGGAGCGGTCTTCAAAAAAGGTAACCTCCTCTTTTGAAGACGGAGGTGTCGTTCTCGCAAAAAATCCAGAATTGCGAGCGATTATGGAAATAATTGGACTCGAGGAAGACGAAAAGGAACAAGCGGCTCCGATAATCAAGTGGCTGGTCGCGATGAAGGGACAGATTATCATCAATGGAGAATCTGACAAAAATGTTTTTGTCTTAATCACCGTTGATCAACTAATTCAACTCGGATTTTTTGCAAACGGAGATCATAGTGAACAAATTGTCTCATCGATTTGCAAGGCTTGCCCCAAGGATGCCTTTGATTTTGATTCAAAGTCTATGATTGGAAAAACTACCGTACCCGGTATGATGAATTGCAAGATAATCAATCCGATCAATTTTTTAACTTCAAGATTTAAAAATTTGTTAGTGGTAAGGAGTACCATGTTGTCTCAGGTTCTGAGTCAAGGAAGTGGAGAAAGGAGTAGTGTCATGGGACGTTTTGTTCACTTGGTCTTCAACTACCTTCTTACCGAAGCTGCTCGTAAAAAGATTGATGAAATTGGAACTCAAGATTTTATCGAGACGATCAGCAAACCTGCCCTAGAGGAAATGAAGATGGAGTTAGAAACGAACAAATTAGCTCTACAGGAAGCGACAAAAACTCTGGAAGAAGAGAAGCGCGTTACAACGATGCAAAAGAACACCATCGAATTTCAGCTCGGAGAAATTGAGGCCAGAACCAAGACCATTGAACAACACGAGGACACCATTGAACAACACGAGGGCACCATTGAACAACACGAGGACACGATCGCCAACAACACTCCGATTGAGCACAGCGCCTACTATCGACATCTGGCTCCCACGGAGGTCGAGGCTTACGGCGTGGCTCTGATCTCGCGCACAAACCCACGGACAACTGATAACGCACCCCTCAATCCTGGAGAGGTGTTGGTTCAGATCAACTACTGCGACGGGAACGACAGCGGAGGAAGAAACTTTGGCAAGAGCATATCCAAAGTCTTCACGGCGGCCAAGAAGAAAGAAAAGGGATCTGACGTCTCCGGTTTAGCCGAGCCTTACGGTTTGTTCGTAGGACTTACAAACCCTCTGAAGCTGAGACCCAAGATGATCGAGGCTGGAGTCATGAAAGTGCTGTCCGGACAGTCGAAGAGATACAACAGCCTGGTCGTAATCAAGGAATCTCACGCCGAAGAATTTCTAAACTCTCTCTGCGACAAGGCTCTGGGAGGAAGCACTTGTACTCTCAAAATTACCCAGTTTGGTCGTAACGATCTTGACGAAGCGAGAGCGAAAAGAAAGAACACGGAAGAGGAGATTGACGTGCTGAGAAAGGTCAGAGACGAGGGCGTCGAGGGATTGTGGAGAAGGAGCGGTCTGAAGAAAGAAGAAAAGAAAGCTGTCAAGATTGTTGGAGCCGTGCAGAGCAGACTGGACCACTTTTGGAAACCCAGAGTCTAATGTGACCATGCGTATACTCACACGCTTCCTTTATTTATTTTTTTGGAAATAAAACATCGATCAAAAAATTCTTAAGTGTTACACATCACCGTGTTTTTACCTCACAATCCTCCGCCTTATACTTTCAAAAACCTACAAATCATGATGTTGTTTTTACTCTTAGTCAGCGGGTTCGTCTGCGTGAACTCACAGATGGGAATCATCAATTTCAACCTAGAAGCTGGAACTTTTAGAGCGGAGTACTGGATGAGAGGTCGCGGTCTATCAGCCTCTTTTCACAACGCTCATTTTCACTACAACAGTACATCATCCGTATGGGCTATGGCTTTGTCCGATCTTTTCACAAGCATACCCGGTGTTTACAACAATGTGAACTCGGGTATAAGCAACGGAGGTGTACAGGGCAGTTTCGATTACAAGTTTCCGGTTCAGGGAGACGAGAAGATGGATTTTATCAACGCCTTTGGAGGTAGCGACTGGAGTCTTACATGGGGGAGCACCATGAAAGTGAAGATGAATTTCGGATCTATAGTGGGATGGAACAGTACGGAAGAAGTTAAAGTGATCTTGAAAGCCGTCGATAACGACCACAGTAACATCGTGTTGGGTTGCGGTGAAACTCACGTTGTGGAAGAGTTGCTAGGCTCGTTGCCATCTTCTAACGTGATGAAACCGAACCTGAAGTTTTACAAGAACGGCGAGGTGATTTATGACGGAGATCTTTACGCTCGTTCCGATTCAGGGGAATCCTATACGTGTTCTCCGTCGCCCAAAACATTATCTTTGGAGGGATCTAAGCAAACCGCCGTGGCTCAAAACGAGATGGTGAGGGAGTGTTGGAATCAGGATAGACTGTGCGGCGATTCCGGTAAGACGGTGATCGGAAACAACAACCTGTTTAGGTTCTCGTCTGACGGACAAAGATCTCAGTTCATAGACGAGTTCGGAATCTTGCGTCTTTACGGAATTGAAAATTCGAGTAGCGAAGGTCCCTTTCTAATCAACGACGAGGTTTTACTAACCCATCCGGAATTCTCGGCTCTAACGGGTAATGAGACCCTAGTCTCTAAAGAACTCATGTCCGGATTCTTGGAGGGATTCCTTTTGGGATTGCAGCAGTACGAAGAGTATGAGTACTTCGTTCCTACGAATGAGATCGCGACTGGGGACGGAGTTTTACTGATAATGTTAACCGCTGTAGCCCATGCCGGTTTCACACACGAAAGTAGTATAGCCGATGCATGCGGGAGTTATAAGGCCGTATGGAACTATGGAGGAACGATACACGCGGATGATGTGCCGACTCACGTGATGAACGTTATCTTCAGACGAAAGAGAGCGACTCCGCCGACCTTCTTCAGACTTCCCATGACCTATAATCGATACCAGAAAAGAAATATACACGTGACGCCTTGTGAGGGAAGAACTGACGGCAACGTCGGTATGATTAAGACGGCGCAAGATAGAATCGACGCCTTTTGCGCTCTGGACGAAGTTACATGCGCCGTGGTTCTACACGAACAAGTTTACGAGATCGCCAAACAAATGCACCTCAATAGATGTGGATGTTATACGCTGCCCAATTACTGCAAGCAATTCAAGGACGAAAGCAACAAGGGCGTGATCGTCACCTTCACCGTGCCTAGAGGATTGTTATCCGACACATACTCGTGTTCTATCAACGATCGTAACAGCGGTTACTTCTCAGAGGCCGATTTGATCAAGACGGCGTCCAGCGAGAGATGTACGTACACGTTCGCCCCCAGTATAAAAGTTTTAGATGGCGGGGACGTGTTCATCTCTTGTCTGGACGAAGGCACGCCGGCATCTTGTCGACACGAAACCAGATTGGTGACGCTCTATGAAGATAAACTCTACCTGCTGAAGGATAGATACGTGGAGGGTTTCATAGTCAATCCTCACAGACTGGCCACGTTGGTGACGCACGTTTTCTGCATCGACACCAAAGATAAAATCAAAGGAGCCAAGACGATTAAGAAACTCAGAGACACGATTAGACAGGATAATATACACGAGGTAGACATATACATGGACGAAAACTCAAACCACCACTGCACTCTTACTACCAACGATGTCGGAACGTTGAGCGATTACTCCGGACTCTTCACCATGGCATCGGTTAGTGATGGTATGCCGACTTATCTACGAAACGTGACGCAAAGAGGGTTGAGATTTGATATAAAAACAACGGCCGATAGAGTTTTCAAACAGAGGAAATGCAGTTTCATAAAAGGAAACAAAATATACCACGACGACAGGACCAAACTCAAACACGACGCCATCTATGCTTTCGAGACCGAAACTACCATAGGATGCGCGGTAACTCATCACGATGACTTTGGCGAAGAATTCGAGGGCAATATGGTTTTGAACGCCATACACACGGATCGTTTCTACCACGCTTTCAACGACGGTATAGAGTACGTCCCTTACGATTCGGCAAACATGACCGACGATGGTATACTGATACAACTTCCCAAGGATGGCGATTTGATCAACGACTATGTGTCCGGACATGAAGCGGAAGGCTTCGTCTTTACTTGCGGATCGTCCGTGAGAAGCGTTTATCGATACGACATCAAACCCATACCGTCTCATATCAAGCCTCTAGATTTCTCCAACTTACTGATTTGGAAAGATTCGGAAGGTATACCTCACAACACCACCGATGTCATAGCCACCACGACTACTCCCGGATTCAAACCCAGACCTACCCACGTAGTAATTCCCGTTACACACGAAGACAAACTGATGGTCAAGCAAGTGATTTACGTTATAGTTATGATCGGAGGAGCGATCATGATAGGTCTCCTGACTCTCATTCTCATCACGATGATCATCATATGCGTTGCGAAAAGACGCTAAAAACCATGCGTGATATAACACACGCTACCTTTTTTATAACAAAAATAAAAATCAAATCGAAATAATTTTTCATTCTGTTTTTATTAAATCACAAGAGTAAAATAAAGCCTGGAGCGAATGACTTCTCGCTAATGTAATCCACATAGACGGACGCTTTCCAGAGTGATCCGATAGTAACGGGCTTCATCTGCATGCGAAGTCGCTTCAAATCATGTTTGAGAACGAGCTCGAATTCTTCCATGTTGTTCACCTTGTCGCTGAGACCGTTAAACTTCTTCAGCTGTTTATTTTCAGTTTTGGAGTCAATGACTTCCAATCCGACTACCAATCTGCCGGGAAACTCTCCTCCTCCTTCTTGTTCAAACTTGTTTCTTATGTTCTTTATTAAATTGTCCACGCTGCTTTTCCAAAACTTGTCCGTTTCGGAAGTAATCGCAAAGTTTTGAGAAATCTTAAAAGAATACATGCCCACAGTCTTGGTTCCCTCTCCCACCGGAGAAATTGAAGGTCTCATGCCATACAAAGCTTTAGCGTAGTCTCTAACTGTCATGTTGCCGTCGAATTTAGGCAAGGATATTTGCACACGATGAGGTTCCATATTTTTACAAAGAGACTGGTGAAATTACGCAAAATCCGATGTCGCTGTGCTTAAATGGTACACCCTCCTTCCTGGTCTCACGCTTAATGGTTTCGTTGGTGTAGGCGGTACAAGGAACGGTCATACCCATGCGTGTGAGCTGATGTCCGTGAGACAGATAGTTGTCTTCTGACGGAGGGTTGCTGCGGGTGATGGCGACCTCGCGGCTCGAGTGATTGCTCATACCTCCCTTGTAGTTTAGGTGATCCTCCACTACGTGTTCTTGCAGAGCGTCCAGATTAGATTCTTCAAAAGTGGCGAAATCGAAGGCGTTGGTGAGAAGGAGAGTAGTCTCGCTGAGGTTACCGGCCGAGGGGTTGATCGTGACTGTTTGAAACCCGATTACTCCGTCTCTCTGGTTTCCGGAAGCTCCTGCGATGATCTGAGCGCTGTTGGTGTACCACTGATTGTACACGGAACCCAGAGTGGAGATCCATGGATTGGTAGTTTCCGATCTGGAGTAAAAGTTTACCATGGCTATCTTGCTGTACTCTCCGGACAGACAGCAGTATCTGGGAACTCCCATGTAAGGATAGAGCTCCACGTTCTTCTGCAGATGAGAGGTGGGTCTCAGCATGAGGGTGTAGCTGTCGGTCTTTCCCGGTCTGGAGCGGCTGCTGTTCATGACAAGTCTGCGAGCGGTTTCGGCTTCTTTGAGGATGTTTTTCATGATCGCCGCATCTTCAGCTGTCACAGCGGCGTGAGTGGATTCGACGTTATCGATCCAGGCAGAGACTCCTCTGATTGACCAGCTACTGGTAGTGACATGATCCATGCAGATGATAGGGTTGGAGTCAAAGTCGGTGCTCGTGTGATCGATTCTCACACTGGGTATGGCGTTAGGCAGGGCGATGGCGCTTCCTCCGGCCATGTTGTTGACCGATTGAATCTTGGTGGTCATCATGTAAGCCCGGTCGCCGTTTCCTCGGTTGCTGACTTCGACCGGCTGAGGGGTGATTATAACGTCGACGGCTTTCGGGGTTGCCATCAGCATGTCGTTGTTGTAAAGGCGCTCCAGTTTCAAGATGTCCAGAGACAGGCCGGTTGGGTAACGAGACAGGGCGTTCTGGATCATGGCGCGAGGGGTGATGCGTCTCATCATGCCCAGAAGAGTGAGAATCTTGGTCATGGGGGTGAATCCGGTTTCTCCGGCGATCGAGACGATGTTGGCTAGATGAACTCTCTGAAGCAGGGTAGCGTCGGCGGTTGTCCAATCAAATCTCGCATCGCCTGCTTCGGCCACGGGTTTTAGTTCGCTGGTGACATCGACTGAATAATTTCCGTCAGCGATCACCACCGGAGCGATCACGTAAGCCATGAGAAGTTTATCGGTGACGGAAGCCACGGTCTTCACGTCGGCTACTTTGCTGAAGGCCGCGCTCATAATTTCCTTCAGAATCTTCAACAGGTTTTTGACGGGTTCGGCTGCCTTATTTACGTTTTCATCTCCATCCGCTATACCTTTCTTCAGTTGTTCCGGTGTTACCAGACGAAGAGCGCCGGCCAATGCGGTCATGCTGTTCTTGTCTTTGCAAAGCATGTTTCCGAAAGCGATGTGAAACTTGGGGTCGACCAACCATCCTGGCATAGAACCGATGTGAGTTCTTGGGGCGGATTTCAGGTTAGGTTTCCCTCCGTCGATTGTCGCGGTTACGTTATAGAAAGGAGCGTACTCCAGAGTTGTGAGGGAAGAACCGGCTTCTTTGCTTCCGAAGTTGTAAAAGTCGATGGTGAGCTGATCCTTCTTCCTAAACCTTTCAACAACTTTTTGGTAAAAGGTGTTGAAGTCTCTAAATCCCATGGACACGTTCTCCATGCGCTTCGTCATAAACATGTTAATGTTTTTCAGGGCTTCGTTGTCAAAGTCCCAGAGCGCTGGATCGGCAAAAGCCATGGCCATGTGGTGATTGGTAAACCTCACGGCCTTTGGTGAGATGGTTTCCGTCTTAGTAAAGATATCGTTCACGCCGAATCTCTGCAGGGCGTTTGACTGAAAAGCCTTGTCGCTCATCACCAGTTCTGGCCAGCCGTAAAGCTCGGTGTCTGAGAGATCCTGATCTCCCATGCTAGCCTTCATCATGATGTTGGTGATGGGTTTGCTGGAGCGAGATGTGTCGGGTTCCTCGTTACCGTAAGGTCCCAGCCTGTTCATGTTGTCGACGTTGATGACGATGGCTCCCTTTTTCCCGGGCAGTATCTGACATCTGTCGTTCACTGGAGCGTCGTACAGTTTGGTGCTCTCCTGAGCCGCGATGTCTTCCTCGTTCAGTTCCTGAGAAAGATCGAAGATTCTCTCGGCCAGAGGAGTCAGGTAGGAAATTGTCCCGTCCATGTTTCGGTTGTTCTGTTTCACGAGATCCAAGAGATCCGTAAAATTTGAGCTGTCTCCCTGCTCGACCTGGTTTCCGGACTCGTTAAGCTTGATAAAAGAGCGGTTGCTGTCGACGTAAAATTTGCTGTTGTCGTAGTAACCCAGCGGCATAAGTCCCACTCTCTGGGCCGATTCTACACCGGGAATCTGCTTGACCGTCTGCTCCCCAACCAGGAGTATTTTCTCCACGGGTAGAGTTCCTTGGCCGGCGCTGGTGACTTGCATGTCGTCCACGAAAGTTTTATCCGTGGTCAGATTTCTGGAGAAAAGGTCGGAAACTTCGTTCAGCCAGGCTACGGTATCTTGAGGACGCTTAGCCAGCATAAACATGTTGCTCACGATTCTTTTGCAGTAAGCGTTGCAAAAGTTGTCGAAGGTGTGGGTTTCTCTCAATCTCTGAACAACGTCTCCCCTAAATCCCGCCTGAATCAGAGAGTCGGCAAATTCTTCGCTGGTTTGCAGCAGAGCGGCGTCAACCGCGTTGCGCCTGATAGCGTCGAGAGTGCTCTGTCCCAATCCCAGCATGAGAGCCATCTTGTTCATAGTGACCTTGGTTCCTATGATCTGCTTAAGGGTAGCGGCGATGTCTTTGGCTTCAGACAATCTCTTCTGGTCCAAAACCTGGCTCGGGACGATGGGACGCCCGACCAGCATGGGAGTTTCGTTGTAGAGATTATTTTCGATTTCCTTCAGCTTCTTCACGATGGTAGAAGACAAGACAACCTCGGTTCCCTTGGTCTCGGTGTCATACTTTCTAACCACCGACAGAGTCTCGGAACTCTTGGGGGTGATTCCGTTGTTGTAAACGTTGCTGGCCGGCCTGATGTTGATCTGGGTGACTTCGTCGAACAGATTATCATTAGACGATGTCGCGAAGTTGATGTTGGCTGCCATGGATGCCGGAGATTTGTTCAGAGCGTCCCCGTTGTGAGAAGCCACGACGATCACGCGTCTAACCGCGTTCTTGTCAAGATTGAGAGCTTCCCTTTCATCGACGTCAGAGCTAAACATGCCCTGAGTTCCATGACTGGTGTTCAACATACCGCGAGCGATACCCTGCATGAACTGAACGTTGGGCTTGTTTCCGATGTAAGCGGTGTTCTGACCCACGCGATCAACAACCAGACCACGAGCGTTAGGGTTGACGAATGGAGTAGTCATCTTCGAAGAGGTTTTTGAGTTATGTACTTTGAAAAAAGTAAAACAGCTTGGGTTCAATGTTGGGTGAATATCAAACCTTTGGGTTTACAATACGTATAGATCTCTCAACCCCCGAAATCGATGAATAGTTAACTTTCGTACATGCAAGAAAGACAAAAATTAAAAATGAGATTCTACAATTTTATTTTGCAAACGAGAAAGACAACAATTTTTCTCGAGCTTCAGAGGCGGTTCAGTTCTTCCATGAAGACTCTGGTGGCGGAGTTGTGCCCGTTCTGCCCCATCGCGGTGAGAAAGTCTTTGTTGTGGCAGCAGGGACACTTTTGCTTAGGGTTGCGCGTTTGTTTGGCCATGACACGCACGCAGAGTTCGCAAATTACGTCCGCGCAACAGTCCGTGTAAAGCGGAGTAGTTGTACGTTCCCAGCAGATTCCGCAACGTTCGCTAGAGTTCATGCGACTGGTGCAGGAAGACACACAGGTTCCGAGGCGGAGTTTGTTGACCAGACGTTTTAGCGGGCTTCCTCGTTCGTTAACTTCAACCGCCAAAGTTTTGAAGAGGCGGATGACGCTGGACGGCAGATTCTTCTCGTGTTCATCCAACTTTATGTCACGCTGGCGTTTACGACGTCCGGCTCCGATCAAAGTCATGGCCGTGGTGCGTTGATGACAAGTGCTGCAGCTCGAGTTCAGAGTTCCGTGCGCAGTCAAGTTTCTGGCCAGAAACATAACCAGATCTTCGTTGTGCTTACAAGGGAACAGCATCAGCTTGGCTCGCGGGATGGGGATGAATTCCGAGAAAGCTTCTCCGCAGGTAGGACAGTTGTCAATCTTCTCGACGCAATCCGTGCAAGCGCAGTGCCCGCAGTGAAGAAAAGACATGGTTACTCCTTGCCCGGTGGTGGTCCTCATGCACTTCACGCACTCATCTTGGATGACGATTGAGGGAAGTTGCGATGCTTGAGATTCTTCGTACGAAGGAGGCATGATATCTTCATACGACGGAGGCATGCTGTCTTCATACGACGGAGGAAGTTCAACATCTTCGTAGAGCGGGGGAGCTGTAGGAATGAGAGCGGTTGGTTGTTGTTGTTTAGCGGCGAGCATGATGATCGTGAGATTCTTCTTCTTTTTTGGAGTTGTTCCTGCTTTGAGTTCCAAAAACAAATGTGAAGCAAACTGAGTTTCTCCTCGCTATATATTGGGGTTTAGGAGCAAGGGCTTGTCATCAGAGAAGCAAGGGCTTCGTCAAGTCACGAGGAACCGGGGGTTTTTATCGCTTTCTCTTTGTTCCCATGAGCAGGTTAATCATGTTAAGTTCGTACTTCATTCCGTGGAAAGAAGTCACTTGATTAATGCCGTTCTTCATAGTTTGGACCGGTCTCCTGTTTACTTTACACAAGAGCTCGGCCATCCTAACCTTAATCGGCATCTGACATCTCACGCAAGTGGTGCTGTGTATGTTGGTTTCCACCGCGCACAGTCTGGGGTTTGTGTAACACCATATGTGAGGCGATTCTAAGGGCATGATGTGATTAAAAATGTTTCTTTTTAGAACTTCTTCCTCTTCATTATTTTTAGTTTTGGGTAAGAAAACAAACTTGTGTCTCCATTCTCCGAAAGCTCGCGAGAAGGCCGTGTAGTTTAACTGTTCTCCCATAAAGTCGTACGAGTAATCGTTCGTGTCTATACCGCACTGACTGATGCCGTTGCTCGTGTTTTCAAAACACTCTTCTCTGGACGAAACGATTTTCATGGCTTGCTCCCCCAACATATCAACCCCCGAGGTTATGCAGTCCATTTTCTGTTTGAGAGAGGGAGTGAAGGAAGCGTTATACATCCCGTAATCTTCCGTCCTGAGCAGTGTTCCGCTGTCTAGCGGGGCGTCTTGAGTCATAAACTTTCCGGTGTGCGGGTCTCTCCTACGTTTCATGGGTATGTTGTAAATCTTTTCTTGAGAGTCGCGAGGGGAATTGATCTTTACTTTCAACATGTGAGCCCTGGCTTCGTTGGTCAGGGAAAACATGCAGGCTCTCAGTCTATACTCCATCATGAAAGCGCAGGAAAGGCAAGGCTCTCCTCCCAGGGCGTGTATTATTTTGTAGTCGCCTCTGTCTTTTAGACCGCACATGAGTTTGTGCAGTTTGTAAAGAGTGTTACTGGCTCTCAAAAGATTCACGTAAGCTTTGTTTTGTTCTTCGTCGATTTTCACATTCTTCTCGTGCAAGGTCATGTTTTCTCCGGCCGGGGTTCTCTTGGGATCGACGATCTCTATGTTAAACATGGTGTTGAAACAGCTTCCCCCTTTACTTTCGATGGGTTTGGTTCCCACCGAGGTTCCGCTAGCGACGTTCGTTCCGGACAGCGGGATGGAAGTCAAAGGCGCTCCTCCCAAGTTTGTGCGCCTAAAACCGATTTGTCCGGCCCCGTACATCTCTTCTCCTCTCGTGTACTCTTCGAAATCAATCCCCTTTCTCTCCAACCACTTTCTGGGAACCAAGTCTCTAGTGTCGACCGGTAGACTCTTGCTGGAAACGCATTTGCTAACTTCTCCGCAATTCGCGTAGAGACACTGAACTTTGAGGGTGTTGCTCATCTCGTAATTCATTTTACAACCGTTTTCTCGTTGAATCTTAAACCACTCCGCCAAACTGGCCTGAAGGGTGGTGTATCTAATTTCTCCTTCAGTCAAGGTGACTTTTTTGGGTTTGCTCGCTTCGTCGTCTTCCCGCATGGCTTTTTCTACCACCCCTTCCTCCTCGTCGTCGTTATCTTCGTTATCGCTTAAGACGGCAGAGTCCGAGTTTTTCAATTTTTTACAAGAAGGTTCGTCGTCGTCGTCCGCGTCTCCACCGCTCAAATCATCTCCCGACTTCTTCACGTAATTGTTTTCGTAAAAAAACAACACGTGCTCCATTTCTTGTTGTATGTCTCTCTTTTCGCACACCCCCAAAATCAAGTGCTTGTAAACGCAAGACGGAGGTAGGGATCTCACGGCCTCGGTCACTCCCAATCCTAACTCGTTTTTAAAGATGTACCAACCCACGGCAACGCTCTCTATACACTTGGGAAGGTAAGTCAAAAATTCGCACACCTTGATTAAATCGAGGCGAGTTTGTTGTTCTTTGTTGTCTATCATGTAGTCGCAGACTCCACATTTAGACTTTACGCGACCTTCAGGTCTTATCCAGTACGCCAAGTAGTCTTGCACGTCCTTCATAAACTCGGGATCGCACAACACCTGAAACACCGTCTCGCTGTGATTAACCATGGTTTTCGGTAAAATTTGGGAATTTCTCGCTCGTATTGAAGAACACTTCTTCACGGCACAAACGGATTGGATAAGTTTAACAAATGCGTTTTTCAGACATAAAATTCAAGGAAGATCCGCCGAACGTGGATCTCATCAAGAGCGCTCCAGATTGTGGCAGGCCGTATTTACCGCAAGCGAGTGGGAAGGAGAAGATTGGGAAATAATCGAGCGCGAGCAAACAGAACTCTACGACGAGTACTCCGAGAGTATATCTACAGTTCGCACCATGCTAAAAGAATTGGATTACACGGACGAACAAGTTAACGGACTGGTAGCCACGCTAATCACAAACCCGGAAGCCACGACCCCGGAAAGACAGGAAGCTTTTGTGCAGAATTGGTTCGCCTTGACGAGACAGCTGCCGGGTATGACGGACGAAGGAATAAACTCCGACAAACAAGGTCTGGCCGTTCAATCCGCTTACGACAGCCTCAAAACTCAGATCAAGATCGAAGTTATGAGATGGCTTCCCACGCCGTCCACGAAAGAGCTGAGAAATTATTTGATAGATCTGACCTCGTATAACGACAAGGGAAAGACCGATTTTAACATGTTGAGCGTGTGCGGTGTTTTAGAAAACACGGTCGACGATTATCTCGTGCCTAATTCCGTTTACGCGGGAGACAATTCAAAGTCAATTTATCAAGAAATCGACGAAGTGCAGAAAGAAAAGGAATCCAGGTATGGAAAGATGCCCGCTAAACTACCCACCAAACCGAAGCTCAAACCAGTACCGTGCGTGTAAACACAATACAAACGCAATGATTTTCATTATGAATAAAAATTTTATTTTCACGTAAAAACTAATGTTTTTTAGCGTTTTCATGGTCACGCTTTTTCTAGCAGATCCCGATTCTGCTTTCTTCGATAACTCCTCCATTTTCCTTTACAACTCGCACGGCTGCCAGTATGGTCCACGCGGGTCCCCCTCTGATCACAGCGTCTCTGCACACTCCCTCCATATCTTCCATGATCTTTCTGCTCAAGATTTCCACACGTCTTTGCTCTTTCTTTCCTCCGTCAGCCTTGATCAGGTGTTCGGCAATCTTTACCCGGTTTAAGACGATAAACTTGGCCAGCGTCTCCGTGCTCAGAAGCTTAATGAACCTCTGTCCAGACAGGGTAACGTGTTTGCGTTTACGGCTTCCGCTGAGAAGCAGACTGGTGAGCTTGGGTATAATTGAGATTAGTACTCCATTCTTCGCACACCATTCTTCCAGTCTCTCTTTCAAAGTGTCATCTTCCATGATTCTTCCCCTGTCGTTGAGGTTGCTGAACTGCATGCTCTCGTAATCATCGACACTGGTATACGTCACGCCCAGTAAACCGGATAGAAGGGGAGTTCTAATCTCCTTGTTCGGCATCATCATCTGTATCTCGCAATGTTGTTGAAAAATGCTTCCGGCCTCGGTTTGTGGAACGTAAGTAGACATGGTTTCTTTTTTTTGGTGAAGTTTTCGAGTCGAGACAAATCGTAAGAATGATCTCACAAAACAAATCGTGTCAACTTTTATACAAAATTTTATTGGACCGGTTGTAAAAAAAGAAAGGTAGCGTTTCCCTAATCACGCTTAGAAGTTTTTGATCAGATCTTCAAAATGCTGGGCTCGTGTCTTGGCTACGAAAACGGGTTCCGGCTGCATGCTGTAGTTGTCAGAAGTGCTTGCCTGTGGAGGAGGAGGAGGTGTTGCCTGTTCTTTCACAGGTGCCGACTCTTCGACCATGGGTTCTTCAGTGCCGGGTGGGGGAGGCTGAGGAGCGCTCTTAACCACAACGCGCTTGATGATTTGCTGTTGTACCGGCTGGGGCTTAGGTTCGGGAATTTCATAACCGTTCTCGTCGACATAAACGATCTTGGGTTCTGGGGCGGGAGGAGGAGGAGGTGGTGGTGCCTGCTGGTAAACAACTCGCGGCTGCTGTTGTTGAATTGGCTGTCTCTGCTGCTGCATGTACTGCGGAGGCTGCTGCACGTACTGTTCATCGTACTGACGGGCGTACATGGGCTGTCTGTGCTGCTGCTGCTGGTAAAAGTAAGGATCGGCGCGTTGAGGTTCGGGGGCATAGCGTTCGTACCTAGGTTCGTAAACGCGCTTAACACGCCTCTCGTACTCAACATCGTCATCCTGATAGTATCTGCTGCTAGGTCTCTTCATCTTTCTTTCTGGCTGAAAATATTCTTCCTCTTCTTCTTGTCTTACGGGTGAACGATATCTTCGCTTGTTGTTGATTGGACTACGGTCACGTCTCTCGAGTGGCTCATACTCGTCATCGCTGTAACGGGGTGACCGTTTTGGTCTGCGAGGTTCTGGGGCGTGAAGAGGAGTCGAGGTCGCGGGTTTGTTCTGCGACATCAACATCTCTTTCAACTCTGCTTGTCCCTTAACGAATTGTTGGAGAACGTCAGACATAGTTGAGGCCATGGTTTGTTCGTTAAATTCTTTTAACACTTGTTCTTCGTGCCGTTTAATAATTTCTTCTTTCGAGAAGTTGTTTAGTTTATCGGATTCTGGTTCTTGGATAATGGTTGTTTTCGGTTCTTGGATACTGACTTCAGTCGGTTGAATTTGAGGAGGTACGGGCGAGATGGGTTGCGGTGGTATAGTCGGTTCTTCTCGTTCTTTTGATGGAGAAATAGCTTCTTCTTCCTCACTTTTTCGAGGTTCTTCTTCTGGCGGTTTTTGCGTCTCGCCTTCTTCACCGTCTTCTGGTTTAAGCGTAAAAGACATGACTTCGTCTACGTCCATACCGATCAATTCCGCGTCTTTCTTAATTTTGTTACCCTTCTTCACGTTCAGTCCCATAACGTTCAGAGAATTAAACGCGCGCGAGTAAGGTTGAACCTCGTCTTCGCTCACGCTAGGATCTTGGCCCTCTCCTCCGTCGGCGAAGTAAGTGGCGTCCGTGATCAATGTGCCGTGTCTCGCGCCGGCCGAACAAACGCTGACTTCCTTCGGCTTGTTCAGATTTATGAGGCGGTGCGATATACTCAGACCGGGAAACCTCACGGTCAGAGCTTGTTTTGCCGTGACGTCAGTTTTGGTCCCAGTCTTGCCTCCTCGTATGAATTTGTCGCTAGATCCGTAAGCTCCCGGTTTGTGCATGTTGTTGTAATCGTACGTCATGCGCTGAAGAGCCGTGATGAAGCCGGGGTTATCGATCTGCGCGTCCATTTTTAGAACTCGCCTGTTTTTAGCCTTGCCGACGTAGAACTTCTTAACCTTTCCCAAAGGTTTGAGCGGTTTTTTGTCGCTATCTTTAGCGTTCTTGCCCGGCAATTGCTCGCTGTGTTCGAACATGATGGGAATCTCGTCTTCGTTGGCTTCGAAGGCCCTGGCCATAGAATCGGGAATCTCGTAGAAGCGTCCCGAGTCATCAAGTTTGATGTCAGCCGTGGGATCGTCATCTATGAAAGCCACTACGCCGGTAAAGTCTATGCGTTGCTTGCGTGAAGACATGGTACGTTTTGAGGATTTGTTATATATAGATCTGGATTTCTGAGAAATAGTATCACTTCTGTTTTGGTTCTCGAACGAGTAACTTTTACAAACACTTTTTCATCATACCCAATCCAGCAACAAAGAAACCTAACCTTCAATAATGATGGCAAGCAAGATCATTACTCTCAAGAAGCGCAACGCCTCTACTCACCTGGCGAAGTTATCGAACTACGAGATTCCCAAAGGTAAATCTCTCTGGATTTGTGACCCCTCGGAGTTTCTTTACAAAAGGAGCGCGCTTCAGGCCGATTACAAATTGGTCACGTACATAGAAGACAGGAGCTTTTACAAAAGCGTAAACCGCCTGGTCAACGACATGGAGACTGCAGGAAAACTGACCGTTCTCTCACCTTACTCGCCCTACGAAGTGTTTTCTCTCAGAAACAGGAAAATGGGAGAGCGAGTGTGTTTCGCCGACGTGGAGGAGAACATCAACAAACATTTTGAGGTCGTGAACGCGATCGGAGGACAAGACGTCGATAATCACCTGGTCGCTCCAAAAGACGTTAGCCTGTCTTCGCTGTTCGAACAACTTCTACTTCGTCTGAGAGCCGGAGAAATCTTCAACCCGGCTCCCACCTCGCTCGTCGGATGCGTGAGAAACGTCCAAGCCTTTATGCAGCAGCCTCTCTCGCACCCGCAGATGACCAACGACAGACGAGAACACCTGATCGAGAGCGTCAAACAACACGAAGATCACGAAAGTCAGATCGGATGCGGGACCGTTTCTCTGGACGACGCTATCATGATCGGCTTCGATCAACACGGAGTTAAAGTCAAGAGCGAAGACGAGATCGTCGAAAGATTGTTGGATCTCGGTTACGGCGAGAATTGATTCGCCTTTTTTTGTTATAACAAAATTAAAACCCCTTAAAATTATACAAATTTTGTTTTGTTTTTTGTACTCGTCCGAGAAGATAACGCGAGCGAGTTGATGAGTGGTGAGTGCGTGCGTGAGTGTGTGGGGATTGAAGAGTAAAACTTTGATCTGACGAGGAAGACGGTCAAACATGGTAAAACGTAAGACTTGTAAGAGCTTGACGAGGAAGACGGTCAAACATGGGGGTAAAACGCAAGACTTGTAAGAGCTTGACGAGGAAGACGGACAAACATGAGGGGTAAAAACGCAAAAGAGCTTTGACGAGGAAGACATAAATCCACCGAAATCCACCCAGCCTCACAGATCGGTCTATATTTCACGAGAAGAACGGGTCAAAATCGGTCAAAAACGTCAATTATCGGGGTAAATCTGACGAGGAAGACAGACAAATCCACAAAATTAGAGCGCTCGACCACTTCTGCAGAGGACGCGACCAATGAAAAGCCAGGGATTGGTGAATTTATGACGTCATATGCATAAATTAACGAAAGTCACCTCAAAATTGAAAACTCGGTTTTACTATAGATCCACAGAGTGGAAGTGACCATGGCCGTGGATTTTTAGAATTCCATTTATTATTCCCTTTAAAAGCTGGAGTAATAAGACCAGTCTAAATCTCAGGCCACCCTTAAAGTCATGTCCACCCTGTGGAACTATAGTAAAGCCCAGTTTTCAATTTTCGGTGGATCGAGGTGGCCTGTGACGTCATAAGTTAACTCATGTCTATTATTATCAACCGGGGTTTTCTGTCTTTCTCGTCAGGACTTTATCGCAAATTCGTACATGTCTGCTCGCACCGGCTGTTTAACACAAGCTCTTGGTTTCTGATCGCACCGGCTGATGTCACAAGCGCTTGTTCGTTTAGACCTGGTCTTGTCTTTCTTCACCAGGTTCTTGTCTGACTCACAGGTATGAGTGCTTGCTTGTCACGAGGGCTTATCCGATTTTGTACAAGGCCTTGCTCGTCTTGAGGTAGGTCTTGTAACTCAAATCGTATATAAGTCGACAAAGTTTCAGTCTGAGATTCATTCACAACTCGTGAGACCAAACCAGCAACATCAACTTTTGCCGAGGAAGAACCTTTACAAAGAAACTAACCGCCAACTCTAAAAACCATGACCGCTTCTACGTCAACCAAGACTGCTCTCAAGCGCAAGTGCGGAACTCCGATGATTTCTCAGCGAGCGATGTTCCAACAACTGTTGTCCGGCCCTTTCTACCCGCCGAGTGAAACGAACCTGGACTTTCCGATAGGCGGGACGTTGAAGAAGCCCTTTGCGGCGATCCGGTTCGCGTCTAACCACGACATGAACGATTGCATGCCTGGATTGTCGGGCGTGCTCGAATTCGTGGCCACTTTCGGGGAGAAGACACTGATCGTGAGAAAGCCCAAGGAAACCGTCAAGATCAAGCACGTCTACAACTACATCGGATCGAGCAACTTCAAAACGGCCGGCTGCAAGCAGAACGATGTGAGGGATGCCTCCGCTTTTGACTTGACTCCTCTGAAGCTGATCAACGGGTTCGAGTTTGAGGAGGGTGTGCCCGAACCACCGGCCAAGAGAGGGAAGGACGAGCCTAAGCAGTACTGGAGAGGCTTCAACACGCTCAAGTGCGAGACGCTGCAAGAAGCTAGACAAGTTGTCAACTTTTTGTTGATGAGGAAGCAAATATCGGGCGTGTGGATTGATGATCTGAAGAGAGATGGAACCTTGCACTTTTCCGTGAGAGAAGGGGAGAAAATTAAAATTATGAATTTTCCCGCCAAAGTGATAGAGGTTAAAGAAGGTCAAACCATACCTTTTCACACAGGACTTGTGAAAAGGTATGGATTAGAAAATGAGGTCATAGGTCAAAGTGGCTCTTTTCCCAAACCGCCTTGGGAAAAGCGCCACTTTACAGAAAATGGTGATGACGTCATCATTAAGAAAGATGCTTTAACAAGATTGCGCAATCACGTTCAAAAAATACAAGTGGAGATTCCTGATGATGAAAACAAACCGCTCTTTGACTTTTTCTTGGCTGTTTGCGCGAAAACCGCTTCTCAAGGATTGGAAGAATCTTACATCGCCTTGCATGGAGGTATCTTTCTTGAATTTTTGAAAGTGCAAGAAGATCATATCATGCAGTACATGGCAAAAATCATTGAACGTGTAGACGAACAACTAACCCTTGTTCCAGTTACCAACATAATTGGAAAGAAGGTACATGAAGGTACGATAATCATCAACCCAATCAGCCAGAAACCCGTTGGAAAGAACGTTTTACTCGTCAAGAGATCTCAGCTGCTGAAGGTTATCAAGTCTTCGGGTCTGGTCAGCGCCCAAAAATTCATCGACAGCATGACCAAACTTCTGGACGTGAGCGTGATGGAAACCATGGGAAACATCGTGCGTGGCCTTCACGTAGACGAACCAACAACCAGCGAGGTCGTACCAAGTACAAGCAGTGAGATCGTGCCAGCTACAACCGCCTCCTCCTCTGACACCAGCACTACAGCAGTCGAACCTTCGACATCTGGCACTATGGATCAGAAATCCTTTTTCAGTTTCAAGGAGTTCATAGAAATCATGCAAGAGAAAACACTGACAACCTTTGTCAACACGATCGAGAAATCTCGCCAGCAAGACAAGGAGGACGCCAAAATCAGGCGCGAAGAAGACAAACAAGAAGCAGAGACCAGGCGCAAAGAAGACGAAGAGAAAGCTGAGATCAGACGCAAAGAAGCCGAAGAGAAAGCAGAGGCTAGGCGTGAAGAAGACAAACAAGAAGCAGAGGCTAGACGCAAAGAAGACGAAGAGAAAGCTAAAATCAGGCGCGAGGAATACAAACAGGAAGCAGAGGCCAGACGCAAAGCGGACAAAGAAGAAGCTGAGGTCAGACGCAAGGAAGATGAAGCGAAAGCAAAGGCCAGGCGGGAGGAAGACAAGGAGGAAGCTGAAATCAGACGCAAAGAAGCTGAAAAGAAAGCCGAAATCATGCGCGAGGAATCTGAAAAGAAAGCCGAGATCATGCGCGAGGAAGCTGAAAAGAAAGCCGAGATCATGCGCGAGGAAGATCGAAAGTTTACCGTGGAGCAGCGCGATCTTGTCAACGATAGATATGACAAGCAAAGACGAGATGACGTGGAGAGACAAGACAAGCAGAGGAAAGAAGATCTGGATCGACAAGCAGACATGAACAAACTTTACCTAAACCAGCAAGAACTCAACCAGAAAAGATTCGAGATGGTCATGCAGCAGAGACGAGAAGAATCAGAAGCTTACGTAAAACTTCAACAAGATAACCTCGCAATTCTAGAGAAAATGATATACAGCAACAGACAAACCGCTCAGAGCAAGCAATCTGCTGGTTCATCTGGAGAAAAATACACAGCTATGAACAAGAAGTACAGCGAGGACGCACGCATGCCGAGAGCCGTGGTGATGTTCTTGGAAGATCCAGTACGCGAAGATTTGATTCACGTGAGGAGAACCAAGGCCGGACTGATGGCTCTGGCGAAAAACATCTTTCGCACGGACAAAGGCACACCTCCCACGGGACGAGCTCTGTACGCGGTCGCCGGAGAAATCTCGCTCACCGACATCAAGGAAGCTCTGAAACTGACGAACGCGAGCAAATCTTCGACGAACCTTGCTTTGACCGAAGACAAGGAGGCTTTCGTCGACAAGCTCAAGGAAGTCTTGGTACGAGATCGCGTCTGGTCGAGAGAGGGATACAGCGGTTTCTGCGCCGGAGACGCCAAGGTGATTGCCGAGCTCAACACGCAGAATGGACTGTGAGGAGTTTACTTGCGTGAAACATACGCTTTTTTTAGATTTTAATAAAATTTTGGGAATGTTATCTGCTCGTATTTTTTTGCATGCGCGTGATTTTTCGGGGGTTGGGAGTGCGTACATGTTTTTATAGCGCGCGCATTTTTTTGGGGTAGGGATGCTTGTTCTTCTCGCTCAGGTCTGACGCGCGCTTTTTTTGGCGTCGAGGTTCCGACATGGGTTTCACACCCGTCGTGCTCGCTGTTTTTTGAAGTAGAGACGAGGTTCCGGCCAGACATGTAGAGCGCGACAAATTGAGAGACGAGGTTCCAGCAAGCCGGTCAGACTTAAGAGTACGCTGAATTGAGACGAGGTTCCAGTCGTTCGTTAAGAGCGCGCTGAATTGAGACGAGGTTCCGGCCAGTTGGTCAGACTTGAGCGCGCGGTGAATTTCTCGTCATCACTCGATTGTTAGAGCGAGCGTTCGACTTGTTGACGAGGACGACAGACCTGAACGTTCGACTTCTTGACGAGGACGACTCAAAAAATACCCATGATGCACCTCAGAAAAAAAACAAAATGGCGGATTTTTTCATAATAAATTTTTACCATATATATTAGGTTGGTTGCTGTTGTTTGCTGGTCCTATCATTTAACATTGAAATTAGTACTGGGGGTAGATTTTGGTTAGTGGTGATTATATATGTCTATATTTAGATTGGTGGTCTTTCCCAAATTTATTTATAGATTACTTTATATATAGTTTTTAACTATAGTATATCACTTTAAATTTTTAAGTTAAAGGTAAAATAAGAAATGAAAAATATATTAACATCATTTTTATAAATAAATTTGGGAAAGACCACCAATCTAAATATAGACATATATAATCACCACTAACCAAAATCTACCCCCAGTACTAATTTCAATGTTAAATGATAGGACCAGCAAACAACAGCAACCAACCTAATATATATGGTAAAAATTTATTATGAAAAAATCCGCCATTTTGTTTTTCTGAGTACACATGCACTAACATCAAGAGCAGACAACTCATGTATTCAAACTCAAAAATTATCATCTTTCATGTTTTTATTTTGTAATTTCGAGCGTATGTCTCACGCAAAAAAATCAAACACGCATGCTCTCAATTTCGAGCAAAAGCTTGTCAAACTGCCCCATAACATCATCGTCACGATCATCGTGCAAAACGAGCGGTGTCTGACTCAAACTTTCTGCTTCCTCGTACGGTGGAGGAGGAGGTAAGTCTTGAGACACGGCTTCCCCGTCAAACAAATAAGGCGGGGGAGGAGGAGGAGGAGGGAAGTCATCTTCGTCAACTTTCTCGCGAGGTAGCTTGTCTTCCTCGTCAATCAAACAGGGAGTGGGTGGTACAGACACGAAGGACGGTATGTCGGTGATTTGCATAGTTCTGCGTCTGGGTTTAGGGGCAACTTTCGGAGGTATCTTCTTTTTGAGACAAAAGTTGGGTTGAAAAGACGGAGATTTTATACTCAGCGGCGGCGGTGAAGATCCTAAACTAGTTTGAGGGTTATCGTACATGATTAGTTTCGTCGGTCTCTTGTTACTTCTCATGCTTAGCTTTTGCGCGAGTTCTTGTTCAAAGGAAAGAGACATGATTCTTTTTTGTGTGGGTAAAGGCGAACAAACCTTCGTGCGATCGATACGTAAAATGTAAAGACAAACTAGAATAATTTTTCAAATGTGTAGTTTTATTTAACAAAAGCAAAAGGCGAATAATGGCTCGCCCGGGTTTGGTTTGTTTTCACTCGTAATCGCTGTCTTCCTCGTCTTCTTCGCAAACAAAGTCGGTGTCAATGTCTTGCGCCAGAGGTCTGGATGGGGAAGTGCGATCACGTCGCTTCTTGACCGGAGCTACGACAACTTCCTCATCCTCGTCTTCACTCTCGAAGTAGCTGACGGCTGCCCGCTTGCGTTTCCGTGACATGGTAGAAAGAAAGTCTGAAGATTCGGCAACCAAATTAGTAACCTCGGTTATCTCGTCATCTTCCTCCACTTCGGGTTTGGGACGAGGAGAATCGCCAACGTCGCTCTCATACTCATCTTCGGATACGTCCGACTCTTCTTCATCGTCGTCAACCGGTTCATCATCGATAAAGTCGGATTCGTATTCGTCTTCGGATTCGCTGTCTTCATCATCGGAAGCTTGGAACTTTATAGCATCTTTCTCTGACTTCCTGGCAGCGTTGAAAAAAGATTTCTCATCTTCTTCGTCAGAAACCTTGTCTTCGTCCCATGAAAGGATAAGACTCTGTTGTGGTGGTGGAGAAGGAGCCAGCTCATACCGCGGTGTGTCCAAGAGTTCTTCTAGGGTCTCGTCGCCCAAGCAGTTAGATAATTCTTGCTCGGACATCTCGATACCGATATCATCCATGCTGACCAGATCGTCTATAGACACCTCTTCTATTTTGTTTTCGATATGGTTAATTCTTGGTTCGATGAAGTGTGCCATCATTTTTCTTTTTTAAAAAGGTAGATCTGCCGTCTTAGTAAACAATGTTTCTCTTTGGAAGGTTCGGATGCGAATGAAGTAGTGGTAAACGGTGTCGCTCTATATAGTCGGTTTAGAGGTACAAGGTCTTGTACGTATGACGCGTCCCCTTGCTTACGTAACCAGGGCTTGTCTTATGAAGCACTGCTGTCGTAAAAGTGATTAAGTATAAACGGTGAGCGTGATATGAATACGAATCAGTTAACTTTTGATCTTCATCGATCGCACACCTCATCAAAAAGCTATGGATCAACCGATCAACGTTACCGTCATAAGGCCTTGCGACGATTACATCAGTTCTATAGATGGACTGAGCTACAACACCACCTGGTTTCCCCGCGCTAACTACTTGTTTGACGGCAACGGCACTGACGTAAAGACCGAGATTATCTCCAAGGAAACGAGGCTCGTCTTACCTCACAAGTACAGGTACGCTCAAGATAGATTGGAAAGCTTTGGGAATTGGCCTTTCAAACCTTCACCCAAGGCGCTGTCCGTCGCCGGATTCTTCTACACCGGGAAAGCCGACGTAATCGAGTGCTTTAGCTGCGGGTTAAAACTCAAAGACCTGGCACCCGAGCTGGACGTTCTCAACACTCACATGATCATGGGAAAGGGAAGCAGATGTAGATACAAGTGCGCCTTCCTGAACGGGTTCTGCTCGTCTCCCAAACCGGAACCGGTTCTCGATTACGCCAGACTGGATGACAGGTTCAAGAGCTTCGAGAAGACCTGGCCGAGACTGCAGTTCGTGAGCAGACCTGACGTGACGGGACAATCGCTGGCCAAGATGGGATTCTACTACACCGGCATCATTGACCGCGTCAAATGCCACTCGTGCGAACTAGAGTTGGACCACTGGAACGAGAGGCGAGGACCGGTTAAAGAGCACTACGAGAACGCCAGAGGACGGTGTAGATTCGTGAACGAGCGGTTGACGTCGATCTCCGAGAAGCAACGGCAAAAGCAGCGGAGGAGCAACTGATCTCTTCGTCTTTCATTCGCTGTGTGTATACAAAGCGAGCTCAATTTTTCTACAAAAAATAAAACTATTGTTTCTCTAAACTAATTTTTATTTCGTTCTTTGAAGCGGCTTATGACAAAAAAGCAAGCCTGATAATTTTTACACTATCGGGTTCCATCTCCCTTCGCCAATTCCGATGAAATAGATGCTGACGCACACCCACCATAGCAGTAAGACCTTGAGAGGCCAGTCGATGAGTTTGTTGAGGCATGTCGGTGATTTGATCTTCATCTTCTCGGCTACCATCAATTTTTTAGCGGACTCGCCTTGATCAACGACTAGCAGGGCTTCCTTGACTGCCTTGTTTTTCTTGATCTTGGTCGTGAGCGCTGGAACGACACGCAGGCTGGCGTCTACGAAGCAAATTCCGCACAAAACCGCCCAGCTGAAGATGATGACCAAGCTGGAGTGACAGTCTCTGTAAAACTCCATGTCCGTCAGCATAGCGATGACCAGGTACATACCCACTCCGATCACCGATAAAAACATGCAGAAGATGAGAAGTCCTATAAACACGCGTGTCTTAAAACCGGCAAACTTGGGAATTTCGTCTTCGTTTTCGGCCTTGATCTTGATAAAGTTGAGAGTGAAGATGAATAAAAAGAGAACGGTGTCTACGCTAAAAACGTACAAGGCGGCCCAAGACGGGTCGGCGAACTCTCTCGTAGATTTAGCTACGACGTCTCCTTCCGACCAGTGGTTTCCTTTGAAGCTCTCGCAAACATCGCAACACCATTGGTCTCCTTCGCACACTTTGATCGGGCAACTTATCGACTCTTCTGCCATCTTGTGCAGATGTGCGAGTTCTTTCGTGGTGTTCGCTTTCTTTTCTTCCAGGAGTCGTTCCTTTAAGACGAACGAGCAGCCGCTGAGGTGATTGCACGCAGGAGTCTCGTACAGGTTGTCGAAGTAGGAAGTCATGAAGATCGTAAAAGCCGCAGCCAGTATTAGATGCAGTATCAACACAGGTCTGAACATAATTACTGCGGGGTAAAAAGTTTTTCAAACTGCAAAAAAGTAATTTTTTAACACAAAGCGAGAACCTTGTTTTGACTTCCCAAAAAATAATCATGAACGACAAGCAATACCGCATGATGACGCAGGTCGCTGTAAAGGAAAGGTGGTTGAGATTACCCAACGCGAGCGAAGATGAGGAGAACAGCAAGTTCAAAACTTGCAATTTGCTCATGAAATACAATCAGACCATGTCCGAGGAAACCATGTCTAAAATTATCATGGAGGCGAGATCCGCTCCCATCGGGAAAGACAATGATCTGATCGACTTTAGAGCCTTCATGACCATCGGCGAGAACGCTCACAGAGTCGGACCCAACATACCCGAAGATTTTGCTCAGATGGCACCCCCCATCAGTCGTGGAATTTTTGACGAGATCTTTAACAAAGAGCAGAGGACGGGTTACATCTCTTACGAAACTGGAAGATCGATCACCAGTAACGTGCGTGCTATGGCAGACGCTCTGAGACCTCACAGCATCCTCTTTCCGGACTACGCTTGTCAGACAAACATCCCGATCAACAATCCCAACGGACTTCACGCCGCCGTCTTGCACGGGTATACGATCGAGGGAGACGGACTTCACTTGCCCGTGGAAGCTCTTTACAACTACGACATACTGGCAGGCTCTCCTTCGGAGCAGTCGGGCAGTAAGCTGGGACTGTACATGGTGATGGGACCGGGAAACGATGTCTTGTGCGGAGAAACTATAGGAAACGGCAGAGGTTACGAAAGACAAGTAGCTCTCGATCCCACTTTCACCATGGGAGTGAGAAGAGTTAAGAAAAATACTACCACGATCGTGCCGGTTTACGATCAAAAAGTGGGAGTGTGTTTTTACTTGGCTAAAGAAAAGGAGACTCATCATAAGGTGGCTTCCGATTTGATCAACGTGTGCAAGTACAACACCAGATCTAGAGTCGCGGATCGTATGAGCAAGGACCTGGCCGTGATCAAACTGGGGAGTCTGCTCTTGGATCAAGAAAGGTCTCACAGCGAAATCTACACGCAAAATGGAGTTCAAACCGTGATTCTCCACAACTTTAACTTCACTCCCGACAGAAACTGGTCCGTATTTCCTTTCGTGTACAAGAAAGAAGATTTCTCGGTAAATGAAGAAGCCGATATAAACTCGGTACCGGCACCCACCGACGATTACAGCGCCGACTTTTACGCAGAAGGAGCCCAGATGTACGCCCAACAGGAAGAAGATGACGATGACGAAGAACAAAACAACTACAACCCTATGCTGAAATTGATCGGAGAAGCTTCGAGCGGTGTTCAAAAGTCAGCGGAGACTGTTTACACGGCCATGCCAGACGTACAAGAGCCCAAAAAAGGAAAGACTGTCGAGAAGGCCCTTTCTAAAATGAGATACGGTGGTTCGATTACCGGACGAGAAAGCAAGCCCAAGTCTAAAGTTAAGCAGGTGGGAGGACCTTCCACGTCAAAGGCCTTGGACCTCAACGCGCTATAAAACCTAGAGATCTGGTTTTAGAACTTTCATTTCGCGTTGAAACATGGAAAAGGTAGCACAGGACGCGAGACAAACTAAAAAGATTTTTACGGCTAGGATCAAGGACTGCGACCTCAATCTTTTGGGAGAAACCGTGGATCTTCACTGCAAGAAAAACAACATCAAGTTTTTCCTGACCAGCGATGGATTGCTCTTCATGGCCCACACCCGGAAGAAGTTTGACTTTAAACAGGGAATGATTTCCGCCTCGCACATGCTCAAGATTCCTAATCAAGAGTTCGAAGAATTGGCCAAGGGAGAACAAACTCTGTACAGCAAACTTAACGCGGTTCTCGATTGCGACGGATACGATGCCGAATTTCTTCCCAATTTTGTAAATAAAAATTATACGGACAAAGAGTTTGTGCAGTTGTGTAAAGATTCTACGCGGCATAAAAAAGTAGCGCGGGACAATAAGAGAGTCTTGGGATACTCGTCGGCCAGCTCGACGGATATAACCGACAATTTAAAATCCGGAAATCTCGATGCGAGTACTGTTATGAAAGAAATTAACACCGGGGAGGAATTGAACGAGACTTTGAGAAAGAAAGCCGTGACCGACAAGCCCGTGCTGAAAGGAACGATCTCTTGGAATCATTATCTCTACAAGGAAGACCCGACCACGGGACTGTGGCACCCCGACAAAGACTGTAAACCCGTCACGGTCAGTTTTACCGGCACGGACGATTTTCTGAGGAAACGTAAACATCTTTGGATCTATAGCAAGAGCGCGAACTGGGGCAAATCTACGACGATTTACAAAGAGATCGTCACTCCTTACAACGCGGATATACTGCAGGACGTCAACAACGCCGAAAATCTAACCAGAAACACTAGAATCATCGTGTGCGACGAGTATTCTTCTCAGAGAAAAATCGACATAAGCACTCTCAAGGCCCTGACTTCGGGAAACGCTTCCACGGGTTCGCTCAACATCAAATCTTTCGGGAGAAGTTACATCCCCCATCCAGCGGCCCAATTCATCATCTTGAGCAATCAGAGTCCCGCGGAAGCTTACTCGAGTAACGTCGACGGCATGCGTGTCATCGATCGTAATCTTCTCGGACAGGTGAACGCGAGATTCGATATACACTGTCTGGACGGCAATCACGAAGAAGAAACGACAAAGTGGTTAGACCCCAAAACCTTAAAGAAGGAAGAGCTGTGGTCTCATATAAGAATGAACACGTGTGATTTCCCTCCTCCGGTGCGAACGGCCAGCTACTTCATAACTATGGTGAACACGATTTACAAGATTCTGCAACGTAGCTCATTTTACGTTTTCGGAATTCACATCGACGAATTCGCTAGGATTCTAAGCGAGTTCGCTCCTTTGGAAAACACGTTTGGTTTTTCTTTAACTTGGACCGCCGTACTCAACGCTATGAACACGGGGACTAAGGAATTCGTACATAGCAACAGGATCTACGGCAAGCAGCTGGAGAAATTGAGAACCAAAATCGAAGACGTGATTCACGGAGCGGAAAGGAGCGAGAAGGGAGGAGAGAATCGCATGAAGCGGTTGATCGACAACATGGGTGAGTTGTACCAGCACGCCGTCGATGACAACGTGAACGAAGTGGAGACTTGCTCCAAAATTATTTTTTCGGATAAGGAACACATACTGATGGTTCTGAACTTGCTGAGCAGACACAGAAAGCTCACCCCCGAGATTGCGGAACTTATCAATTCTCAAAAGAGAAAGCGAGAAGAGGACGAAGAAGAAGAAGAGTCGTGCGATCCTAGTAAAAAGAGGTGCGAACCCGCTTGCTGAGCATTGAAGTCGCTTACCATAACCCCTTGCGAGATACAATCGCAAACCTTTGTCTCGTTTGTAAAATAAAAATCATGGGAAAAGTAAAAACTGATTCTACTTCTTTTTGGTCTCGCCTCGGCGGAGTTAAGAAATTAGATTTTAAAGCCAGGGTGTTGCAACAACACAAGCTGCGAAAGGAAGCCCAGCGCTCGATCGAAAATTCATTGATCGACGAGAAGAGGGCTCCTAAGATGATGTTGTATCCCACGGGTTACATGAAGATCGATGACAGCACGACTGAGAGTCTGTACAGACACGTTCAATTGACCGGTAGCGTGGCGATCAGCAGCTGCATGGAAGACAAGACGATCAACGAAGTTAATCAGACTGTGGAGCGACACATGGGTAACCACAGACAGCAGGAACCCGTGCTTACTTTTGCGGGAAGGTTGTTCGCCGGCTTTGACGCTTTTTACACCAAGACTGATGACGCGCTGTGCCATTTCGTAAGCGCTGCCGACGATCCCGTAATCAGACACATTCTGTTTAGGGCTTCTCAGTTTATGCTCAACGCGGAAAACAGGGCCGTGAGGGTGTTCGTCGACGGGATTAACGGGGAGAAGAGTTTGGAAAGGTACGCGAGCTTCGAAACCAGCTTCACTCCTTCTCAAGACGTTGGGACCGATCTAGCGGCCTTCGCGAAATTGATCAACTGGACCACTCACGCGTCCAACTCTGATCAGAAGAGCGTGCTCGCCGAGAGAGTTAGATGGAGCTGCGAACGTAGGAAGGTCGTCAAGAGTGTGCACGACATAGAAGGAATCAGCAAGATTCTCATGGAGAAGAGGAAAAAGTGTCAAACGCCCATACCGGGTCTTAGTTTTGTGGATACGACCTGTCCTTCTCTTCTGTACCACGGATTAGACAATGATTGCGAAGAGAAGGTCGTGTTCGAACTGATTGTTAAGCTTCCTGCCGTCAGTGCCGAGAAGAAGATGGAACTCAAAGAAACTTTGGATAAAAGCCCGAGAATCAACGCCGTGGTTCAGTATCTGCCAAACTAACCCGACCGAACATGCCGCTTCCCCGAATTAGTTTCGAAGTCGTTTACGGCAACGAGACTGACGCTGAACTACACACGTACGTTACCATGAAAACTCAAAAGGTGGCGAGCGTGGAAAAGATTTTAGAAATCGTCTGGGATCTCATGCGGAGTAGAGTGACTGACGATCCTTACGACGGCTGCGTGAGAGCGGTGATTCGATGGAACGAGACCAAAGATGGGAAGACGTTGCTAGAACACGACGGAGGAGAGCTCGCTCAAAAGTTTTTGCGAGGGAACCTACACGAGCTGATGATACCAGGAGCAGCAACGTCTTGTACGAAGGAAGAAGGTCTTACTGACGAATTTATGGAGAGTTGTATAAATATGAGCGAGGAAGATTTGAATCTTCATAACTTTATCTAACCGCTGACAGAACAAACAAAACATGGAACGAATCATGGAAAATTCAAACGATTTTATTCTCACGAGAGAAGATGCGGCGAATTACTCTCGCCAGATAGAGACTCGGGCTGCCAGGGATGATTTCATACCGGTGTTGCTGCAGATCGCTACAAGAAAACCGAAGAAGTACGGAACTCCGTGCTACCCTCCTTTCGTTGATCCGAGGGAGATGCACGTTTTGTGCGAGAAATGTTTCCTGCTCCGGAGCCTGAGAAAACTGTAAAAACTCCTTTTCACTTTTTCCGTCAGTTAGTAGATCATCTGTTTCATCTGCTATAGAAAGCTCACCAGCATAGGCGTTGATCACCTTTATCGCTTCTGTGCGTGTCACAAACGCAAAACAACTTGTAAATAAATTTTTTAAAATTCATGACTTTTGTTTGTGATGTGTTTCATGTCTGGTATCATTGCACTTCTTAAATTGATGGTAAAACATCTTTTTCCTTAACATATATAAAACATCACCGCTTTAACTAATTCTCATCAGTGTTTATCACAACTCGAGAGGAAAACAATGTCTACCCAAACAGCACCAGAACTCTCTACCTTTCAAGTGAGACTGAAGCCTACTCCCGCGCAAAAACTAGTACTGAACTTAATGATCAAGGTTACCAACCACGCTTATAACTGGTGCATACATCTAGTTGAAACCAAAGGATTCAAACCAAAACAGTACGACCTGGAGAAAGTGGTTGGAAAAACAAACTCTAAAGATGTAGATCCTGACCTGCGGATGCCCGACGATGATTGGTTTTTTGATAACAAACTCTCTAGGATAAAAACCAGAGCAGTTCGTCAATACGCATCCGACTACCAGATCGGCCTGAAAAAAGTGAAGAAGAGAGAGTACGCCAGCAAGATGCGAGTAGAAGAAGGTAAATCTGCTCTGGAGATCACTCCCGGGAAAAACCTTCCTACCGAATTCAAGACGGAACTAGAAAACGAAGTGAACGGATATATAGCTTTTCAAAAAGAGTGTGTAAATCCCATGTCAGAACTACAGATCAAGCGATACAAACCCAAAAAACCCGAGATGTGTTTGATGATTTTCAACACCTCTATGAAAGGACCCGTTCTACTTTCACGTCCTGTGTCCCGTTTACCACCTCTAGATCACGACATGAAGATTATCAAACGACCCGATAAGAAGTTCATCCTTTGTATCCCTTGCAAACAATCTTACACACGGAAAGATTTCTCAGCCACGGAAAAGACGTTTGCTGCTATTGACCCCGGAATCCGAACCTTCGCAACAGTTTACGAACCAGAAAACAACAACTTCATCGAATTTGGAAACGAATCCTGGTTCAAATCAAGCAAGATTCAAAAAATCCAGAAACAAATCGATGAAACCAACGCTCTTCTCACCAAAGTAAGACAGAGAGGAAGAGGTGCAGCGATCATTGAAAATTACGAGAGGAGATTGAAGAAACTGCACTTCAAGATTAAAAAGAAAGTTGACGGTTTGCATGGAAAAATCAACGGTCATATTCGCAAGAATTACTCTCAGGTGGCGTGGGGAGACATGGCTCCCAAACAGATCTTGATGAAGGATGGACTGACGCACGGAACCAAGCGTAAGATGCAGATGTTGTCTCACGGACGTCAACACGAGAAGCTGGCCCGGATCGAAGGAGTGACCATGCAGAATGAGAAGTATACTTCCATGACTTGCAGTAGATGCGGGTACGTCAACAAAAAACTGGGATCTGCCTCGAGGTACGTCTGTCCAAACTGCGAGCAAGATATCGGGCGTGATGAAAACGCCTCCATCAACATCTGGAGAAAGTATACGGGAACGTTCTTCAGGACGATCGGTGGTGAGCATGTCTACGAGGACGATGTCAAAAAATAATTGTGTAGATTTGAATAAAAACAAGAAGAATGAAAATGTATTTTTTGCTCTTTATTTTCAACTTGCGTATAAAAGCACGCATGAAAGTGGGTATACACATGATTTTAAGTATTGCTTTTCAGGGTGTTTTCATCAATAAGTTGGGGATCGACCTTCCCCTGCGTTAAATTTATCTGGGTTGGTAACGCTGCACATGCATGGTGCGGGGCCCAATAAATTCAGCGTGCTAAAGGTTACGAGGGAGAGTTACATGCTGGGACGCACTGTTCGAGAAATGTTTCCCGCCCAGGAGCCCGAGAAAATTGTACATCCTCCTCTTCATCTTCTTCGTCGGATAACAGATCGTCTGTTTCGTCTCCTATGGAAAAGAACTTGCTGAGATGTTCCTCCGCGTCGACCGAAAACACCTTTATAGCTTTCCTGCGTGACACAAACGCAAAACAACTCGCTAATAAATTTCTAAACTTTACTACTTTGTTTCTTATGTTTATCATGATGATTTTTCTAGTCTGCTTCTATCGATTCTTCAACGCGCACTTGAGACTGATTCTTGATCACCGATTCTAGTAGAGAATACAATCCTCCTCCCCTAGTAGTGTCTTCACCCGACATGTAAGTCACCTTCTTTTCCTTTTCGAGTGAGACTGTGTAAAATTTATAACGGTAAACCACTGGAGTTTCCGCGAAAACTCTGTATCCTTCTTCCAAGAGATAATTTTTAGGCAGATTGAGAGGATGCGTGGTCGCGAGAAGAGAACCGTATTCGCTTTCACGGGGTAACTGCGCGTAAAAGAAAGCGCGGGCGGTACTCATCGAAGACGAACTTCTCACTTCGTTAACCATGGCTTTGTTAAGATAAGCGGCTGTCACGGCCGCCACGAGATTGTTGTTGTTGATCTTGAACCTTTTCAACACTTCTCCGTCCATGTATCGCATGCCTTGTATAATGTTCTCGGTGGTGTCGATCGAAAATGAGATGGGGTGTCTGTTGGCCGCCGTAAAAATTCCCGTGAGAGTCGGCATGTATTTTTCGGACTTTGTGTCCGACAGGCTAGGGATTATACGAACGAAGTTTTCGAACAAGGTGATCAGCTGGTTCTTGTCGGCGTTGATGAAATCTTTTCCGTCTTCGGTCTTCCCCTTGTACCCGTCCTTCTGAAAGGGGTAACCGTTAACGTAAAGGATGTTATCGAAGAGAGCTCCGGGGTATGCTTCCAGCGAAGGCACGTACATAACTTTTCTGCCGGCCACGTCTTTGACCGTGAGACGTTTGATGACGAGGTCTATATTTCCCTGTCCCTTCACGAGGTTCATGGTAGTCGCCGCGGTCATGAGAGCCGCGTAGATTTCCCTCACGAAATCCAGGGTTCCTATGTCCATCTGGGTTTTGATGTAAACCTCGCTTTCGTCGGGTATAGAGTGTACGGCCATGAGTTTTTTGATGTTTTTGTTCCTCTCGGCCACCGACATTCTGTTAAAGTTCATCTGTCTTCCCAAGGGTGTGTCTCGAACCTTGGTCTTGAGAACATCCTTTTCTCCCTTCATCGCCTTTTCGAACTCTTTCACGTCGTACTTGCTTTTGTTGTCGATTATAAAAGGCATGAGGTTGACCAGCACTCCTCGAGGTATGTTGTTTTGTTTGTTTTTGGTTTTCACGAAGACCGACAAACTTCTCCCGGCTGCTTGAAATTTCAATTCGTCTTTTATGTTTAACAATTCTTTGATGGTTTTGGTCAGAGCTTTAACGAAGTTTTTGTAAGTAGACGGGTGCGAAAGATATTCGAACTCGCTCTCGTAAAACTTGCTATAGTCGACCAAGTCTGGGTTGGAAGAGGCCGCGTAGTGAAACAACATCTGCGTGTCGCTAAAGAGGGTAGGTTTCATGTTGCCGGCAGAAACTTCGTCCGGATAAAACGGGATGACGCTGAGGGTTGCTCCGAATCGAGACAAGAGATGATGCAGATCTTGAGCGTAAGAAATAAAGTCTACGGTTTCTTCCCCTCCTTCCTCTTTCACTTTCTTCGCTCGCTTTACGGTGTATAGAACGTTAGAAGCCGTCGATTTTGGAATCACGTCTTCCACGAGAGTTTTGATCCACAGGGAAGGCGTGACCGTAGAAATTCCTCCTTTGGTCTTGCTGTTCGCTCTGTCGATTCGGTCCACGTCTTCCATGTACATCTTTCTAGCGTCCTCCCGCACCTGAGCGTAGTAAGACAGACTAGAACTGTGTTCGGCTAGACGATACTGATCCATCAAATCCACCGTAGAATCTCTGTTAACGGCTTCCATGTCAACGTCCGGGGTTTTAAATTGAAGGGCGATTTCGGCGAGCAGAATCTCTCGGTCTCTGACTGATTGATCGGCTCTGAGTTTAGCGGCCAAGAGAAGATGATGGGGGTTGAGAGAAGCCAACATATTTTCCACGTCTTTTTCGGAAGTAAAATCTCTTATGGTTCTGATCGAAGGTCCCGCTAGCTCGGAAACTGGTTCTGCGCCAATCACGACTTTTTCTTCTTGCACGATTTTGGGAGCGGTCTGCTGGTTGTTTAGCAAGAAGGTTTCGTTATATTTCTTCCTTAATTTGTTTAGCTCATCCAAGGCTTTTTGTTCATTTTGTAAAATGAAACTTCCCTCTTTCATCACATTGAGCACATTCCTCCGGTAAGGAGAAAAAAGATTACGAGTAGTCATGTTGAAAAACTTACGAGTAAATTACGTTGTCGAGGGCGTGCAAGTAGCGCAACCCGTGACAAGCGCAAATTCGGAAGTATACGCCAATCTACCGCCTCCCGTACCCGCGGAGACGTATCAAACCGACGAAGATTACGAGGAAGATGACGGAGGGTGGGCGAGCAGTGAATTTGACGATTACGACGAGGACGAAGAACGAAACCTGATAACGCTTCCGCCGCCGAACAAGAAAGACGAGGAGAAGAAGTTAGAGATTCCGTTGCACGATAAATTGGCGTACAACACCCGCTGGGTAGATTACAAAATCGAGGAAGCCAGACGTTGGATAAAAATCATACCGCTCTACATTATATTTTGGAGTATATTTCTGATTACCGTGGCGAGTTTATACACGCCTTATATCGAACAATGCGAACCGGACGGCACGCTCAGCGAATTTTCGATGGTTATCCTTTCTTACATCATCTTGCAGAGGATTCTGGATTTAATTTTGGCCGCGGTTAGCCTCAAAGGACTCAAGCGCGTCAAGGAAGACGAAACTTTGGACAGGATCGCCGAAGTTAAAAATCTTCAACCCACGGAAGAACAAGAAAAGAAATTGAGCGGTACGGCTCGCTACGAAGACGCGGAACCTCTTTCTATGAAACGCACCGCGCTTCTAGGGAAAAGAGTTTTAGAGTACAAGGCCGTCACGAAAGCGGCGTCTTATAACGCGACCACGTCAGCCGCAACGGGAGCCGCTCATATCTCCAGAGAAGGAGTCAAACGCGCCTTCGCGAATCTACGCCACGGTGCCTCAAAAGTGTTTAACAATCGCGTTAAAAAATTCAAGTTGCCGCATCTCCCCAAACCCACGACCTTCGAGACCGGCGTACACTATCTCAATCCTCCCAGACAACTGGAGCGCAACACCGTGGGATTCGGAGGGCGATTTCTCATGAGCCTTAACGTCATACCCGTATTTTCAATTTTATTTTTCGTGGTTATCGGAGTGGATACCATGGGAGAAATACAGAGGTATCAATCTTCCTTAACGGAGCACGGACACACTCCCGCTCTAACAGATTTGCCCGTCGTTTGTAAAGCCAGCTACGGAGTAAACTTGACAATTATTTGCTTGATTTTCTTGCAAGCCGTGTCTAAATTCATACCCGTTTTCTTCAGAGTGATAGCGAGCGCCGAGGATCCCAAGACTTACAAGCAGGCGTGAGACATACGCCCCCTTTTTTGTGTGAAAAATAAATATACGAGAAAGACAAAAAATGAGTTTTTATAATTTTTATTTTTACAGAATGTGAGGCGTGTGGATGATTACGCCGGGTTGTAGTGTTCAGGAACTACAATTTAATTAAGAGAACTGAAATCAACGAGAAGAAACCGTGCTCCAGTTGCGTGCAACGGAATTTACGTTTGAAAGCCACTTCACGCACGTTCATCTTGGTCACGGTTGTCATGCCAGCACTCGCTTTGTGATAAGGGTTGGCTTCAAACTTCAAGTAGATCATGTCGTTGTGAGTAAGCTCTCTGTAGTCCGTCATAGAAGGATGGGGCGGTAAGAATTCGATGCTGATGAGGTTGTGCCAGAGGTGACGAAGAAGCAGGTCTAACCGGTGCCCGTTGTAATTAGAGATGAGGCGAGCGCACAAACGAGAGTTTACCCGCATGGCTTTCAAGAGTGTAGTAAGTCTGTCCGGAGAAGACAGATCTTGGTTCGCCGGAGTCATGTAGTGAATCTCGGGTTCCCTTTCGTCTCCTTTCGAGTAAATTATAGAAAAGCGATCCGAAAGTTTAATTACTTTCAAACACTGCTCCACCGTTTTCGTCATAGATTCCGCCCCGATCAACAGCTCGTGTCTGTTGTCTCTCTGGGAGGTGAAGAGGGTGTTGTGATCCAAGATAACGTCCGTGTGGCTCATCGAGCAATCTTTTTTGTTTGAAGCGATCCAAGCGAGCATGTCTATAGGAACGATCTTGTTACTTTTCATCCAAAACTCGAAGAGAGGTCTGTGTTTGACTTGCAAAATCTTCACCAGGTCTGAGACGGGATCTAAAATATTGATCAGAACGCCGGCCCTGAGCAGCTTCTTCGTCATCCTATGTTCTTCTAGGGTGGGTATCTTCTGAAGAGATTTCACCGGAACGTATTTGTTAAACGTGTGGTTTTTCCAAATCATCTTCACGTCTATGGAGTTCTTCGCTACAGTTTTAGTTTTATCGGCACCGCATACGTCAATCAAGTAACGTAAGATCTCCGGGTGTTTGATGAGGAGGGAGGGAACTCCATTGTAAGTGGGTTCGGGAATCTTTAGGTGAGCCTTTTCTTTCAGTTCTACGTCTTTGCAAAAATCGGGATTGATAAGCACGACGTAATCCAGATCAAAGTCGATCTCTTGTCCTTGAGTTCCTTTCTCTTCTCTCTCGCCGTGCTTATTAAACTTTACTTCTACGCAGTTTCTCAGTAGTTGTTCGCTCTGTGAAGTTTCCATGATGAATGATGTTTAAACAGGGCGCTGCGTCCCTTTATACTGGGAGGGGTGTCGTTCCTTACCTAGTGTGCGAAGACAAGGCAACCCAATAACAAAGACAAGTTTTTCATTTTCATTTTTTTTTTTTTTTTTTATTTTTTGATTTTAAGCGATAACACTCGCTTCTTGGGACGAGCCCTCACATATTTTTCGGTTACAACAACTGGAGGAGGAGGTGCCGGTTGTACAAGAGCGGCAGTAGGATTAATGTTTAGCAACGATAAAAAATTTACAGAGTATCGATTGTAACAAATCATAATCATGGTAACCACGTACAAAATCACACCGATTACAACCGGTACTAGCAAGCTAGGTATGCCGTACAGCAAACTTTTAAAAATAGTGTTCGTCGACTTGGCCAACTGTTCGACCGGCGTTAAAACCAAAGTAGACACGGAAGTCAGGATAGCGTTCATAGGCGTCACCTCAAACAAAGGTTCGATTACGATGGCTTTAGCATAGGTGACGCACTCGTCTTGATCTTCGGGCGTGATGATAAACAGGTAAGAAATCAGGGAAGAGAGCACCGTTCGCCAAGATCCTCCCCTCTCCATGCAGTTCTCCGGTAAACCTTGACGAAGTTTGAGGTAGCGTTTGGCGGCGACCTTCTCGTAATCGTGGATAAAGTTTATAATCACGCTAGCCAAAAAGGCGACTACGCACATACGATGAATCAAGAACCTCCACGAAATGCGGTTCAAAACATAGTTCAGTCCCACGCACACCAACAATAATCCGGCGACTAATAAAAATGTTTGTGGAAGATCGTTAGACACGAACTGGCCCAGCCTGGGCGGCTCTGCGTCTGTTGATGCCGTCGGTGACTCGCTGCTGGTAGCCCCACTCTCGATAATAACCTTCAGATCCCTCTCCATACTGTTGAAGAGCAGCCTGAAGTGATTGTTTACGAAGTTCTGCTCGTCTGGCCTGGACTTTTCTCCCTCCTCTGCACTTATTGGATTTTTTCTGAAGTCCGATTTTAAATCCAGTAGGGAGGCGGGTGTTGTGCACTCTAGATCCGGTTTTAGTTTGCACAACGTGGTTAACCTTACGGCCAGCCTCGTAAGCATTTCTAAATGATTTTTGCAGGACATCTTGTTGTTTTCGTTTGTTAACAAGCGCTTCGATGAATTCTTGGTGATACGTAACACGGCCCGCTCGACCGCTCATCTTCCCCTCTTTCTCGTTCTGGATCGTGCAGTGCTTCTTCAGGACGTCGCAGGAAGTGACCAAGGCGTAGAAATTGGTAGCCACGTAGCAAGCCCGTTTAAACTCGTCCTCTGTTTTGCAGAGTAGGTAGTGTCCGGCGAGCTTGCAGAGAAGGTTAACGGCATCTTCTCCTTCGAGACCAGAGAGCACGTCGTGGTTTTCCTTCTGCTCGCATCCGGCCATGGCGTATGGGTCAGCGAAGTACGTCCTGTAGAACTTCACACTGCGAACGTTACGTTCAAAGTCAAAGTCTTTCGCGTAAACTGGAACGGGGATGTTGTTGTAGACGAAAGTAGCATTCTCCGACTTTTTCTCGAGAGACGGAACGCATTCTTTCAGCTCGTCATAAGATTCGATCAAGGCGCACAGTTTGATCCGATCGGAAAAGTACATAGCGTCAGTTTCATCGGGGAAGACGAAGAAAGCATCTTCAGTTGATACGTTTACCGCAGCCACGTCGTCGTATAGATCATTAACCTCGGCCTTCACGTCAGCGGCTTCTTCAGTTGTTACTTCACACCCCGTTGCGGAGAAGTCCATCAGACAAACGTCTTCATCGATTAAGCCCGCGTCATCATCGTCATTGAGAATGAGAACATCATCTTCAAAGGTGATTTCGTCGGAATCTTTCAGAATCCAATCTTCATCATCGTACACACAGTTGGCGTTAGTAGACATGGTTCGTAGTAGTAGTAGTAGTAGTATTTTTTAAGAGATGTTAACTGCTTCGTATGCTTCAGTCAACTGAATGTCGTTACGTTTCCTAGTCGGGTTTATACGTTCTAAAGGTAGGAGGGCTGGTTCGTCGTACAAGCCCTTGTATCACACGGTAGATCTCCTTACCTCCCTATAAAACAAAATTTAGGCAGTTCGTGACTTCATTCACGACAAAGTCATCGATCGAGAAAGTTTATCCAAAAAATGTATACCGGAAACGTAAAGAGGTGGCCTTTCACGTGCAGCAATGTTTTCACACCTGGACCTAAAGACACCTGTACCTGGCCCGACGATACCATCTTTTCAAAAATAAGAGCTCACTGCACGGTGGTCAATGACAGAACGCAAAAACAACAACTGGCCGGCAATCCCATGGTTCTACGCGTGTCTGAGAATTTTTATCCGAACTTGCCCGTTGATTCGTCGGCCGATCCGCTGGAAGACAAAGAGTTTCCCAAGTATGGACCGGAAGAGTACTACATGCACGTGTACGGTCTCTACAAGACTTTTTACGTGGAGGTGCGCGATTCGTACCAAAAGGACACAAAAACCCTTCAGACTTTGATCACCGTTCAAAACTGCAGTTACGTAATCAAACGTATGCTGGAAACTCAACAGAACTCTTTCATCATGAAGTCTTACCTGGGCGCCAAGCTCGTATACAAGAAGCCTCCTTTTAAAAGCGTGCTCGGCGAGAAGTTTATGGTGAAGTTGTACTTTTCTCAAAACGTGAGCGTGTACGCCCTGAGGGATTTACTAAAGTCTCAGTCTTCCATCCTGGCCAGCAAGGTTTACAATTGTGTAATTCCTACCTACTCTTCATGGATGCTGTCTCACAGAACCTGTCCCTTCACTCAATTTTGGGTAAAATCGGAGCAGAAGCCTACTATACACCAGTACAAGGGGGCAGAAATTCACGAAAACTACAAGTACGTCGACGTGTTTTACAAAGACATTGAATTTGACAACGACGCCGCTTTCGATTTGTCGGAGTTTGATCCCACGGAACTGTACGAGAAGATCGAGAAAGAGTGTTTTGGACCGCTGATCGATTCCAGTCCTAAAATCATGCCGGGATATCTCGCGAAACGAAAATTGAAAGACGTCAACCTGCCCCGTGGGAAGAACGTGAGTCTGCAGGAATTCAAAAACGCCATCGTGAATCATCTGACGAAAGGAACTAAACAAATGCTTCCCAAGGCCTACAGAAACATCAAAGAAAAGTCACAGCTATACTCGGAGGGTTGCACGATTCACAGAAAGGGAGCGCAAGGACGCTTGACGGATAAGGAGAATCTAGACCTGGGAAGCGACATCAGATTTTTCGAACTGGACATCGTCAAACTGCAACACATGGTGGCCCACGTCGTCAAACTATACTGGAAGAACGAAATTCACAGCAAGATGTTTGATTCGGCTAGAAGAGAAAGGCAGGATAACATACTCATGAAGATCGGAAAGAGACAGCGGGTGATGGGACACGATATAGAGACATACTTTGTGCCGTACGATTCCGACCCCAACCCGTTCATCGTTTCCATGCACGCCACCCTGTATAACGAGGGAGCTTACAAGAAACCCATAGAGCACGTTCACTTCATGTACGTTTACGAAGGAAGAGACTTTGAAGAAAGTAAAGTTGACGAAAAGAAAGTGGTTGACATCTTAAACAAAGAACTGGCCGGAAAATATGACGCGAACATGATTCCCGGAGTAAACTTTGAGATTCGTTACTACAAATCCCAGAGGGAAATGCTGATCGGATTTTTCGAGTGCGCGCGAAAATGGAAAGTGGGAATCGTGACTGGCTACAACAGCGACTCCTTCGATTTGTCCATGATTCAACTTCAGATGGAGAAGGAGGGGTTGCAAGGCTGCAGAGAGTACACTTACAGCCCAAAGTTCTCGGGCACCGACGAATTCAAAGTGAAGAGGAGAAGATACGACGGCATGTCGTTCGCGAACAGAATCGACGGCGCCACTATCGCTTACAAGAAAGAAAACAAAGTCGCCGAAAGCAAGCGAGTATCGAACGGCGTGAAGAAGCATATCGCCAAAAAGGCCGAAGAGGTGTTTTCTGGCATGGAAACCTCTAAAATTGAAGAAGAGAGTGACGAGTTTTACGACGAAGAACTGGGAATCTCGATGGACGACAGACTTCAAAACATGGCTGCCAGAGTAAGCAAGGGAGAAAGAAGGGTCAAAGAACAATACAACCACATGCTCAACGCTTGGGAGATTCACACCCTTTGTACCAGCAACGTGGGTTCTCGTGACGTGTTAAAAACTGTGCAGGGAGCTCCGGTTTACATCGATCCTTCCGAACCCTTCGACAAAAAGATTGGCAGCGTCGGGTTTGGATTTTTGGGAATCTCGAAGTACAGTTCGAAAGATGTGGAGTACGAAAACATCGCTCAGACGTGGAGAGAGAAGGACTTGACAAACTTGGTGGCTTACTGCGCTAAGGACACGATCCTGTCAGTAGCGTTGGATCAGTACTTCATGAACGGGATGAAAGACATTTTTAGAGTGAGGCGTGTGATCAAACCCATGCGCGAACTCTACGGAAACAAAACTCAAGAAAACACTCTCTGCATGATGTACGCCTACATGTGGTACTCCGGAATCGTGAGCTTCGATCCAAACACGAAGAAGAACGAGGAAGTGTTGTACGAACCCGACCACGTCTATAACCCACAAACCGACTTTGATCTCATGCAGGCTCGTGCGGGAAGAACCTTGACCGGCTGCGAGGGAATTTACAACGATCACCCGACCACGCTAGTCGATTTTGCAGCGCAGTATTCTTCGGTGATTTCCAGGGAGAACGTTGACCCTACGACCATGGTTGAAGTTCAAGATCTCAAACCCCATTGGGTAGAGAACGTTCACTACAAGAAAACCCTGGTTCCCAATTCTCTGGTTCGTGTCACGCACGCCTGTCCCGTCGATTCGCCCAAGTGTACCTACAAGACCAAACAGGAGATCGAAGAATTGTGCAAAAACGGCAACTTCGACAAAGATCAACTTAAAAGCGCGTACGGTTCGAAATGCAAGTGGGCCGTGAATCACGAACCCGTCACGAGCACTGTCTATATCGTCACGCCTAAAGTCATGGAATCCACGGCCAGAGAGCTCGCTTCCGATTTGCGCGAGGAGAGAGCCATGTACAAGAAACTGATGAAAAACTTTGAGAAGAGCAGCGCGGAATACAACACCTATAACATCGCGCAAAACGATGCCAAGTTGTCCGGAAACTCCATCTACGGAATCTTGTTGCGCTTGAGCGGAAGAATCGGAGGATTGATTACCTCGTGCGCCAGAACGGACATAGAAAGGGCGACCATCAGGCTGAACAAAACCTCTGGACCGTCTTCCATGTGTGACACGGATTCCACGTCGTCCATAAACAAGCGCTTGAACCTCAGACCTTGTCGCATACCTCCTCCCAGAGTTTCCGACGAAGAGCTCGCGAAATTCTACGACGGGGAAGCTAACCAGTACAGAAAGGTTTTGCGGATGGGGCCTTACAAAAACCCGGAACCCATGGAAGGAGACGAAGATGTGTACGACCCCGACACGCACGGTCCTATGAATCGTCTGAGCAAGAAGCTGTTCAGAGAGCGCTGGGACAAGGGCGACATGCCAAAGATTACCGAGCTGATGGGCGAGATGTTCAGCGTCTACGAAGACATCATGGACGAAATTAACAACGGGAAACCCGGAATCAAAGCCTTGTGGGACAAACCCACTTCCCTGGAGATCGAAAAGATGATGTTCGCCGAGATCTTCCCTTGCAAGAAAGTGTACGCCGCTCGCATGGTAGAACCTGAGACCTTCAACATGTCGCCCATCGTGCGAGGGTTTGCTTGCAAGAAGTCTGACATGACGAAGATGAAACTGATCGTTCAGCTGGGTTCCGTGCAGATGCTTTCCGAAAATGACTTTGACGGGTTCGCTCAGTTTGTCGAGGAAGCTTACTCTACCGTGTTTGTAGGACTTAGAGCCCGGATGATCGCGGAAGCTAGAGTCGACGAAATTATCAAAGACGTACAGCCGGAAGTGGAAGCCATGAGGGAACCGGGCTACTGCGATTTTCTCAAACGAGAGATAGAAGAGGAGGAGTTGATGAAACTGCAACGCCTCAGCAAACTCGCCAGAAAAAGGATGAGAGAGTTCGATGACGCTGACCAGGAGAACGCCATCATCAAGAAATTCTGTCACGGATACGACCTGGCCGAAATCAACGACTGTTCTTCTCGCGAAAAGGTAAACAGCCCTCACAACCCCAAAACTGTGGCCGACAAGAAAGAGAGGGCGAGATGCAAGCGCTTTGGAATCGATCAACCGAGCCTCTACACGACCGTCTTTAGAAAACCGAGCGTGCAAGCGGGCGCTCACTTTTGCACCATGATTAAAACTCTGCTCGTGCGAGAACCGGACACGGAGTTTGAAAAGGAGTTGGTGTTGAAGCACGAGCAGGCGTGCAAAGGACTCAAACCTTCGGCTTACAACACCTTGTGTAAAAGAAGGCTCACCAAGGCGGCCAACGACAAGGCGAAAGAAGAAAAGTTCTGCGCTCTCAAAATTACGGACATGCCCGAACATCTCAAGCCCCACAGAGAATATTGCACGCAGGTCGACATGAGAACCCGTCTCAAGCTGCTGGCTCATCTCTACATGATCGAAAACTGTACCAAGCTGATCAAGAAAGAGTCGGATCATCAATTTCACGACGACAAGCTGATCGCCCCGCTTCCGGAACTCTTCGCGAACGAGCACGATCTGATGGAAGCCCAGAAGCGCATGAAGAGAATGAGAGACGAGTACGCCTTCTTCGCCTGGGGCATGCCGCTCTTTTGGTACGACGACAACTACTGCTTAACCGAATTACCGGCGGCTGACGAGTGGTACACCCTGGAACACCTGCAGGTCTGCGTGAGCTTTTGGCCCATGTACTGCAAAATGAAGAAGAGGTACGCGCTGATCGACGGTACGGACGGGCGTTCTTGCTTGAAAATCATGATGACCGACGAGGCTCCCGACCCAAAAGAATACAATCTCTACGGCAGCGACAACTGCTACCTCTTCAGAAAAGACATAGTGGAACTGGGTAACGACGACAACAAAAAGTTCAGAGCGGCCCGCAAACAGTATCTCGACCTGCGAGAAGATTACGCACAGCAGACTCAGTCTACCCCGCTCATCATCGTTTCTTCTAACGGCAAGAGGAGAATGTTGATCAACAGAGGTTCTTACAAGAGCAACGCCAAGAACAGGTTTTCTTTCAAAGCGGAGTGCGACGTGATCGACAAGCTGTTCGCTTCGAATCAAGAAGTGGCTTCCTTCGCACCGATTCCCGGCAAGTCTGCAGTCTTGGTAGACGGGAAAACGGAACTGGAAATCGAGTTCATCAGGGACGACAAGCGAGAGGTAAAAGAGTGGATGTTCGGAGAACGAGAACCGATCAAGATCAATCTCACCGCTCTGAAGATGAGGTACCTGTCCGACCCTTCTCAACACAGCGAGATGTACAAAGAAAAGATGACGGAGTTCGTTTTCAACGACACGGCTCAAAGGTTGGAGGTTACCAATCTGGTTTCGCCGGTTCAACACAACATCCCTTACGTGACGGACGAGTGTCCTTATCGAGTTCCAGTTTTTAAGAAGCCGGCGGTCCGAGAAGAAAGTAGAAAGCGGCCCGCTCAGTCAAAACCCAGGACTCCACGGGCACCCAAGGAACCCAAGAAACCCAAAGAACCCAAGAAGCCCAAGACTCCGAAAAAGAAGCAGCCTGTCGTGGTTGACGAGGAGGAACCGCTGAGCGACCCGGAAGAAGAGCTGACCGAAGAGCAGATTCAAAAGAGACAGAGAGCTCTCGAAGAAAACAGGAAGTCGCAGGGAAGGGTGTTGAAGAGAAAGCTGACCATGAAGCTGCCAGACGCCAAGCAACCCAAGATCTCGTCTTTCTTTCAAGCGAAATAAAAAAGCGTGGAATTCAAACGCTGTATGAGAAGAATGAAAAATAAATTTGTGAATCGTATTATAATTTTATGTTCTCGCTTTCTCGTAAAAACTTTAGAGATTTGCGCGCGATAATTGAACTTCTGTCTTCCTCGTCAGTTGAGTATTTTTTGTTGCTCGCTGAATTAATTATCGGGTCTGTCTTCCTCGTTAGTAAGTTTTGCGCGCGCAAGAATTAATTATCGGTCTGTCTTCCTAGTCAGTCAGTTTGCGCGCGCAAGAATTAATTATAGGTCTGTCTTCCTCGACAGTCAAGATCGCGCGCGCATAAAAATGAATGTTGGTCCGTCTTCCTCGTCAGTTGAGTTTGAGCTCGCGGAGTTGATTGTTGCTCCGTCTTCCTCGTCAGTCAAAGTTTGCGCGCGCAGAAATGATTATCGGTCCATCTTCCTCGTCAGTCGAGTTCGCGCGCAGAATTGTATTATTGGACCGGCTTCCTCGTCAGTCGAGTTAGCGCGCGGGAAAAATGAATGTTGGTTCGTCTTCCTCGTCAAGTTTGCCGAAAAACAGCTCTCCTTTTACTCAAAATGGCCCGTCTTCCTCGTCAAGTTTGCCGAAAAATGCGAGTTTTGCTCAAAATGTCCGTCTTCCTCGTCAAGTTTGCCTAAAATCTCGCGTTTTTACCTATAATTTCGCCGTCTCCGTCGTCAATTTCTATAATTATGGCCGCAGGCGCCTTATTGTCTGCCTTCTCGTCAACCTGTGTCGCGAGCTGTCGTTGGTCAACTGTCCCGCCTTCTCGTCACACAGTAGCTCGCTGGCCGAGGTGACCGTCTTCCTCCGCACGACTTCGGTTTTCGGAGGCTTCGCGTGCATTTGTCCGTCGGGTGTACTCGACTCCATATCTTTCACTCTCCCAGCCGAGATTTTTAGCCCCATCTAATCCTATGTTAAAAAAATTTTTGGAGGGTTGCCAAAAAATTTTAACATGGGAGAGATGGCAAATTTTTCCCGAGGGTGCGTACCCAGTTATTTATAGTAACATGACGTCATCCCATAGACTTATGTGGTAAATGTATCACGTGACCAAAATTGCCTGGGTACGGTCCCCTGTGAATCCGCCCCGTGATGCATTGCGGCAAAAATTGTTTACAGTTGCTAGGTAACAAAAACAAAATGGCGGCAAAAACAAAATGGCGGACACAAATGACATATTTACAATTTTATTTACAAAAGAAAGCATGCACAGCGTTTGAATTACGCTAAGTATTCTGCGACAAAGGGCTCCGGGGCAACTTCTTGTAGATTGTAGCAAGCAATTTCTCCACTTCTGTCGGCAACGGGCACGGTAACGCTCTCCACACCTCCTTCTAATTGGGAAGCTAAAACATCTGAAGAAAGTTGATCCGTAGGTTCTTCTTGTATCAGTCTGGGCAGTACGGTTCGCTTGTAAGTGGTTTCACCCCTCACAACTTCTGTGGTGTGAAAATGTCTCTCATAAAGATCGGCCGGATATTTTTGGCGTGTAGACTTGAGGCGCTCCGTGTTTGAATTCAACACAGACAAGGATCCCTCTGTCAGCCTAGCAGAATCGATTTCATGTTCGGGCATGGTGTAACTCACAACGCCGTCAACTTTGGTAACTCCCATGAAACCTCGCATGAAACGTCGTAGGTAATCCATCTCACAAGCGGCTGACATCTTTCCGAGCACCTTCTTAATTTCTTCGGTCCAGAAGTGTTGTTTGAGCACGGCGTGCAACACGCTTTCTTGAATCAAAGGTCGCTGAGCAAACTCCCCGTTCGGTCTGAAATTCAAGCGCAGTGGTCTGTTTTTGCGTAGATGAACGTATAGAGTTTTACTCTTGATCGATCGGATCCTGGCCGTGAGTTGTACCATGTCCGCGGCGTTGGGGGTGAACTGATCACACTCGAGATGAACGTACATCTCATCGAAAGCATCCTTGTTTTCAATCGAAAACCCCACGCCGAGTTTTTGAGTGAAGGTGAAGATGTGAGATTTAGGTGCGGCACTTAGATTGGTCTTAGCGCATCCTGGGTTTTTAGTTTTGTTAGAGAAGATGGGCTTGCAAAATGGTACAACAAACTTGCTTCCTGTGTTTGCGGTGATCTTAATCAAATCCTGCGACATGGTTTCAGCCTTACTGTATGCCCCGGCCACAAACTTGCCAGAGTTTAAACTGTCTATGATTCTTGAAACGAAGGTGTCCTTGTTTTCAATGAAGACAATTTTCTCAAAAATCGTGTTGTAGAGTGGGTTGTTGCAAACAAACAAAGATGGTTTCAATACCACTTCATTTATTTTGTAAAGGATGTTTTTTCCCACCTTAACTTCATCTCTGGTGAAATTCTTTTCGTTTTGAATTGACTTATTCTCATCAACCGTTTTGATCAGAGTTGTCTTTTTCTTTTTTATAATCTTTTTAAACTCTCTCTCTGTTTTATTTTCAAGTTTTTGTATTTTTTCTTTATTTTCTTTTCCTTCCTCTTTTAGAGCATCTTGTTCTTTTTTGTTAACTTCTTTAGAAAGCTGCAGCTGCGTTTCTTCTTTCATGAAGTGTTCGGTGAGTCCCAGAAGCCTCTGACAGAGCTCGAGTTGATTCCTGGACATGCCCGCGTCAACAAAGATCAGAAACTCGCAGATATCAATCACTTTAGTCAGCGCTCGCTGTATGTAGTAACTCGCGAGTTTCGTTGGCGTTTTTTCGTTCTTGTCGTCCATGCCATAATTCCCAACTATGACGGCCAGTTCATCCATGACCACCAGCTCTGATTTGAAGTTCGGTGTGTCTCGTACATGCACGTACAGAGAATTGATCACTACTATGTGGATGATAGGTATAGAAGGATCAATCCTTTCTTTGTCCGCGAAGATATTCCTCCCTCTGAAAGTCAGCACGAGATCTCTGTAGTTTTCATTTTCAAGCATGATGTCAGACTTGAATTGTTCGGATCCCCCAAATTTTATCCTGATCGCGAAGGATGGTGTGCCGTGTCTTCTCCTGTAGGGACTTCCTTTCTTGAGTTTTTCACCCAGTGTTCTGAGAAGAGCTGTCGTAAACTGTTCTACCAAAAGCACTCTGGGAGAAATGTAGGTGCAGTTCTTCCGTTGCAGCAGAACGCTATCCACGATGAAATCAACAATTCCTTTGGTTTTCCCGGCTCCCATTTGTCCAGTGACGACTACTCCATTCTTAGCTCCAGGCACGTCTAGTTTAGAGCTCGTCCTGAGAGAAGTCGACAATTCGTCTCCGTTGATGTGTTTGATGTTTTCCCAAACCGGCCAGTCAGGAAACTCTTCTGTCTTCATTGGCATGAGAGGAAGATCGTCCGAGTAGTTTACTTCGGGCATAAAAATGTCGTCAGGCTTGTTTCGATGATCGATAACATTGAGACGTAAAATTGATTCGATTACGCTCATAGCATAGTCTCCTTTTATCCATGAGTTTAAGGGCCAATCTTGATCTCGTAAGCGGCTTCTGTGTTTATCGCGCCTCTCCTCGCGACTCACACCGTCCTTGTCTTCTCCGGCATCAACCATCCAATTTACGACAGTTTCTTGATCGATGAAGGCGGTCAGAGACTTTGCGTAATTCAAAAACACGTTGTAGTGATCTTTTAATTTCTCTTTCTCCGCGTCGGGTAAAAGAAAATCTTTGTCTTCGTTTATATGATAATCGCCCTTACGATCTCTCCTCTTTCTCACGCGCTTAGCGGGCGATGCTGCGGATTTCTCGTCTTCCTCGATTGGGTTCTCAACGACTTTTCTCTTTCTTTGTTGACCCCTGATTTTACTAATCACTTCTTTCGCATCTTTTATGGGATCTCTCGTTTGATTCGCAAACAAGGAAGGGTGTTGTATCATCCATTGTCCAGGGAAGGAGTCGGGTACTGGTCCGTCTATAGCGTCGTCATAAACGAGAGGAGGAGAGTTTTCCGCAACGATCTTGTTTTTCTTGGATTGGTTGAGGGTTCTCATGGTACGATTCTTGTCATAGACTCCCAAATCTACATCTTTGAAAATTTCGGTATTTTCTAGACATAGACGAAGCACGGCATCCCTCACCCCTTCTTTGCTCGGAAAGATGAGGGTTGGGAAGGTGAGATGAAAGCTCCTTTTGGTTTTTCGATGACATTTTAGGACGCATACCGGTATGTTGGAACCGTATCTCTTTCTGAAAAGTTCTATGATCTTCTTGACTCGTTCATCCACTCCTTCGCCGTAACCGTCTATGTCGAGATAAACCCTGGTACATAGGTCATCAACGAGAAGTTCGTAGAGATGTTCGTCTTTAGATGAAATCTTTACCGCGGTGTGAGCCATGGTTCCCGGTGTGTAGAGACGGTACCTCTTGACCAGTCTATATTCCCCGTCTTTGATGTAAGTGTGATCAACGGCCATCAGTTTTCCGCCAAACTTTCGGTAGGCGATGAAGGCCTCCGCCAATTTGAAGAAAATTGCGTAAATCATTTTTTTGATTAGTGTTAGATCAAACTCGTACCACTTCTAGTGTGAATGTCAGTTTTGTGACAGGGTTTATATAGAAAATATCGTGCAAGGTCTTGTACAACCAGAACCGCCTCGTGCGAACAAGGTCTTGTACAATAAGAAAGGGCTTCTTCCTTTTCTCAGGTATAAAAAGAAATCGCGTCTTGTGTAAAATTCATTACGACAAAATAAACGATGGAGACCGTAATTTACAAAGAAGACACAAAATATAAAACTTTGAGCGGGAAGGATATAGCGGTGCAGTTGCACTATGACGAAAATACAGATGTATCCTATGTGGTTGAAAAAGTCAAAACAAAATCTGACCCTAGATGGAAGATTATTTTGACGTATGATCTATACTTGATGATATCGAGCACAACTGACATGGAATTCATCAACGGAACTGAAACCATAAAAGAGATGTATGAACTGCAGGAGCGGCCCTACAACATCACGTACAATCACGGCAATCTGATTCACGCCTGCATGAAAACATCATTTACCTTAACTGGGTTTTGTGCCAGTTTAATTCTACACACCAATTACAAAGAACGATGTTTGTGGAACATGCTGTATACTGGAAAGAACGCCTGGCCAGTGCAGGTAGTTCCTGATGAACAACAGGACAAAAGGAAAAAGTTTAATCAAGATTTGCTTCTAATTATGTCAGCTCATGTGTGGAATCCAGATCTAAATGATGAAACGTTTTGTATTTCTGCGTTGAATGCTGTCTCGTTATTGAGCAAGATTCATTTCGGAGACGAGGGAACTGAAAAGAAGAAGAAGATCTCATTTCCAAAATTCACCACACCACAAGCTCCCCGTAGAGCAAAAGAGCCAAAGCCTTGGAGGTGCATCTCATTGTAATCTGCGTGTCACAAACGCATTTCATATGTTTTTTGAAAATAAAAATCTCATGTAAACGCAAAATACTATTTCTTTGTACTTCCAGTGTGAGTGAGTCTATGATTTTTATACAATCAATCATGTGGACTACACCCTTCGTAAGTTTCGCACCGGGCGTGCAACAATCCGGCGTCGGTCACCTTTATTACGCCTTACACGAACGCTACGTAGACAAAGTCAAGAAGATCAGATGTAAAGTCCATCTTCAAAAAGTGATTAAAAGCAGCGCCGGTAAGTTTGACAGGGACGACAGCTTTCCCGTCATACGAGAAGAAACGATCGAGCGCTTGTATTCTTACCCCGAGCTACAAGGACGGGTGATTCTGGCGGTTCCTTGCGTCTTGAGGGATAGCAACACCTACGTGCGAGCCGTAGAGTTCGACATGGGAGACGAGATCTTGTTCGTTCTTAAAAGAAGCGGTACGTACACCAACCCTTACAGGCCGCAAGAAAAGATCGTGACCGAAGCTATGATCGCCGAGGTCGATATACCGCCCGAGGAATCCGCGGACGAAAGAAATCGCAGCGACGCCTTCATCAGACTGGTTGAAAAGGTTCTGAAAGAAACCGAATCCAAAAACGAAAAGCAAAAGCAGGCCACCGAAGAGCTGGATTTGAGAGAGTTCGTCGTCCCTCCCACGTCTCCATTCGTATTTTTCCCGAAAGACAAGGATACCCCTCTGGTCCCTTTCTGGTTTAGCTACAAGCAGTGGCAGTACTTCGACGCGCGGTTCGAAATTACCGACGGAGGGATCGTGCTGGCCAGACAAGCTCTGCTGGACACACCCGCCAGCATCTACGACCTCTTTCTCTTCACGTCACCGGAGTCTATAGAGTTCGAAGAACCTAAAAAGCCCTCGATGGTGAGCGCTAGAAACCAAGCCTTGCAAGCGGAGTTCGCTCAGGAAAGGTTCGAGGAGTTGTACAATTACATCACGCGCATGTCTTACCAAGCCCTGAAGCAACTCTCGCCGGAAAGGAGTCAACTTCATTACTACAAGATAGACAAGGGACAGATGTACGGCTGCGTGCGTTTAGACAAACCGGGACCCGTGCAGTGCCCTCTGATTAATTTGAAAGCCTTGCAGGACCGCTACAGGGTTTTGCCGTTGACTAAACCGACTTACGGCAAAGTCATCTTTTACGTTCAGAAAGGAGAAGTGGTGGGAGTAGAAGCCGTCAAACTGGGGTCTAAAGAAGCTCCGTCTTTGATTTGGGGGACTAACAAACCGGTCACGTACGCCTGGGACGATTACCAGTCAAACTTAAACTACATGGACAGATACCTGGGCAACAAATTCGATCACCTCAACGATTCGCAGATCGACGCCTTACAAACTTCGACGAGCGCTCTGGCTAAAGATGCCGCTCACGAACTCCCCGTCACTATCGAGATCGGAGAAGATCTCACGAAGATAATCAACCACCCTTTGATTTACGGAGATATGATCTACAGCCTGGGAACGACTTCGTTGGATGAAGAGAACGTCATGTACGGGATCGAAGAGGCTAGCGGACTGGAATTCACTAACCATATCGCGCGTGAATCGAACGCGATCGATCTAGTCTTTCAATGAAAAATAAAAATTACGAAACTTATAAAAATATGTTTGTATATCTTTTATTTATTTTTGAAAAATGCGTTTGTTTTTCACGCACAAAAATCACTCCTTCTTGTACCACTCGGGTCCCAACTTCTTGTACAGGTTGTCGATGAGAGCGTTCTTCTTTCCCTTGGTGAAAGTCAGGCAGTTCACCAGCAAAGCCGTCTTGTCTTCTCCTCCGTCAGACTTGTAGAGTTGAAATCCGATCACCTTTCTCAAAGAAGGAGGGAGAGCTTCTACGACCTCTTTTCCGCTTTTGGGGTGATGTTCTTCGAGGATGGAGGTCCAGGTTCTCACGGTCTCGAGAAACTCGTCTTCCGTGTGTTCTTCGAGATCGTCGTACTTGCCCTGAAGAACGGCCCACTGGGACTCGAGACGAGCCGGTTTGCTCGCGGGAGGAGAATAACCAGGCTTTCTCTTTTTCGGTTCCTCCACGTACTCCGTCCTCTTGATCTTGGCGTAAGGTATGGCGATGTCGGGCAGACCTGATTCCTCGTCGAGAGTGTATCGGTACACGACGGCACCTTCGGGAATCTCCCCGAACTCTCGTTCGTCAGCCGCGATCATGTCGTTGAATCGGGCAACGGTTTCGTCGACTTTACCCCTTTTCACCTTCATGGCGTGCCTTGGAAGTCCGGTCTCGCTGTCAAAATTCTCGGGGAGAAGTTTCCTCAGCACGCTCCAGCGAGGAAGCCCGTCGGCGTGGGTGACGATCGCCAGAGGAATCAGCTTCGCGATTTCGCCGTAGTCGGTGATGATCTTGTTGCCGCGAGACACAAACTCGGAGAGAAGGCAGTCGAAAGGGTTTGCCTTGAGGTAGGCGAGCACGGGATCGGGAAGCAGTTCCTTCGTGATCGAAGAATAGGTCGTCCTTTTCTCGTCCCCCGCGTCCCGTCGTATAAAATAATTGTCTTGTCGTATGGTGCCCTGGGTGACGCTGATCAGGTTTTCCCCGTCCCACCAAGTTCTGATTAGAGAACCGTCCCACTTGTTGACCACGGCAACGTTGTCGCAATCGTCCAGAGTCTCGAGGTAACTCTCTTTCAGCTCGCTCCTGTTGAAGAACTTGTTGAAAGCAAAGATTGGTCGGTGAGCCAGCTTGTCATCTTCGTCGTAACGCAAAAACACGCCACGGCAAGCTTTCTTCCACGCGTTGCTACCCCCGAAGCGACATATGCTGTCATAGTTGACGTTGTACGTTTTAGCCACGGGTCCGGGTTTTATCATGATCTTATTCTTCTTCATGTTACTCTCCAAAGTCGGAGAGTTAACGGCGACCATGGAGATGAATTCTTCCTGCTCGCATTTGTACTCGGTAACGAATTCCATGTTGTTTGTTTGAAAGACAAAGCTCGCAATGATTTTTTTCCCCTTGGATAACTCCTAATGAAAAATATTTTTGTTAACAAAGGGCTGGTTCCTTCGTTTTTACAAGCCCTTGCTCGATTTTTTGGGGAAGGGCTTGTTACGATTGTCCTTATAAAAGTTCACAACACCGCGTAACGACTCCACATTATTTTTCGGACCTCGAAGAATAAACATGGCGACCAGTATCGATATCGAATCAATCTTGGAAAGTCACACCGACGTCGATTCGGTCTTGGAAGAAATTCAGGATGAGCTGGCTAGGAAGAAGAAAGCGCTCACGCCTTTTGAGATGGGGACGTTGTCCTGGAGAGCTCTCTACATCTTAAGCGAGATTAATAAAGGAGGGAACTCGGATTTGTACAAGAAGTTATGCACGGAAGACAAAAATATGGTCGGGGGATACTACATGGCCACGCTCAACAACCAAAACTTTGCCATCCATACCAAGAAACCTCTTTTCTGCGAGCCGAACCATCTTCACGGCACGTGCACTGCAAAATGGAGAACTTCTATGGAGAAGAAGGTTCCTACTCACGATCCGAAAATCGGCATGCTTCAACTCATGAAGAAGATCAACTCCAACGAGCTGATGTACGAAGCTTGCACCGCCACAACATCGGGCACGGCGAACATGAAGATGAAGCGCTCTAAGTTCGCGACTGAAAAGGGAACCTACATCCACGACATGCTGGGAAAGCAGATTTTGGAGAGAGCTTGTCTGGCTTCTCCGTCGTACAGGGCCTGGATAGCCGCCGGAGGAAAATGCGAGCAGGTCTTGCCGGGCAGAGTCTTCTCTCCCAGTTTTTACTACATGGCTGGCACGCCGGACGGGATTACGGTGCCTTCTTCCGATTTATTTTTCGAGTGCTACAGCGCTCTCAGCAAACTGGATCCTTACAAACCGATCCCGGAAGAGCTCGCTGCGAAATTAGACAACGGAGGAGCTCCCTTGTTCGTTCACGAAATCAAAACTTCTCAAACCACGCAGAACGGACCCAAAGGAACCGGCACGATGATCGTCAGGGAAGACGTGGTTCCTCTCCACGCTCAATACTTGCGCGAGGGAGCCGACAGCGAAGATCTGAAACGCAAAGTGGTGACCATGCTAGCCAAGTATATGTCCGAGGGAGGAGGGGTGATCAGCAAGAAGGACGTGGTGGCTTCGGACTACGTCATTCATCCCGCGGAGGAAGAACCGCCGAAGAAAAAGGCGCCCAAAAAGAGAAAAGCCGGCGGGGAAGAATCGGTTTCCGTTAAGAAGAGCAAGTACGGAAACAAGTTCGATATGAAAGTGGTCGATCACACCAACAACAAGTGCGGCATGTTCGGACGATCCATGAAGCTTTGCATGCCCTCGGCTTACGACTTATCCAAGATCGAAAAGCTGGGAGGCGACACCGTTCCGTACTTGTGCGAACACACGCTCTTCAAGACGGAAGACAAGGAACACGAGATGTTTGGTAGAGAGCTTACCTGCACCTCTCAGGTGAAAGGCAAGGTTCTCGACGTGGAAGGAGATCACTACCCGGCGCGTAAACTTCTCGGGAGAGAACAGGGATGTATCATCACGTTTTTCGATTACAACACCCGCCCCATAGGAGAACGCACGGAAGGAAAGAGAAAGGCCGATCTCGATATATCTACCGACCAGCTCTTCCCCCTCATGACCTTCGAATTTGACGAGCCGCCTTTCGTCTTGGCCGTGAACGGAGACTTCAAGCGTCAAACCATGGTACAGGTGGCTGCCCTGAGACACATGAACGTCAACATCAACTCAATTTTCACGGAGGTGTTGTCTTATTACGTAAACGGAACCAGCTCTCCGTGCGTGCAGATCAGCTGGTGTCAACGCTTCAGGAAGGATGTGATCCGGGACTTCATGCAACACACGGCCCAGAAGTGCGCCGAGATCGATCCCATCATGAACGCGAGCCTGTTGGAGTACGGGTACGAGCCTTTCAGCAAAGCGCACGCTTACAAGGGCATAACCTTCGAGGAGATGATCGAGAACAAGAAGGCTGAGGAGGAGAAGAGTACTTCTACTACAAACGAGGAAGATGACTTTGCTGAACTTTTTGCGTGAATTTACAAACGCAACTCCCTCCCTCTATACACGAGGATTGATTTAATAAAATTTTCTATAAAGATAGAACGAAGTTGTCTTGTTATATCCATCTACCCCAAAAGTTGTGCACTTAAGTCTGTCGTTCTCTTTACCAAATATTTTTGCAAGAGAGTACTGATTTTTATAAAATAGTTCCTCATCTTCTCGTCACAGAAAATATTTTTTTCACGATCTCCAAAAATTTTTTTTCATCCCAAACCAAAATCACCCAAGATTAAAATTTTTGTACCAACTTGATAAAATTTTTGATATACTTCTTTGGTACAGTTGGGTAGGGTAGGGTATGGTACATTTACCATTAATAATTTTTTGGATTTACTGGGGTATAGCAAAATTTATTTTTTACCCTTACCCTACCCTACCCAACCCAACTGTACCATAGAACTATATCAAAAAATTTTTGAGATTTTATCGTACCATACCTACCCAACCCAACTAGTACCAAAGAACTATATCAAAATTTTTTGAGATTTGGTCGTACCAACTCAACTATGAGGGACAAAAAATATATATGGGGTTTTTTTGGGTTTTCACTTATATATTATACAGACGGGAAACGCAAGAGAAGCTGGCAATCTTACCATGCAGAGAAGACGGAGAATCTAAGATCCTGCTAAACCTGCGTGACATATACGCTTATCGAATAAAATCAAAACTCAAACAGAATTTTTATATTTTTTTCTCACGCGAGATGTTTTTATTATTTTTCAACAAAGGAGTATGAAGGCGTTTTTGTATAATTCTCACGCCAGTTTAGGTCTTTGTCGTGGTCTCACTCTTGTTCCCACACTATCCCGGGGTTGTTTTCTGCTCGGAGGGTTTCTTTTTCACCGTTTTCCAACTCTTCTAGTATACTCATTATATCTTCGTTTTGAACGCTGTCTTCGATAAGAACTTGCTGGTGCGCTTCTACCAGCTCGGGATCGCTCAAGATGATAGTGTCTTCTCGTCTTACCGCTTCTTCTGGTTCCGTAAACTCGGTTTCCATCTCGCTCAAGATCAATGTATCTTCTCGTCTCAGTGAGGCTAGTTCTTCTTCTTCTGGTAAAGTTACCGGTTCTTCTGGTTGCGTGGGTTCCAGCTCGCTCAAGATCAATGTGTCTTCTCGTCTCAGTGAGGCTAGTTCTTCTTCTTCTGGTAAAGTTACCGGTTCTTCTGGTTGCGTGGGTTCCAGCTCGCTCAAGATCAATGTGTCTTCTCGTCTTAGCGAGGGACATACTTCTTCTTCGCGTCTGAGAGTTGGCATGCTCTCGTAATCGTCGACGGGCTCCTGCTTGACTTCGGGTATGTCGTAATCGTCAGCTTCATACATGGGAGGCGAGAGTGGTAAAATGTTGATGTTCATCTTGTCAATCTGAGTAAGCCTTCCCCTTTCAGGAACGTACGCTTCTTCCTTGACAAAGAATTTTTTGTTCGGAGGAGGACGGTGATGAACATCGGAGCTCGTGGATGTCGCGGGTGCCTTGCGTTTTCCGCCAGATCTTCTTTTGGGAACGATCGTCTCAGCGGTCAAAGTCTCGACGGCATCGTCTAGCTCGCTTTCTCTGATAAGACGCCACTCCTTTTCAAGATCCACTTCATCGAGCAAGCCTTCGCATAAAATTCCGGCCATGTAATCTTGGGGTTGAAAGGAACCTCTCATGATTCCGCACCTCGCCAGTTGATCACGGGTCTCATTTTTTATAGCGAGCTTGTGAATTTCTACTCCGAGGGGTAAAGGAGTGATGTCGTCTATATCGATGTCGTTCTGATTGCAGACGCACAGTTTGAGTTTCATGCCCGCGTGCTGATGAAGGTTGTAGATGTCGGTAGATGTCAATCTTCTCGCGTGCTCGCTCATGATTATACACTTCTCTCCGTAAATCTCCTTGACGTGATCTATAAAGTTTTTGATTTCTCGTTGCATGATGGTGTTTTGCATGAAGCGAGTAGAAATCAAAATTGCGACGGTGAGAGCTCCTTCCCTTTCTATCCTGTCTTCCCACTCAGAGAGGTAGTTGGAAAAAAGGCTTCCGAAGAGTTTAGGTCTCCTGACCACGAAGGCGCTTTGTCGTTTAAGTTTAGGAGCTTCCTCGTAAGCCTCTTCTTCCGTGGGACGCCTGATTAATTTCAAAACTCTGTCGCCGACTTGATTGCAGTAAGAAATTATCTTATCCATTCTCGTTTTTGAAGTTAGGTAAGACATCATATCGCGAGAATTATCAAGTTCTTAAAAACCGAGCAAGATGAATTCTTTAACGATTATGATAACGGTGTTCTTAACTCTGTGGTGTCGCAGAGTTATGAGTGAGGAACAACAGCCAACCGTCACCTTTATAGGAACCGACAGTCTAGAAGAGCTAAGCGTGGAAGGTCTGTTCGGAATTCAGGTCAAGTACACAGAGCCTTCCACGCCTTTCAGAATGAGAATCAAAGGGGGCAAGGTCTTCTCAATTTACTGCCAAGATAACGGAGAAGACATAACAACCCAAGCAATGAAAGCTGGCGATGTCGATCAGGAAGGATTCGTTTCTTGGGTCCTTTACTTAAAATCCAATTATGAAATGATTACACGCCTTCTGGCGAGAAAACCCATCTACTGTAACGTGATTAATCTACACGGCGATCAAGACGTGCCCGAAATCATTCCCTTCGTTCTCACTTATACGAACGTAGTGAACCGGCACGCGATTTCTAAAGCGGAAGATCCCATGTCTTCCCTGACCTCGTTGATTACACAAACGATTAACAAGCAGAGCGACGGTCTCAACACAACGGTCATAGCCCTCTTAGTCATAGGAATTCTCATAGTAGTGCTCGTTCCTATCGTGTTAGGAGTGGTAAACAAATCGCGTGTCTTCATGTAAAGGAAGGACACCTATGTAAGGAAGGACACCTATCCAGCTGTATATAAGGGGAATAAAATCTGAAACTAACTTCATTACGAGATCGAACCTCATAACAACAAAAACATGGAAGCCATAACTACAGAGAAGAACGCGTGGATCATCACATCTAGCGCGGAAGATATATCGTCCGCCGTGTCCGAATTGGCGATGGGAGGAGAACTGGACACCGTTGTCTTTAAAGACTGTATAGAAAAAGTCAACAAAGACTCTTCTTTACTTTTCGTCAGGAATCTACCGCCCTTTGACCTGATGTTGTCTATAGTAGAATCTCACGAGGCAACGCTGGCCTGCGGGACCCATAAGAAGCAAGAGTCTAGGATTCACCAACACTGCATCATCGTCTCGCCCGTTTCTCCGGCTCACTACTCTCAAGTCTGCGTCAACGGGGCTTCTGTGGAAGAACTGGTGATGAAGAACTGGACTGTGATCGAGAACGGAAAGGTTCTAACCCCCATGGATTGCGCCAGGAGGGGTGTGAAGAGACCCTTGCCTAAAGACGAGCCGCTGAAGAGCCAGGGTTCCGTGTTTACCAAACCCAAAGAGGTGGTAAAAGTATCGTCGGTCAAAAATGACGCGGACGAAGAAGCTAAAATTGGCACGGGGCATCTGCAAGCTTTCGAAAAGGCCGAGATCCCCTCGTCTTCCAGGGCGCAGACCGAGCGATGGAAAGAAATGATGCCGATCTACCTGAACCACCCTATAGAGTCATTGGAAAATTATCGCGAGAGGGTTCTATCCATATGCAACTTCTTCTTTCAAAAGGCGCTTAAGGCGATTATCATGTCCAGGAACCCCCAAGAAAATGAAGAGCCGGACTGGCATAAACTTGGAGTGCGCAACAGATTCATGTACATGGTGGGCTGCGGGAAAATGCAGATACCGATCACCAAGTTCAACATGACTCGCCAGATGATGGTTTTGGCTATGTTTGACGCCCGCATGAATCTACGCCCGAGGCCAATCTACGACGCCATCATACAGGACATGAAGGACAACAATCAGACGTATCTGGTAAAGGACCCCGGCAGTTCGTTCTACAGTCACACCAAGGCTCAAGAGGCCGTGCAAGAGTTCATCAACATGACTTACGGCTTCTGCGTTTAGATAATTTTGCGTGTTCAAACGCTTTTCTTTTCATACGATGTGAAAAATAAAATTAAAACTGTAACCGTGAAATTGAATTTGTATATTTTTTTATTTGTATAAATTTGGGGTTAAGCGATTTGATCTCGCTCGTTACCCGCTTCTCCTGCATAAAACGTAGCAAGACAGTACGAATGATAACACGCAAGGCAATAATACGGCTCCCATACCGGTTCCCGCTCCCAAAACGTCCCAATTGGCCAACCACTCCAGATTTGTAAAGGTGTTCGACAAAGTCTTGATCGGACTGAGCTTAAGATCCGTAAAATCTTTAGCTTCTTTTACGTACGCATCAACTTTTTGAGAGTAGTATACGCGATTCTCCTTGGCCGCCTTGATTACTTTTTTGAGATCGCTGCTGTACTTGCGCGACATCTCTACGCTGTTATCCCACTCTTTGTCTAGAGTCGTTAGTCTGGGAATCTCCACGCCCCACTTTTGAGGTCTGACCGTGTCTCCTTTTATTTTGTTTAAAAATTCGGTGTTGAGATAGGCGTGCAGCACGGGAAGGCTGATGGGATACTCCGGTTTTATGTCGGGGATGATCGTTCCCAGGTTGCCCGCGCAGCTAGACAGTTGAATCGGTATGATAAACTCTCCAGGCGCTATAAGTTCGCAGCCGCACTGCACCGTCAGGATACAAGTGTTGCACGCTTCGATTTTCTTTTCCACGTAGTTTTTGATGAGAGGACAGTTGAGCGTCCATTGAGCTCCCGTTCCCGCTTGCGAGCTGTGAACGATGTAAGTGTCATCGCTCAGCTTTACCGCCCCACTCGGCACCGGAGTTTCGTCGAACCTGATGTCGCACAGCTCTAAAATCTTGTCTTTGTTGTCCATGTATAGAGCGGCGGCGCACGATGGTTTAGTCATGTCTTGTAAGGCGCGTTCGTTATGACATGAACGCACCGTGGAACCTTCGCAGCTGTAAAGTTCGGCGGTGCTGTATTCCGTGAAGTAATCCAGTTCCGGTGTGACGGCGATAAAGTCCGGAACGTTTACGATTCTGGTGGAGGAAGATTGATCCTCGCTCGTAGAAATGTAAGTGTTGTCGATTCTGTAGGTCGCCATCAAACCTCCGACCGAGTAAAGCGGAAAATTAACCATGATGAAGACGCTGTTCAGTTTGGTGGATTTTGTAAAGACTACGTTTTTCAACATGTAGTAAAAATTTGGATCCGTGTCGACCAAATCCACACGCCCGCTGGGAGTTGTCTTTTCGGAGATGATGTTGATGATTTCTTTGAGTCTGTTGACCGGCACCATCTGAGGGGGAAGCCTGCCCGACAAGAGAATGTTTATGCCGTCTCCGAATTCGTCCACGTAAGACTTCATAAGCTGTATCTGATTTTGAAACTCGTACAGGGATTCCTGAACTTTAAACAGGAGATCCGTGCCGGCCATGGACCTTTTGAGTTTAACCTGAACATCGCTCAGTCCGTCGAAAGCTTTGACGGCAACTTCCTTGATCAATTCTGCGGTGGCGGTAACTCTGTCGTTCACTTCCGAAATTCCTCCCTCTATGGCGTCCATGCGCTGGTTAGCAACTTTCGAAAAGGTGGCGAAGTCTTCTCCCAAGGCCACGATCTGCTGAGAATTTAGTTCTGTCGCGTCGGCCAGCTGGCAAACGTGCTTGTTCATGATCTTGATATCGTCCCACGTGGGTTGTCCGAACAAGCTGGAAAGCGCGTTGCCGATTCCCGACAAGACGTTGCCGCCGCCTCCAGCCTGATAATCGCCCGTCTTCACCTTCTCGCAATAATCCGGTCCCAAATTGGTCGCTCTTTTTCTTCTGAGACTGCGTTTCTTCCTCTTGCCGGTCACCGATCGCCCGATCTCGGTGTTGTCGATGTTGGGTACGGATCTGAGCCATATGGCGATCTTATTTTTCATATCTTCCACGACGGGTTCCGCTTGTTCGTTTACATTTTCAATGAGGGTGTTAATCGCCTCGCAGTGTAAAAACTTGAGTTCGTCCGTGTCGCATTGCATCTCCTGCACCTTCGTAAACGATATGACCGGAATCTTGTTTTGAAAAGTGTGTCTGTACTTTGTAATTCCGTTGATGACGTTAGGTCCTCGACTCATCACTATCCCCCAGTTAAGCAGCGATTTAGTTTCGGGCATGGTCGTTATGTCCGCGGTCCTGGAATTCATGACGGTCGAGACAACCAGCAAGACCGAATAAAAAATAAATCTCATGACTTTCAATATAGTTTAACTTTCAGCAACTCTCTCAAAAAAATATCCTCGGATGTGTAGACGTTGTATGGAGTGCAGCGTTTAATCTCACGCAATACTTCATCTCCAGACCAATATCGCTTGCTGTTGGATTTGTCGGCCTCGATTTCTTCCACCAATTTCGCGCGACTAGCGTACTCGCCTTCGTGCGTGGGATCCATACTCTTGACAAAATATTTGCTGGTTCTAGGAGAACATGTGATGACGGTGAGAACGGATTTGCACAAATTGTAAAACATCTTGTCTTGGTGAGCGAAAAACAAGCCCGTGAAATCCGTGAGTTGATTGGGTTTGACTCCCAAAAGGCCGCAGAGGGACAAAATGAAGTAATCCCCGACGTACTCCAATTCTTTGAGCTGCAATCCCAATTTATTTTGCAAGTAGATGTCCAGGACTCGTTTTACGTTTTCGTTGACTTTTGCTTTAAAGATTCCGTCTTTCATCTTGTTTAAGACCGTATCTCGCGGTATATTGACGGTCGTCATGACGTGAAAGATGTAAGAAGCCAAAACGTAATACTCTCTGAAATCTTTTTTGACAGAGGACACAAAGCTGATCTCCCCTTTGCTACCCATTTCATTGTTGTAGATGGTAATCGCTCTCAAGCTTTCTTCTCCGTCCTCGGGATTGAACCACTCTCTATAAGTGGGGTCCAGATCTCCCAGTTTTCGGTAAACCAGTTCCATGGCTTTTTGCTCGGAAGCCGCCTCTAAATCGCCCTTGAGTTTCTCTATGTCGATGAAATTATAACTCGGAGTGCTCGCCAGAGCCCTATACACGACTTCTCCGACCGGAGGCAAGATACGTTTCAACTCTCTTCTCTTTTTGTCGTAGATGATGTGCAAGTCGGCCACGGGATCTATCCACACTCCCTCGACGGCGAAGGAGATTTTCCATGACTGAGTCAAAGTCTTACGCCTCTTCACTCTCGACACGTTGATTTTTGGAGCAGCGGTTCCTCTCAGGTTGATGAACTTGTCCAACCAAAAGTAAGAACCGGAACGAACGTCGATGTACTTGAAAAGATTGGCGATGTCGATAATTTGGTTAAAGGACAGCCTCGTCTTATTGTTGTAAGAGTTCATTTTATCCGGATCCCTGTCTCGACGTCCCAAGAGCTTGTTTTCCAAGTTGAGAAGAAATCCTTCGTCTTTCAGATTGGGGTATACGTCTTCCGCGTAAGGAGACTCCCACAAAAAATACAGCTCGCTCAAATCTTGTCCCGTCACCTCTTCGTAACTTTCCAGCAAAGGCATCATCATGCTTTCTTCGAACAACTCCTCGGCCTTTCCCGTCATGACGGCCAAAGAATAAACGGCTCTTAAAAATCTCAGTAGTTCGTCGTAGTCTCCGGTTTTGTAATTCAAAATCTCGGGGTTGTTTTGGGTGACGAAGAAAGGTATCTTTACGAACAACATATCGTAAAGTTTGTCTTCTCTGCTGATTCCGCTCATGTATTCCGTGGCGTGCCAGGAAGTCCATAACCAATTGTCGTCGAAAACGTCAAACCAGCGCATGCAGGCGGCGAGAAAGCGATATCCGACCCACATCTGAGAAGATATGTTGATTTCGTCCAGCTTGGTTTCGGCGCCGGGTGATTCGTAATCTCTGCGCATGGTGATCGTGTCTATAAGCATGTCGCTCACTTTGGGAAGCATGTGAGAATTAAACCATCGATAGCACACAGATCCCGGTAAACCGGCCTTCCACACCGAACTTCTGAGCGGTTCTCCTTCCCCGTTCATCGTCCACGCTTTTGAGGTAAGCGCGATCAAATCATCACTGGCGTTGCTCCGTCGTATAGATAACAATTGCTTACCGGCATTGTGCGTCACCCTTTCTAGACCAATATCGCCCGATTCATCGCCGAAAATTTCAGCGCCGTAATCTACTCTCCTTTTATAAAAAGACATGTCTCAAACGATTTACGTTCCGGGTTTGCAAGATGACTTAATGATCTCGGTTAAGACTCTTCGGAATGACTTGTTACTCATGATGGATTCTCAGCAGCAAAGTCTAGAATTTCTACTGATTTTCTTACTCTCCATCCTGCTGCTCATCTTGTTTCTCAACCATGTGACCGCCGTCCAGAGCATAGCTAGTATGATCAAAATGAGCGTGAAGAAAGGTTCGTACGACGTGGATTCCGAACTAGCTAAACTAAAGAATGGAGCTAAAAAGAAGAAGAAGGCCGTTAAGACTGGAGCCTCAAACTACGGTTTTTCGAGCAAGATACCGCTAGATGCCGATGACGAAGAATTGGAGATGTTTTCAGTGTAACGAGCGTGTCATACCAAACAAACGCTTTCATGTGATTATTATGAATAAAAAACGACGAGAAAAAGATTTAAATCAGTTTTTATTTTTATGTTAGCGTTTATTATACGCTTTTTGGGGGGAATGTACTCACAACAAGAGGGTGTGTAAACAAAAGGGGGTAAAAATATCACAACGGAGCGCTTTTTTAAAAATCACAACAAAGCGCGTGAAATAAAAATCACAAACAGCGGGTTTAGTTGAATCCTCTTCTATCAAGATCTTCATTGATGTGGTTCATCATCCTTTCAACCAATTCCCCGATCATCATTTCGCGATCATATTCTTCTTGACAGTAATATGGATCGGTGGGAACGTTGAAAATCGCAGTTTTGTCCATGGGGTAGACCTGGCACGCAGGCACGACCCTCCCATCGGTTTCTCTTTCTCCTCCGTAGATCCTGTGTATCATGTCCAGCTTTTCCATGTAGTCGTACGTCAAACCGCCAGCCTCAAACTTGCGTCCTCTGTTCATCATCTTCTTGAAGCACAGCTCAGCAGACCCTTGCAAAATCAACACGGTATGCGATGTAGCGTGTTTCAGACACCGTTTCGCCAAGGCCAGCATTCTGTCACGGATACAGACCACCTTGTCCCAAGAGTTGTCGTAGTAGTTCGCGGCTCTTTCCTTGACGTCGCTGTTCTCTCTCATGTTGTAAAAGCTGCTCGCAATAAAAATTGCACCGGCGCAAGCAGAGTTTCTCTCGACCACGTTGATAACCTTGGGTAGGTCTTTGTTGTTTTCGTATACGGGATAGCGTTCTCGCAAATCCATTTCAGCCCCGACCAGGGTATATCCGATGCTCATGGCTTGATGAAACTCGTTTACCTTCACGGAAGGGGTGTAGATGGCTTCAATATACTGCATTCTTCCCGGAGCGTCCTTTTTGATAACCTTCTCGACCACGACGTGTAAAGGCTGTCCGTTCAACAGTATAATTACATCCTTATCTTTGTAAATTTCTTCAAGAGTGTCAACTATAGGCTTGATGACAGTAGACTTTCCCTCTCCCGGTTTTCCGTCCAAAATGATGCTGTGAAAGGCAGAGACTGGAGTATTCCGTTCAGACATCTTTTTCGATCTTCTTTTTAAAAGTTGATTAGTAAAGATCTTTCTTCTGCGGATTCTGGTGAGTGAATGAATTACACATCCTAACGCTACCATATTTATACAAAATTTGTGGAACAATGTCTTCTCTACTCAGCCTCACTAACCTACCCAAAACTCGCAAAGAGTTTCTCAAAGAAGCCTTGCGAGCTAAAGGGGGGCAATCGGGGGCATGCGGCTACAAAAACTACAACGGGCGAGACGATTACATGACCTTCATCACCAGCTCTAACGCCACGGACCTCAATCAAGATGCGAACGCCTTCTACAACAACACAAGACAACTCGTGATTAGAAACGGTAAAGAAGAGGTTTCGAAAGAAGAACTGGCTAACAAGACCTTGTACAAACAAAACTTCTTCAATTCTACACCGGACAGCGCCTTACAACTGGTTACGGAAACGGAGGGAGAGAAATCTCTCCTAAATCAAATTTCATTGTCGTCTTACTTGAACACGTACGGACTGCTGTCGGGAGTCGATCAAGTAAGCGCCTTTCACAACCACTACGTCAAGGAAACCGGCGTGGAAGGAGGAGGAGTCGGAACAACTACCGATGATGAAGATGTGTCGGGGCACGAACTCTTCGCTAAAATCAACGACAGCGAGAAATTGATTTACGCGGCTACGGCCATGAAATCAAATCAGTTCAAGTCCGTGTTCAAAGCGGCGGACGAGGCGGCAAAACAGAAAAACAAAGACGACGCTGGAAATTCGGTCAAAGTGACTGAAGAAGACATAAAAATGAATTTGGATAAGGTTATGCAAGAGGGAAGGTTTAATTCGGAGACGCTGCTCAATGAGCTCGCGGTACAACTGCTAGAACCCGAGATTCACATAGATCACTTTTTGAGAGTCACTTCGGGCTGGGAGACCCTGGACAAGGAAGACGACCTATCGAGCTTCGAGGCAAACCTTCTTGACAAACCCATCAATCTAAAAAGTAGATTAATTACTTGCAGAGAAGAATTGTATAATATGGTCATGCCCCTCAGATTCAGATTGCAAGATCAAGATTCCACGCCGGCCGTGGACGTTCTCACCCAGCAACTTTTGGGAGTAAACTCGGGCTTTACTAGAGGTTTCTACGAAGTTTGCAAGTTTGCGGATATGACAGCTTTTCAGTGCACTAGAAAGATCATAGAGAAAATTAAGTTCGATTTAGAAGTGATATCTTCCGAAGAAGGAGACCACGCCACTAAATTAATCAACGAGTGGGGGAGGGGGGTTTGCTTCGTTAGTTACGTGGAGATCGTTCGTAACATGATAAAGTCCATGATCGAACTAGAGATACACGCCATCGACACGCCGTTGGTCGAAAGGACTAATTTACCGGGTGACGAAGAAGCCGAATCTCCCGTGCCAGCTTTGACCCTGTACTACTACAAGGGTTGGTACTACGGAAGGAGCGCGGGCAAGAATCGAGGGATGGTGTGCGATTGCTTTAGAACGCTTTTGAGCAGAATGTGTGCGTGATTCAAACGCTTTTTTTAAAAAAAAAAATATAATAAAAACATTCAATTTCATTTTCATCGTCTTTTATTTTTATGCACAAAGTTTGTATAGCGTATAATTCACGCTTTTGTTTAACTCCTGGCCTTCAGAAACTTCAGATACTTTGCGTTAGGAGCTCCTTCAGCTTCCCCCTCAGCCCTTCTTTTGGCGTTGACGATCTGGTCTTGCCCGTTGTACATCTCAGCCACCTGCGCTGAAGTAGTAGCGTCCTCCCCCTTTTTGTCTTCCCTCACCCTCTCAAACCTGGGAAATCTGAGCGAGATTCCCTCAGTTTGAGACACCAGTCCTATCGCGGCCTTGTGAACGGGCGATACGGTCAGATCGGCCACCTTGACTTCCCAGACGTAACTCGGTAGAAACCATTGATCCGGTTTCATCGTAGAGCCAACCAGGTAGTTTTCTTGAGCTCCTTCTCTTCTAACCTCGGACAGAAGCTTGTGCTGATTAATCAGATCCTCGTCGCTAAAGCCCGTACCGATCTTACAAATGGATTCGTACATCTGGTTGTCGGGATTGTAACAGGCGAGTAAGAAAGCGCCGTAGGTTCCCGTTCTCTTTCCCACCCCGTTGAAGCCTCCGATAACCACCAGATCCAGAGTGTCGCACACCCCTTCCATGTAATCTTTCTTCAGTTTGAGCCAGCTTCTAGATCTCTTGGCAATCTCGTAGGTTGCGTTTACGTCCAGGGTCTTGATCATCAATCCCTCGCAATCTTCCTTCACGGCCTTGTTCATGAAAGTTTGAATGTCTTCCGGTTTGTTAGACATCATATCTCGCGCGAAGATAAATTGTCCCTCCACCTCCGTAAAACAACTCCTCATAAGTTCCCTCCTCTCTCTGAAGCTCTTGTTGACCTGAGACACTCCGTTCATGTACAACACGTCAAAAGCAAAGACGCACACCTGGACGGTTATCTCTTCTTCCTTGACATCTTTACGTTTTCTGGTCGCCAGCTTTTGAAAGGGAAGGATCTGCTTCTTCTCAACGTCCCAAGCAACTGCCTCAGCGTCCAAGATGAAAGACTTCACTCCCTCGTTGATCGATTGGGGAAGCCTATTGATTATGTCGGGGTACTTCTCGGTGTTATTTTCAGAGTTGCGGCTAAAAATTCTAATCTTCCCTCCCTCCATGTAGTGAATCTGAGCCCTCTCTCCGTCATACTTGTACTCGCAAGAAAAGACAGCTCCTTTCAGCTTGCTCATCACGTCTTCGATTCCCGTGGTAGGAGTGGCGAGCATAGGTTTCATGGGAATTCCGGCAGCGGACTCGCAACTCTTAGTCAGGTTATACATCCCTCCTTCATTTTTCACGGCGCGTAAGATCTTCCCCATGTCAGGAACGAGAGTAAAGGCCGTTTTTACGACGCCGGCTCCCTCTTTCATTTTCTTCTGTACGCTGTCTCCAGTTTCCCATCTGTAGAGCGCTTGTCCCAAGGCCTCTACGACGGACAGTTCGGCCAGACCGGTTCTCATCTTTCCTAGACAAAATCTCGCGACGTATCTCGCTTCAACCTTGGTTCCGCACCTCTTCAGCAAATCACCCAGTATGGCAATCCTGGCCTTTTGAGAGTCCTTGCCTTGCGTGGTGGCCATCTCGTACATTTTTTCCATAACCTCTTTTACCGTAATCAACTCTCCCGTTTGGAACTTGCTCGCGAGTTGTGCGACCTCTCCCAAGTCTCCGCAGTCTTTTTTCAGTCTTCTAATCTCGGTAGGCGTCAATCCGGTCACCTCAGACACTGCCTTGATTACGAGCGCTTCTCCGGCACCGAGTTCAATGTTCTCGTGAGCAGGTGCCACTCGGTTTAAAGTGAAATTAGCGACAGCCAGGACAGAGTCGTAATCTTCCGTCATAAGAGTGTGCAGGTAATCTTGTAACAATTTGATCATCTCGTTTCTTCCATGCGCGTTTTCAATTTTGAAAAGAATGTCGGCGCATACCTGAAAGTTTGAAGATGACATCTTTTGTTTGTGAGTGAAGGTGTTTGAATGATCTCCTAGGAAAAGTACAACCTAATATATATCATAAACAGGTGTAAGGTCTTGTTTGTGAAAGACGTCCTTACTCATATAACCTTTCTACATAGAAGCCCTTCCTACGTACAAGCCCTTCCTAAGAGGTAACACGTCTAGTAGGAAGGACAGGTCTGATTCAATATATAATGCAGTAAGCTCTCACTAACAAATCATACAAGCTTTGAATCTCATTGAAGCAACAACTTACTTAACTAACACTATGGAAGAAGTACTAACCCAGGTACGAGAAATCTTAGGTACCGGGGCTACCAAAACAAATGTTACACAAGCGATATACCTGTTATCGAAGTTTATGTACGACAGTGAAAACTTACCTGTTGTGACTCAAGATGAAGACACGCAGGAATTTATCATGCCCGACTTACCTGAAGAGGAGGAGGAAGCTGTTGTTATACCTGATGAAGAAACCGCCTACGTTCCAGAAGGAAACACACTGGCTTCCAATCCCTTTCGTTTGGAACACAACGACTCTATGGATTCTTCTGACTCCTTACCTGATCTTACGGACGGTGAAGATACACCTGAAGAAAACAGAGCACCTGTCGTACCTTTTCTGGAAATTAACTTTGACGAAAGCTTTCAAAGTCAAGTTGAGAGTGTCGTTGCTACCATGCCTTCCACTTCAAACGCTGATGAAGATGAAAACAACGCTGATGAAAACAGGTGTACAATTTGCGAGACAAGCGATCACCCCATGAACCCGTCACCCGATCCTAGGATGGGATGTATTCACAGACTATGCACTGATTGTCAAGAGAAGTGTTACCTTGAAAATCAACGATGTCCGTTTTGCAGAGGGCCCATACTACCCAGACCCGTTGTCTCGACAAATGCGACTGGACCTGCGAGAAGAGACTCATACTTCATCAGAAGACATAGAAATCGCCCAAACAACCGTTTTTGGAGCGAACATCCAGTAAACACTGTTGAAGTAGCGTTACTCTCGGATAACAGACTGGAGAGTCTTCATCCCAGCAACATTGATGAAAGGTCGTACTTCACCAGGACCGGAGCATTCGCTCTAGGAAGAACTGATCATCAGGTCACAGTCATCAATCGATTAGCCAAAGGAGTGTTTGGAGAAGCGACTTCTGCACAACGCGAGTCAATGTACTATAGACAATTAAGATGTAACCGTAGTGGAAAGTGTTACGTGTGCATGAACCTCTTCTCACCCATCTATAAAGAAGCCAAAGACAGTTGCGACAAAGGATGTAACTCTTCTATGTGCGTTTTTTGCCGCGAGATGTGGCGTTACCATATGATGATGAAAGCTGAATCCACACCTTGTGCCATATGCGATAAAATTGATCTGCCGGTGTAAAGACAATATATATGTGTGTGTGTGTGTGTGTGTGTGTGTGTGTGTGTGTGTGTGTGTGTGTGTGTGTGTGTGTGTGTGTGTGTGAACATGTGTAATAAAAATCAAATAGAAATTACTTTTTGTATTGTTTTATTTTACAAAAAAGCGATTATAACTCGCACGATAAGCCTTGAATTCATAAGGGGTTACTCGTATCGATATTCACTTCGATATTCGCTTTTCATATAACACCAACCCCCGCATAGAATCAACAAAATCATAAATAAAGTTACTAGACTCGCGCCTATAATCCAGGCGATGTATTTCTTTAGTTGCAGAACTGGAATTTCGAAAAGAGTTACACGAGTTGTTGTTTTACTACTTGTTGATGATTCTATATCCACTTCTTCTTCGCGAGGAATGATAGTAGAGTTAGGAGTAGTAGTAGGAGTAGTTGGCTCTGGGAAGTCGTGATACTCTATCGTGTTACCCGGCTTGATTATGGCGTAGTTTGTAGAGCGCTTTCCAAAAAGTTCGCAGTAGTATTTTGAGCCTGTTCGTTTAGGCACGGTTGCTTGAACTATGGCAGCTCGGTTATGCACACACCTGTCGGCACGCACACGACAGAGGTTAGGACCGGTGTAGAGTTTTTCGGTTTCGAAGGTTAGATCGCCTAGCCATCCACTCACGCTGATTTTTCTTCATACTGTCCTGGTAGTACTTCATAAGCATATAATCGTTAGAGTACAGCTTGTCTTTGGTTATCGAGTTACATCGCCTAAAATCTGGGTTGGTCGTGAAAGTTAGTCTGTCGGGATTAACCGCCGCCTTTTCCGGCAGGGTGTATATTTTCATAGCTCGTCTTTGTTGGTTACTCTTCATATTGAAAAATATTAACGGATCGTAATCTCTCCTATAGGTGTAGCAACTTCCACCTTTTTGTTTAGCTACGATCACTCCGCGAAAACTTATAGTTTCGAGATAAAAAGGCGATGACGCGCAAGTCGAATCAACTGATGAGTTGTATACCTTTTGTCGTAAAGGACTGTTTACACAATTACTCACGCCGTTTACCATCAACGCTTTGCGGTTCGATGTTTGACTGTACCAGTCACTGACCGTTATAGTTCCGTCGCTCTGTAGACTCCCCCTGTGCATTCGTCCGTACTTTAGGAAGTAACTGATTAACATATCGGCCAGCCCTATGTAGTTTATAGGCGAGAGCACGGGCCAAGACGTAAACTGCTGTCTGTTTTGATCCGAAAAAATTATGGTAGATCCTAACTCTACTCTCAGGGGATAATTCAGGTGAGGTTTAATCCAGGATTCGTTGAAAGACTTCCACTGACTGACTTCACTGTTCCAATCCGAGTATCGACCTTCGTACTTTAGCTTCACGTGGTCATCTCCCATACCCAACAATGTAAATCCATCTTGATTAGGACTTATACACTCTCGCCTGGACTGTGAACTAGGTCCGCACCTCTCGATAAACGAACTAGCGCTGCGATGATATCTAGCGAGAACGTCATCGTCTACGAGAACGTCGTCGTCTCGCATAAACTTGACGTTAAAGTCTGGATGCTTGTGATCTCCCATAATTCTCGAAGCGGAAGATGCCGGAAGATTGCCGGACAAATCCAATCCCGATCCACATCCGATCGTAGCGTCATTTTCGGAAGTCATTATAACTTTCATCCTTACGTCGGCGTCTGGATCGTATTCATCGGTAACGGGCAGTCCGTAATCGGTTCTCATAACCGGGTAGTCGATAACGTTGAATTCGGGCGCAGATGTATCTCTTCCGTCGTGTACGGTTAGCGAAAGTAAGTAACTGTAGAGTTTAACTTTCAGTAACCAATCTTCTTTTTCGGCGAGTTTCAAGACGAGGGTCGACTTTCCTCGGTTATCGAGCACGCAAGAAACTACGAAGAGATGATCCGGTAAACTGTCGCATTCTCCGGGTATGATCGATAAATTGAAAAACTTGCTCGACAAAACATGAAGATGATGAGGGTAGGCAGAGTATATGTATAGTTCCGTAGTTTGGTTCTCGGCTTCTTTGAATTGCACAACGGGTTTGACCGGCAGCTCGCTCGCTTTTGTAACATAAACAATGCCGACAGCGGTGATGAACAGCGGGAGAAACATAATCACAATCGTTTAGACACGCTAGTATCTTCCCCATACACCCATAATATGTTATAAAACTGGATCATACCTCCCTCCTTCGAGTGAAAATTTGCGGTGTCGAGGAAGACAAAAATCGCGTAACCTCAAACCAAAAATGAAAAAGTAAAAATTGGAAAAAACATTTTACATTCTTCGTTGAAAAAATTCGATGTCGTATCGTGAGTCATAGTCTTCATGTTTTTTTTGAAAAATAAAAAAAACCTTTTTTGCCTAAAAATGACTCATATTTTATGTATTTGTGTGAGTGGGTTTACAAAATATTATATCAGTTGTGTCAAAACTACCAAAAATGAAAATGATAATTTTCACTCTTTTCGCGATTTTTCATCTTTCCCGCGCCTTTACCGTGCCTCAAGTTCACGTTTTTGTGGCGTTTACGGAGAGTTGGAGAATTGTCCACGTCAAGACCCGGCAGTTGATCATGCCTGCGTCAGTCAATGGGATAATCGTCCTTGCAGTCTAGGCACGCGCAACGGTCCGCAAACGTGCACTAAAACACAAAGCAATTGCACCTTCCAGGATCCCTCCCTCATTTCCACAAATCAAACAGTTATGGTAGAATGTACGCGAAACACCCAACTTCCCTGCTACATCGCGGCCAGACAAACCATCCTCTACACTTACGCGGATTACCATAGTTACATCGACAGTTTCTGCAGCTCCCTTCGAAACCGTAACTCGCACATCTGTCGATTCACCGACGAAACCCCATGCATGTACTCTGAACACCGCATGCCATGCACGACACTAGCGACATCGAGTAGAAACAAGGTTACCGTTCCCAGCGGTCAATCGTGGGACACCGCCTGGAAATCAACGATCTGCGTAATCGGTCGTGTGCATAATCTGGTGGAAAACAACTTTCAGCTAGACAGCAGCGTGTACGATTATTATACACTGCGATACCCCCAGGATTTCAGAGACGTATTGGATCACGCCTCCTCGTACATCACAAACGAGTGCGACGATATGAGGGTTGAGGAAGACGGAACCGTCGTAACAAATTGAAAAGCGTGCCGACAAACGCTCTCTAAAATAAAAATGTTAACGTAAAAATATTTTTTTGTATTTTGTATTTTATTTGGAAAAAAAGGGTTAGCGTATTAATCACGCTTTCTAGGCTAGATCTTGTTCCTCTCGACGTTGTTTTTTGCAGCACTGGTCATCTTCACTAGAAGAGGAAGAAGTTCTCTTCTTTCCTTTCTCCACGGCTCTCATTCTCTTGGCGTGTTTTAAGTCGTTCGCCTCAATTTCTTCGCGTTCTTCGTCGCTAAAGAACAGACAATAGTTTTTATTCGTCTTCTCGTGAAAGATAGCAAACGCCCTCTTCTCCTTCTTCACTTCTTCCTCGGTCATGTCTTCTGGCTCAGCGTTTGTAAGGGTGCCGTCGCTGTAACTCGGAATCTTCACCTCGATGAGAAAATCGTGAAACTTCTTGTAAGACTCCTCCAAATCATCGTTCGTCAAAAAGTAATCGTACAAATCCCCCTTGAGAGTATCGGCCATGAACGACTCGTACAAGTCCATCCTGGTCTTCAAGCTCTTCTCCGATTCCGTGCCTCTCGAGACCAGTCTTCTCTCAACCTCTTCTTTTGAAGGTGGAGCGATGAACATGAAAACGGGTTTCGGATCGAGATTAGCTGCCTCAATCTCCCGCGCTCCATTAGGCTCGACGATAATCATGGTAGCCTTGTCTTCCTCGACGATCGTGTGCAGAGATGATTTGCTCATGCCGTAGTGATTACCGGCGTAGCACACACTCTCCACAAACTCTCCGTTTTCTTCCATGGTCAAGAACTCTTCTTTCTCGACGAACCAGTAGTCAACGCCATTCACCTCACCCGCTCTCATGGCTCTGGTGGTATGAGAGACGCAGTTACAAAAGACATCTGGATACTCTGCCTTGAGTCTGTCCTGGAGAGTAGACTTTCCAGATCCGGATGGTCCCACGATGAACGTGATTTGATTTCTGGCAGACATGTTGCTAGTTTGCTCGTTAGGCTTTGGAGTGATAAAGTTGGTATGATAAACCCTAGTTATATACACCCAGAACCTCATTCATACAACGCCTTTAGCACACAAGGAACCTCGTGATCATAAAAACGATGAAGGTCTGATACAAAAGACATGGCTCGTACTTACAAGACCTGATTTTCCCGCTTACTCTATAAAGCCCCTCCTCAACACTCCAACTTCATTCATAACCCGACAAACCGACCGAGCAACAACCATGCATAGATGCAAGCTGATAGTGCGCTCTCCCTTTGAAACAGAGCCCATCATCTCCTACGAGATCAAGCTCGGACACTCCATAGAAAAGGGCTTTGGTTTTAACGTAGAGATAAAAAACCTCTTTAAAGAAAAACGCTTATCCGTCGAACTGTACCACGACGTCGTAGGCTCTGAAGAAGAGGTTCCCGTTTACGACTACCGAATTAGAGTGGGACCCAAACCTAGAAGACGTAACATGATTCAACGAGCCGGATACGGTGTGATCGCGGGACAGATTCCCGTCACTGAGAACAAACTTCTTTTGCAATTGAAGGTGCGGAGAAACGACGGATCCGACAACGGAAATCTCGCGCAAATCGAGTATGAGGATCTGCTGATCGCCCTGCCATCCAGCGAAGGTTTGAAAATGAAGGAAAGACGATTGGAATCCGAGGCTTTGAGTCGCGCTCTCAAGAACCGGTGTGTCGTTTGCCGTGAGACGAACGATCAGTTGTCGTTGTTGCCGGAGATGGTACGCGCTTTCACCACCATGAGTTCATCACAAGATGTTTGCGACTTCATAACCCGACACAAGTACGTCGCCGAACCGTGTTCTCTGTACGACCGCGTCAGCAGGCGAGTGAAGACGTTGATAACCGGCGAAGGCTCTCACAGAGTTGACTGGATACAAACCTTTTGCAAAGACTTTCGTTACTTTTTCGTAGAGGGTTACGAGGATCCCGAAGTGTTCTTGTCGTGCTTGGCGAGAAACGACCTGACCGATTGTCTGAGGATGGTTCCCGGGATCCCGAGGTGTATAAACTTCGGACACACATTCTACGCCAATCAGTTTGAAACTTTTGTGTTGCTGCTGAGAAAACTGTTCGTTATGGTCGAGATGACTGGGAAAAACGTTAACATCGAGTTCTGCAACTCCGAGATGCCGCAGTATGACATCGAGCTCGTGACTCCGAACTACTACTCTTGGTGTGGGGAGGAAGACAGAGGCAACGACTACTCTCTGAATTGTCGCATACCGAGAGGGGTTGTTCTAACTGAAGAACACGTCAAGACAATCCGCCAGGCCGTCGACTTTAGAGCGATGAGTTTCATGGATCGTGTGTAACCCAAAAACGAATAAAAAGTTGACTTTTATTAAAACACCACCAGTTCTCTTCGTTTTTTACGACTCGCGCGCATTATTCTTAGTTAGCGAGTGCCTCGTCCTCCCAACAAATCGATCGATAACTCTGCGACGTGAAACGAGTACGACCAAAAGTCACCCCCAAACCCCGAGCTCTCAACCCCTAAACGAGGAAGACCCGTCAATTTACCCCCCAAAAGAGCTCGCTCTCCCCCCCCCAAAACACAGTCCGCGACCAATCGAAAGCCCTGGATTAGATCACGTGGTAACCCCAACAGTCGAGGTCAACAGAGGTCAAGCCATCGAAAAGTCGAAAACTGGCTTTTGCTATAGTTCCACAGAGTGGACATGACTTATAAGGGTGGCCTCAGATTTAGACTGCCCTTATTACTCCAGCTTTTAAAGGGAATAAGAAATGGAATTCCACGTCACCCAGTCACCCCGTCCATCCATGGAAGTATAGTAAAACCGAGTTTTCAATTTTTCGGTGGCTTTCAGACCCCTCCCCTCATTAGTATGCGTGTGACGTCATTTATTTACCAAATCCCTGGCTTTTCATTGGTCGCGTCCTCTGCAAGACCGGTCGAGCTCTCTAATTTTCAAGATTTGTCCCTGTCTTTCTCGTCAGGATTTGTGTAGTAACGTGGATTTTAGGTGGATTTCTGTCTTCCTCGTCAACGAATTTCGCTCGTCAGATTTGTCAGTCCTTCTCGTCAACAACTTCACGAGCTCTCATTTTAGTCTTGTCAGTCCTTCTCGTCAGAACTCAATCGCTCTCGCCAGTCCCAGTAAGTCATCGTCATAACTGTCAATCGCTCTCGCCAGTCCAGTAAGTCAGTCCTTCTCGTCATAACTGTCAATCGCTCTCGCCAGTCCCAGTAAGTCAGTCCTTCTCGTCAGAACTCAATCGCTCTCGCCAGTCCCAGTCAGTCAGTCCTTCTCGTCAGAACTTTCGTCAATCGCTCTCGCCCGCCCAGTCAGTCAGTCCTTCTCGTCAGAACTTTCGTCAAGTCCCAGTCAGTCCTTCTCGTCAGAACTCAATCGCTCTCGCCAAGTCCCTGTCAGTCCTTCTCGTCAGAACTTTCCTGTCAATCGCTCTCGCCAGATTTTGTCAGTCCTTCTCGTTCAGTCGAATCAAAGAAAAAGGGGGTCGACATCTATACAGCGGCATGCGTTCCGGAACCTCACAAACTTTAAAAAATGACTCAAAGATTCTGGTACAATATATTATTTTATTTTCGAACCCGTAAAAATCTAGCGAGTAGATCTCGCTTTTTGCAAAATCTTCATCAATCAGGTCTCCCACTCCGCGAACATGTCGGGCTCTCCATCGTCGACCTCCGGAAAGATAGGATCGTCGTCTTCTTCGAACACCTTTCTAAGCATGTGCTCACACGCGGTTTTCCTCACCTCTCGTAAAGTTTCTTTGAGCGCTTCTCCTCCGAAGCAAGAGTGAATAATTCTGTAGCTGTTGGCCGGGTGTTTGTAGTTCCAGGGCTTGGGCATCCTGATTTTCTTTTTACTTTCGTAGTGCAAGTCCCATTTTTGTACGTGTCCGTACTCTGAAGAATAAGCCTTGAAAAGCAGATCTCTGACTCCAGGAGCCTCCGGAATCTTGAGCGACTTCATGACGATCTTGAAAGGCACGTCTTCCCCGACGAACTCTTTGACTTGCTCGATGTGTTCTTCTTCGGTTTTGTTGCAGTACATCAGGATTCGTCTTCCCTCGAGTTGCGTGACGAAGATGCGTTTGTCGGTTTCGGCGTTCGTCATCACCTCGTTGTACTTGGAGATTCTGTTTTCGAGATCCAGGACTCTGTTTTCCGCCTCCGCTTTGTTCGCTCGATCTTCTTCCATCTTGGCCTTAAGTTCAGCCTTTGAAGTTAGCTCGCTTTTGAGTTTTAGTTGAAGTTCCGCTTCGTTGGCACGTGCGGCTTCTAGTTCGGTTTGCAGGTGAGCTTCCTTGACCTTTGATTCCGCGGCATCCGCTCTGGCACTCTCAGCATCTGCTCTGGCACTCTCAGCATCTGCTCTGGCACTCGCCAATTCAGCTCGTAAATCAGCCTCACTCGCCCTCTTGTCGGCCTCCATCAAGTCCGCGTACACCTTCTTCAAAGTAGAGTAGAAGAATCGATCAGTCTGTGTAAAGATGACCGTCATCAATCGAGCCACGTCTGCCCTGACATCTCGTACCTGTTGAGTGGTTCCGTCTATGAGAAAGGTGATCAGTTGTTCTGTGTTGAGCATGTGGATCTTCCTTACAATCTGTGATCTTGAGAGATTATCAAACAAGGGAGAAGATGTGGTTGGAAGAATTTCTTGAAGTTGGTACCAGGAAGACAGCACTTCTGATATTTTTTGCAAGATGGGGGTATTTTTCCCCCCATAATCCTCCTTGTCAAAATCAAAGATTTTTGGAGCATTTTTCATTTTTCTAATCTTCCCTTCTGCTTGTTTCATCAAATCTCTTTCATCTTGTCCTCCAAACCCCATCTCCTTCAGCACCGCCAAACTCAAAGGCGTCACCACTTCTCTCGCCACTCCTCCTTCCTTCTCGACCCTTCGATTTTCCTCGTGCACCATCACGCAATGTCGACGAAACACCTTCCCTCCAGGTGTGTCCATTTTCACGTTCATGATCTTCTGCAATTCGGTGACAAAGGAATTGAGTTCTCCCTCATCATCATCCGTCCTTCTCCTCTTCATGCTCGGTTGTTGTTGTCGTTCCATAGTTTTTTTAAGATTCTTCGATGTTTCCGCTATGACGATCTGGCGTGTATTAACCAACTAACCCTTCCTCGCTCCAATTTATCTAAAATTAGAAACGTGTCCTACCTTTTACGTACAAGTCCTCCTTCCTTTCATGTCCAACACAAGCCACTCCACAGTTTTTTTTTGAGAGACGGTAGCAAGGTTGCTACCGTTCGCTTCCTCCGCAAAATTATTTTGAGAGACGGATACATCTTTGAATCCGTTAGCGTCCTCTGCAAGTTGAGAGACGGGGGCAACCTTGCCTCCGTTCGCTTCCTCTGAGGGTGTTGAGCATGTACAATTGAAGTTGGTACCAGGAAGACAGCACTTCTGAGATTTTTTTGTAAGGTGGGGGCATTTTTGCCCCAAGTGTCGTTCTCGTTCACATAATTAATTTCCGCACGACTTAAGGCATCTTTGCCCCAAGTGTCGTTCATTTTGAGAGCGAGATACTTTTTTGTAGCCAACCCCGTCCTCGTCACCAATTTGAATTTGTGAGTCAGTAACATTTTTGTAACTAACCGCTTCCTCGTCACAAATTTCATTTTGTGGGTCAGTAGCAATTTTGCTACTAATCCCTTTTAATTTTTCTGTCTGTTATCATCATCACATTTTTTATTTTCTCCTTCAATCTCCGAAAAATCTCCGCAGAAGTGAAAAATCAAAACCCCGAGAGTCAAATTATATATAGTTAAAACGCACAAGACCTTGTTCCCACGACAAGCCACGTTTTCACTCAGCGAGCCCTTCCTTCCTTCCTTCCCTACGTCATCAAATTCCAGCTCGCTCGCTAAACAAAAACAAAAACAAGAAAGTCGGTAAACAAGATGTTTTTTCGAGCGATGCTTGTTTACCAGGAAGCTCGCTATCCTCTCCCGCGTCACCTCTAATTTTAACCGACCAACGAGAAAGCGCTTCCCCCGCATAACGTCAGTTCGCTTAAAATATCGTCCAACGAGAAGGCAACCCTCCCCGCATAACGTCAGCTCGCTTAAAATATCGTCCAACGAGAGAGACCCCTCCCCGCATAACGTCAGCTCGCTTAAAATATCGACCAACGAGAGAGAAAGACAGACCCTTCCCAGCATAACGTCAGCTCGCTAAAAATAAATCTAAGCGAGCGAACCAGCGGGTATATAAACCGCGACTCCTGCCTTCCCAACTTCATTCTGCCTCAAACCTTCGAGCGAGAAACATACAGCCAGCCAGCCAGCCAGCCAGCCAGCCAGCCAGCCAGCCAGCCAGCCAGCCAGCCAGACAGTCAGTCTACCAAACCCCAAGAAAAGCGAAGTCATGGATTGCTACTTCACCGAATCTTACTCCAGCGGTCTGGTCTCCCCCTCCTCAGAAGAAGAGTACACGGTTCCCGAGCCTTCTCAATCCGTTCCAGTATACATCCCTACGCCCGTCAAACGCAAAGCCCGCGACGAAGACAAAGAAGACGAAGACAAAGAAGACGAGCCTTCTCATAACAAGCGAGCTCGCGTTCTTCCGTCCACGGTCGAGAAGGAAGCCCGACTTCAAAAAGTGCCCTTCATCACGGTCACCATGTCCGCCGGCAAGAACCTGACCTCCGTGCTGAAAGTGTCCAACTCCAAAAGACTGGGAGCCAGCGAGTTCATCAAAACCACGGCCTCCAAACTATGCGATATGTCGTCGTCCACTCAGACTCAGACACAGACACAGACCACTCAGACCGAGAAAACTCCTCTGCCCGAGCTTCCCAAGGCGATCAGTGCCGGCTGGAGCAACAGGGTTCGTCTGTGCGCTTCGTCCCTTCTCCTCAAACCCAAGGATATTCATCAGACGTTGATCACCGCTTACACCTCCATGGTAAACGAAGGTCACGACGTTAGCTGTGTGAACAAGTACGAACTGAAGAGTCGCAAGTGGTACAGAGCGATGAGAGACTTGTTGCAGCAGCACGTGTTGATCGTGACAGCCCTGGATTTCGATTGAACTTTTGTTTGTTTGTGCGACTTTTGTCTCGCTAGTCTCAAAAAATATAAAGTCTTATAAAAATATAAAACCCGCTTTAGTTTCTTCTTCGCATGAGTTTTGATTTGTTTGAGAGTTTGAAGGCACCTGCTCGATCAGACCTGTAAGATTTGTATAAGTTTGTTGTTGTCTCGCTCGTCAAACTTGTTAATCCGTGAGAGCCACTATAAAAATCACAAAGTCTGACGAGAAGGACAAGTAATCCGTGAGAGTCACTTAAAAATCACAAAGTCTGACGAGAAGGACAAGTAATCCGTGAGAGCCGCTATAAAAATCACAAAGTCTGACGAGAAGGACAGGTTATATAAATCGATTGAAAAATTAACCGATCGAACGAGAAAGACAGGGGGGTGAAAACGAGCGAGCAAAACGCTTAAACTCGACGAGAAGGACGGGCATAATTCGTTGAAATTACAGACTTTAGCCGCTAAAACTAGGAAGACGGGGGACAAACGTTCAAAACGAGCGATCAAAACACCAAACTTGACGAGAAGGACGGGTATAATTCGTTGAAATTTACAGACTTTAGCGCTAAAACTAGGAAGACGGTGGGACAAACGTTCAAAACGAGCGAGCAAAAGTCAAAACGAGGAAGACGAAAAGTCACCCCCCTAAAGAAAGCTCGCAAAATCCAGACAATTCTGACGAGGAAGATCGTCAAAATCGACCGAAAACGCGAGCTCGGACGACCGATGCAGAGGACGCGGCCAATGAAAAGCCAAGGATTGGGTCACGTGTGCATACTAATGAGGTCAAACAGAGGTCAGGCCACCGAAAAATTGAAAACTCGGTTTTACTATAGTTCCACAGGGTGGACATGACTTTTAGGGTGGCCTGAAATTTAGACTGCCCTTATTACTCCAGCTTTTTAAGGGAATAAGAAATGGAATTCTAAGAATCCATCTTCCATGTCACCTTCCACCCATGGAACTATAGTAAAACCGAGTTTTCATTTTTGAGGTGACTTTTCGTTAATGACGTCACAACTTTCATAAATCCCTGGCTTTTGATTGGTCGCGACCTCTGCAGGACCGATCGAGCGCTCTAATTTCGTCGATTTCACCCGTCTTCCTCGTCAGAATCGGTCGAGATTTGCTGTTTTTTGCCGTTTTTGACCAGTCTTCCTCGCAAATCTGGACCAAAATCTGCGAGCCCGGTGAACTAGGGTGGCTTTTCGTCTTCCTCGTCGGGGCTTACGAGCTCTTATTTATCGATTTTTGACCCGTCTTCCTCGTTCGATTTGTGCGAGATTTGTGCGATTATTGTGTGTTTGGGACCCGCCTTCCCTCGTCAACTTATCCGAGATTTGT